GGTGGCGTCCACCGCGGCATTGAGCACCGCGTACAGATCAGCGGAAAGCGCCAGACTGCTCGGGCGCGATTCCGCTACCAGCGGCGAGGTGAGCGCATCGGCATATGAAGCAAAGTGCCGCTTACCCTGATAGCTCGACCCGAAAAGCAGGTTGTACTGGATCGAGGTGTTGCCGAACACTTCCACGTTAAAGAAGAGGCTACCACCTTCCAAGCCCATGCGGCGCAGCTCCGGGAAGATTTCACGCTCCATAATGCCTTGCACGTGCTGGATGCGTTTTTCCGTATCCATGGTGCCTGCAAAGCCGCGCGTATTGACGAACGTGAAGTTGGTCGGATCTTCTTGATCGTGGTACGGGATGTCAACCTGGAACTGTGCTATGGTGAACCCCATCGAGTGAAACAGCGCCGGGATGGTTTGACCTAGATAGACAAGGGCCTGATTCGGCCGCTCGCTGACCGGACTATCCTCTTCAGGACCCGTGTAGTCTTCGAAGGCCACGACTGCCTTTTCCACCACCGCAGGCAGCACCCGTTGCAGATCTTCCATGGTGAAGCGACCCGCGAAAGGCGAGCCTTGCACCTGCGCGAGCGTGCGGAAGAACGGATTGGCTAACAGCGCGGCGGGTTCCAGATGAGCGCGCATGGTGTTGAAGACGAGATCGTCTTTGAGCATTTCGTCGGGCACCATGTCCTCGCCCTGGGCGCGTACCTTAAAGCAGCACTGCATCAATTCGGCCAGAAAACGCGCTGGCACGACGTGACGACGATACGCAAGGCGTGGCGAGCTAGTGATCATCGTGCGCGTATCGACCACATCCTCCGTGTCAGCAAAGTCGAAGGCAGAGAAGTTGGCAGCCACATCTGCCGGACTCACGCGTGTCGCGCGCTTCGTCATGTCGCCCGGTGGAGCGAACTCGGCATCAAAGAACAGATGTTCAGCCCGGTTCAGAGCACGATGCACGCGCTCGCCCTCCACAGTCTTCGTGACTGACGCATGTTCCATCAGACACGAATTCACGTAGAAGATCACGTCCGTCCAATCAATCCGATCGGCGAGCTGCACCGGCATGCGATTGGTGTAGCCTGCGATGTTGTAGGTGGTCGTCACGCCGATGGGCGAGACACGGTCGACGGCCAACACGAAGGAAAGTCGCTGGACTTCCCAGCCACCCGCGATCGGGCGGGCAGGCAACATTTCGCTACTGTAGCTGAGCAACCCACCCAGTTCACGAGCGACTGAGCGCGCGGTGATACGCGTGCCATCGCGCTCATCCATGAACTTCTTCACACGGTCGATGGACTCCGGTGTCGCATTGCAAACGAGCTGAGGACGTTGTTGCGGCTTCACGCCGTTGACGGTGTGCAACACGAAAGCACGCAATGCGTAGGTGCCATACTGCGATTCTTTACCAAACATTGTAATCTCCTGTTTTACTCTGGGGTGGGGGTTAGGATACAGCATTCAGAAGGTGCGCCACTTCTTCGTAGGTTTCGCGAAGCGTGCGGTATTCGTTACCTTGCGTGAACTCCGAGACGTGATAGAACACGCCGTCATCGGCTTCGAGCTGATGGGCGAGAATGCGCTCCATTTGGAAGATCCCGTTGTCCTGACCCAGCTCGTTGCACAGGTAGGCGAGCCAGACCAGATCGCCCAAGGTGAACGCGTCCTTATTCCAGCGACGCACGGTCGCCAGTTCGATTTGACGACCCGTCACCGTGCCCTTCCAGACACGGGTATTGGCCTCCACGATCTCGAGGGCGCGATCGAACGGGTTGAACGAACCACCCCGTTGCCGGAAATCCGACTCGACCACCATGCGGTAGAAGTCATCGCACTCAAAGGCGCTGTTGCTGCGTACACGCTCGATCTGATGCAGGACCTGGATCGGACCCTTGTGCTCGTTGTAGGTGTAGTCAAAGAAGCCATTGAGCAGCAGGCCGATGTTGTGGCCGATTTGGTCGAGGCGTTGCGGGATCATTGTTTCTCCTTGGTTTCTTCTTCAAAGTCTTCGAAGCGCAGGCTCGCGGGCGCCTCCGGGTTATTACCGTACAGCATGTTGAACATGCCGCGCTCGTTGATCGTCAGAAAGCACACCGACGTCACGGGTTGTTCTTCGGTCTGGGGTTGAAACGCGACGCTCTCCCACAGGTAGCCAAACACCGGGGTGGCGCTGCCCGCTACCTTCGCGTGACCCGGAATCAGGGTGTTGGCTGAACGCACATCCTTGACCAGGTTATCACCCCCTGCCATGATGACCACCGACTCCAAGAACATACTCAACTTCTTGCGCAAGGGATTGCTCGAGGCTTTACGCTTGAGCAACTCGATGAAGATGTTCGGGTTCGCTTCCGCGATGCGCTTATGTTCCAGCAGGTTCGCCATAGCCGTTCCTTGATTTTAGGGGCATAGGACCAGGAGTTTCCTCCTGGCCCCATTCTTCCCTGATTGCCTGTAGTTATACGAGAATGCCGATGTTATCGCTGCGGTACGAGACGCACAACGGTTCCATCAGGTTCTTGCGGTGATTGTGGTACTCGACGTGTTTGTCGATGTCCTGACAGTTCGTCGTGATGAACACAGGGGTACGCCCATCCGGGAGCTTACGAAGCCGTCCTAGGCCCTGTACGTTCGATTGGGAGGACTTTACCGCGGTAGTCAACAGCGTATGCGTTAAGCCAGGAATATCCACTGCGGTGCCCGCCGACATGAGCGTGGTAACCCGGATGTCCGGATTCATCAGCATCTCGTACGGGTCCTCTTCCACGTAGCGGCCCACTTCCAGCTGCGGGTATTCCCGTGTCAACCACTTGGTGAACACCGTACACATGTTGATCGAAGCCATGAAAATAATCAGCTTATCGCCTGGCTTGCGATCCTTAATGTAGGTGGACCGAATGATCGTGTTCAGCAACTGGAAGTAGTTGGTCGTCGTCTGCTCGTTCTTCAGAATAAACTGCTCGAAGACGTTGTGCGAATAACGCTTGCTGCCGTAGTCCGAACAACGGATCTTCTCCGGGTTCTTAAAACTAAAGAACACGGCCCGCCACGCGATGTACTTGTCGTACTCGGGTCCCTTATGGCGCTGGTGACCCGGATAGGCAATCTCGTACATCTGGTTCTTGAAGTCGTCATCCGAAATCAAGGTGGCCGACAGCGAGACTGAATTCTCCACGTGGGTGTAGCAATCCATCTTAAAGTTACGATGGAAGTCCTGGTGCACCTCATCGATAATCCGAGTGCCGACCTTCAGGTGCTCGTAGAACTGATGTGGCAGACAGGCGTAACCGGTCTCGAGCACTTCGGCGGCGACTTCCTCGTAGAGCTTAAGCCAATTGGCAAACGTGACGTTACTCACGATGATCCAGTAGTAGCTCGGCGTGACTTCCTGCGCGGCTAACTCCAGGAGCGCCATCAGCTCGGCTGAGCCTTGCGCCACAATCACGTCACTGACTTCCAGATCGAAGGTCTTGCGCAAGTCGATGAGCCACTTCTCAATGTACATCGGCTTGATCATCAGGAGCCCAATGCGACGCCGCTTATACTGCGCGTACATCGCCGTGACGGACTTGCCCTTACCCGTTTGAAACTCCACCAGTTTGTTAACGATGCCCGGCGTGTTGATGTACTCGATCGCCTCTTCCTGGTAATCACGCGGGGTGATTCCATCTTTGAGCGGCATGTCGACTTCGGGCAACTGGATAAAGGGCGCAACCGTCCATTCTACCAACTCATTGCGAAGGTAGTGGAAGTCCAGATGGTCCCTGAACTGCTTCAACAAGTTAATGTGGAACCGGTACTCCTCGCGATCCTTGGTGGCTGCCGCGTAGACCCGGTCAGCGACCTTGTGCCAACGGTTGCTACGAGGGATCTTCTCCAGTTTGTATTCGACATACCTCCCGGCGAACTTGTTCAGCGCCTCTCGGGCGCGCGTAGTCATCCGCGTGCACGCGAAATGGTGCGAAAAGATTTCGACATGAAGATCAGCCATGTTAAAGCCTATGGTTGGTTTTGAATCTCGAACACAGACTGCCGTACTGCTACCCCGCCCACCGAAGTGAGCGGAGCGTCTGGCTTAACCCATCCCGAGTACTTCGACGGGGCAAATCAATGCGTCCATCGGGTGATCCGGGCGGTTCTTCTTCGTGTAGCTTTCCGGCGAGATGAACACATCGTAGTGGCCTTCGTACGCCATCGTTGCCGAGAGCGAGCGTCGATCCATGGTCATGTCCATCACACCCAAGCCGCGATCCGTCCACGGCTTCGGCAGACGATAGTCATCTTCTTCTGCGCTGATGATCATCGCCCCGTACAGCACGACTTCCAGCACCGCCAGATTCACGGTGAGTTTATCGTTCACGAGGTTGTACAGCTCGACCAAGAACGCGTCGGGTGACACGTCCTTATCCCGCGCTTCCATCTGCTTCTTACTCGACTCCAACATCGAGGCGATATCTTTCGAGTGATCGCTCATGTTGAAGTGAATCAGCGGCAGCGTCATCACGGGCTCATTCCAATCCCAACCAGTCATGTCAATGACGTAGTCGTTATTGGCATTGAAGTCCCAGCGCACCTTGCGGATATGGCGCAGCATCGGATAGGTCAGCGACGCAAGACGCCGATCCTTGGAGGTATTGACACGCTCCGGATCGAACTCCACATTGCCTTCTTTCACCTGCACTGCGATTTCCCGCATCTCCGAGACTTGCCGGATATTGAGGTCATCGATGCTGTGGTTGGCCAACACGTCGGTAATGTTCGGAGCGAACATCGCCGGAATGACCAGCTTCACCGTCTTGCCCTTGAGTCGATCGGCGAGCAGATACGACATGCCATCGGCACTGATCTTGAAGAACTTCTTCTCCTCAGGCGTCAAGCTTGCCGGTTCTACCGCGGCCGAACTATCCAAGTGCTTCACCGACAGCACCGACTGCGAGGACTTCTGCGTCATCGAGGTACAACACATGTGACCCAAGTTGGTCCGATCGTCCAGTACGGACAGGCTGAGTTCACCGAAACAGGTGGCACACACCCCATACGGATCAGGATGCGCGCAGTGAATCACCGAGCGCAGCCGAATACTCTTGCCGATCAGATGCTCTTGGTCGTGCTTGTCGCCGCGAATCACCCGCAGCCCACCCGTCTTCTCGTCGATATAAAACTTGCCGACGAGCAGGGGCAGGTCACCGCCGAAGACTTCATCGCCTTCCTCGTTCACTTCCTTGCCCCGCACTTGCCAGCGCAGGGTTTCGGTCGTGCCACAGTCGCAGTTCTGGTGCAAGTTACGCACCGTCTGACACATCAGCTGCAAGCGACGGGAGAAATACTCCGCTTCCTGCAACGGCGACTTCGAGAACTGCAATGCCTTCGCTGCCGAGCGCGACTCAATCACCGAGTCGTACAGACTGCGAATGCCTTCGACATAGCCAGGGATGATCGGATAGCGGAACTGGTCCGAATCGATGTCGGTCAGATAGCCGCGCGGCCCAATCGACTGCTGCACCTGGTTAGCGTTGACCAGCTTGGAGCGCAGTGCCAGCGACACCGCATTCATGGGCAGGTCTTGGCCATTGCCGAGCACATCGTCGATGACACCGTAGGCTTCCTTGATCATGCGACCGCCTTCGTCCGGGGTCTTGTTGACCGCGTCCTTGACCTTTTCCTTCATCGCAATGATCTTCGGATGATCGAGCACTTCCATCCAGTCCAAGATGTCCATCGAGCCCACATCGGCTTCGCACCGATAGCTCATCTCGTTGTAGATGATGTTGTTCAGCTGATAAATCCGCTGTGCCAACACATCGCGCCCGACCGCATCGCCATAGATCTCATAGACCGACCACATGCAGTTGCCCAACAGGTCGAGTGGTGTGCTCGCACTGTAGCGCTTCTTGCCCAACACCGCGTCGATATGGTGGTGCTTGAGCAGCGGGGTTTTGCCCCACTGCCGATGAAACTCCCACGCATACGACGAGATTACCGTTTTGCGCCAGTTGGTTTCCAACTCCCGGTTGTCGTCGAAGATCAGGATGAACCGCCCCGTGAGCGTCTCCCACAGTTCATCGGTGGTCATCGCGAGCAACTTCCTGGCCCGGATCTTAATCATGGCATCCTCCTTGTTTCATGATCCGTTAATTAAGCAGCCAGTTTCTGGCGCGGCGTGTAACCTTGTTCGGCCTGCTCGTACACGAACTTCCAGCCGCCGCATTGCGCGACGTGCCGTACGAGTTGGAGCGGCTTGGAACCGCCCAGTGGCACGATGCTGCGATCGACCACCTTCTCGATGCCCGTGGGTTTGTCGGCCCGCAAGATTTGCTCGAGGATATGCTTGTGCGTAAACGGATTGTTGTTGCGATCCAGGATGTCGGCCGTGATGCGTGCACCTGCATACGACACGGCAATCCGGACTTCCGCCTCGCCCCAAGCTCGAATCGCCTGCGTACGCGTGGGCGCTGCGTACTTGTCGGCATTGGTGACCTGCGAGAGCACCCCAAAGTGCTGGAGCTTACCCGAGGACACCGCGGTCCAGTCATCGGCGATCTTTTCCAGGATGATGATGTAGACCGATGCAATGCGCACTGGCTTCTTGGTCACCACCTTCTTGCCTGAGTTGCCGGTATAAGCGACCGGACCATACACAGGCGGATACTGCTCCTGGATCGCCCGCACCATCGGGATATACGCCGGGTCGTTTTCCGGTGGCATGAAGAGCTGCAAGCCATCTGCATTCTCGATCGTGCCGTCGTGGTGCTTGATGATGTGGATCACACTGGCCAAGTGCTCGACCCGTGGGCGCGTGTACGAGCCCGTCATGAACCAACTATGTTGCAACGGGCTCACGATGGCATAGTAGCCCATCAGGTACTCCCAGACTTCGTCGATCAGCTGCGGCTGTTCGATTTCCATCTGCGCAAGCTTCTTCGTGAGCATGTACTCCGGGTCGGTACGATCCACCCCGAGCTTTGCCACGATGCGCTTCATCACGTCACGCGAGGCCGCATTGATGTAGGGCTCATACAGACGACCGTAGTTCATGCGGTTCACGGTGGACTCACCCGAGACGATGATGTCCGCGCGATTGCCATGCTCGTCGATCGGCATTTCATGCGGTTCGCAGATCTTGCAGATCACACCCTTGCCGCCGAAGCAGTCCGTCAGCTTAAAGCCGATGGTCGGGGTGATTTCATACTCGATCACGAATTCCACCCGCCAATCATCGAGCGGGGCCTGACGATAGAGCTTCTTGATGGATTCGCTCGGACTGGCACTGTTCTTGCCGACCACGCTAAGCGCTTCCACCACCAGCCGGTGAAACTCCGGCGACAGGCGCGGCTTGCCATCCGCATACTTTGACTTCTGCGAGTTATACAGCTGGATGATTTCCTGATAGAACTCGCGCCGTGCCCGATCATAGCGCGAGGGCTGCGTATCCATGCCTTCAGGCACGTTGGTGTTCTGGTTATTCGCATCGTGATGCACGCGAATATCCACCACCTTGCCGCCCGTGGGCACATAGGTCGCCTTGTCGAACGTAAAGTCCGGACGACGCAACGCCGCAGCCGACTGCTCCACCACTGCCAGGCTTTCATCGTAGCTGCGCAGCATCATCAGCAGCCCGTCTTCGCGCACCATCTCGCCGATGTCCGGAAACGACTTATACTTCTTATAGTCGCCGTACAGGTTCAACGGAAAGCGCTTGCTGCCCCACTCGACCACACGGGTTTCATACGTCTTGAAGCTGAAGCGATCGAGTACATCGCGCGAAATCACGATGCCGTCCTCAGCCACACCCGGAATGGACATGTACGCCACGTTGCACTGCACACCGTACTTGTAGTCGCCGTCCGCAGTCACAGACGGGGAATCCAAGAACACCTCGCCTTCTTGGATTTCCGCGCCTTGCACGAGCTTACTGCGCGCCGGACGACTCACAAACGGAAAACCGAAATACTGATGCTGTGAGCAAAAGCGCGGCATGTTGATCATGCCAATTTCGCTACCGCCTTCGGTGGTTTTGAAAATCACCACTTGCTGCGGATTTTGCCACTGGTCCTGAATGATCGAATCCGCGCCGTAGCTGGTCCGATACCGGTCGATCACTTTCAACACCTGGCCCGTCTTGGGCATTTTCACGTTCCAGGTATACTTGCCGAACTCACGTTCCATGCCGGTCTGACAGTAACGTGGCGTGGCTCCCTTCACCACCAGCGTCTGACCGATGTGGCTGGAGAACATCTGCTCCCGCGAAGCAGAGTTGGCCCCTTTCCACGGATTCAACCCACACACACCCAGCAGCTGCCGCAGAAGCTGATTAGGTTCCGGAAGCGGTTCATAGACCTTCCGTGCTGAATGAACGTTCATCTCGTACCTTTCCTTGTTGTAACGACCTACGCTATTACCCCGTCTGACTTCCACTAATGCACTCTTGCAATGCATTCGCAGAAATCATCTGAGGCTCTTCGTATTAGTAATATATGTTTGACTTTATTTAGGTGGAATACGATGGATATTAACAAGTATTCGATTGGGCTGGATAACCTGGACTACTACAATCCCGGTTTTCGACGGGTCTTAGAAGACCACTTCTCCCTGTTGAAAACACTCGCCTCAACCAAGGCGGTGCCGATTGATGGGTATCTCGCAGTACGGTACGAGTATGACTTCTATGGCCTGATGCAGCAGCAAAATGTGCCTCATCAGCTCCATTGGTTGGTGATGCGCCTCTCGGGCTATACCTCGCCGGATCAAATGACGCAGGATTTGCAGTCGTACTACCTGCCGGACCCGAACACTGTGGAGTCACTGCGCTCGGTCTGGAATGCCAAATCGGGCGTAAAGTGAGACAGAGTCGCTATAGATAACCTCCTGGAATAAAAAAAGAAGATCGGTAAGCAGCAGAGGGCCGAAGCCCTCTGCTGTTATGCCGTTAAGGGCCGCAACCTACTTACAGGCGCACTGCCGGTTGCTGATTCCAGCCCCCGCCACCTTGGTTCCAGCTACCGCCTTGCTGGCCCCATTGCTGCTGCGGCTGACCGCCCCACTGGTTACCACCGCCCCAGCCGGGATTGCCGACCGGGCCGACCGGATTGGAGAGCGACGCGCGTTGCGGCGGTTGCGGTTGCCAAGCCTGACCCGGATTCCAGCCATGCGAGCTGCCGTAACCCACCGCTTGTTGCAGTGCGGGCTTGGAGCGCACCAGCGCTTCGAAGTCCGTACCACCCGTCGCGGTGCGCACCGGGGCACTGCTGGAGGCCGGAACCGACGGTTGCGCAGCAGGCCAACCCGGCGTAGCAGGCGGCGGAGTAGCCGGACGCTGAGCTGCCAGCGTGACACCTGCTGCGCCGTGCGTCGAGGAACCTGCAGGCGCATTGAAGGCCGTCTGGGTCTGCGCGATTTGCTGTTGCTTCTCGGCTTCCGTACCCGGCACCGTACCTTCGTTGCCCGCTTGCATCGGCGTGGAACGAATTTCCGGCAGCAGTTCGTCGAGGTTTTCCAGCTGGTCGACCCAATCCGCGTTCACGAGCAGATTCTCCGGCAGGATGCCTTCGAAGCGCGAGATCAGATCGTTCAGCGGTGCCGCAATCGCTTTCACCGTCAGCAACAACGCTTCGATGGACGGCGCAATCGTGCTATTCGAGCCACGGTTGTACACCCCGGCGATGTCTTGCTCGGGCAAGATGTAGTCCAGCAGGCCGATCAGGGCTTCACGATCCTTCACGCGCAGCTTCACGCCATGCAGTTCGCTTTCACCCTTCTTCAGTTCGTTGTAGAACGGGAAGTGTGCCACCCCGACGCGCGCGTAGCGCTTGTCGCCGACCGTGCCGCCCCGTTTGATGAAGATCGACACGAAGAGCTTCTGGTGCTGCGTCGCACTGAGGCTATCCATGATTTTCTTCAGCGCAGCGAGCGTCTTCTCGTCGGCATTCTTCACCTTGGAGAGGAATTCGCTTTGCTCGGGGCTGAGCTTATGCTGCTCGGCTTGGCTGGTGCCGAGTTGCAGGAGCGTATGCACGATAGTGCCGAACACCACGTTCATGCGACCATTGATCGCCATGCGAAAGCGCTCGAATACTTCCGATTCGCCCCGCATCACGTTTTCCTGTAACGGATGGAACAACACCTTGGTGTCCGGGCTCGGATTGGCCTGGTGTTCCCGTGTGGGGAGTACCAGACGCTTGCCCTTCATGGTGAGGGGCTTGCTGTCCTTGCTCGTTTTGATCGAGACGCAACCGTCGGCAGTCACGGTCAACCCTGCCGCATCCAGCACGGCTTCGTAGAACTTCAACATTTTACTCATTCTTCTCTCCTACCCTAGTTGCCTAGGGGGTTCCTTGTTTACAGTTGACCGAATTGCACCCCGGCCGTGCCATGGTACGACGCACCCGGTGCGATGTCGTTGGAATTCAACACCGCATTAAAGAGGCTATTGAAGTCCGTCGCCAATGCGAGCGCGCGCTGATCGTTGTTGGTCACGATCGGCACGAGCAGGGCATCGCAGAAGCTCGGCAGCGTGAAGGTATCGAAAGGCCCGCCATTCATGGAGATCTCCAGGATCGACTCACCCAGCAAATCGAGCTTCAGGTTAAACGCGTAATCCAGCGTGTTGCTGTACGACACATCGTTCAGCACTTCGTTGGCCACTCGCCACTTGAACTTCTCGATAAACTGCGTCATGTCGATCGTGGTGCCTGCCATCGACGGGAAGTCCCGCATGCCGGAGATGATGATCTGCGGCTCACGGAATTCATTGCGATTCGTACAGTGCACGATGATGTTGGCGATCGCGGACTCGACCATGATAGCCGGGATCGAATGCGCGATAATCGTTGCCACCTGCGTGTACTGGTTCGAACCACCCCAACCCACTTCACTCGAGGTGTTGTTGAAGAAGCCCCCGTGTTGCCCGCCCATCGGGTTGATCGGCGAGGCTTGGCCCTGATACGAGAGCAGCGCGATGTCATCGTCCATCGCGTGCGGGTCCAGACGCAACAGATCGTTGATCGTGAAGGAGTTGCCGTTCTGACTGCCCCGGATCTTGTTGATCGCGTTCATGAACGGATCTTGCGCCACGGACTGTTCGACCGAATGGCCGCGCGCTTGCGAGAGAATCTGGTCGTGCGACTGACCAAACGCATCGAGCTTCAGCGCCGTCTGATAGTTTTCAAACAGCGCCGACGCGTAAGCCGTCGTATTGGCATTGCGTCGCCACGACTTTTGCGGCAGACCCGTGACCAGGGTGCGTGTGTCGTTCATGTCCGCATTCGTCTCTTGGCCGAGATGGATACGGGTCATGGTCGAATACACGTCCGCAGGGCGCATGCGGAATTCCTTGTTCGGCTGATGCACGTTCTCCCACGCATTGTCGACGATCACGTGCGCCGCATCCGCGACGTTGTAATAGTCGCGATTGCCGATGGCGGTGCGGGCGGTGACCCGGCGCAAAGCCATGGTGGAATTCACGTAGAAGAACATGTGCGGGTCGATGTTGCCCTGCAGAGTCGGATCAAAATACTCCGAGTAGCCAGTGATGACCTGCGTGATTTCGACCCCTGCCGGTCCGATGTGGTCCAACAGCATCATGAAGCGCAAGCGCCGCTCTCCCCAACCGTTCGGGATCACGACTTCCTTTTCCCACGCTGCCGAGGGCAGGATAAACTGATTCGCAACCCCGGCGAGGGACGCCGGAGTGGCCGGTTGCTTCGGGTCCAACCGGTCCGCCACCAGCTGTTCCACGTTCGGCGTCACGACCGTTTCGTACGGTCGACGGTACTGTTGGCCGTGACCACCGGTCTCGACCATGACAAGCTGACGCACACGAAACTTGTCACCCATCCCGTTACCTACGAAGTTGTTCAGCATGTTCAAACGCTCCTGTTTGCTTGATTCGTTGCGATTTCGATCGCCAGTTTTGCCATTTTGATCTTTATATCGTAAGGCACCGCGTACCGGCGATCATTGGTGTTTTGGACGACCTTCGCGAGCCATCCCGCGGGCACGGTTAAGCGCCACTCATGTTCGCGAAGTTGCTTGGTCACGTGGTCGATGCCCAGTACAGCGACATTCTTTTCCTTTTGTGACTTCTGCTTGCCAGACTGCCGTCGTGCATGCGGATAGAGCTTATTCAACTCCTCCACCATGTTCGCCGGAATCCGGGCTTGGGGAATCACACCAGTCAGCTGCAATTCCTGTGCGTTCGACTGGGCCACTGCTGTCATCAGCCCAGCCAGCTCGAAGTGACCCCGTTGCCAGAGTACAGCCTGTGCCACTCCCATGGCCTCCAGCACGGATTTCTTCGAGAGATACGGAAATGCACGGGGACTCACCGCGTCTTCCAGCGTCCACTGGATCAACGCCAACTGCGGGTCCCAGATGTGTTCGTTGGTCAGTTGTTTGACCGCATCCAACGATTCCAACAAAATCCCGAGGTTCTCCTTAAGCTCCGGGCACACACGCAACGCCAGTTTGGTGGTGTCGCTGATGTAGTGCTCGACGATTGCGATGTCACCTGCGGGAATTTCCTGCTTGACCTTGTAGCCTTCCAACTTCGAGAGATTGTTTTCACTATCGCCCGACTGGCTTTCCGGAATCTTGGGTTTGACCATGCCCATGAAGCTGTGGTCATGGCCCTTGACCTTCTGACCCACGTAGCGGTAGATAAACGCCACGAGATTGAAATCCGGATCGGTGCCGCTGATGTCGCCAATGGTCAGACGGCGAATCACCACCAGCGCCAGCACCCAGGTGGAAAAGTCTTCCGTGGAAATCCCGTCGAGAATCGCCGAATCGAATTCCTTCGTTTGCGGCAAGCTCAATTCCACGTACTTCTGCAACCGTTCCATCGGCGGGCACTGACCTTCAGCCAGAATGTACGACTGCGAGAGCAACTGGAACGCCTTGTACTCCTTCCAGTTGGTCCCGTGTTCCTTCTCGGTGCGAAACACATACTCGCCCCACACCAGCAGCATCGGTCGCAGCACGACACTCAGTACCACGAGCTGCTTATAGTCTTCGCGCAGATAGGTACGATCTCGCGTGCCGATGGCGCTATGACTGTCGCCGTATTCCTCGTTGAGGTTGTGCGGCATGGCAATGTCGCTGTGGAAATCAATCCACGAGCGCACATCGTCGAGCTTGTGCAGCGCGCACAGCTCAGCGATCTGGGGCAACAGCGCCCGAGCCAGATCCTCGGTTTCCCAGATTTCATCGAAGGTGATGTGAATGCGCTTGTACACCTCGAAGATCTTGTCCTGGGCATCCATCGGTTGCTTGTCCCAGAAGCCATTGATCTGGTGGAAGATGTCCACATCAGGCTTGATCGACGCCTTATCAATCAGCTTGATATTCCACTTCAGTTCCTGATCACGGTGACGGAGGAGCGCAACCGTCTGGTCTCCCAGATGGCCTTCCCGATCGGTGACTACACGCATCATTTTCTCCTGCGTAATAAACGTTGTAACGACTCTTTGGATACTGCTCAGTGTAGTAATATAGGTTTTCAACGAGTTTGAATCCACGAGGGATTCTCGGGTATTCTGTCGTGTTAGGAAAAGGCTGGATCACCCCCATCAGACCGCGCCTACCCAAGCGCGGTCTGAGGGAGTGTATCCATTAAGCTAAGCTACTGCCGGGTGCTTAGAAGGGCAAGTCGTCTCCGGCGCCGTCGCTACCACCTGCGAAGCCCGAATCGTTGCCGCCGCCACCGCCGCGGTTATACCCGCCGCCACCGCCTTGACCACCACCACGGTTGTAACCACCACCGCCGCCACCGCCACGATTGAAGCCACCGCCCTGGCCGCCTTCCTTCGGAATCGGTTCTTCCCAGTGCGACACTTGCATGTGCGCGAGCATCTCGGTGAGCAGATTCCAGTACGCTTCAGCGGCGACCTTCGAGGCTTCGGCCGCCGAGTAGTACTCGCCCGTGCCGTGCTTGAGCAAATGGAAATCCGAGAGCTGGAAGTTGAACTTGATGCGCGGCCGGTCCTTGGCCATCACACCCATCCACACCACGCCGTCCTTGTCCTTGCCGACGAACAGTTCGGACTGCACCACCGGCTTTTCGCTGCGCTTGCCGCCGGGGAAGATGAAGTTCTTGTTCTCGATCGAGTTCTTGAACTCGTCCTTGCCGCCGGTGCCGGGGATGAAGTCGATCGCTTGACGCAGCAGGTTCAGGAAGCCGTAGAAAGCAGGCGTATCCATGTTCGCGCTGATCTTGCCGTAGTTCGTGTCGCGGTCGCTGTCCACATTCGTGTAAACAGTGATACGCGGGTTGTTCGCGAAAAGCCCCCACTGGAGCGACGCGAATTTGCCTTCCTGGTTCTTCGCCGACATCTGCAGCTTCTTGTTGTCGAGCGGAGTCTTCTTGCGCGGTGCTGCTTTGAAATCGCCTGCCATGATGCGTTTTCCTATTGGTTTTATGGTACTCAGACCATAGGTCGGGTGAATAAATTTACACTAGGATTTCTAGGAGCAGCTTGCGCGTCTCCAAATCCTCCAACTGACCGATGTTCTGGCGGATCTTCTCATCCGTCGTTACCGCCGACCAGTTGTACTTCGTTGCCAGCTCGATCACCTGTCGCCGAATGCGAATCGGCATCTGGAAAAAGGTGCGCGAATCCCCAAAGACCTGGATGAAATCTTCCCGAAACGGGATCATCGAGAGTTCACGACCGTTCTGGTACTTGGTGTACCATTGCGCCCGCTTCTTGACGTTGCCCGTGTTGGACTCCAACAGGTCTAACGAGGAGAAGGCTTTCCACGACAACAGATCGTACGCAAAGTGCGTGAAGATCAGCGTCTTGGCTTGCTGCTGCGGGAAGAGCTTGAGCTTGAACACTCGAATGTCTTCGCCGCCTTGTTGCTCCAGGGACTTCAGCAGCAGCGCGAGCGTCTGGTTTTTGATTTCCATATACTCTTGCTGCTTATCCGTGTTAGCTCCGCGTAGCTTGGCATGCGGATACTTCTCCTTCATGCCCGCGTAGTTGCTCACGTAAAACACGACCTTGCAATGATTGTGCGTAAACTCCTGCACGATCCGCTTGATCTGATCCATTTCATCGCGAATGCCTTCGTCCAGTTGACGTGGCACGACCCCGCCTTGCACCTCCTTCGGTAAGGCACCCATGAAGTTGCGAAACAGCGTTCGCAGGTTAATCCACAGCTCGCCGTAATCTAACAGCGGGGCTTTCTTGACTTTTGGGTCATGATCCGGATGGATACCGCATGCGCCTTCGAGCGCAAGCGACGTCGCAACCGAAAGAGGATACTGACCAACTTCCCGTTCTGCAATCGCTTGCTCAAACATGCGCATTCTCCTTATTTTTACAGTACTTCGGGCATGATTGCTTGAGCCATCGCCAGGACATCGGAGGTGGCACCCGCATTAATCAGACGGTCCGTGAGTAATGACGTCACGTTGTCCTTGGTGATCGTAATCGGGACATACGTAATCTCATCATCCAAAGCCGCTTCCGCAGTTTCCACATCCCCATCATCTACAGGCTGTTTGTCCCAGGTAAACCACGGCCACTTGCGAATGAGCGCATCCATGTTCGAGAAGATGGGGTTATCCCACGAGCCTCGAACCCGCACGAATGACTCTTCCGGCAAGCCCTCTACTTGCTTGGCGATTTCCGCCAGCGTATCTTCTAACGTCATCGCCTCGCACTTGACCGTCACAAAGCGCATCGCGTTGACGTTCTCCACAAACACCACATCGTGTTCATCGCCGCGTCGATAGGCCCGCACGTGCCCCTTCGGGCCTTCTTCACCGTGCGTGAGACGGTCAAACGAGCCTTGCGCGATAATGCGTTCATAGCGCGAGTGAATGTGCACGTGACCGATAAAGATCAGATGCTTCACAATCTTCAAGTACTCTTCGCTCGAGTGCTTCTGAGCTTTCACGATCGGTGGGAGCTGATACTCGAACTGACCGTGCATGAAGGCGTAATCGACTTGGGTGAGCCCTTTGGCTCGTAACAGGTCATGAACTTGGCTAAGGGTGGTTTCGGTGGAATTGGTCCACTCATCGGGTACGAAGAGCAACCACTGATCGTGGCGCTCTTCGTACTCGATGGATAGACTTCTCACGTATTTGAGATCGGCGCCAATGCCTGTTACTTCGTTCAGTGACTCGAAAATCCGTGACTGTTTCCAGTCATGGCTCGGTGTGCCCTCTAGGACGTACATGCGAATTCCGTGCTTCTTGCACAGTCGCAGCATATACGCCACCCACACCTTGATTTCGGTCACTTCATCATCAGGAAGTTCGAGCAACGTATCAAACACGTCACCAGCCAACACGATGATGTCCAGCTCGGCGGTCTCGGCGTTATCCGGAAAAGCAGTGCGGAGGTTCTTAATGATACGCTCCGCGGGATTTCGCGCGTGACCAAGGTGAATATCGCTGACAACGGCGATCTTCAGGTTAGAGGGGTTCCCATTCATCATTTTGCGTCGTCGGTTGGTCGGCGGAATTGCTCACACTATCTTTCTGTGCGGTAACTTCTTCCGTCTCCAACACACCCGGCAAACCATAACGCTTAAAGATCGCGTCCCAGCGTTCGAGATTGGTGCGAACCGAGGGCGGCAAATCCGCCATGAAAAGCGCGCGCTGCTTCAGGTGCGCGCTCAGATAATTGCGACCATCCTGAGGGGAGACCCGTGCACGCAGTTCGGCGTTCTGGATGATATTCAGGATGTTACCGCCCGGCATGCGGGTACGATCTTTGCCCTGGATCGTTTTGATCCCGCTGCGATCAAACAAGGGCGGCACCGAGAAAATCACTTCGCCCTTGGCGTTAATGATGTCGACCTCGCGGTATTCGTTACCCGCGTAGTTCGCCCACATGTCCAGATTTACTTGCGGGTAGAACTCATTCTGGCCTTTATGGAAGACAGCCAGCCAGAGACCGACGAAAATGCGCTCCGGCATGCGTGCACGAGTTGCAGTTTCTTGTTCATCCAGCGATTGACGAATGGCATTGATTTCCTCCGTTGAGCGGCCAGTACCCGTCATGTCGATGTTACGCGTCATCCAGTCCAGACGACGTTTGGCAGGGTTCTGATCGGGTTGCGTGGGTTGAGTCATGATGGGATGCCTCCTGAGTCAGTGGGTAGCACACCATAATTGATCAAACCCATGACGCGTTTAAAGCTCGAGTCGTTCACCTGCACGAGCGAGCCCAGTGAATACTCCTGACCGTTATCGCGAATGGTCGCCTGCACCGTCAAGGTGATGGCATTGGTCGGATTCACAGTGGGATCATTGTTAGCGTTCACTTCCACGACGGTAGCGTCAAAGTAACCCGCGAAATACGGCTCCAGTATCTGGCGCAATTGCAAGCACAGCTGGGGAATGTTGTTGCCATACTGCTGAAGGAGGTTCTGCAAGTTGGCAACGTGACCTGGATAGAGATACGTCTGAATCTTGTCGGATTCGAAAAAGTGCGACAACATCAGGTCGACCTTCTCGGGCACGGACACGACCCAGCCCTTCATGCTAATACTCGGAACGGCAGCACCCATGGCAGATTCTGAAAGTTGGTAATGGACATAGAATCCACCCACTGAAAGAAAAAAAGAGCCTAGGGGATAAAAACCCCCTCGACCACCGTCAGGCAGTCGAGAGGAAAAGCACTACAGCTTGCTGGCGTACGGCGAGGTGGGATCTTCTCCACCGTCTGCGATCAAAGCGTTCATGGCATCCCAGCACTTGAAAATGTCGTGCTGTTCGAGCAGATGCAAATAACGATCGCCTTCGACCGGTTCGTCGAAGAAGAATTCCACATGGAAGTCCCCCTCTTCGTGACCGTCCTTATCTTTTACCACAGGCGTCTGGACGAAGCCATGCGCGGCCATCTGGTAATCATAGTGCTGCCATCCGATCTTGCCCGGATGCATGTCCACATAGGTTTCCGAATAGCCGTCAATCCGTTGGTCGTTATACATCTCCCGCACGACCGGATTAGCCACCAAGAAACGCTGCATCGAAAGGGGTGCCTGCTGAAAGGCGCCCATCTCCCAGATGCTACGAATCTCGTCGCGCTGCCACATGTGAGACACCATGCGCACCGCCGCCTTCGCACGCCGGAATGCTTCGCTATTGCCAAAGCGCTCCCACGCACTACGGGCCGTTTCCATGAAACCCTGGCCAAACCCCGCCATCGAGCTCGACATGTTGTCGAACTGATTTTGCAGATAGCTCATGGTTCCCGGATGGGGCTCATGATAAATCACAGCGTCAAAGACGTCTGCACCTCCTGTAATTACTCGCACGATGTCCTCCTCGTTAAGCGGCTTCAGCCAACATCATCATCTTGTTCCACTTGGCTTGATCCACCGATTCGTCCGTGTCATGCAAGAAGTTCGCCGTGGTGGCAATCACCGGCTTGGGCTGCGCGAGGTTGCTCGACACCTTCTTCGGCTGGTCGAGACCAAACGTGCTCTTATGCGGCGCAAGTGCTCGCAGTTCTTCCGTCGTGTAGTTATCCAGACACGGCGTGAAGTTCAGCTGGTCACCATCGAAGTCCGCGTTCAAGCCCTTCACGTCCAGAATACTGATCGAGACGGTCGGGATCTCCACCACAGACTTCACTTGCGTCACATACACGAGCTGCGCCGAGCCGCGTTCCAACGAGGGATTGCGCTGCATGATACACGGAATGCCTTTGTACGGGCACTCTGCAATCAGCTCCTGGAACAACTGATCCAGGTCCTCGTTGTAAATCGACGCGTGCTTGTTCAGGAACGCGATTCCTTCGTTCGGTGTATAGCCGCGCCGTAGCAACTTATTCATCAAGTGGATACGGAACACCGACAGACCGATCCCCCACGGAATGTGGATTTCCTCGTAATCATGCGCATCCGTCAACGACGAAATCACCGCACGGAACGAGAAATGGGACCGAGAGCCGAACACGTGCTTACGAAAAATCCCCTGCTTCTTGGCAAGCGTGGTCTTATACAGACCCTCGTAAAACTCTGCCAATTGCGAGATCGTCTTCACGGTCCGATTCTCTTTCACACGTACGGTGTGAGAGGTCAGGGAGGAATCGATGCCTGCCATCATGCGAATCGCATCCACCGCGCCGGTGATGATGGGGTCCACATAGGTGCCGACGTTGCTCTCCTCAATCACGAGAAGCGCCCGGTTCGGCAAGGGCAGGTGATCGCTAAACACGCAGTCCCGTTGATTGCGTATCGCCGTCATGAGCTCCAGATGCTCCTCACTCTTGCGATACTCCTTGAGATCCATGAGCAACGCCATGATCTCGTCGAACTTGTTCACGAAGTTGTTCAGCCCACGCGGGCAGTTCAACTCCTCCAGCCGATACACGACCTGAGGTTTACGCACCGGCGGCGCGTAGTTCGTGTCACAAATCCAGCGAATGATCTCGTAACCACTACGGGTGAATCGCTTCTTCAACATCATCCACACGATCGGGTTGATCAGGCCATCGACGCCTTTCGGCCTTCTGATCCACACGATCGGTTCGAGGTCGCGCTCCACATGCGAGCGCACTTCAGTGCCACAGGTGCCGCATACCACACCGACGTTGTAGCCACCAACGATCTCCCCACATTCGCACGACGGCAGATTGCTCAGCAAATCGCCCGAATAGGTGGTATAGATCAGTCGGTTAAACTCTTGCCGATCCTTCTCCGATGATTCCGCAATCTCGTTGATGATCTTCGGCTCACGCGTCGAGTGCTGGTAAAACAGCTCGTTGAAATTGATCAAACTGAGTCTTACGCCCACTCGTTTCTCCTTGTTTCCTGTTTACTCGGGTACGGAATACCACTAGCTAGATGATACTCCAATAGATACCTCACCCCTGTAAAAAGAAAAAAAGAGGGACCCGAAGGCCCCTCTTTCGACCGCTTGCGCGGAAATGGCTACTCCCGCGCTACGTGTTCAGCTGCTTACCAGCGCGAGCTGAAGCCCGTGCGGCCCCAGCCAGCGCCTTGGTTCGACTGACCGCCGAAGCCAGCCGCGAACAGACCGGTTGCACCCGGAGCCATGAGCAGGCCGTTGGCGAACTGCGCCGTTGCACGCTCTTGACCCGCGACGTCGCCGAACGGGTATTGTGCACGCAGGACGAGACCCGCATCCACGCAGCCCTTGGCCAGCGCTTCCATGAACGCACCGTCCAGCGTTGCACGACGTGCGAAACCCGTGAAGGTTGCATCGCCGACCAGACCCTGGATGATGTTCTTGCGACGCGCGAGACGCTGCGCGGGCGAGATTTGCAGATTGACGAACGTGTCGCTCCAGTCCTTGATGACCGTCGGGTCCTTCTCGCCGATCAGGTTCGCTACCGCGAGGTAGTCGATGTCGCGGATGTCGCGCTTGCGACCTTGCTGGTCGACGTACCAACCCAGGTGAATGCGGTTGTTGTTGTCGAACGCAACGCGGCCCGTGCCGTTCGTGTAGTGCTTCAGGAAGTTGCCGTTCGTCAGCGTCTGCGCTGCTTCGATGATGAACTCGTTGGCCTTCGGGCTGCCTTCAGCTGCAGCCGCGAACACCGAGTTCGACCAGGTCGACGGACCGCATTCCGGCACGTCGATCGAGAGCAGCAGGCCCGGACGCACGAAAGCTTGCAGCAGCTTGTGCAGCGTGCCTTGTGCCGTGAACGCGTCCGACTTCGTGTCGATGCGCGCGCCGATGCCGTTCGCGTTGCCTTCCGGATTCGCTTCGATACCGATTGCACCGATGTCGTGCATGTCGATGCCTTGCGCGTAAGGACGCGGTGCGAAACCACGTGCCCATGCGTTGCCGTCGCGCAGCGTGAGCGCCTGAACCAGCGCGAACAGCTGTGCCGGAACGGTCATCAGCTCGAGCGTTTCCAGATGCGTCATCACGAAGTGCGTGATGTACAGCGGGTTGAACTGCTGTTGCTGCGCTTGGCCCCACTGCGCGTACGGGTTCGCGGTCGGTGCGACCGGGTCCCACACGAGGTCGAGGAAGCCGCCGACTTGCGAGACTTTCGTCGCGCGTGCGTCTGCGTTGGCGCCCTGGCCGGTCGTGATGGCCGTGGCGATCAGGTCGATCATCACATCGGTACGGATCGGCTCGCCGACCGGGTCGACCAGTTGGTCGTGGTTGAACGCGACGCGCGCGGTCAGGTTCGAGTCGCGTGCTGCGCCAGCCAGGTTCAGGTCGCGGAAGTCCGGACGCATGCGGTTCAGTTCGTGGTTCGCGGCAAACAGGGCGTTCGCGGCGAGTTGGTACACGAGCTGTTCGTCTGCGACGTCGAACGAACGCGGCACGACTTCGGCTTCAGCGTCGATCAGACGCGCGCCGTTGAACGTACGGGCCACGGCATCGGCCACGACTTCGCGGAACTTGTCGTCCCACACGTCGCCGTCGACACGCTGGATTTCGACGTTCTGACCGTTGATCTGGTCGTACTTCGGCGGGAACGGTTCGCCCGAGCCCGCGAGGATCAGCGTGTGGTACGCGACGCCCAGGTCCAGGTCGTTCTTGTCGAACAGGGCTACGATGAGCGCCGAGCGCGCGATCGCCGGGTTGTTGTTCATGTCGAGCGGGAGCAGCTTGATCTCGAAAGCCGGGTTCGCCGACTTGTACGTTTCGGTCAGCGCCTTCTCGAGCTTGACGAGCACTTCAGCAGCCGGGTTGCGGCCCATCGGTGCGTTGCCCAGACGGCCGAGCGAGCGGAAGCTGAAGCCCGCCGGTGCGGATTGTTGTTGCTGGTTCATGGTGCCTCGCGGTTGAGAGTTCTGGTTGTCCTTGGCACGGGTGAAACCCGCTGCCATTTGCGTTTCTGCCGGAGCTGCGGCTTGGCCTTCTTGGCCCGGTTGTTCGATTGCCATAGTGCTATTCCTTGTTTCAGAATTATCGTTTAATACACTCGAGTGTATGCTAGAAAAGAGCGATTCTCTAATCCAGCACAGTTTAGTAATATGTGTCTAATAAATCTTTGAATCGTGCACAAATTACTCAGCTCTGCTGGAGCAAGATCAAACCTCGCTCATAGGGGGTCCCCTAGCCAGTGGGTAAGACTGGCTAGGAGTAAAGACAGCGGCAAAGCTGTCTCTATACCATAGGCATTATCGCAGTAAGAATTTACTTCGCCAATTCTGCCTGGCGACGCTGCTTGCGCGGCATCGCTTTGTGCTGCTGGAGCTTCTGCGCGGCGAGCTCCGCGTCCGTGTACTGGACGTTGGTGGTAACACCAATGTACGGTCGCTTCAGAGCCACCTTCACTTCGCCGTCGTCTTGACGATACACCGCGATGTTGCCGGTGAGGATGCCGTGGTACCACTGGCCGTCGAAGAGTGCGGCGATTTCCGGCTGATGATCGAACTCGCGCTTCTCGTGACAGATGAGCAGGTACTTGACAAGCCCCCATTCACAGGTGCGTGCGCTCGCCGGTTGCGGACGGTGTGTCATGAATTGCCAGAAGCGTTGCTGCTTCAAGTAGTTCAGATAGGCTTCTTGCTGTTGCGCCATCTGCATCGCCTGCTCGACCTGTTCCGGGGTTTGTTCCGGATTGGCAGCCAAGCCTTCGAGCGTGATCTGTTCCAGTTCGTCGGCGTTCATCACGTCGTCGAGCACCGGAACGCTTTTACGCGGTTCGGCTTCGGCTTGTTCCCGCATGGCTTGCTCGACCATGAGACCATCTTGGATCTCAGCCAGTCGCGCAGCTTCTTCTTCCGAGACGGGCAACGCAGCCGCGCTCTCTACCTTAACATCCATCATCAGTTCCACCGATCGCGTTTTCTGTTCTTGGGCAAGGCGGGCCGCTGGGAGCTTTTCCCAGGGTTATTCACCTTGAATGCGGGCATAGCGTGTACAACTTCTGCCAAGCCCAATGGCTCGACGTCACTTCTCATGGGATGCACCATCCCAGTAAGTTTTTCCAGGATCTCACGCTCACTCATGCCGCGACTCTTAAGCTCACCGCGCAATTCTTCGGGGGAAGCAATGACAATCAGGGGCAGCTTGGCAGCACGAATCGCCTCAATGACGTGGGGTGCGTGTAAGGCGTGCTCCACGTAAAGAATCGGCAACTCCCGGAAAGCACCTTTATGCTGGGATGTGATCTCCATGACTGGGGTGCCATCCGGTAGCGCTACGGTGAGGGGTTCGACGCTCTGGTCAATCGGCTCCAGATAAGCCTTGGTCGCTTCCCGCAGCTGATCGATGATCCGTGTACATTCTTCATCCCGGTTCATTCCCACCACCTCCCTTTCTTGTAGCGTGAGCCCGACTTCGGTCCGTGCTTGCGTTTCTTCTTGCCGCGCCGCTCATCGCGGGTCCGATAATCCTGCATCGGACCCTGGTTCATGTTGGTGTACGTCTTCGGTCCCGTGCTCTCGTTACCATACAGCGTCACGCTACTGGTGTCTTGCGCAGCAACCACGGCATTCAGCGCGGCCAGTTGCATCAACATGCGTGCGTGGCTGCGCGCGTTGCCTGTACGGTAGTGAGCGATGGTGCCCACGCTGATGTGGGGCTTAGTGCGTTCGAATTTAGCCATGTTACGTGATGTACCACAGAAGAAGCAGGGGAATGGCCAGCACCAAGAAGAGCCCGATCGCTACGTACTCCCAGAAGTACAGTCTCGGATTGGTGACGTAGCGATACACGGTCTGCTTAGCAGCCCAGCGTTCGCCATCGACGACGAAGAACGTACGTGTCACCACCGGTTCTAGCTGAGCCTTGAACCACCACATCGTACCGGCAGCGAGCACGAAGTAGACGAGGGTGTACGCCAGGCGAACCAAGGCCCAACCATGGAGGTTAGTCATTTTGCTTCTCCTCGTTGGCACTCGCACAGACTTTACAACACATCCGGCGCTTGTAGCCCAGGAAGTGATGGTGGCAGTGCAGACAGATGCATTCGTACATGCCGTTTTCGTGCGGGAAGTCTTCCGGCCAGTGGCGTTCTTTACTGTCCGGATGCTTACGATTGAAGCCGCTGATAATCGCTGCGTCCAGCTTATCGCGCTGGGCTTCCAGCCGCTTGACAATCGCGGCTTTAGCAATCTCGGCAGGGGTGGGTTGAAGTTGGATCTCGTCGCTCATGCTGCTTCTCGTTCTTGGTATCGTTCTAGTGTTGCTTCGGCTTCTTCGAGCGCCGCCCGCACTTCCGCTAGGCGGTTGGCTGCTTCCTCGACTGTCCAAGCTTCACCACCCCGTTGGGCACTATGTACTATCCGGCTAAACTGATGCTGGATAGCACGTGCACCCCGCTCTTGTTCTTGTCGCCATGTCGGCGCCCATGGTTTATTTTGACGCTTGGCCATGCTAGTTCACCGGTGATTCCACCACTGACGACTGCGTTGGTTCTTGGTTCGCTTGGCTTGTCGCTCCCGCCGCTCTTGACGCTCTTCCGCAGGCGTGAGGGGCGCTGCCATGTAGCTCAGTTCTTCTTCCGAGTACGGGCTGGGTGCGGGCGGACAGATCTGATCGAACACCCGTTGCGCAGGCCTGCGTGACTGCACAGGTGTCGTGTAAGGTGGCGAGGTGACAGGTTTCTTGTAATCGCGCGAATCAAACATCTCGACTCCTAGAAGGCGTACCACAACAACCAGGCGACGGCGGAGATCAGGCAGCCGATCAGAAGAAAGCCTGCGGCAGCAATGCTTTGAAACGGCACACGCTCAGGTGTGGCGAGTACCAGGCCGGGTAGCCCCACACAGAACACCGTGATCCAGATCGGCAACCAGTAGGAATGAAAGGAGATCATGTCGTGGTCAGAATGTTGGGTAAGGCGAGGAGGATGTTTTCGAGCGCTTTGGGCACGCCTCGGTCACGGGCCGAACCGCGCGACATGACAAACGGGAAGTAGGTCTTGATCTTGTCGACCAGCGCCGTATCAGCCACGTCACACGTGTAGATGCTGGTATTGGCATCCGGCGTGCCTTGGAACCTGTCAATCAGGAGCGCACAGGCGCGTGACATGTACGGTTCAGCCGCGGTGTCCTTCTCGTCGAAGACTTCCGGATGCTGGCGGATAAAGCTAGTCCAGCCACGGATAATCCCAACACTGGCGAGAAGGTTATCCGGCTCCACGGTTTCCCGTGTTTGATCGAAATTCATTTGCGTTTTCTCCGACGTTCTTTCTTGGGGGTGTTCCACCACTCGCGCTGACGACTGTATTGAGTCTCGAAGATGTTACTCTTCGGCACGCCTTCGGTTTCAACACAGATATAGGAACTGTTAGCGAGGACTTCGACGATGGCTTTGGTGACGGTCGCGCTGGGTCCCACGTTCACCAGGAGAATCTTCTGCTGGCCTGTGACCGCATGACGAATCGCATGCAGGTCCTCATCATCGACGACGGCAGTCATTCCACGATTCCTTCAAATACCCAACGCCGCAAGGCGGCTTGAGCAGCAATCTGGCGATCCAATGCACCCCGACGGTATCCGCTCACACGCTGCGAATTTCCGCTTGCATTGGTATTACGAATGCGCACGGGATTCTTGATCGTCGTGCGTTTAACAACGTTTACCCCGAACATCGGCTGGCCTCATCGTATGCTTATCTGACTAATATAGGACGTTTCTATGCACGGCCTTTTTAATTTGTTGCCCGGTGTGAATCTGCCCACCATGTATGCAGCAAATTGGCATTACGCCAAAGAGGGACTCAAACACAACCTCAAAAAGGTCGTGGAGTTCTACCACACGCATTCCATGGCCGTCGAATCGGAACACTTTCTGATTCGTTTGCTGCAGTCCATCAGCACACCTAAGGCCCTGAGCCTCGATCGGTATTACGCAATCGTGGACGCACTGTCATTGAATCTTGGCATGGCGTTAAAAATGACTTCGTCGATTTCCAAGGGCCATGTGTTTTCCGGGGTGTTCTATGGGCCAGGTTGCACCGAAGTCTTGATTGCGGAAAATGCGGAGTTCGATCCTGTCGACGCCACTCGCAACTGGGAGCACGTACAAGCGATCCGGGTACTGCGGCATCCGCGTAGTGATCTGATGCTCAATCTCCCCGATGGGAAGAAGACGGGTTCGGAAGAAGGCATCGCCGTGATTGCGATCAATATCCCGATGCTGGCGGTGCAGTACCGGGCGTTTCGCTTGCAGGAAGACGCCTATACGGCTCGCACTGGGGAGCCAGGTCGCACCATCCAACAGTTTGTCCACATGCACGTACTGCCCAATATGCTTTACACGCATCTGGACTACGTGATCCTGAACCGGATCTGGAATCTGCTGCATGGCGCACCGATGGGTGAAGGCAAACCCCATTCCTTCTACATCACGGACTTTAGCCAGAAGCTCAACGCAGTGCACACCACCGTCCTCACGAATCTGCAAGCCGTGGGACAGGACTTTACCGGGGTGTTGCGCAGCATTCCGTGCGTGAGCAAAGACAATCTGGATGAGGCGCTGGCGATTCCGGAGATGGCCCCTACCCGGCAAGTGGAGTGGGCCTTGGCCCTGTCACGTTTTCCGGCGCTGGATGTGATGGTGGATCTCACTGAAGGTGGTAACCAGGGCGGGGCAAATATCCGCAACCAGCAACAGTTGAATATCCTGATGCAGGCGGTGCGCCAGTATCGCTCCGGCGCTTACTTCTCGAGTGTGCTCACGGGCGACGTGTTATACGACGTCAATACGGAAATCGACGAGCTGGTAGAGAAGATTCGTCAACGCGGGGGCACCGCGATGGCAACGCCGCAATAACGGCATAAGGCCCGAGGGGAAACCCTCGGGCGCTATGACGCCGAAACGTCTACTTCGTACACCGAGTAATGACCCCGCGCCTCTTGCGCTCTTGAACTGCCAAACGCAAAACGTCCACGCCCACAATCTTCTTGCAATACAACTGCTGTCCTGAGTAGGTGGCGGCGATAAATCCATCATCGCCTGCGTAAACGATTTTGGACAGGTACCCGTCGCGTACCAGGGTGTTTACGGCGAGTTTGTCCTCGACCTCGTCTTTATGCAAAGGACCTTCCTCGACCATTTTCACCATGATGGCGATGTGACTGGTCTCCAACTGTGTTGCGGACATTATAACCCCAAAAGTAGCGTATTGTTTCCTTTTCTAGAGTGGCCCGAAACCCCACTCATAACGATGCACTATTTAACGGCATATGGGGTCGATCACCAACCTCGCCCGGTACAGGACGCGGTCAGTGATCTTTTGCGCCCCTCTCCAATTCACAGTGAGAGGAGCGCTCGCCCGTTCAGCTCAATAAGGGTAAGGGGTGACTACACTAAGCTGACGTGAATGTCCAGCCTACAACTTAGTGCGAGTCGCTCACCAGCCGCGTGAGCTTGTCATTGGACAAATAAATGCCCAACGTTTCGAGGATAATGTAAAACACGCGCGTAGCATCCGCAACGATCTTACGCACCCCGGCCACCTGGAGGATCTCAGTCGGAATCCCCTTGGTCTGGAGATTCTGTTCCGGCAATTGCACGGAGCCCACATAGCGCTTACCCATTCGCTTCATGTACGCTTCCATACGACCTGCCAGTTCACGATCCTCAAGCGATTCCAACCACTCACGGGTCTTGGTCGGTGTGTCCAGCTCGGTGGCAATCTTGACACACGTGTACGGTACAGGGGGGGCGATACCGTACTTGGGACCAAATACCTCGTTCCACATCACGTACTGCTGATACGGCGATTCTTCCGCCGACTTCGCGTACGAATCGGGCGTTTTGATCTGACCCATCCGGAAGAACTGATAACCGCCTTCGCCAATCGCCGTAAAGATCTGGCGCTCGATGTCAGCAATCGTTTTCAGGATATCGTGAATCTTGATCTTCTCGCCCTTTAGCACCGAGTTCATGATAAAGAGCATCATCTTCTCGGCTTCTTTAATCACAAAGCGTGGCGCATTCGACGCCTTCAAGTGCACGCCCTTGATTTCCTTCTTGTACTCCTTGAAGAGGTTGCCTTCCTGGCAGCCAATCAAGGCGAAGTAGTGCTTGGCCACCTGGGTGGCGACAAACACGTCGAACTTGAATTCGTTCTTCATGGCGACTTTGTGAATGTACTTCTCCACAATCCCAAAGTTCGCACTCATGCGCGCCAACACGTGAATGATGGTCTGTGCCGCCAGGTACACCATCGAGGCCGCGACCGCATTACACTTCTCATCAAAACCGAGCCAGCCCTGATGCCAGAGCACCCAGTCTTGCACGGTAAAGATGGTCGAGTCCGTATCCGACGTAATCGCCGAACGACGAATCGAATCCGGGAAGAACGCAAGCGAGGCCGGGACATTGGTCGTCACCCAGAAAGCCGCGATCAGATCCCGATACTCTTCGCCCACGTCGCCGATGTTCTTGGCCGTTGAGGCGAGAATACCACGAGCCTCACCCACGATTTCATGCATCTGCAAGCCTTTGGTGTAGCGCTCACAGATTTGCGCTGCCAGGTGCACGTGCTCTTCTTGCACCGTCTTCAAGATGCTATCGGGCTCCGGATGCGGCACTTCCACCATCATCGACAACTTGGTGATGAAGGTACGCACCACCTCGTCATTGAAGCGCATCAGGTGGTACAAGTCCCCGGTGTAGACAAAGGCAGAACGCTGCTCAGGCGAGAGCGTCTTCACCAGGTCATACACCTTCTTCATCTTGAACTTGTCGCGCACATAGAAGTTGGTCGAGTACATGATGCATTCCATCGTCTCATCGACCGACGGATGACGAATGCCAAACTTGCGCATCGCCGCAGCTTGCGCTGCATAGTCCGTGTGGTTGATAATCGAGATGATATTCTGCATGCAGATCTCGATCGACCAGTAATGACGATTGCCCGAGAGAAACTTCTCGTTATTCGCATTACCAAAGCCCGAGGTCGAACGACAGTTCGAGGTGAGCGTCGAGTGGGCGGTCTTGTTGTACAGCGGCGTCGAAGGACTGACGTGCGCACCCGAGATCGAGTTATTCGCCAGCTTCTTATTGGTCTGCTCATTGTCCTTGATCTGCATCAGGACGATGTCACCTTCCATTTCCGCCTTGAACTTGGCCTTCTTCGCCACCCCCCGTGCCTTCACGTTGCCCTCGATGTAGTCGACGAGCGGTGACTGCTTCACATCGGGGTGCAAATACGTGGTAAGCGTCGGGGCAATGAGTTCTTTGTTACGGATCGAATCATTCAGGTAGGCTTGCAGCGTGCCTTCCATCTGGACACGATCCCCGTTTTCCTGGCGCTCCAGGTAGACGATCTTCGGGTCCTTGAATTCGAACTGTCCGCCAGGACGCATCTCTGTTTTCACAAAGGTGGTGCAGTCCTCGATCGGTGCCCCCGTCATTTGATGCAAATAGGTCGCGCAATCCTGGACATAATAGCCCAGTACGTTTAGATCGCGCTTGTACTGGGAAGGCGCCAGTACAAATGGGTTGTTCGCTTCTGACACTTTGTTTTACTCCTTGTCGACCTACATGATCAAGGAGCCCAATAAAAACGAATCGACGGCATAAAAAGGAAAAAAGGGCGAGGAGCGGTTTCGGGCCGCCACCTCGCCTAAATACAGGTCGTTACAAGTACCGAAAAGGAAAACCAGTCACTGAACATGCCCGAGCGATTCGGAGCCACAGAGACTCTACTACCACTACCACTTCAACCAAAATCGAGGTAGACAGGGGCCAGCTTACTCTTAATCCACGCGATCGACCAACTTCCACAGGAGACTCCTATATTCGCCAAAGAGCGCTTGCGGAGGCGCAGAGCAGCGATAGGAGTAGGATCGATGTACGAGGAAACGCTGGTGCCAGGGGAAACAAGGAGGAAACCCCAGCAGCGTGAATAAGCCAGCCCCGCGTCTAGGCATACGGCGCGGTAGCCCGCGGGAGGGCTCGCGCGAGAGTCCTTACCGGCACCAGTCAGGAGGAGGCCTGATGTCGATGAGGGTACAGGCTTGCCGGGCCTTTCTCTTCAGAACATTACGGATGGGCGATATAAATTAACTAGGGTAAACCCTGGCTTATTGGATCGCCACCGTAACGAAGTTGTAACCGTTGGCAGCCAAAATAGCCTGAACCTTCGGAATGTCCTGCGGGGTCACCTGGGCAATGGTCGCCGTGATGGTCTGCGCGGTGACGAGCGTGACTGACGAGTCGTCGATCCATGCCACGCCCAACATCTGCGTGTTGCCGTTTTGCGTCTTGACCTTGATGTACAGGTACGCAGCCGGATCGTTCGGTGTGTTGGTTTGCGGGCCGAAGAACGGGTAGAACTGCACGTGCAAGGACGTGACGTCCTCGTCCTTCATCGCGTCTTCGTACGACATCACCGAGGTGACCTTGACGTTCTGCCAGTCGCTGCCCAGCAGAGGCGGATAGACGTTAAACGAGTACGTCTGCCCGATAGCAAAATTGTAAGCCATGGTTTCCCGTGCCCAAATGAACAAAAAAAAAAGATCAGAAGGGCAGGTGATCCAAAATCACGTCGTCACCGAGAAACTGGTGGACGTAGTACGGGAAGCCGTAGCCGCTACCGGCCGCTCCTGTACGTAGCCCACGCAATCCCTCGAGACGCGCGTACACACTCTGTGCCAGATTTTGAACCGCTGCCCGCAATCGCTGATACTCGCTAGACGCCGTGTTTTCATAAACCGGGTCTACTATACGATTGGTAATGGGCAACGCCTCAAGTCGGGCGGGACCGTTTGCTGAATAGTCCAGAAACACTTCGAAGATCTGCGTGAGGATTTCGCGCTTATCGTTGAAGTGAATAGGCAAACCTTGCACTTCAAACAGAAACTGCGCCCAGAGATCCGCGGTCTCAAAGATCATGAGTCTGCTGTAATGCTCGTTTGCCATGGTCAATTCACAGGTTAGGGATATGGTCGGTATGCAGGTGTCGCAGCACCATATCACGGCCGAGCCAGTCGTGGAACTGATAATACAGGTAGCCGTTCTGGTAGGCGCGCATCGCCCGCAGCTTGTGAAGCACCGACTCACCAAACGCGTTGATGAGACCAGCTAAGCGCGTGTAGGACGATTCGCTACCGGTGCCGAGTTGCTCGTGAAACAGATCCACACAGGCAAAGTTCAGCTCATGCAGCGCCTGCTTCTCGTAATGGATCGACTCCATTACGATCTGCGCAACCATGTCCATTACAGTGTGGGGAAACTTGTCCACCACCATGATGGGGCTCGTGGCGGTAGCAATCAACGAATCCAACTCGCGCGCCTTCCACAGCAGCGCCGCCATGTCAGAGTCGGTATCCAGAACCAAAAAGGTCGAAGGGGGCTGGCTGTGGACCGAACTCCTCAAAATCGGCCTTGGCAAACCGGACAAGATGGTCACTGTGGACCTCCGCAAAATGATAGGGAAAATAGCCGTCAGGCGGCAGATAAGCGTTGTATTCAAAGCGCAACCGATCTCGCATGGCGAGCCCCATCTTCATCACCGCTTCAAACATGTCGCGATGAGGACCGCGGGGAATATCGGCTTCCTCGATGCGGAACTCCTGGTAGCCACAGTCGTACGCCAGTACGATCGCCACTTCCGTGAGCTCAGACTCTGCACAATCATACACGCTAATTGCCGAGAACACGCTCGCCAGCACTTCGTTCAAATCAAAGGGCGGACGAAAAGGCTGGGTCGCCACGCGCAGAAACCCATGGATCTCTTGCGTGAAGTCGATCAATAGGTTTTCAGTATACACGGCGTTTTCCCCAATTGTTGGTGAGGACCTCAATGCCCACCACCAGATCTCGACCGATCCAGCGCGGACTTTGGTCGTCGATGTGGTAAGGTCGGCTGCTAAAGAGATCTTGCATGATGAGCAGCACTTGCTCTTCAATGGACTGCGTGATCATCTCGAGCTCACCCACCCGGCTCATGTATTCGCTTAAGTCCACGGTCGTATGTTTAATACGGCCCGTGCGCTCATCGAACTGTTCATGGCGCCGGTTAACGTAACTGTCAAACTTCTTCAACACGAAATCCACCAGCTCACTGTGGTGATGTTGCAGCGAGCGCTGGTACTCAGTGTACGGCGAGGTTTCTTGAAACGACGTGCCCAACACTGCATTCTTCACGACGGAATGCACCCCGCCTCTCAGAAAGAGTTTGAACAACTCATCGTACACCATGGATTCCGTGATCAGATCACACGTGGGCAATATGAAAACGGACATGGTTGCTATTCCTTGTTTCGATTGTAATGACCTGTTACCTACAGTCTCACGGGCTCGTACACGGGATCGACTGGGCGGGCACGAAACTCTGTGACCACCACGTCCCATGTGCCCGTGAGATCAGCGTACGCCTCTGTGGATGTATCGCTTAACTTCAAGTGCGGCAACACAGCGCCGATGTAATCGACAATCATGTCAAACGCACGGTTACACAACTGGTGCGCAGCGTTATGGTTCATGCCCGAATTCTGCAACAGGGCTTTCGCTGTGACCAGGTACTCAGAAGGATGCTCTTCACAGGTGTTATCAAACACGTCCTTGAGCAACGCTTCCAGGAGCGGGCCACTGTCGTAGCTTCTCCAGTTCGGATCAAGTGCTGCTTCCGGATTGCGTGGGTTACGCTTGCGTGCTTGATACAGAGCCAGCTCGCGTTGCACGAACATGCCCACATCCAGCAGCGAAATCACCGTACTGCTTCTCATCTACTCATCCCCGACACGCGCTCTGTTAATCTTCAAAATCGCGCCCGTGCTCCATCATCCACGAGTAGATCCGATAGTCGATGGTCTTTTCCACCCGCACCGTCGTGTTATCCACTTTCATGAAGTGCATGATCCAGCGATCTTGTCCCAAGAAGTCTGTCAACTGATGTAGCATGTCGCTAAGCTGCAGCGTGATGCTCTCACAGATCTCCTGAGCGGCGTAAAAAAGTTGCTTGTCCTGTTCCGTGATCCGCGACCGCCCCAGATCATCAGTCGGTTCGTGTTCAAGCGCGACGATGTTGCCAGTCTCACCCCAGGTGAATTTGGGATCAGTGGGATCTTTCGGATACTGGAACACCGAATCGATCGTGATGCCTGAGCGCTGAAACTGCTCGAGCAAAAACGGCCGGATCACTGCATCAAAATTCAGCTTCTTGTGGCCACGACGAATTCGACCCTGACTGGACCACTTTGCATGGTTGATCACCATGTGGTCAATCAGCTCGACGAGGAGGTTCCGGGCACGCAGCGAATAGCGTGATTGCGGCTTCAGATACGGCAAGTGGACTTTAGGCACCACGAGATTGGCTTCCGCATCGAACACCTCATCGCGCAACGGCAATTCGAACGAGGTGATCGGAATCGGCACCGCGACGCTCTTGACCGCTTCGCCTGCGTAGAAATACGGCTGCCCTGCGATCATCACCGGCTCACACTGAGTCGGCAGGTACAACCCTTGCGGATTGGGCAACATGTAGGGACCTGCGGCAGCTTCCACCGCATCGACCCAGTCTCCCAGATCCAGCACCAGCGTTCCAGTGATTTTCAGTTCCATTTTCTTTGGTAGTCGTAGTTCGTATTGGCGGGACGATTGTGGATGTAGTACCACAAGTACAGATCAATCCCGCGGATTTCTAAATCGATGAAGCAGTTATCCCCGTACAACTGCGGCACCTTAATGTACTGGCCCGTGTAGTAATCCAGATCCAACTGTGAGCGGATCTGGTCATGCAGTCGAGCAAAGCGCCAATCCCGCGGATCGTGGTTCACAGAGAACAAATGATACACTTGCTCTATCTGTTCTTTCACGATCCATTCGATCAAGCGCTCTTCGCTTAATCCGGAGAAGACCAGCTGACTCGCAACAGCCCTCGTAGCGCCCTTTAAGACGCTCAGGAAGTCATGGATCTCCTGGATCAATAGCGCCCTAGGTTCGACGGTTAAGAGGTTCATGGCGGCTCCTTATACACAGTATCCAGCGGCTACGTTTGTTTTGACTATTTGTGTAACTGCGGCATAAAAAAATAATCAGTCCCTTTTGCACCCTCCTACTGGAAGGCATAAAAGGGACTCGCCTCGTCCGGTGCTCACCCAAACAGCGACCCGTAAAACAGACTGTGGGATTGTTGCGGTCGGAACTGAGGCGGTCTGGACATCTCAAGATGCGAGCCAAGAGTTAGGTCCTAATGCGATCTTTCCAACAGTCCATGGACCTTGGAACAGAAGCTTCAGGTACTCCCTTGAAAACTGTCGCACTTATTGCCTCCTGCTCACCGGTGGTGGCAGGCCATTGCTCACGGAATGTAAAAGATCTCTTAATCCCTGATGCACCCCCTGCGCCTGATGCGCGGTTCGGCTGGTATGGGACTAAGAGTCTGCGCATGGCCAAATCATCGGTCCGAATCAACGGGCCAAGCGCATCGCCTCAATGGCTGAAGGTACTACGGGCACCCTTAACCCGCGTTGCCTTCCCCAGCTGGGGACGTCGCGCATGATGTCTATTCACCCGAGCTTGCGCCAGCCGGGGTGAGGACCGATGAACTTTGCGATTGGCGGCCGCCTGGAGAGAAGGGAACCATGAAAAATCATGGTAGAGCCACTTCATCTCCCGCAGCCACCATCGAGCCAGGTTTCTCACATGGCTAAACATCGGTTCTTATTGCTTTCCTTATCGTGTTTGCTGCGTTGTGTTAGAGGATCAGCCCCGTTTCATCCGCGCGGTCGCCTGCGCCCAAAATGGACTTGTGCGCGACGCGCGATTGCTGTTCCTCGCTCAGATGCGTGAGCACCCGTTGCACGTTGTCCACGGCTTCGTGGATCACCCGGTCGCCCGTGATGTAATGCACCGGCGATTCCTTGGCGATGTTCTCGGGCATGTCGGCCGGGAACAGACCCAGAAAGCGCACTTCCGGCATGAACGGCAGCGTTGCATCGGCGCCCGCTTTCGCCAGCGTCGCGACGCTGATGACATTGCCCACGTGAGCGTGCGATTCGCCGTTCTTGACGATGTGCAAACCGGCGAGCATCGGCTGCTTGAAGGTGGTGACCTTGTCGAAGCGCAACCAGTTGTAGAGGTCACGCGTGTCGAGCTCGGTGTTCTCGCGGCTAAAGAGTGCGGCGAGGCCGACCACGACGGTTTCGATTTCAGCGTCCACCGCAGCGCGCGGCGTGTCTTGCGTGTTCTGCAAATACGCGATGACGATCGGCGCACCCGCGGCCTTGGCGATGGCTTCGTAGGACTTGATCGTGTTGAGCGTGTTCTCCGCGTACAGACGCGTCGACGCATCACCCACCATGACCACGACCACCGGCACGTCCCGCGCGAGCAGCTCTTGCGTGAGGATCGGACCGATCACCGAACCCGAACCACCCGAGGCCGAATGCATCACCAGCGCGAGGTTGCCCGGCTTGTACGTGTGCAGGATTTCCTTGGCACGTTCCTTCACGACGGCTGCATGTTCGCGACGCACTTGTCCAGCGCCATCGAGGCCCTGGAAGTGGTACACCGCATCGGCTGCGATGTCGGCGCTGAGTATGTTGGACTTGGAGGTGTCGATGTAAACCGGATCGACGATCGCCATGCCCGCCTGACTCTTGCCGCGGTACTTCTCAAAGCGCGTCGCAATGTTCGTGCCAGCTCCGCCTGCGGCGTAGATGCTGATACGACCTTTGACTTTCTCGATGATTTCGGACATGTTTCTTTCCTAGTTTTTCAAATTGAAGCACTCCTACATAGTAGGGGATGTGCTCGTAAAAAATGCCTGACTAAGCAGGCACCTTAAACTGCGGCCAGGTGACCGTTGATAACCGCTTCGGTGATGATGGTAGTCGACATCGGCTTGTCTTCAGCGATGAAGAACTCTTCGAACTTCGATTCGTGGAAGTGCATTTCCAGCGGCACGAGTTCGGTCGAGTTACGGTCCTTAGCGTTCAGGTACTCCATCACCTTGCGCTTGGAACCGGCCCACAGCACACCTGCTTCCAGTTCAGCCTTGAAGCTCTTGTGAGCGCCATCGGCCATCGAAGCACGGAAGCCTTCGACGATAAAGTCACCCATCGCGTTTTGGCTCACACGGTACAGGATGGTAGCGCCATTGCTGGACACTTCATCCATTGCATAGTGCTTGTTCATGTACACAAGAGCAGCCAGATTAGCTGCATAAGCCTTGATGTTAGCAACGTTGTTCATGGTAATGCTCCTGAGAATAGACGAGATAGAATGGGTTGTCGAAGCTTCTTGCTTCAACTCAAGGACGTAATATAGGTCTGAAATTGTTTTCAATCGACTTTTAACACGCGATCCTATGTAGATTCTTTTTTAGCGGAGGCCAAGAGTGAATCCTATCACCCGAGCTGTGGATGATCTGAAGTTCAGGATTCCACGGCGTGTATTGGAAGAGGTGTTTGTCGAGCGCACGGCCCGTTGGCGTACTGCCCCGCGCTCGATCGACGAGTGTATTTTGGAACAAGTGGTGCGCCCCCGTGTGCTGGTGGACTGTAACCTGGTGGGCGGCACTGAAGCGTTTGTGTATCTGGATGATATTCCGTACGAACGCATGAACGACTACACGTCGGTGTATCGCATCCCCAAGACCAAGACGCAGGGTCGCTCGATTCTGTCAGTGCTGAACATCACGTTCGCTGACCCGACGAAAGTCTCGAGCTACGGGATTGCCGCAGGCGCGCAGAACACCACGATGCTGCAAGCCGGTCAGGCCGTGATGGATGCTTACGGTGCGTTGCCCGTGACCTCCACCCATCGCGTGCAGTTGATCGGGGAAAACACCATCATGGTGCGCGATACCATCGTGCTGCCACCGGACGTGTATCTGCGTTGTATTCTGGCTAACGACGAGAACATGTCGCATATCCAGATGCGCAGCTATCGGCCTTTCTGTCGGCTGGTGGAGCTCGCGGTGAAAGCCTACATCTACAATGACCAAGTCATCGAGATGGACATCGGCAAGATCCGCGGTGGTCAGGAAATCGGTAAGTTCAAGGAAATCGTCGAGGAGTACAAGGACGCCGAAGAACAATATCAGGAGTTCCTGGCTACCACCTGGCAGAAGGTGGCGTACATGAACGACAATGAGACGTTCAACCGCTTTGTGCGCAGTTTGATTGGCGGCTACCGGTAACACGGTCATAGTGGGCAGCCCTGGGGCTGCCCGTATGCCGCTGTAGCGGCTTATGCGGCGTTGCGCAACTGGAGCTTCACGAAGGTTCCCGCAGCGGCTTCCTGGCCCTTAGCGAAGTCCACGAGGCCCTTGGTGAGCGGCATGATGGTGAGCGTGAAGCCCACGCCGTTTTCATCGACCTTGAACACGCAGCTGTTGGAGAGCTGGCTGACCAGATTGCGCATCTGGCTAAAGGCCGAGGCGTAGTCGAAGTCGATCCCAGCGGCTTTCTGCCAGCGCTTGCCGAATTCCTTCTTGGCGGCTTTTTCCAGTCGCGGATAGATGGCCTTGGCATTCACGTAGGTGCCCGCGTCTTCACCCATCTCGATCGTGACCTTCATCACGAGCTGATCGTCGACATTCACGCGATAGCCTTCCAGGCGCCGGTACATGCCCTGGTGAGAGCCTGCGTCGAACACGAAGTCCGTGGCCAGTGCCGGGTGCGAGGAGAGCTCACGCACGGTGCGACGCACGAGCCGCATGACAGGTTGCTCATCGGCGCTATAGAGCGAATTGATGTGGTTTTCGATAAACCCTTCATCTGCGTTGGTCGCTTCGAAGTTCTTGAAGTCGTAGTTGGCGAAGAAGAAGGAAAGAGCTTTGTGGTTCATGAGAAGTTCAGTGGTCTGTGTGGTACTTGGGCGAACCTGACGTCACCCTGGTGTTTATTAAAAGAGGACTAACAACTGGTACGCGCGATCGAACTGGTCAATCGCAAGCGAGAAGAGATTAATCCTTCGCAGCACAACCCCCGAGCGAAAGTAAGCCGAAGCCAGGGCGTAAGCGGAATTCATGTCGAGCAACATTTGCGTGTGCTCGCGTTCAACGCGCTTACGTTCTCGTTTTGTCGCCACGTACATGTCACTGCACCGCTGACGTTCTTCCGTCCAAAAAGCAGGCGGTTGATTCTCGCGGGTTAAGGGGATAGAGTACATCGTCGGCCTTATGCAGCAAGTGCAGTAGCACTACCTTCTTCGATCGCCTTGATAAAGGCTTTCACCTCGTTGAGCATCGTCTGGTACGTGTTGAGTTGGTGGACAGTGTCGCCACCCACTGCCTCGGGCTGCTTGAGCGTTTGCTCGATCTGAGCGAGGCGCACGAGTTGCCCGATGTTGGAGGTCAACGCCTTGCATTCCCGGATCGCACCGTGCAAGGAAATCTTGAGCTTATTCAGGATAGCCTGAAGCTCGGCTTCGGTAAAGCGCGCGTTAGGCATGCTAGTTCTCACGCGGGTAGGTTGGGAAAATAAGAAGGGTCTCTTGTCCCCCTCTCATGTAATTTAGGTATCCCGACATACCAAAAAAGCATCACGTCATTTTTGTTTCGATGGGGTGGGTTCCGGTGCGATATAACCTGGCCACTTAGCAGGTTCTGGGTCTATTTCTTCATGCCTCATCATCTCGGGATTGAGTGCATGCAGATTAAAGAGACAGTTCTTATTGAAGAACGCCCCGATGTGACCGTGGGGCAAATAGACCACGCCGACTTCATTCTTTTTAGCCAAGTGGCCTCCAAACAGACAAAAAAAAAAAGAGGAGCCGAAGCCCCTCTTGAACTCACCCCTCAGGCGAGGGGCAAGGGAGTTTTCAATTAGCGCGGGAAATCCGCTTCGACGTCCAGCATACCAGCCAGACGATGCAGTGCAGTAGCGGCTTGCGTAGCAGAGGCCGCCGCCGTCTTGATTTCGCCGAACGTCAATTCCTTCACATCGGCAGATTCCAAGACATGCAGGGCTTGGGCGAGATCGTTCTTGATCTCTTTAACCAGCAGCTCTTTATTACGCGCCATAACGCGCCCCGTCGATAAACGAGACTTCGAACTGGCCATCAAAGCGCACCGTGATGCGTTCATAGAGCGAATACTGGCCGTCGTAGCGAAGATCGCGAGGACGCACAAAGCGGATCTTGCAACCCACCTTACCTTCGTCATGCAGTGCCTTGCATTCATGGGCAAGCAACTCTTCGAAACCGCGCTCCAAGGCGAATGCGTAGTTCACATCGGCGCCCAGCTTCAGCATGGCGACATCTTGCATGAAGCCACGCAAGTTATCGACCACCACCGTATAAGCTTTCATGCGGCGCATCATGGCGGGCTTGATGCCTGCTTGGGCCGAGACAGTGATCACCTCGGCGATGGCGCGCAAGGCCGTGCGAACTTGTTCTGCATAGACGGTCTTGGTGAGGTCGTGATCCGCACCGACGAACATCTTGAACTTCGATTTGATACGCTGGTCGATCTGTTCGTTCTCGAGAAAGTGCTTGCTTTCTCTCAGGTAGAACTCGACGGGCGTTTCCAATTGTTGCTGGGCCATTTTGGCTCTCCTTAGTTTCGGTAGGGGTGAACGACTTACTGCGGTACGTCGAGCAGATTAACGCTTGCGGCGCCGATCGTGATATTGAACTGGTCAAAGATCAACCAGCGGTCTTGCCACTCGAGGTTGCCCAACACCGGGTGTTGCGTTGCACCTGCTTGCGGCAAAGTGAAACCAAAGAGCTCCGACAGGAACGTCTGGTTCGGCAACGCGATGAGCTTACGTTTGCTGTGAGGGCCTTCGGGCAACACGTAACGATGCAGCGATTTCTTCAGCTCATTGATCGTGGCGGCAACGGGCGAATGCTGCGCGTCTTGATAGCGCAAGGTGAGCAAGTGGCTCACGATAGACGTACCGTACATCGAGAAACTCCTTAGTGACTGTGGGACTGGATCTCAGCGATGCGTTCCATTTGCATCGTGTGGCCCATTTCGCAGGTCGTGGCAAGCACGCCACCGAAGGTCATGAGGCACAGGACGATAAACGCACCGGTCTTCACTTGGTTCACCAGCTTCTGGCTATTAACGAGGTATTCTTTGTTAGCGTGATCGATCATGGTCGTACTCCAAGAGATGAAAAGAGGGATGTAAAAACTGAGATTATTTAACGGCACACTGGCTAGGGGTTGCCCCCTAGCCGCTATGTCGTTGTGTTACTTGCCTTAGAAGCCGAAGCGCGCACGCGGGCGCGCCGTAGCACGCACGGAGATACGCACTTCATCCACCTGGCGGCCCGGCAGCGGGCGCGACACACGCGGCGTACCCAGCATGGATTCGATGCTCGACTGGATGCGCACCACGGTCGTGCTGTGGGTGCCGAAGATGGACGCACGTTCTGACGTATCAGTCGTCAGATTCAGGCCCAGGCCATCCAGACCTTCAACCACCATCGTGGTGATCTTCTGGCCGTGGATCGACGGCGTGACTTCCGTTTTACCGAGAATGGTACCCGGCTTAAGCACGATGTTTTCTTCCTGCGTCCAGGTACGGCTTTCATGACCGAGCAGCGTATCTTCTTCGATCGAGTAGCGCACCATCGCGCGAATGGTGTTGGACGAGGCGATATTGAGATTGATCGTGAACATGGCTTTGCTTCCTTGTTTAAATGTAGGGGGGTTTTCAAACACGGGGGAGCGTCTTCTCTCCCCCGCGGGTACTACCGGTTACTCACCTGCGAAGAGGGCATCGAGGGCGTCACTCGACCAGGCTTCGGTGTAGCCAAAGGACGTCTCTTCTGCGAGGCCGAACTGCGCAGGCAGATTCAGCTCATGGCGCAGCGAGACTTCCTGAACCTCCTCGAACACTGACATTTCTTCGATGTCGTAGATGTCCAGGAGTTGCCTGCGCTTCGGCGTGTAGTCCTTCGCTTCAGACTTGCGAAAGACGTGAGCCAGATTACCGAAGCGATAGGGCTTGTTTTGCGACATGGTTTCTCCGATTGCTTGAGAAGAAGGTTGAACTACGGAAGTGGTTAGAACTTGTTACTTGCTCTAACTCAGCCGGAGAATATATGGTTGAAATCTTTTTCAATCCACGTCACTCCGGCATAAAGGCCTGGGGTAACCCAAGCCTCTAGTATGCCACTTACTGGCGGTTTTCCAGGTACACACGGTAGGCTGCATCCCAGCCCAAAGAATCTACCAGAGCTAACGCATGGGGATCACTAAACCCACAGTTGCAGGGCCCACCCACGCCATGTGCAGTAGCGTACATGTTGCTTCGGCAATTAGTGCGTGTGCCTTCCCGGATCACCCAGTCCATCCCGTCTCGGGGTTGGGTGCGTTGCTCTTCTTGCTCGATGCTCTCGTGAATCGCCTTGAAGTTAGCGAGGATGTTAGTAAAGCGATGTGTCATGGTCTCTGTGTGAGGTTAAGGGTCTTGGCTTCAAGTCTCTACTGGCTTGTGCTCGACGGGAGAATATAGGTTTGAATATTTCTAGCATCCACGAATCGACGGCATAAACGCCAGGCTCTCTGCCCGGCTAGAAAGATCGCTTTGTAATAAAATATTCTATTCTTACAGAGTATGACTCCAGGGAGTATTCCTTTCTAGGGAATAATAAAGAGAGGGGCTCCGCCCCTCTCTACGCTTAATTCTCTTCCTCCGCTTCGCTCCGCGTCGCCTCCGCTCCTTGACACATATCTAAGTTCCTACACAGTATTTTTTTACTTTATCCTTATAAATCAAGTACTTAGCTTCTAAACCCGATATTAACATATCGGGGGAGGGGCTTAGTCCCCCTCCCCCTTTTTAAAAAGTTTAGACCGGGGTTTGTCAACCTAGAGAGTGAGGGCTCGAGCGAGCCCTGAGGGGAAAGGAAGAAAAGCACGAGCGCAGCGACAGAGATGTTTGGATAGGTATTGGATGGTATTGTTAATGAATGACACCGCATGGTCGAAAACCCGCCCAGCGTTGCAAACCATTCTTAGGGGCGCGGCGGGCGGCGGCTTTTTATCGTGTTCCCCTATCTTGTTATGCACCGCGCGCAGCAGGATCTTTTATCCTGTAGATAGCAATACTGTGAATCTCCAATTCCGTTCCTACTCCCTAAGGAAAGAACCCATGAGCAAGAGCATGTTCCGAATGGCGCTGGAAGGCGAGACGGTCGAGATGACCTCGCGTCCTAACGAGCCGACCATCGTGATGAGTGGTCCGCTGTCCGAGATCTTCACCAAGGCACTCGACGTGGCCTATGCCAAAGAGCCGAGCCAAGGTGAGGGCGTAGTGGCGACCGAGTCGCAAGCACAAGACGTGACGGTCATGCAAAAGATCGTCGAATCCATCAGCAACAACCAACAGCAGTCGGTGCAGCCGGTGAGCGAAGTCAACGGCGAAATCGGCGCACCCGGTGCGCAAGGCGCTGACCTGCAAGTCTACGGTGTGGCCAAGGCCGACATCACCGACGCTGACGTGGTCGACGTGGCCGACGCACTGATGAACGAAGACAGCGAAAGCCGTCCGAAGGAATTCGTGGTGGTGGTCGATGGCACGTTGCCTTCGGTCAACGGTCTGGGTGGCGCACCCCAGGAAGAAGTCGAATATCTGTCTGAAGCGATGGAAGCCCTGACCAAGCGTCTGGGTGGCAAGTTCTATCGTTCGTTCGAAGAATTCGTCGAAGGCGTCGTGAATCCGGAAACCGACCTCGGCAACGGCGGCAACGATGGTGCGGACGGCGTGGGCACAGCTGGCGACGTGACGGCCCAACAGGGCGGTGAAGGCGTTGCAGGCGACCCGGCCACCAATCCGTGCCCGCAAGATCCGTCGATCACCTCGCGCGTGGTCGAGATCGCGAAGATCGCTGCTGAAGAAGCCGCGGCTGCCGCTGAAGTTCCGGCCGGTGAAGACACGGGCGTGGCGCCCGCGTTGGAAGAAGGCAATACCGACACGGGTCAGCCAGTCGTGCAACCGGTCTCGGCCTTGCCGAACGATCCGGGTGCGTTGAGCCCCGAAGCGCAAGCTGCGATCGGCGCGGGTGACGATAAGGTCCCTGCCCCCAAGAAGGAAGGCGAAGTGCCGCAGAACCAGGCTAACGGCGAAGACCCGACGGTCCCTGTAGCCAACGGCGACGCCGCGCTTGAAAGCTTCCGTGTTCGTCTCGTCACGTTGGTACCGCGCCAACGCGTGCGCGCACGTAAGTAATCTCATCCCTGGAACGGATGGTGTAAACGGCGGGGCTTCGGCCCCGCCTTTATGCCGTTGATCCTAATTCTGTGTATCGTTGCCCTATCTGAGAGGATGCTAAATGGTAGACGTTTCTATCAAGGGCGTGTTTGAAAGTGAGTGTGCCCACCTTGCTTTGGACGCGCAACTGGCCAAACGCATCCATTTGTATACTGTCGGTTTCGCCCACAAAAACCAGGACCACATCGAGTTCTTTGGCGGGAACCTGACTGGTGTGCAAGTGGTGCGTTTTACCGACGCTGATCGGGACCACTGGTTTACAGAGATCGTTCAGGCCGATGAAGATGCGCTAGAAGCTCGCCTTCTCGCTTTGCCCACCGTGAACGAGAATTTTAACGTGTCCTCGGATACGATGAACCTCTCGTGTGCGTGGCTGCTGCACGCGCTCCTGCACAGCAAAAAACTGAGCGATGCTCAGCGCCACCAGGCGATGTTGGATGTCGTGCTGGTGATGCAATACAAGTTTCTCACATCCCGTCTGTACCGGCACTTTAAGTACCCGGCGGATCGTGCAACTGCAGAGGCTACCTACGCAGCTCTCACGTTTAAGTACGCTATCAAACAGTACGGCTCTTGGGCCGCAGTGCTCAATGCCCGCGCTGAAGAAGTGATCAGCCCGACCGGTCTTCACCGCAAAGCCATCGAACTGATGGACCCCGATAGCGCCGTCATCTATTTGCTCAATGACACGCAAGGCCGGATTCGTGACATGTTGAAAAACATTTACGACGTCTTCTTGCAAGTGCATCGGCAGGGTATCAAGATCAGCTCGACGAGTTCTCTCGTAGAACACGACGGGGTCGAGATCTTGAAGGACAAGTCGAAAAACCTCCTGGCTTACACCAGGTATATCAATTCGATCATCACCGACCGGAACTCCTTCATTCGCGAAGAGCTGCTCACCGTGATTGAGAAGCAGATGAAGACGATGCCGCCGCGTCTTTTTCGCGAATCGCTCGAATGGATGTCGGACAATTACCGCCAGTCCGGCGCGAGTATGATCGAAGAGCTGCTCAACGAAACCCTGATCCACAGTTTTGACTACCTCGCGGAGAATCGGAACTTGGTGAGGAATTCTACGGACTTGGCCAGCCTACTCACACGCTTGCGCGGTGTGTACATGAGTTCGCGGTCCACGGACCCTGCTCTGTTCTCGCTGCGGGAGAAAGCAGAAAAGATCGTGAAGCTCGCGACCAACAATAAGAACTCCAGTGTGATTGCGGCGGTACGCACCGGGATACTGCTGTACTTGATCGCACGCGCGTATTCGATGCGGTATTACTCCCAGAGCGCCGCTGCATAAGGCTTGGTCGCACGACCAGGTTCTACCATGTCGCTTTTGAAGAGGTTAGCTACCCGAGGGTTCCTGTGGCTGGAGCACGTAAAGGGTAACAGGTCATTCCAGCAAGACGTCGTGATCCAAACGAATCGCCGCAATACGCTTCGGGTGATTCATCATTCGGGTTACGACATCACCATCTACTGTCAGCGCTTGCAGTTCGAAACGGGCTACTCGCTCTGGCAGTGGCCGAAGAAGAAACACCTGGCCTACCAGTTGTTTTCAACGACGACCAGTGATGCACCGGAACTGATTCGACGGGCCTGTGACTTAACCGTTACGTTGCCCGCCCTGTGTCCCGGTTATGTAGAAGACGAAGTGCAAAAGCTCTACGCCATTGATGCGTACGTGGATTTGATCACGGACAAATTAAGAGCGCTCAAGCAGAGCAACTTCATCTAGCGCGTATGGGGGAGGCTACGGCCTCCCCCTATGCCGTAGTTTTCTTCCTTATCTTGTTATGAAACGTATTATCCAGTTTAAGCTGGTTTCTACGGGTCATCCCCGGTGAGACTATGACCTCAAACTGGCCGATAAACTAACACGCTAGGAAACAACCATGATTTTGTTTGAGCAGGATTGGTACCGTTATCCGACCGCGATCATTGACACCAAGACCACCAACAAAAGTTGGATTCGTCTGGCCGCAGTGTATCGCTCGATGGGTATCAAGAACCACGCCTTCTTGCTCGCGCTCGTGAATCCGAAACTGCAAGGGGTAGACCCCTTCAGCAAAGACCTCACGCCTGAGCAGATGTACATGATCGCTGTAGAGTGCAAGATCAACCCCTGGTACTTCTTCCGGGAAATCGCACGTGCACCGGGTAACTCCGGCTCCGATGCGGTGCCGCTGGAAGCGAACCGGGCCAACATTGCACTTTACTGGTCTTTCTTTAACCACATCTTCTTTACGCTGATTCAGCCACGTCAGACGGGTAAGTCCTTCTCAACGGATACGTTGATGAGCTACCTGATGAACGTGGTCTGTACGGGTACCAGCATCAACCTGTTGACGAAGGACGATAACTTGCGCCGCAAGAACATTGAGCGGATCAAGGAAATCATGTCGGAGTTGCCGCCGTATCTGTCACAGCGGACTAAGGAAGATGCGCAAAACGGTGAAGAAATCACCGTCAAGGCACTGAAGAACTCGTACAACACGCACGTGCCGCAATCGAGCCCGAAGCGTGCGTACAACATGGGCCGCGGTCTGACAACAGCGATCTTCCACATCGACGAGCCGCCGTTCCAGCCGAACATCGCGATTGCGCTGCCTGCTGCGCTGGCTGCTACGGGTGCTGCAGTGGAGCGTGCCAAGGCCGCAGGCGCCCCGTATGGGACCATCCTGACGACCACCGCCGGGAAGAAGGACGACAAGGACGGCCGCTTTATTTACAAGCTGCTGGAAGACTCTGCCTCGTGGACCGAGAAGTTCTTCGACTGCCAGAACTGGGCCGAACTCGATCGCATGGTACGCCGCAATTCGCGCGCGGGCTTGTTCCGCATCAACGGCACCTTCAGTCACCGTCAGTTGGGTAAGAGCGACGAGTGGCTCAAGCAGAAGATTGAAGAATCGCTGCAAACGGGCGATGACGCGAACCGAGATTACTTTAACCTGTGGACTTCGGGTACGGAAAGCTCGCCGCTCTCAACGGCCACTGCCGAGATGATTGCGTCGTCGCGACTGGATGAGCTCTACACCTCGATCAGTGATCCGGACGGCTACATCACGCGCTGGTACATCCCGGAAGAAGAGATCGCGACGCGCATGGCGACAGGCAAGTTCGTGCTCGGCATGGATACGTCTGAAGCAGGCGGGGGCGATGACATCTCGCTCGTCTTGATGGACGTGGAGACACTAGAGGTGGTGGCAGCGGGCTCGTATAACGAGACTAACCTGATTACCTTCTCGAAGTGGGTGTGCGATACGCTTGTCAAGTACTCGAACATCACCGCTGTCATTGAGCGGCGTTCCACTGGCGCGATGTTGCTGGATTACCTGCTCCTGATGTTGCCCAACTATGGCGAAGATCCGTTCAAACGTGTCTTTAACAAGGTGGTGCAAGATTACGACGAGTATCCGGATCGCTACAAGGAAATCAAGGTACCGATTGGTCGTCGTCCGACCGACATCTACGTGCGCTACAAGACCACGTTTGGCTTTGCTACCTCGGGCTCCGGTGCCAACAGTCGTAATGCCTTGTATGGTCAGGTGCTGCAGGCGGCTGCACAGCGCAGCGGCATGAAGGTGCATGACAAGATGCTGGCGGGTCAGATCCTGGGCCTGGTGTACAAGAACGGCCGGATCGACCACGAAGACGGCGAACACGATGACTTGGTTATCGGCTGGTTGCTCTGCCACTGGTTCCTCATGCATGGCAAGAATCTGCAACACTACGGCATCGATCCCCGCCAGGTCATGTGTGCAGTCAAGACCAGGCAGACCGAGTCGCAAGAAGACTTCTTCCGGCGCATGGAGCAGCAGACCGTGCGCAGTCGTATCGAAGAGATCTACAACTCGCTCACGGGTGAGCACGACGACTTTGTGGCGGCACGTCTGGAGCAGGAGCTGCGTATGCTGGATAAGAAGATCATCCTCGAACAGGATGAAATCTATTCGGTGGATGAGCTCATCCGCAGCGCTCGGGAAACCAAGCGCAATAAGGTGCGGAACTCCAACCTGTATCAGCAGTCGCAACAGAATCAGTACCTCGGCCACAATACCGGGATGCTGGTAACGAGTGACTTGCCAATCTCGCATGTGGACATGTTTGGTTCACCCGCAAACTACGGGGTGTACTCGACCGCTGCAGGCAGTCGCTGGTAAGTTCTTGATGGCTTAACGGCATAGAGCCCAGGGGAAACCCCTGGGCCTTATGACGCTTAGGATACCGCAGCGTTAGTTGGTTTGCCAGACCGCCATCGGGCAGAGCGCCAGCTCGAGATCGTTCTCCGCAGTGCGGAAGAAGAACTTCACCACCAGCGTGCTGCCTGCCGGAATCGCCTGACCAATTGCCAGTTGAGACGCCCACTGACTGATTGGGAATTCCACCGGTGCTTGGTTCGGGAGCAGGAGCGAGAACATGTTCGGCTCCGGCGCCTGCGTCTCGACGTTCGGATCGGTGAGCGGCTTGGCCGGGTAGTACACCTGATCGAGGAACGCATCGAAGTCCGTGAGACCCTGATTGATGTACACCTGCATCAGGTTCTGGTTCACGAAGGTCGTCGACGCATGGGTGTTCAAGCCATACGCAGGCGTTTGACCCGGATCGTACGCGATGGTCCAGTTGGTGCCCGTCTTATCCGTGCCGTCACGATAGAGCACGAGACCGATGGTCTGCGTGAACTGTACGTTCTTGTAGGCTGGATTGACATCGGAGAGCTTCAGCTGTACCTGCAACTGCTGATTCACCCCGTAACCATGCGGCAAGAAGGCCGGACTGTTGGGGGCAAATGCCACATACGGCGTGACCAGTTGCGCGAGATTGCGATCGAGGTTAAAGAGGTACCAGTCCAGATACCAGCCATTGACCGAGTCAATAAAGCGCGGCACGCAGAAGAGCTTGAGCGTGTACGCACCATCGACATTCTCGGTCGTAGCGTTGTACGTTTCCTGGATGAAGGCTGCCCCACCCGAGCCATCGACGTTCGCGGTGGCCCCGTACACCAACTCGTCTTGCGACAGGTTGTACTTGAGCACCAGCTTGAACTTCTGACCGACGATAGTCGCCACGTACGCATCCAGCCCGAAGAGCTGGAACTTGGTCCCATCGACCGGCATCGACGCCACGGTGCCATCCGAGTAATGGACCTGACCCATCAGGTTCAGACCATCCTTCGGCACATTGATCGGGTAGACCAAGGTGTTCGGATCGCTCGAGCTCATGAACGGCGAAGTCATCGAGATACCCGTGATGTACTTCTCGCTCGCATCGGTCGAGCGGATAAACGCCGTGTTCTCGATCAGCAGCTGACGCTTGGAGAGCACCGTGCCATCCGCCGCGTAGATCACTACCGTGACAATCTCACCATCGAGCAACGCCACTTTGGTGTAGCACTGCTTGACGACCTTCAGCGCCGTGGTGACCACGCCTTGCTGTGACGTTTGCACGACTTCCAGCGGTACGTTCTCGCCAAGCAGATTGCCCGACTGATCGTAAAACGCCGAAATCACCGTACCCTCATCACCAAGGATTGCGCCCTTGAAGATCTTCGCGTACGACGCCTGGCTCCCACCCACGACCAGCCGTACGTCCACCGCCATCGAAAACGGCATCACGCTCTGATCGAGATAGCAGCGGTAGGTATCGGACTGCGTACCAGGACCGACACCCATCAGCAGATCGTCGTCGCTGAATTCCCCAGTCGCGGCAGTGGTAAGGGGAACGAGGGTTGGAATGAGCGTGGTTTGGTCCAGCGCTGCGACCCGATACCACGCATTGGAGCCCGGTGCGTTATCCACCACGTAGTCGCCCACATTGGGGACGTACATGTTGGTGCCCGCCAGACCACGATAGACCTGGGACAATGCCCAGAGCCGAAACCCGCTGTCCGGGTTATAGACGGGGACACCCCCGTCCGTGCCCGTGACGCTGGTATTCCCAAGGGATGCGCCAAGGGTAGCCCCCAGCGGCATCAGTAGGGTTGATTTACCCAAGACGTCCATTAACTTCCACCTGTGTAGTTTTGGATGTTGACAAAGTTGGCCAGATTCACCAACCCATTCAGATACAGGTTGACTGCACGCAGCAAGAACTTGTAGTGGTAGATCGAGGTACCAATCACCGTCATCAAGTCATGCGGATGGATTTCGACAAAGCGCAGATCCGGTGTATTGGCCGGTTGTGTCGGGTCCATCGTGAGCAGATATTCGTACGGCGCACACAGCTCGCGCACCACGTCGTCGTTGTACTGCAGGTACAGACGCGGATCATCCAGCAAGCCATTGTTCATGTCGTACAGCAGCTTGCAGGCAAAGGGGCTGTAGACGGCCCACTTCTGTTCGATCTGATCCGGCCCATCGGGCTGTGGCATCGGATAGTACTGCGACATGTAGTCGCTCACCACCTGATCCGTTTCCATGGCGATGGCTCGCAACGAATACGTATCGGTCGTGGTCAACCCACGTAGCGGCACCACGATGTCGCGCACCAAGTACGGCGTACCATTCAGGGCGTTGGGGGCTGAGACCCCAGCGTTGCCTTCCTGGAACAGCAGGGCTGAACGATCGAGCGTGGCCCCATTCACCTGGATGCGCAACACCTTATCGTCACGGATGTCAAAGCGGTTGTTATCCGACAGAAGCCCGTACTGGATAAAACCCTTGTCATCTTGCGGCGTGCGTGAGCGGTCCGCATTGCAAAAGCCCGTGAAGCGAATGTCCACGTGTTGGGTGGTGTTGCTCGCCAGTCGAAACGCTTTGTTGACGATCACGATCTGCGGGAAATTGACGTAGTAGTCAATGTTCTCCACCAGTGCTTTGCCATTTAACCACAGGTCCAGCTCCCCCATCGGGATCTGCATGGTCCAGTTGGTCGTCTGGTTATTGCGATGCATGCGGTGCGAGAGCGTAAATTCCAGCAAGCCGTCAGTGGTCGTCAGATCCAGCGAATACGCCAAGAAGAAACGATCACCGCGCACCAGCGTGTAGAACTTGGTCGGGTCTACCAACCAGGTAAGCTTGCCATTCGCATCCACCGCGTACGCACCCGAACCCGTCACATCGGTCCAGACATTGTTCGGCACACCGCCCACGATCGGACAGGTGTACATCCGGTAATCGGTCGCCGAATCGAGTGTTTGCGAGGTGATCCCGTAGGTCTCATCGAGCTGGTTATTGCCGGTACCCGAAATGAGCTCCACCAGCGTCGCATTCGAAAAACCACACGCGTAGATCGAGCCTGCCTGGTGCGAGGTCCAGCCAAGCAGCGTGCCATTGCTGTCGTACTCGTAGCCAGTGGACTTCACCTGCAAGCCGTACGGCACATCCACCACGTTCTGGCTGGATTCGACCCGCACTTGCTGCGGGGTATCGCCCAGTAGCTTACTGATCGCGTTGTAGCCCAGCGCATCCTCGACCTCGGCTTTGGAGAGCACTGGCATCAGCGAACCCATGATCTGCGTATAGGTCGACGACTCCAGATTCGCTGCCTTCCAGTTCTCAACATTCGAGTTGATTCCCAGCATCGCACCACGCACCAGGTTATCCGGCAGCTTGTAGAGCTCATGGATGCGATTATGCTCGAACACCAGCGAGCGATTCCAGCCGCCGTTACGAATGTGCAGCCGTACGTAGCACTGCATCGGGTCCCAACCTTGGTCCGAACAGAAGGCATTCACATAGGCCGGAACGATCGCATAGTCTTTGTGCGTGACCATGCGCAGACTGTCGCCTGCATTGCGATGGTAGTACACGCCCTTCCAGCGATTGGAGGGTTGCGGCTGACAGACGAAGACATCGATGTCGTCTTCGTAGTCGATCTCGTTGACGTTACCCGCATAGTGCAGCAGCCACTTCTGCTTGGTGTCGAGCGTACTGGTGAATGACTGCAGGTCACTGACCTTGAAATCCACCACCTTGTAGATCGAGGCGTCATAAACGAATTCGACCACATCGCCGACGTTGACCGTGAACAGATCGATCTGACTGACCTTGTAGCCATTCACGTACGCATACACCACCCCTTGCTTGGCGCTGTACGCGGCCAGATCGTTTTGCAACGTCAGGATCGCGTCGGTGTTCAATGGCGTGCGGCCCTCGACATAGACCTTGGCGCTCGCATCCGTGGCGGCCTGCGACTTGTAATACGCGTTGCTATAGACCCGCAAGAAGAGCGGCTCGGTGTCGAGGTTGATGTTGATCTTCGGCTGCACTTGCACCGCGACGATCAGGTTGTGATTCTCCGTGATCATGTACCAGCTTTGCGTACGCGGCATTTGCAGGCCACTGTTCGCATACAGGTCCACCATCAGGTTCTCTTTGTTGCACGCGGCAGCAAACGTATTCCAGGTCCACTTGGGGTAGATCCCCAGCAGCATCGGGTTGACTTGACCGATCGAGTAGACATGAAAGCGCGTCTTCTTGACCGGGAACCAGACCGTATTGTTCTGAACCTTGAAATAATTGAACGCACCCCCCACCGGGGTCAGACGAGCCAATTCAAGGATCGCCTGATTATCCTGGTAGGGAGCACACCACACGTTTGACAGCGCGTATGCTTCGAGGTAATCGTAAGCCATAGCCTGCCTTGGAGAAGTTACTTGCCCATCGCCACGTTCACGAGGTTCACGATCTGGCGTGCGAACTGCTGGTTCACCGACATGCTCGAGCGCTCAGCAATCTTGGCGATCTGCGAGTTCTTGAACGTGCGTTCGCTGGTCGCGGCCATCATGACGGAGAGCCAGGTCGGCGGATGTTCGAGGGCCACCGCGACGAGTTCCGGCGCGTTTGGTCCGAACCAGGTACGACCCAGAATCTGGTAGAGCACCCCGACGTTAAAGTCTTGCAGGCGAATCGAACCCGTCACTTCTTCGGCGCGATCGCAGAACTCTTTGATGCCCGTGAGCGGTGCGGTGAACTGATCGAGCACGTCGAGCACGTCGGTGTTCTTCGCGTGCGTGTTCTTGGCAATCGATTGCACCATGCGCAGCTTATCGCGCTCGGTGAGCTCCTTCATGTCGGTAAAGAGCGACTGATAGAAGAAGCCCGTGTAGACTGCCAGCTTCATCTGTTCGAGCGGATCGAGTGCAAAGCGACGCGAGACGTTCTCGCTCACCCAGGCACAGAACACCTGCATGGCAAAGGGCGACACATCGCGCAGCACTTCCGCCGGGTGCGACAACCAGATGGAGTTCAGCTTGGCGCGGAACACGAGCAGATCGTATTCGATCGGATTGCGCACCACGAACTCACGCTGATGCGGATTCCATTTGCCAAAGGGTCGCGTGTCGATGACGAGATCGAGCGCGGCCGTCGGTGCACCCAGGTCACGTTCGATCACCAGCGGATGCAAAAAGCTCGGGATGGTCGAGGTCAATGTGTCGCTACCATCGACTTGACGAATGGGGGTATCGGGCACCGGGCTCAGCCAGCCCACGGTCATTGCTTTGGCGACTTCGCCTTGGAGCTTACTGACCGCGAAGCCTTCGCAAGCTTTCGTGTCGTAGGCTGTTCTGAAGATACTCATGTTTCATCCCAGAGTGGTTGGGGTCGCGTGGACCAAAGTGTCTATTCATAGTGAAAACTTACTGCCCATCCTATGGCGATTTTTACTTGGGCGCTTTGCAGCTCGAAAGTCCCCGTCTGTAGCAGCCCCGGCGAATTAAATTTTAAATACTTATGACTGACATTTTCCTGCAGCTGGTGTTTTTGGCCAACTGATTTGGAGGGATACGGTCAGCCTCACCAGAGGACGCCAGGATGTTCAGCATCGTCTTCGAAACCATACCATTCAACTAAGGAATCGCGAAATGGCGAATGCAATTATCAACGCCGCTCCGATGACGAACTTCCTCGGCGTGCAGGATAACAGCACCCGAGCACTGGTTCCGATTCCGGAGAACCTGCCGACCCACCTGGCGAAGGTCTATCTGTTTGCGCAGACTGGCCCTGGCCCGAGCCAACCGATGCTGGTCGGCGGTGACGGCATGACCCAGATGTACGGTGCCGACACGTTCGACTATCTGAAGTCGTACGCGAACCACCAAACCGTGCTGGCCAATACGCTCAATGCAGCGGGCAACCAGATGATGATCGAGCGGGTCATTCCGACGGACGCAGCGCCGCGCGCGAACCTGCGTGTGTACCTCGATGTGTTGCCGACCAACGTGCCGGACTATGTCCGTAACGTGGACGGTTCGATCAAGCTCGACGCAGGCGGCAACCCGGTTCAAGTGACCGGCGAAGGCGCCACGATCGCAGGCTATCAAGTGAAGTGGGTCACGGCCTACATCACCCCGGAAGAAGACGGCACGACCACCTTCGGCGCGGGCACGATCATTCCGGGCGACATGACCGACGGCGCGTCCGCTCAATCGCAGCGCTACCCGATCCTCGATTTGGAAGTGCCGCACATCGGTGCCGAAGGCAACTGGCACGGCTTCCGTATGTGGGCACCGACCTCGGTGTCGAGCACGCCGATCAACGACGCGTACATCACGGACGACCTGATGTATCCGTTCCGCTTCGCGTTCGCTAACAAGCCGAGCGCCAACGGTACGGCTGCCATTGTGGCAGGCCGCGATGGCTCACAGTACTACGATCTCGGCTTCAAGCCGGGCGTGATCGACAAGTCGACGACGCAGAAAATGTACGTCGGCGATCGCCTGATCCAGGCTTACCAGAATCTGCAACCGACCGACGGTACGCCGCCGGTGTGGGGTCCGTTCGGCAAGCTGAAAGTGTACGACGACAACGTCGCCACGGTGCTGGCGATGTTCTACGCGGCCGAGTTCCCGGTGGCAGGTGCCTTCAGCGACTTCACGGGCGCAGCAGGCGAGCAGTATCTGTTCAACTTCGTCTCGGGCGTGTCGAGCCAGAACGTGCCGTATCATTCGTTCCAGGTCGTCACGCAAGCGGCTAACGCCGTGCGCTTCACGCAGAACTCGACGATCTACGCGTCGGGTGGTTCGGACGGCACGATGACCGATGCGTCGTTCGCCACGCTGGTCTCCGCAGCTGTCGCCGGTTACGCTGATCCGAATGCGTACCTGCAAGATACGGCGACGTATCCGGAATCGATCCTGTACGACACGGGCTTCCCGCTCGAAACGAAGTACGACCTGTGCCAGTTCATCTCGGTCCGTAAGGATACCGCGGTGGTGCTCTCCGTCTACGACGGCAGCGGCCAGGTGATGACGGCGGCTCAGGAATCGGCGCTCGCGATCGCACTGCGCACGCGTTTGCAGATGTACCCGGAGTCGGACTACTTCGGCACGGCCACGATGCGCGGCATGATCATCGGTCGCTCCGGCACGCTGATCAACAGCCTGTACGGCAAGCGTTTGCCGCTCACCATCGAATTCGCAGCGAAAGCGGCGAAGTACATGGGTTCGGGCGACGGCGTGTGGAAGTCGGTGTACTCGTTCGACAGCGATCCGCTGAATCAAGTCACGCTGATGACGGATATCAACGTCACCTTCACGCCTGCGGCGGTGCGCAACAGCGACTGGGACAACGGTCTCGTGTGGGTGGAATCGTACGGCCGTCGTTCGTACTACTTCCCGGCCTTCAAGACGGTGTACGACGACGACACCTCGGTGCTCACCAGCTTCTTCACCATGATGGGCTGCGTGGAACTCGAGAAGGTCGGCGACCGTATCCGTCGCAAGTTCAGCGGCAACAGCAAGCTGAAGCCTGGCCAGTTGGTTGACCAGGTGAACAAGGAAGCGGTGAAGCAGACGAACCAGCGCTTCGATGGTCGCTTCACGATCATTCCGAACTGCTACTTCACGGCAGACGACACGCAACGCGGCTACAGCTGGACGCTGATGCTGAAGATCTACGCGGACAACATGGATACGGTGGAAACGCTCATCATCCAGGCGAACCGTTCGTCGGATCTGTCGACCACCTCGGGTGGTACGGCCCAGCAGCTGATCGCGACCTAAGCAATCCACGGGTGGGGGAGCTACGGCTTCCCCTCTAGCTGACATTCTTAAGAACAGGAGTTTTACATGAGCCGTATCGCACAAACGCTGTTGCCGCAAGGTTACGCGTTCGGCGCTGGCGTGAATATCCCGATGGCGGATCTGCAGTATTCCGCTCAAATGGGTTACGCACCGGATCTGACGGAGTGGGTCGGTAATCAGGCGTACGTGCGCCGGAACCTGATCGCTCTGTTGATCGAAGCCCCGACCGCTTTCTCGGACCTGCCGAACCCGGACTACTGGATCGGCACGCTGCGCGCCCTGGTCGAGCTGCACCCGCTCACCATCACGGGCCTGAGCTCCACGCTCACGGTCGACACCACGGACGGCAACCCCGTCGGCGGTGGCGGTCAGGTGCAAGAAGAATTCACCGACGTGAAGGAAAGCCGTTCGCAGCCGAACTTCCGCTGGAACGAAAAGTACGGCATGCCGATCAACCGCTTCCTGCGCGGCTGGATTCAGTACTGCATGATGGACCCGAACAGCAAGGTCGCCTCGATCAACACGATCGCGGGCAACCAAGTCACCGACATGCTACCGGACCGTTACACGATGACCTGCGCGTTCATCGAACCGGACCCGACCCATACCAAGGTCAACAAGTCCTGGCTCGTGACGAACATGTTCCCGAAGACCTCGGGCGAAGTCACTGGTCAGCGCGATCTGAACAGTGGCGGCGAAATCGTGGCGTACGACGTCGAGTTCGCAGGTATCGCGCAGTTCGGCCTGGGTGTCGACGCGTTCAACCAGACGCTGCTCAACGGCATCAACATCACGGGCGCGAACCCGTACGAGCGTGCACCGTTCGTCGATTCGATCGCCGCTGATGTGGCCAACTGGGGCACCTCGAACTACGCTCAGGGCATCAGCGACCTCGCTGCTGGCGCTGCGCAAGTTCAAGCCGGTCTGACCGGTAGCGATTCCCTCTCGGTGAACGTCACGTTCTAAGACGCGAACCAAAAAAAGAGTGATAGCGGCATAGAGCCCAAGAGACCCGCAAAGGTCTCTTGGGCTTTTATGCTGTTATGCCGTTAACGCGGATAGAGGCGTTTGAACTGCTCGGTGCGCTTGTAGCACTTCTCCTTCAAGCTGTACTCCATGTTGCCAGGAGCGAGCTGGTTGTACAAGCCCAGATCGTTAGAAGCCTGCGGTTTCGAGATACCGAAGTAATCTTCAATCAAGCCACGCCGAACACTGCCATAGTGGTCCAGCACCGTATCAATCAGACGAATGCGTTGCTCAACCGCATAGTTCAGTTTGTCCATATTCCTCCAGTTGTTCGCGTTGTATTAAGCCGTTTCGATTTCTTCTTCCTCGAGTGGCTGATTTTCCAGCCACTTGTTGGAGATCACCTTGAACGAACGACCCGTGACATGGTTCTTCATCACGAGGCCTTCACGCAGCTTGGTGGACCCTGTAGCGAGCAGCGCTGACGGGCCGTCGGCGAGCTTCAGCAGTGCCTTGATGTCAGCGGGCAGCTTGATGCGTGCGAGCTTCGGGTCGACCGGGATATATTTCAACCCCAGGTACGCCGCGATCGCTTTGGTTTCATCTGGCGTAAACCGGTAAGTGCCGTTGCCATAAGCACGGTACACAAAGAACTGATCGACCGGGAAACCTTCTGCGCCACCATTGAACGATGGACCGACCATTTCACCCTGGATAGCGACGATCTTGCCGTGAGCGAATTCCAGTCCGATACCTTTGGCAATCGACACATCCATCATCAGTGCCTTGTTCAGCGCTTTCAGATTGGTGGTGATGTCGTTGTTGATCATCCAACGCACGAGCGGCACACACTTCGGATCGTACTCGGTCTTCCAGGTCGGCACCGGGCACGCACCACCACGTAGTCGCCGTGGCACGAAGCGCATCCAGTCCGACAGATAGACCCGGAACGATTCCTTCCAGGTGTAAGGGACAGCTTCCGTGCGCAGCGAGAAGTTACGTTGCGCCAGCCCAATGGAACCGTCGTCCAAATCTTGGTAGGCCATGGCCGACTCCCCGTCGAGCTTGATCGAGCCTTCCCAGTCATCACCTTCTTCCACCAGACGCGGGTATTCCTTGCCCAGGTTCTGTACGCGCTCCTCATCGGACTTCACATGACCGCGCGGGAAGTCTTGCAGACCGTCGACGAGAATCCCCTTGATCAACTTCATGCGCAGCTTCCACCACCAGCTGTTCGTACCGCGCCCGCCTGCACCAGATTCTTCGGCTAGACGCCGCAGGTATTGCTTGTACTCGACCGGGTTCACGTACTTCAGAATGCCGAGCTCCTGCGTGATGTTGACTTCGTCCTCGCCGTGCGCGGCTGCGGTGGCGGCTTTCAGCAACGCTGGGATGCTTTGTAGGTTCTTCAGCTGCATGAGCAGACCCTGCGAGAGCGTCGAGCGCAGCTTGAGCGTCTTGATCACGGCGTATTCCTTCTCGCCGTTTTCCATGTCCTTCTTCACCAGCAGGTACTTCTTGTCGAAGTCCCCCCAGACCGGCGAGTCAAGCGGCACGGCCGCATCGATCTCGAAGTACACCGCCGTCTGTCCGACCTGATACAGGTCTTTCTCGACCACACACTCCCAACCCCCGACAACCGCAATTTCCAAACGGTCGGCTTTCTTGATCGGCTTGATCTCATCGATCTTGACGATACGGGCGAGCGCCCGCGTTTCTTCTTTTACGAACGGCATTGTAATTCTCGTTTTAAGGTTTCGGAAAATGATCTTTGGTGATCTCACCCATGATGCGCACGCGCCAGCCCATGGACTCAAGATGGTTCTTCGCGTGCTGGATGAAGAGGTGCCGGTGGCAAAATGCCCCAGCCGGACAGTAGCACCCATAGGCCGCGTACGGATACACGGAGAGCCGATCCCACACTGCCCGATGCAGGTCCCGCGACTCCACCATCTTGTCTTCGTAGAGTTCCGTGTAGCTCTGCTCGTTCAGGCGCCCATCCTTGTACGCCTTCACATTCTCCCAGTCCGGTGCAAACGCCAGAACCCCTGACTTGGCCGTGGTGTCAATCAGTTTGATGTGATCCACGTCCCGACCAATCAGGGAGGGGTTTTCAGCCCCAGCTGGGTCGGCGGTAGCCGGTGATGGGGTCGATGACGTCGTGCTTGACGTTGCCGAATCCGAGGGTGGGGTCGACGACGCCGTCGGGATTGACGTCAACACGGCGTTCGATGTCGCGCTTCGTGCGCGCAGCAGCCTGTGCTGCCCAAGCTGAATTGTCCAGAGAAAGAACTGCGGGGTAGGACTTGGGGATGCTGGTGTGTCGGTAGACGAGATGGCGGATGCGTCCACAGGTCGGACCTCCCGTACGGTAGTTAAGGGATTCCCAGTCCGTGCGCTCGAGCACGTAACCGTTTGCGTCCAGCGACGCTTCGTCGAAGAGGACTGCGCCGACGACTGCGCCTTCGGGTGCCTTCTGGTTAAAGAGCTGCGCGATGTGGATGCGACTCACGAAGCCAGTGAGGCTCGGCGTGTTACTGCGCTGCACCAGCCGGTGGATCGCGCTGTGCTGATAGTCGACCAGCCAGTGCTGGGTTTCGAGATTGGACACTTCGCCCAGATAGAGCTGGTTGTCTTCGCGATAGGCGTTGATCAAGTCGGTGCTCAACTGACCATTGTGGTCAATCAGGTGGGAAATCGCTTGCGTCGCATTACAGGCGCTATACGCCTCTTCTGCACAATGCAGCACCTGACCCTGCAAGACGTTCTTCAGACGGCTCAGAGCGTGGTTTAAGAGCGCCGGAGCACCATCCTTGTACACGGGGCGACCCGCTTGGTCCAAAGTGATGATCAACTGCACGTTTTCTTTGCGGTTTTGTTCTTTCATGGTCCCTGCAACAACAAAAAATAAAGATGTCACAAACTCCCAGGGGCCGAAACCCCTGGGAGCGTTCTCAGCTACTACCCCCGTAAACGGAAGCGGCGCTCGCTTAGTCGCTCAGCGCCGACGCGGCGATGTCCGTCAGGTGATCACGCACCTTCTTGAATTCGCCACGCGATTGCGACGCGCCGTAGAAGTCGAGCTTCATCGAGCCGGTGCCGAACTTGGTGGTCGGCTCCTGGCCCGGTGCGCGCACTTGCGACGAGCGCTCGAAGACGCCTTCGAACTTCGACTTGCCGACCGTCGGGAACGTGGCTTGCACTTCGTTGACGGTCTTGTGCTTCTTGAAGAAGTCGACGCCGGTTTCGCCGAGTGCCAGGAACGATGCGGCGGCGAAGCGCGTGTTGTGGTTGTCGATTGCCAGCACGGTGTCGGCGCTCACGCCTTCGGGCAGCAGTTCGACGTACACGCCCTTCAGCTTTTCCGGATCGGCGAGGCCGGTCTTCGGATCGAGCTTGATGTGCTGCTTGATCTTGTCGGCCAGTTCACGCGTTTCCGGCTTGAAGACGATGGATTCTTTAACAGTCGTGGTCATGATGCATTTCCTTGTTTATCGGATTTAAGAAAGAGAGTGACTACTGGAGTCCTTGAGCTCAAGAACTACTACTTGCTTCGAGCGTACTGGTTGCCGCCGGAAGGCTGCCGAGAAATCGTCGGGCGGCTCCCGTACGGCTTCCGCGGCGTTCTCACCTCAGTGCGGTTGGAGGGCACCGAGTTGAACTTGTCGGCCAATGCTTCCACTGCCGCCGGGGCTGGTGCCACCGGCGTGTCGATGCGCGCAGCTTTGAGCGCGGGACTGGAAAGGATGTGGCCGGAGATGTGGGTCTTACCTTTGGCAAGGTCGCGACTGACTTGATCACGCCCGCCGAAGACGATGAACTTGCCTTCGAGTTTGAAGAAACTGATCGTGCCGCCATGGAACTGCGGACAGTCTTGCGAGAGGTCAATCATGGCAAGCGCTGCGTCGGAGAAGTTGATGTCTTTCACCTCGACAGAAGCGATGCTACCGGAGCCAGCTTTGGCCATGACTTTGGTCAGCGAGTACTGCTGGTCTTTGAAGGTCAGGATGACTTTCGAAATATCTTCCATGATGGGGGTACTAAATTCCTCAGGTTTAGGGCGATTTCATTATCGCATAGCAGGAGGCACACACGTAAAATAATCCACGCATTTGAGTGCTTCTGGTTTTGCTCATGTTAGTAATATAGGTCTAACAAATCTTTGAATCATGCGTCTTTGTACGGTTTAACGGCATAAACCCCAGGGTTTCCCCTGGGGCTCACTTACGGTGGTGTCACCACTGCAAGAAGGCGGGCTTCTTCGCCCCTTCGGTTTCAGTCGTGTCCCAACCCATGGCTGAGAACAGTTCCTGCCCCGTCAAGATGGCTGATTCCTGAGCCACCCCGTACATCGAGTTGCGCTTGATCCCGCGCTCGATCTGACCCCGGCTAAAGAGGTGGTCAAAGTCAAGCGTGTTGCGATCGCTCGCGCCCACGTGCGCTCCTTCCAGTGCCGGTGCCTTGAACTTCTCGGCGGCCGCCAGTCCGGGTTCCAATACTTGGTCCCAGGTGACGATGGTGCGCAAAATGCGCTTGCAGGTGCCACGGTCCATGAAGTCATCGGTGAACGCCCGAATCGAGAAGCAGACGTTCTCGTTCGGATTGTCCAGCGATCGACGCAGCTGCTCGCCATGGGGACCCGACGGATAGACGCGCGAGATGATAGCGATCACGGGGTTACCGTGGTCATCTTTCACCCGATCGAAATCCAGGTAGATCTCCTTGTGGTGGCAGCACACGTTGTCTTCATAGATCGACATCACGCGCTGTGCAAACTGCTCTTCACTCATGCCAGGCAGTGGCTTGGGATGACCCAGCTCACCGCGCAGCACGCCGCGCTTCACGCGTCGCATGAAGGTGCTCGAGCCCTCGAACAGATCACGGGCTTGATCGTACACGTAGTACTGACCAATTGAGTTGAAGACGTTCAACGCCCCGACCACTAGTTCGTAGTAGCCGTTGTCGTCTTTCTTCAACACCCCGCTCTTGTTCGATGCCGCGAGTGCCGTACACGCGAATCGAATTTGATTGCCCATTGTGTTCTCGACTTGTTGACTTATGCTCGCAAGAGAGACTCGATGCGCTCCACGCGATCCGCCGGATTCACGAGAGCAGACACCAGAGCATCTCCAAAGTACGACCCTGCAAGCTTGTTGGTCGTATTGGTCGCTGCGTACTGCACTGAGCGCAGCGGAATGAACGCAGGCTTCACGACGCTGAGCTGGGAGAGGTCTTCGATCGTGGTCCGGTAATACTGGTTGCGATCCTTCTCCGAGCGCGAGATCATCGAAATGATCAGCTCCGTGACTTCCTGGTTGGCCCCGATGTTGGCTCCGGCATGATACAGCGCCGTGTCGAAGATTTTCCCGAGCTCCAGATAGCCCAAGTACCAAGGTACCCGGCCCTTCGAGATGATCTCGTCGTAGATTTTGTACACCAACACGTCGGTCTTCACCAGATCCGTGCTTGTGACCACGACGCTACCCGCATCGAAGCTGAACTCGTAATACTCATCCCCGTCGATTTGTATCTTCAGGGTCGCCGTCGGTTCGATGGGCAACATGGCATTCACCATGGAGACGCCATAGTACACATCTTCTACGACAATCGCATAGATCCCCACAATGTAGGTTTCAATGCCGATCTGAGCGAGGCCCCGTTCTGCGAAGCGCACCGGTAGATAGATCTTTACCGGCTTCTTGCACACGAGGCTCCCGTTTGGAAGTTCTTCGAGGTAAGCCTGGACCCGTTTGGGATCGCGAATGAGTTTACTCACGTCCATGACTTACCCCCGCGCTTAGATGGATTGCTTGAAACCCGCGTCGACCACTTGCAGCTGCGAGCCGACCCACCAGGCGACGTATTCGATCACCGAGATAGCGGCCGCTTCACGCACTTCGAGCGACGGGTTCTTCTTCTTGATGCGATCGATCCCAGCGAGGATACGCTCGGCTTCGGTCTTCGAGAAACGCGAGCGGCACACGAGCTTCAGGCCCAGCGTGTAGAGGCATTCCAGATCCGACTCGACCACGTCGTCGAGCAGCTCATCGAACTTGGCCGTCGTCGCACCAACGTCGAGATTCGCGAGATCTTCCTCGGCGAGCTCACGCAGCTGACGACGAAACACCGTCGAGAGCGCTTCCTTGGTACGGGCGAACTTGCGGTTCGCTTCGACCGTGGCCGTCAGCGCAGCATGGTTGTCCCACGCACGCTTGAGCGTCCCAGCGTTCGCTTCGATGTCCTCGAGCATCACGTACGGGTTCGACTGCAGCAGATTCCCGAAGAGCACTTCGTTCTCGCCGCCGTTCTCGATGTACTGCTTGTAGAGCTGCGGGTTGACGACGATCTCGTTGCTGGTGAGGCTGATCACCAGCGCACCTGCCGATTCGGCTTGCTCGTAGGCATTCAGTTCCCGGCACAGGAAGGCCGCAGCTTGATCGCGGAAGTCCGCCATCAACGTTTCGTACTGCTGCAGGCTCATCGTGATCCCGTCGAGCGGGTTGTCGATCAGCTTGCGTGCGAGCAAGAAGATGATGAGGGCGTTGTCCACCCCGCAGTCGGGCGAATTGAGCAGATCGACGAAGCGATGCACGCGCGCGTCGTTGATGTCGGCTTGCTGTTGCTGGAAGGCTTTCGCCCACACGTCGATCAGGCAGCCGTCACCCAGCGTGGCCGCAAACTGTTCGATGTCAGCATCGAGCGAAGCCGAACCGGTCTTCATCAGTTCGACGATTTCCGCACCGGTTTGATCCGGCAGGTTGAAATTGAGCGCCGGGGAATCCAGCGGCGTTTCTTCGAACTTACGCACCATCGCGTCGAACGCGGTGTTCGTGAGCGGCGCGGGCAGTTCGTCGATGCGCACTTCCATGCCGAGCAGTTGGCTCGGGGTGTGCTGCGACAGAATATCGGTTACACGCGTCACCAGATCATCCACGGCCGGAGCCACGACTTCCTTGGCAAACTTCACATGCGACTGCACCGCCGGGATACAGACTTCGGCGATCTGGTCGAACACGTTGTCGTGATCCGAGTCTCCAAAGACCGGATCTTTGATCGCAGCCGAAGCCGCGAGTTGTTGCAGGTCGACCTTGATCGTTACGCCATCGTGCGAGGACGTGACGGTTTCGGGACTGCGGGTGCGGTTCACCAGCATTTCCAGCGGCGTGTCCGCACGCGGCAGCACCAGCAGCTTGCGCTGGTCAAAGCGTTCGGCCAGCGGCAATGCGCTCTCGAGGGCTTGAATGCTCAGCATGTTATTCGGCTCCCAGAACTTTGCCCGCGCTCTCTTGGAACTTGAGCTGAGCCAGATTGAAAATCGTGCCGCGCGTGAGGGGCGACCCGTCGATGGTGTCCGCTACGTCGTTACCGACGACTCCCTGGACGATAGCCGCAACCAACTCAGCGGCATTGCCAAGTGTTGCGACGGTCCGATGCGAATCTTGCAATTGCATAGCTTTTCCTGTCTAGTAGACGTAAACGTTGAAAGGACGTGAAAAAAGGCCGAGTAGGTCACCCTCACCGCAATGAGGGCAACCACACTCAGTTAGCTCTTGTAGGCAGCGACTGCTCGTTTGGCAATCACGTCCAGCAGGGTAGTGGTGGTGCCAATGATCGCAGGGCTATTCACAATACGATCGTAGACACTCTTGTAACCGAATACGCAGTCGATGACTGTGCCCGACTCCGTCTTCAGTTCGTTCTCCATCACCTTACCGAACACCGTCTTCATCTGGTTGGCAAACACACCCTTGTCACCGACCCCTGCGCTCACATCGGCCGTGATGTAGATCTGAATCGCCACTGTATCCAACGCCAGTGGTTCTCCATCGACCCGGAAGCCCTCGTCGGTACTTCCCGTGAAGCCCTTTCGTCCAGCGGACTTATGGCGCTTCGCCATCTCACGATCCGACATGTTCGTCAGTTGCCGCAGCGACTCCGACATGTCCTCTTTGTCCCCGTGATAGAAGACTTCAATGCGCTCGACCACGCCTTTGGTCTTGGAGAGCGGCACCTGAGCAGACAGATTGCGCAAGGTGTCCAGCGACTCCTCATCAAAGAGGTGATTGTTCGCGGTGACCGCGTCCTCGATTATGCATAAGATGTCCTCGCTGCCCACGCGCTGGCCGGTTTTCACCAACCGATGCACGGCTTGATCGAAGTTCACCACGATCTTACGCACCTTGGTGGTCTTCGTGGTCAAGAGACCCGACACCCGTTTGCTAATCGCCGAGGAGTCTTCCAGGGTATCGGTCGACTCCAACAGAACCGTCTTGACAATCGTCCCAGCCTTCCACACCACCTGATTCGGATTGAGCGTATCACGCTCGAAGAATCCCGTGTTGTGACACAAGAGGTCGCCTGCCTTAAACGTCTGTCCTTCCTGCACGTCTGCCACCACTTCATGCGCAACGGTAAGACCCGCTGCGTTACCATAGCGACGCCCCAGCTCGATTCCCTTGCGCGTACCATCAGCGTACTCGATCACCATGCCGGTGTCCGAGACACTGATCACCTTGCCGTCCTTCTTGGCCGTGTAAGCGTAGAGGTCCGAGGTCCGGTGAGCGAGCACCTGTTCATACCCAGTGCGCACCGAGGCTTGCGTGTAACCCGCGCAGGCAATCCCGTGAGAATGCTGAATCCCCACGAAGTTCACCCGCTTCGCATCATCGCGATCCGAGCCCGGTGACAAGAGCGCGGCAGTTGAGAGCAGAGCAGTCGCACCCGTCACCCCAATCTCGTACGGATTGGACGTCCCACGCAGCGAATTAAACTGCGGGTCCGCTGACAGGTAGGTGTTGATGGCCACGTCCGAGCTGTCCTTCGTCGACTCAGAGATAGTCCCCATGTCGTTGCGATGGTACTGGCGCGTGCGCTTCGTCATCGAGCGGCTGCCTCGACCCCCTGTGCCCGAGAATGTGACTGCTTCCACGTCCTTCAGGTTTTCCACCGGGTTGATGTCCGACACCTGGTTCTTGGCCGGGTCGGTCTGAATCGCCGTCCAGACTGCGTACGGGTTCAGGTCGATCGGATGCTTGTTCTTGCCCGGCCGTCCGTTATGAATCCGAATCGCCCGAATCAGTTCAGCATACACGGCACCGGCCATGCGCTCGTAGCCCTTGATCCGCATGTACTTCGGATCGAGCTCATCAGGGTGGGTGTCCGAGAGTAGCATCTCCACCGAGCGCACCAAGAGACCCTGGAAGGTCAACGGCTCTTTCATGCCCTGCAAGATTTCCCGTGTGATCGGATCGATAAACATCTGGTACATCAAATCGATCTCACGCAGATACCGCTCCGAACGTCCATTGCCTTCGAGGATATTCAGATAGACACCGCGTCGATCAAACTCGAACACGCTGTAGTTACGGATCTGCCGGTGGAACTCGTTAAAGCCCCCGAGAATCATCGCTGCGAAGGTGTTATCGCGCGGGAAGATCAACGTCTCATCCGAGAACGCAATCGCGTACTCGTTGTCTTGCAGGTTCAGACGCTGACCCGCGTTCACACGCCGTGCCGTCACCTTCAACGCCCGCATGAGCTTTTCCAAGCCCATCTGGTAACCCAGCACCACGGCCAGCGGAATCGTACGACCCAGTACCTTGAGCTCCGCAAACTCCACCGGGGCTTTCTTGGCTTCCAGATCGAGCAACTCCTCAAGCGGCGGGATAGCGTCACCCGTCACCAGACTGACACCGTCTTTAAGCGTCGCCAGGAAGAAGTCCCCCTCGCGATCCATGACGATGTACTCGCCCCCTTCGGCTTGACCACACACCAGACGGCCACCTACTTCGAGCGCCTTGACCACGTCCGGGCCGTAGAGCTTGTCGCGCTTGGAGTGATCAAAGAGGAAGTTAAGCTTCTTCGGGAAATGGGCCGAATCCACCGTGAAACCGCGAAAGCCCATCGACATCGAGGAATACAGACGCGGGGCTTCAAAGAGGTTATCGAACACGTCACCCGGATGCAGATTCACCACCGTGGTGTTCTCGTTATCCAGCCCCATCGCCATGATCGCATTACGCAACCACTGTGCCCGGTCATTCACCCGCTTTTCGCTACGCGACACAAACACCTTACCGTAGTAAGAGGTGAGGGCCACGCGGTCCGGTGCGATCTTACGGATCGGCATGTCACCCTTTTGCTTACGGATGCGATAGCGTGTGCCGTTAGCCATGTAAGTGCCATCGTCTTGCAACAGCGGCAGCTTAAAGTGCAGCGTCGAAGCCGTGCCTTGGACCGGCACAATCCGCACGTGGTACATCACGTACGAACCCATCACGTCATCCACTTCTTCGCGCTCGTAGGACGTCACGCAGATCCCAGCGTTTTGCAACGCCAGGACCATCCCTGCCACGTCCTTTTCCAGCAGCGTTTCGATGTAGCGCTGATCGAACTCCAGCAGCGACGACTTGAGCATCGTCTTATCCAGCACGGTCGGAATGTCCTTGATGGAGGGTGACTTATCCATCTTGGTTTCGTGCGGCTGCACTTGCGAGAAGTCGTGCAGATTACCTTCGCCCTTGGGCGCAGGCAGGTTCTTGGGGGACTGAGCCAGTTGCGTGAAGCGCCGATACTCAGCCGCACTCACCATGCCGTCATCCGCCAGCCGATTGAGTAGCGCAATCACGCCGTCTTCGGGTTGCGGGACGTCATTGAGCTCAACCACTTCCACCGGATGCGGAATCTCACCCGCACCCACTGCGACTGCTTGACGACTGAGCTTATCGAGCTCTTGCAGATCCTTTTCAATCTGCGCGTCTTCAGTCGGGTCAAAGACAAAGTCCTCGGCCTTTTCAGTAGGCGTGAATTCATCGGTCGGGGTGCTCGTGGCCGCATTCGTCTTCACCGCCGTGGGCTTGAGAATCGCCTCGCCGGTAATCGGATCGACCTTGGGAAGACTGCCCGTTTGCTTGAAGGTCGGCAAGAGACTCTCGTCTTCCTCGTCGCCCTTGTCTGCATCGAACTGTTCATCAGGGTCGTAATGCTGCGCTTCTGGCACGCCATCGGCGTTCGCGTCTTGCGCATCCGCTGCCTGGATCGACTCTTCGTCTTGCGCCGCGTCTTCAGCTTCCGGACCCACATCAGTGCGCACTTGAAAGAGCGACATCGACATGCGCAGCAAGCGCCGTTGCATCTGCACCGGCGACAATCCCTTCTGGTTCGCTTGCGGGTTCGCCGCGAGCTCTTCCTCGGTTGCCACACGCCAGCGATTGATGACACCTAGGTTCACCACGAACCAGCGACCCGATTCCGTGAAGATCAGATTCACGCGATCCAGATGCTCATCATTGACGTTGGCAATCAACGAGCTATGACGCGCGTCACCGGCCCACTTCCACAGCTCGAGCAGCATCAGGGCTTCCGGTGTATGGAACACCTTAAGCGTACGCTGGTTCATCGCCTCCATCGAGACGCTATCCACATAGTGGGGCGAGGCTTGCACCAGGTCCAGATACTCCTGATCGACGGACTCCAATGCCAGCTTGATGCCTTCACTGGCGTAGCTCAGCACGTCGCCTTCGATAAGCGACTCCGAGGCAATGCGCAGATCGGTCAAACCCGGCAGAATCTTCGGCAGTCGAATCTCGATGAACTGGTGGCGGGTCGAGTCTTTCGCCAGATCGCCAATGCGCTTCCAGACCGTGGCCGCAATATTGTACCAGCGGTTGTACTCAGCAAACATCGAACGCTGATAACGGTAGAGTCCCGCCAGAAAGCCGTAGTTCATCACGAACGGGACATTCACATCACGCAGTGCTGCGTTCAGGTTAATCTGCCGACGAAACCGACGATGATGCTGGTGGTACTTGCGAATCTCCGTTTCCACCGGTACCGCCACGCGCCGCGGCATGCCCTTGTCCGAGAGCAACTCGATCTGGTGCATGATCGGAATGGGCCGCGCCACATGCCGAAAGAGAAATTCATCCGAACGCGGGCCGATGTCCACCGCGCTTTCACTCACGTAGTGAAAGATCGACTCACGCGGCAGCTCCAGCAAATCGAGCTTGGGCATGGGCGGGTTCGTCAACTGCGAAGCCGTACGCACGCCAAAGCGTCGAAAGAAGTTGTTGTAGAAAATCATGAATCGTAACCTGTCAGATTGTGGAACACCAAGGACACGGTCGAGACTTCGATACTGGACATGAAGGAGCCGTCGGTACCGACATAGGCGCGCTTCTTACTCAGGTGTGCCTTGACTTCCGCGATGGATTCGTCCGAATACGTGACGTTACCCGAGGCGGTATCGCCGTCAAAGTCCGCGCCCAGTTTGCCAAGCTTGGCCGAGTGCGGCACCAGTGAGTTGATAAACGCACCGCCCGTAATTGGGAACTGATACGCCACCGGCGCATCCAGTCGTAGTTGCCACTGCTCATCGAGCTCCTTGCGGACCTCAGCCTTAATCGTCGTCTTCACATAGGCGAGCGACGGATAGATCGAGCCCACCCCGGTCACCGGGTAACGCGTCACAAAGAGCGGCAAGCCGTTGATGGCCTGGAAGGTCGACAGATAGAGTAGCTCACAAAACGTGAGTGGCGTCACATCTTTGCGACTGCGCTCAATGGGCACATCACCAATGTCCTGGAAGATCTTGTAGGTCCCGTCCGGGCCCTTGTAGATCAGACCCAGGTAATAGCCTTCAATCTCCAGCGCCTTATGGCGCAGGTCCTCGTCCCCAAATGACGTGATCACCTTCTCGATGCCTTCGTTGGTCATCCAGCGATCGTAGCTTTGCGTCTTGAGGGTGACTTCGACTGGGCGCAGCGTCTTCTTGTCAATCAGCTTGACTGGCCGACCCACTTCAAAGAACACTTTGGAGAGAAAGCCGTTGCGAATGTTGTACATCGCAATCGGGCGCGACGCTTTCAACATCTGGTACAGGCCGATCACCGTGTTGTTAAAGCCCACTGCATCGGGCGCGCCCAGATAAGGACTGGACGTATCCATTGCGGTAATCACGTTACGCGTACCGTCCTGAATCCGTCGACTGGCCCACTTGCCCATCAGCAGCTTCTTCTTGCCCTGCACCATATTTTCCAGCATGTCGTACAACTGGTTAAAGGTGAGCTGCAAGTTATAGCGCGCGGTGTTGATCACTTCCGGCGCAGTCTTCACCGACGCTTCGGAGATGGTGTTGGAGATCGCCAGCAGCTTGCGGTAAAAGGTGTTGATTTCATCCATCTGCACCCGACCACCATCGAGCTCCACGTCGCGCATCCCCGCAGGCATCACGATCACTTTGCTCGTGAGGGCCACGCTCTGGAACTTCTTCAAGAGCGACACATTCATTTCCCGTGTCACACTCTTGGTGTCACCGAATTCGATGAGCTTCCAGTATTCCAGAAAGAACGCGTAGCCGGTGCGACCGGTAATCGAATTGCTGCGCTCAAAGTCTTTGGTTTCCGGATTCCATACGGCGTACTCAGTGCCTGCCATAATCGCGGCATAGAGACGCTTGAGCTGGGCGAGTGCCCGATAGATCACCGGGTGGAACACCGGGGCCTTGATGTCGATAAACGAAAAGCGCTGACTCCGGCGCTCATCCCCGACTTTGCCGAAGATGCTCACCGAGAAGAGTCCGCCTTCATCGAAGTTGTGGGTCGCGCCATCGAAGATGTCCTGTTTCGTAACAGGCTTCACCCCCACGAGCTTTTTCTCCGTGAGTTCAAGGATACTCACGTTAAATGGCACGTCGGATTTTTGCGGCATATCTTATCCTGCGGGTTTTAAGCCCAAACCTATGAGGGGCTCACGAGCAGCCCGACATCATTGGAGCCTGTGTTTATGGCCAAGCAACAAAAATTCACGTTGAACGATTTCCAGTTCGACAAGAACCTTGACGTGCCTGATTTCGATTTCGATCTCAAGCCGCCGAAGGATAACCGCAAGCCGGTTACCAAAGTCGCTGCGGGCCTGAAAGAAGGCATCAGCCTGTCGGCTAAGAATTCTACCTTTGTCAAGGCAGTCATTGAGAAAGCCCTGCCTCGGGGATACGGCTCCGCGTATGATCTCGCCGAGAAATCGTTCGGATCGATAAAAAGTCTATACGATGATACGACCAAGGAAATCCGGCCGTTCATGAACGACTTGAAGCGCACGACGGCACGCTTGCTCCCGAAGGTGGAGCAGGCGATGCCGGACAAGCTCAAGAAGCAAGTGAAGGACTGGACCGAGACGGCCGACGCCAAGCCGGGTAGCTCGAACTATGATCCTCGCGAAGCCGAGATCAGTGCGATGCTCGCAGGCTTCGCTCAGGTGCAGTCCGAACTCCAATACAAACAAACCACTGAATCAGACACGAAGGATCGACTCCGTGAAGGCCTCGAACAAGTCCGCCATCGGGACAAGCTTAAGCAGATGGACTCGCTGCGCGTTGGCATTGCTCAGCTTGTGGATTACCAGTCCAACGTTACCGCTAACTACCATCGCAAGTCGCTCGAGCTCCAGTACCGCCATTACTTCGTTGCTGTAGACGCGCTGGAAGAAGCCAAGCGCAGCAACGCAGAGATGCGTCTGCTCCTGCAAAGTGTGGTGCACAATACGGCGCTGCCCGAGCAAGCCAAGCTCAAGGCCTCGGACACCTTTAAAGACATGGCCAAGCAACAAGCCATGAAACTGATTGGTGGCACGATCCTCGGTCGCGGCCAGGAGTTCCTGAATAACCTCACGGGCAACTTGCAGAAGAATGCCTTGCGGGGTGTGAAGAATGGCTTGGGAATTGGTCGCACCGGGCTCGACATCGCTAACGGGGTGCTCGACGCCGATGACATGGCCAAGGCGATGGGCATGCAAACCGATCCGTTCCATTCTGCCGGGATGCTGGGTGGAGCGCTGGGGACTGACTTCATTGGTCAGTGGATTGCCAAGAAGATGGCCCCGCACCTGGCGAAGATGCCGGGCGTGAAGAAGTTCGGTAACAAGCTGCAATACGGCGCGGAGAATATCCCGCAGATGCTCGGTGAATGGGCTCGCTCCTCGAAGGGGGAGAACGGCGGCTTGACCGATGGGCTGGTGCGCTTCTTGAAGATGAATGTCAAGCAGTCGCAAAAGATGCAAACCGGTCTGCAAAAGGACACGGTCGAGAGCATGGGTGAGCCGTCCTACTTTAGCCGTCAGTCGGCGAAGTCGTTGAACGAGATCATCCCTGGCTACCTCGCTCGGATTCTGCGTGAGTTGCAAGTCACCCGCACCGGGGACCCGAACGTCGAGATGACGCACTATGACTACACCAAGAACAAGTTCGACACGCAAAGCAATGTGCATACGAACGCGTTTAAGTCCCTGGTCAAAGACAACGAGCGCAAGTGGACTACCGAGTCGATCGATAGCCTGATCGATGAAGTCACCACCAAGACAGGTAAAACCCTCACCCCGGAACAGAAGAAGATTCTGGGCAGTCAACTCTTGCGCAATAACGTCAAGGGTCGACTGGGTGGCGAAGAAGTGCTCGGTAACCGGCGCCGTTATGATGGCGATGCCGCACCGCACGCTGATGCGTTTGCCGATCTGTTCAAGACGTACTTCCGCAATGATCACGATAACGAGCGCAAGCACTCGTTTGCCAATGCGTACAATGCGTTTGGTCAGTACGCGTCCGCCTCGCGTGAAAAGGTTCAGCATTTTTCCAATCTGGGCATGAACGACTTCTTGAATGAAGCGGGCCTGCTTAATGATGACGAAGATGGCGTGAAGCTCGAGCAGTTCTTTGACTACTATTACGGTAAGGACTTTAACCCCGCCACGGGCAGTACCGCGAATGGTTTTCGTCCCGCTCAAGCTGGGGCGGCTGCAGCTGCTGTGGGTCCGCGTCGTCGTCGGCGGCGTGGCAATGCAGGCAGTATTGGTCGCGCAAATCGCGGTGGGGTGCATCAAGCCCTGTCTCAATTGGCGGCCGGTCCCGTCCCGTCCTTTGCAACGCCTGGTCTGATTACGCCGAGCTTTGTACCGACGACTGCCAATGCGGGTGCCTATAGCCCGCAACCGAACGCCGCGGTCGGCACGCCCAAGTATCGTCAGCAGTTGGCGAACTACTTGCAAAAGCTGGGAGTACCGGTTCAGCAAGTCAATGCGTTGGTGGAGCAAACCGTCTCTGCCATGGGGGCAACGGCGCACAGTGCAGTACAAGGTGCGGCAGGTTTGCAGGCTGCGGGTACGCAACGCGCTGGCGGATTCTTTAGCAATGCACGAGATCATGCGCGTGAGTTTGCTAACCGGACGGCCTCGGGTGCACGCGCACTGCATGAGAATGCCAAGAACCACATCGAGACGCTGCTCGAGAAACTCTCCGAAGGCGTAGGGTCCATTAGCGACGGGATCAAGGCCATCCAGGAGCGCTTTGCCGACGCACTGCCCGTGATGGTGGTGGGTAACGCTGCAGATGGGTCGATCCCGGCAGGTGCTGCAGGTACGGGTGGCAAGGTACGCTGGTGGAACAAGTCCATCAAGGACGGCGTCAAGAGCCTCGCCTCGGGTGCATGGGGTGGCATGAAGAATGCAGGCAAGCTGGGTAACTGGCTGGTCGGCAGTAGCTTCGGTGGTCTCTTCGGCACGGCGAAAGCGGTGGGCGGTATGGCAACCGGCCTGGCAGGCAAGGTGCTTGACAAGGCCCGCGGCTTTAAGGACGTGTATTCGGAAGAAACGGGTCCGCGTAAGGTCCTGCTCTATGCGGCGCGTCTGAAGGCTGGTGAGTACTTCGATGTCAAGACGGGCAAACCCGTCAGGACCTGGCGCGATATTCAGGGTGCTGTGGCCGATGCCTCAGGCATTGTCATGACCGAGGAGCAGGCCTCGACCGCCTATGTGCGAGAAGGGCTCGTTAAGAAGGCGCTAAGGGGTCTGGGTGCCGGTGTCAAGGTCGCCAGCAAGCTCGGTAGCTTCCTCGGTGGCAACCTCTTGGGCGGCCCTCTGGCGGGCTACAAAGCGATCGCTAAACTCGGCGAGCTGGCCATCAAAGGCGCACTGGGTTATGCCAATGGTCCGCAAGATGTGTACGTGTTCGATAAGGATCATCCGAAGCGACTGCGTAAGGCACTGGACGCGAAGACCATGCGCGCAGGCGGCTATCACTCGGCGGTCAATGACAAAGCTATCAAGAGTCCAAAAGACATCGATGGCGAAGTCTACAACTACAAGGGTGTCACGGTACTCGACGAAGAGGAATTCAAGCGCGGTCTGTATGACAAGAACGGCAACCCGCTCAAACACGGGGTAGCACGCATTCTGTCAGGCGCCACGAAGATTCTCGGCGGTGGGTTCGGCGCACTTAAGTGGTTGGCCGGAGGGGTGAACCAAGGCATCGGTCATGCGTTCGGTCTGGGTAAGGGCATGTTCAGTGGCCTGGGTGCTCTCTTTGGTAAGACGGGGATTTTCTTTGGTGGCGGCAAGAAACTGATGTCAGCCGTGGAAGAGATTCGTGACTTGCTCAAAGACCGCCTGCCTGAACGGCACATCATCCGTAAGGGCTCGATCGAGGACCAGCACAAGTCGCGTAAGGAACAGCTCGAAGAGGAGTGGAAGAAGCACCTGGGGCAGAACGGCCAAGGCGATGACGGCCAGAAGAAGGGCGGTATTCTCAGCCTGCTCAGTGGCCTATTCAAGCGCAAGAAAAAGAACGATGACGAAGACGACTCCAAGGGCGGTCTGGCCGATGGGATCGAATCCGCAGTCGAACAAACGATTGCTGACAAGATCCTGGGCAAGATTCCTGGGGGTAAACTCCTGCGCAAGATTCCGGGCCTGGGGCGACTCTTCGGTAAGGGCGGAGCTGGTGCAGCTGCTGGAGCCGCTGAAAACATCGTAGGTGGTGCGGCTAAGCAGGGTCTCGGTAGTCGCATCATGGGCGGTCTGAAGTGGGGCAAAGGCTTGGGTGCAGGCGTAGCACTCACGGGTGCTTCGGCACTGGCCAATGCCACCGGCCACGATACCATTGGAAAGGGGTTGGGCTATGCAGGTGATGCTGCGACTGGGTGGTCTCTTGCTTCTGGGGCTGCTGGTCTACTCGGTGTTGAAGGTGGAGCATTGGGCCTTGCAGGCGCTGCAGGCGGGGCACTCCTTACTGGACTTGGGGCGGTGCTTGCTTCGCCTGTGCTCTTGCCTGCTCTCGGTATTGCGGCTGCTGGGGCTGCAGTGTACGGCGGCTATCGACTCCTGAGCCGTAACAAGCTCGACGCGCTCTCAAAGATCCGTTACGCTCAGTACGGCTGGAAGCCCGAGGACGACGGCAATGTGCACAAGGTGTTTGCGTTGGAAAACGCATTGATGCCAGGTGTCACGTACGTCGGTGGTCAAGCGCAGATTGATCCGAAGAAGGTGGACATCAAGAGCGCCGTTGAAGGCCTGGGTGTCGATCTGCAGGATAAGGATCAGGTGCAGAACTTTGCCACCTGGTACGTGCGGCGCTTTAAGCCGGTCTTTATCACCCACCTCACTATTTTGAATAACATCAAGAAGGGCACGGCGTTGTCGGATGCCAACGATAAGTTGTCCTCAGCGGAGAAGAAGACTTTCCTGCAAGGCATTCGCATGCCTGCTGAGCCGTATAACTCGATGGTCTCACCGATTCCGGGTGAGAAGCAATTGAGTGCGGGAGCCGATGACGTGAAAGCTGTGATGGACGAGGTGCAAGCCGCCAACGATAAGGAGGTCGAGAAAGATAAGGACAAGAAGACCAACGACAAGGCGGTGAAAGCCAAGGACGAGGCTAAGCACGACGCCGCGACCAAGGGCGATAACAAGCCTGAGCCGAGCTGGATGGATAATCTTAAGTCAGGCATCAGTAACGCCTGGGATAAGACCAAACAGTTTGCAGGCAATGCGTGGGATGCGACAAAGAGTGCTGCCAGCTCAGTAGGCTCGGCTGCGTCGAGTCTCATCTCGGGTGCAGGCGACGCCCTGAAGTCAGGCTACCAGGCGGCAAAGGGCGCAGCCGGTAAGATTGGTGCGACCCTCACGGCTTCGGCCTCGGCCATTAAGGGTGCGTTGATTGCGGCGATGAAAACCGCAGGCATGAGTGACCCGACTGAGCAAGCGATGTTCATGGCGCAGATGGACCATGAGAGCGGGGGCTTTAAGTCCCTCTCGGAAAATCTGAACTATCGACCCTCGGTGCTCGCGAGTCTGTTTAAGTCGCACTTTAATGGTGAAGGCGATGCTGCCAATGTGGCTGCTGGTGGTCCGCAAGCAATTGCCAATCGGATCTACGGTGGTCGCATGGGGAACACCGCGCCGGATGATGGCTGGACCTATCGGGGTCGGGGTGTCGTCCAGTTGACCGGTAAGGCCAACTACGCCAAGTACGGCAAGATGACAGGCTTGGATCTGGTGAACAATCCGGATCTCGCGTCTGACCCGGCCAATGCGGCTAAGATTGCGCTGGCGTACTGGAAGGATCGGGTGTCTTCAGCGGCTGCGAAAGCAGGCGATGTGCTCTCGGTCACCAAAGCGATCAACGGTGGCACGAACGGCCTGAGCGATCGGCAGGCGAAGTTCCAGGCTTACCTCGGTCAGGCTCAGCAAGGTCAGTTAGGCGGTAAGCCCGACCCCAATGCCAAGGCAGGTGAGGCGGGTACCCAAGTCGCTTCGACGGGGGGTGCTCCGGCCACAGGTGGTGCGGGCGGTACGGGTGCGGCGGCCGCAACAGGGGCAGCAGGCGGGATCATCAAGGTCGCGGATCAGACGCCTGGTCCGGCTCCGGCATTGAAGTCAACCCCGACAACTGCGCCGGATGCTGGGCCGGTGGATAATGGCGCGAGTGCAGCAGTTAGCGCCTTGCCTGACTCCATCAATAGCCAAACCGCCGCTGCCATGGGGGGCTTCCAGAACCGCAGTAAGGATCTGGCAGCCCAGAGCCAAGCGCAGTCGCAAGATCTGGCCAAAACACTCGGTCCGGTCTCCGATGTACTCAAGCAATCGCTCGATGTCCAAAAGCAGATGCTGACGGCGTTGCAACAACTCGTGGGTTTTGCCGGTAAGCAAGGGAGCAATTCCCAAGCGAACTCGAAGACGCCGACGGGCACGCTCTCGCCTGATGCTATGCAAAGGAAGACACCGCAGCCGATGCCCTCTGCTCCGGTTTCCATGTCCAAAATGGCTTAACACGAGGGGAGCTTCGGCTCCCCTCTTTATTTCGTAGGAGCAGCCGTGGCTTCAACAGTCTCGCTGAATAATCTTGAAAAAGACGCCTCGTGGGTACGGCAGTCTTTTCTGGTGAACCTGTCTCACCTGCAACCGGTGGATCAGCAAAACCGGATCTTCACGCCGGTGAGTCTGGACTTTCAGGACACCCGCCCTGGTGGAAGTTTGTGTATCAATCCGCCGCCGCAGTTTACCCGCAACGCGGATCTGAAACCCCGCGCGCCCAACGGGAGCTGGAATCCTAACCAGGTCAACCGGGCCGGGAATACCGGCTATGGTCGCTATTACGGCGAAGCCATTGCGGCAAACTCGCAGATCATCAATATCCGTTGTGGTCTGCCGTCGTTCAATTCGTTGACGACCTTCTTCACCGGTTTCTATAACACCAGCGCAGGCACGCTGGCGCGCACAGGTCGCGCACCCTCAGCGTTTTATGAGCTGGGTCGCGCCGCAGGCTTTGTCGTCTCGATCCTGTCGTGGAAGTTGCTGGCCGTGACGCTGCTGGGTAATGCGGCGCGCTTTTTCTTGCAAAAGCCCTCGAGCAAGTTCTACTACTCGAAGCCCGCCATGCCGTTGTATTGGAATGCGGTGCAAACCATCGTCAACCAGATTGCGGTGAACATGGGGATTGTGCCACGCATTGGCGGTACCTCACTTGCTCAGCAACTGGGCGAAGGCTACCAGTTCGATGCCAAAGCCCAAACGCAGCTGCATCAGCTTTTGCCTGACATCATCAACGAAGGCGGTTCGATCAACGTCTACGCGATGGCTAACCGGGCGCAGCGGCTCGCCACCTTGCATCAGAACAACCTGAAGCAGGCGTTTAATGCCGATAACCTCGATCTGACGAGCGCGGTGCAGAAGGCCTATAGCCAGTCCTTGAAAGACAATGGCGGCACGGGCTGGAGTGATTACCTGAAGAAATGGCTGGGCTCCTCGCAGGCCATTCCCCAAGCCGCTGGGGAAGGTGGCGATAGTTCGACTACGGAGTCGCTTAATAACGACGACAGTGGTACGACGGCCCCCAACCAGGCTTACGATGCGGGCTTCTTTGAATTCCTTGGTGCGGAGATCAATGACGGCTCGGCTTTTGTCGGCTTCCGGGTCAATGCAACCGGCCCGGTGGGTGAGTCGTTTTCCAGTCAGGCTCAGGAATCGGAAATCGCGCAGAAGATCAATAGCATCTCCTCACAGGCCCGCTCGGCTGAGTTTGACCTGGCGAACGGTAACCTGGGCGGTGGGGCAATTGGCAGCATGATCACCGGCGCCTTCGGTGCAGTGGGCAATTTCATCAAGGGTGGCTTGGACTCCTTGCATTTGTCGGGTCTGGCCGCGCTGGGCGGTGCAGCGTTTGTGGACATCCCGCGTTCCTGGCAGTCGTCCGCTGCGTCCTTGCCCCGTATGAGCTACACCATCAACTTGGTAAGCCCGTACGGCAATCGTGTCTCGCAGCTGCTCAATCTCTACGTGCCGCTGGCGATGCTGCTTGCCATGACCTTGCCGATTGCGACCGGTAAGCAGTCCTACACGAGTCCGTTCCTGTGTGAGATCTTTGACCGGGGTCGTTGCCAGTCACGTTTGTCCATGGTGGAGAGCTTGTCGATTACCCGCGGTACGGGTAACACGGGCTTTAACAACAAGGGCCACGCGATGGGCATTGAAGTGAGCATTACGTTCATGGACATGTCCACGGTGCTCGCGATGCCGATCAGTCAGGGCTTCTCCTCCAATGCCACGGCAGCAGGTAGTGAGCTGGGTGCCGTTGCAGGTGGTGTGGTGGGTGCAGGTGGCGGTCCGCTCACGGCAATTGGTGGGGCAGCACTCGGGGGTGCCATCGGCGGTGCCCTTGGTGCAGGGGCAGATGCTTTGAACAACGCCGCGCAAACCATCGGCTCGATGTTCGACGATGACAATACCTTCACGGACTACATGGCGGTGTTGTCAGGCATGGGTCTCACAGATCAGATCTATTCGATGAACAAGTTCAAGCTTAACTTGACTCGGGCCATGACGAGCTGGAAGACCTGGTATAGCACGGCACACTTTGCGAGCTTTGCCGGGGATACCTTGCCGGGCAGTTTAGTCTCTGCGATCTTTGGTCGCACCGTCCGTAACTAATCGACGGCATAGAGGCCAGGGGAAACCCTGGCCCTTATGACGTTAAAACAGGCATTCAAGCTTAGTCGAACGTAATGCTCTTAGCCACGTAGCTTTGGCCGGTATCCTTGTTCGTGTAGGTACCCCCAATCTGCCAGTGACCATTGGGCCACACGTTGATGCCGTTCTCGGTCTTGACACCCGGATCGCTCAGGTCGTAAGCGCGACCCGTATCCGGATTGATCGTCTTCGGGTCCGGCGCCGGGTTGACCGTTTGTCCCGTATTGGGCGAGACGTTCGAGTAACCGGACGGTACCGTGATCGGTTGAGCCCCCGAAGCCAGTGCCAGCGGATCTTGCGTGGAGGCCGACTGACTGTTGCCCCCAAACACGGTCATCGGGAACTGCGAAGCCAGCTTGTCCGCCACGGTAGATTGCTGCACCACCCCAGCCAAAGCCATCACGTTATTGGTGCGATCCGTAGTACTGGTCACACCCTGCTGGATCACCTTCTTAAAGTCATCCGAGCCATTGGTGATCGCATTCAGATTAAACGCCGGATCGTTTTGCGTCACGTCATTACCATCAGCATCGGTAATGGTGGTTTCCCGATTCAGCGTCGCCCACTCCGGATCAACACTACTGTAGGCGCTGGTCAAGTTGCTAAAGCAGTCTGCGTAATCCACCTGATTCGTATTGGACGAGGGCGGGGGCAGGTAGTACGAGGAACTGAAGTCCGCCAGGATGTTCGGATTGTAGGCGTAGGCGCCGCGCGCGCCCAGGGTCGCACCAATCGACATCAGGCTGTGCACGTCACCACTGGCAATCACCGAAGGCAAGACCCTCGCGGTAATCTGCGCGAGCATGCCACGATCCGTAATGGCTGCAGTGAGCGAGCCGAACGAATTGGGAATCCCATAGCCGCACGAGGTTTGAATCAGGCCAGCATACAGACCGACCTTCACCCCGACGTCATTGATATTGAAGTTCGCACTGATGCCAAGCGAGTTAATGCATTCCCCGAGCGCCTGCATACCGCCCGCATAGGCCTGATCGACCTGCTGCATCACACCACCGAGTTCGGCGTAGATCTGCGTACCCACCTGACCGACCGCTTGACCCACGGCACCTTGGGCAGCCCCAATTCCAGCATTGATCGACCCGGCGATATTATCCAGCCCTGCGAGGCCAAGCGCATTAAGAGCGCCCTTGGTGACCAGCGAGGCACCGAGGATACGCGCCATGATGTCACCCTTTTGCAGCATGGTGACACCGCGCTGAATCTGCCCAGCCACCCGCAAGCCCGTTCGCAGGCCTGCCATCACCGCCCCCGCTTCCTGGGCGATAAACTTCCCGCCCCGCAACACGTCAGAGATGGAGAAGTCAAACTTCTGAAACAGATTCTGGACGTCCGTGATGATGGCATTGCCACCAGGGGGGTTGTAGACGTCCGCGGTAGCCAGCGCGTTATCCGCTGAGCCGACCCAGGCATTTTGCGCCAGTGCAGCTTGCTGCGCAGACATCGCACCATTGACACCCGTCAGTGCCGTGCTGGTGCTCGCAGCCACAGCGTTAGTAGCGCTCTGAACCGCATCGGTAATAGACGGCATGGTGGTCCTCGAAACAAAAAAAAAAGAAGAAGGGGCATAGGGGAGGCCGAAGCCTCCCCGAGCGATACAACGCGAACTGCGTTAGTGCCCGTTCCGTTCCGGATTGGGATTGAACACGTCGCTGTAGTCGGGTTTATCCGGACGACGCCCTTCCTTCATCATCGTGCGAATGCTCTCCATGCCGCGGGTGAACCAGGGAGCAATCTGAGGACGAATCGGGAAACCGGGGTCGTTGGCGCTGGCTTCCTTACCACGAAAGATGTAGTAGTGATCGAACGGCAACTCAGAAGCCACAAAGAGCGCTTTGAGATGGTCATTCTGCTCGATCTTGAAGTAGTTCGCCTCCATAATGATCTGGTGAAAATTGGCGATCCAGCGCACCCCCAAGTTGCGCGTCTCGCGCTTGGCCGTCATGCCGGAGACGTAACGCCAGCGGTCATCGCGCGTTGTATCACGCACATAGCCCCAGAATCCCTCGACTGAACGAAAGCGCCCGAACTGCGGGTGCTCGAACTTTGACGCGAACTGATGCACCAGCATGCGGCCCAATTCAGTCTGCGCAAACGCATCGATGTTGATATGCGTGTTGCCATCTTCCAGAACGAGCGGATGCACCGGCACCTGCACTTCCTCCGTTACTGCTTGCATGACTTTCTCCGCGGGTTTGGCTCCCGTCCTTGTATTGTCTTGTGCGTTTGCCTCAGCGCCCGACTTTTCCTGGGACGCTTCTCGACGGCGTTCGTCACTAATGTTCGGGAAACGCACTCTTCCCTTGCGTTCACGATCATTGAACATTCCTTCTATCCTCGCGCTCGATTAGTTCAACCCGAGCTGACAGCACTCGGGAACGAAGATGGCTCATTCGTCTCCCTTAGGTGTGTTGTCAGTCAACGTCTGAGTAGGCACCGTGCGGTCGCCCAGATTCACATCTGTGCTAAACGCAATTTCACGCCCGTGTTTGTCGCGCGCGATGATGCACACCTCGAAGTGAACAAACTGCATGAACATCATGGCCTTGCAGAACACTTTCCACGTCATCTGCGGCCGGGCGAATTCCTTCGTCAAATTCCCCCGCATGCTGGTCTGATCCTTACGCGTATTGGGTACGCCGTTACGCGGATCGTTCAGGAACGCATGCATTAGGATGTTCCACCGGTTCTCATTGACGTTCATGGTCAGCAAGAGCTTCCGGAAGAGGCGAGAGAGCACCCCGTTCGGACCGTATGTGCCGCCTACGTCCTTGTCGGTTTTGGCGAGGATGTTCGCCATCTGATTCTTTGCCATTTGTACCTCGCGTTTCAATTGTAAATCGCTATTAAGTCCTGCGCCTTGTTTTACTTCTTGCCCTGCTCGAGCCCCACCTCCACCAATGCGGTGCTCAGTTCCCGCAACTGCACAAAGAGTCGTGACAGCATACGAAAGTTGTGCTCGTGGATGCCATGCGTCGCGGTGTCTGATTCACGCATCAGCTCACACAGTCGCAGACCCGCTACCTTGAACTTGTGCACGCTTTGTGCGACATCCAAGTAGTAGCCCCCACTTGCGATAAAGAGCCGATCAAACTGCACCAGCACTTCATCGGGTTTCATCCAGCCAGGCGGTATTGGCGTTTCCTTCAATACCATCGCCGAAGTATCCAGTAGGCGTTTGGTGAACGCTTCCAGATTGGCGATGTCTTCACCGAGCTTCACCTGCTTGGCATAGTACGGCTGATAGCCAATGTACTTGTCCGGTTCCAGCAGGGTCAAAATTTCTTCGCAGCTCTGGCGATGCGGCTTCTTTTCCGGAATCTCCTTAAGCCGCCTCTTGAGTGCTTCATACTGCGCGCGCGTGTTATGGTCACGCAGCCCCTGGCTGACCCGCATCACCCAGTTCTTCCAGCGATCAACGAACATAACGCCCTCTTTGTAAATTCGCCTATTTACGGTGCCTTTTGACCGATACTATGACTCCAGCCCCCGTCGAGCATAGGGGCATTGGATAAGGACACCTTGTTACTTATTTTCGTAGCGACCAGTCCAGCCTTTGTGATGCTGTCGTCTACCTGCGAACACGTCGTAGATGCAGAAAACGTTGAGGTCGTTCCGGTTGCAGAATTCTTTGACGTTACTACCGCGATGCTCGATTCCGTTAGGGTCGACGAGGACAAAGTCTTTAGCAAGCTTTTCTGCCTGTGCTGCCTTGCCAGGATGATTTTCTTTCGTACGGCCTGTTAGTGTCTTCGATGCTCTGTGGTAAGCGCCACTCTCAATTGCGTCTATTCGATTCTGTGCCGTCGTAATGAACCGACAGTTCTCAACACCGTAATTGCCTACGTCGCCGTGTCGACCTAACACAAACTGTCCGTTGCCGCATCCGATACTTTCGGGGTTAGTCAAACCAGCCTCGACTGCTTTGGTAATGTACTCTTGAAACGAAAGTTCCGCTACCATGCCCCGAGCGGTAGCATTGGTGCGTTGCTTCTGATACTTGCCAAACCACGCTTCAGTATCTGCTGGATTTAATCCGCTATCCTGAACGATTTTTATCTTAGCTTCATGCTTCAACATAGTTAATACCCAGAGCCATTGTAAGTAGTAATATATCGCTGAGTTTTTTAAGGATACGACCATGTCTGCACATCAGGAAGTCGAAGTCGTGGGGCCCGCCGATGCGGATGAGGCCGTACTCGACTATACCCAAGGAATGCGTAAGCAGATTGTTGGCGTGCTCGCTAAGAATCTGGAAAACCTCGCCGACCCCAAAATCGTGGGCACCATCTCCCAGGTGCTCGACGGCATGGACCGCCAGGCGCTCGGCAAGATGAAGCTGCGCGTGGAAGAGCAGCAAGTCATGAATCAGGAAGGCATGGCAGCGAACATCGCGGAGATCTTGCGTCAGATGGGCAGCGGCGGTCATAACTTCCAAGCTGCTGAACCTGTTCCAAGGGAGGTTCCGAAGCTCGGAAGCGATGTACCCGACCCCGTCCTGGTGGATGGGGAAGTTGCCACTACGCCGATTCAGCAAGACTTCGATTCGTTCCACGCTCAGTTTGCACCGGTGGACGGTGCAGACTAACGGAAACCCGCTCCAAACCGTGACTGTGCTCCGCACCCGCCTCGACCGCTCCAGAAGTGGGGTCGAGGGGTGCGGGGCGTTTATGCCGGTTCGGAAGGTCGAATTATGCTGAAGTATTCGACATCGATCAAGTTCAGGCCGACGAGCGACCGTCCCAGGATCTCTACAGCTTGCAGTGGATGGGCTGCGCGCTTGATGACTTGCTGCAACTCTTTGTCGCTTGGCTTATCCGCGAAGAATATCGCTGGCGCGAATATTGAGACATCTTGGATAGGCGTTGCTTGCTTCGATGTGGGTCCAAAATGCAGACTCATCCAAGGATCGTACTCGTACATCAACAAGCTCGAATACGACTGCTGTCTAACGTACAGAGGAGAAAGCTCTTGTGGGCGCATATGTACGAGCTCAACCGGTGCGAGCCCTGAAATCCAGGTCGCAATGACCTTGCCCAACTCAGCTTCTTCTTCGACGCTCAGCACGTAAGGGAACGTATTAATGACGACTTTTGCACTCTCGTGATACGGGCGTACAGTCGCCTGTTCCTTCAGATAACGCACTAGCGAATTCAGGAGGAACACCGCTTTAGTCGCGCGTGAGAACTTTAATGTCTCTACGTCGCGCTTGGAGTACAGGTCACGGTAGACCTGCATATCCACGTCTGCGAACACGTCGCAGTCGCGTTTATGATAACTCCCGGACAACAATACAGCTTCGGCTACATGGTCGCCCATGCGTGCCAGGGTCCCGAGCCGCGTATCGAGCAGAGCATCAAGCTCAGCGTATACGACGGCAACCGCTGATTGATCCATTCATTCCTGCCAGGCTTATTGTTGTTGACCTGGCGCCCCGTGAAATATTTGACTCGCCATCGACCCGCGGGTCTCCGGCATTTGGCCGTTGGTCGGTTTGACGAATAGCTTGATTAGCATCGCCACGACGACCCACTTATTGGCTCTGAGGTATTTTTTTACAGCATCAGTCGGTGATAGACGTGCGCTAAGGTCTTTCGACATTAGCACGTAACCTTTGTCCTCTTCGTCTTCATCGGCTGAACATCCCCAGCTCAATGTATCTATCAGGCCAGTAAATTTTACTTTTCCCTCGCCCCAGCGGGCAAAAAAGGTGAAAGTGAGCAGCATGATAAAGTCGCGAGTGAACTCATCGACCATGAAGAGATTGTCGAGGTGGTTCGGCCCTTCGGGTGAGACCCAGACCCAGGGTTTTTCTTGCACCACGATGTTGTTGATAAACAACAGGAGCTTTTCCTTGAGCGCCTCGTCCAGGTATTGCTCCAGCACGGTTTTAATGGCTGCCTCGAAAGCCCCGGCGACGACTTCCATGTCATCGTTGGTGAACACGTTCGGGTCTGCAACGTCTTTGGGATTGCGCCATGCGCTATCTGCTTTAAAACCACTCACTCCAACACCCCGTTATTTAGTAAAGTAGCGCAGTCTTTATAGGCTGCTAGAAATTGCTCGAGAAGGGCTCGCGCTTGCTCGCGACGTGACGTAACAATCGCGAAGAATAGGACCTTGCCTTCCGGATCGTCGTTGAAAGCTTGTTGTACAGCCGGGTTTTCATGACGTTGACAGCGAAGTTGATACAGGTGATGGGCTTTAGCGTGTTCCAGATCGCCTGCTTCTCCGAAATACACAGCTTCGTGCTCCGGAAAGTACAAGGCGTACATGCCTATTGCTTTACGAAGCTCGGGAAATAAAGGCCCGACTGGCTGAGGCTCCCGTGAGAGGGCCTGAGCCAGTTCGAGCGTGATCCACTTGTCGACGAAATAGGCGTCGATATTCATTGTTGTTTCGGTGTGACGATGACGCGACACGGCTGGGAGTCGTACATCAACTTCCAGGCACGAATCTGCGCCATTACGCGTTTGTGTACTTCAGACATGGCCGCTCCAGACGAAGTGATCGCTCCAGATCATAGCAACTATCCCAATTAGACCGATGAGAGCGAGGATCACGCAGATCCAGGCATCGATCGTCGTGAACCGGGACTCCTCGTCCCAGGGATAGTTAAGATCTGGCCGGTTGGTAAAGCCCAGACTTTCACCGGCTCGACCTTCGCGAATAAAGCGCTCACGGCGCTCCTTGGCAAGCCGGTCGTAACCAATGTCAGTAAAGAGTCCCACGATGTGCTCCTAAGACCAGGCCTTCAGCAGCCCGATCAGAATGACCTCGATGATAATGCAAGCCAGCAGCAAATCATCCCGATCGCACGAATCCTCGTACCAGGGAGAGTTCGGATCTTCTTCCATCAAAGCGTGTTGGACAAATGCATGCAGGTCAAGATGATGGAAAGCGTTTGCGTCGACTTCACCTGGGTGCCCAGCTTCTCGATCGACTTGAGCGACACCCCGCCAGTTTTGCTGATAGCGGAATTGAGCGCATCAAAGCCTTTCTCATCCCCGCCTCGATACTTGAGCATCTCGGTGAGGTTAGCGTCCAGGTTAAGTGCGGCCATAATCTGCGTCTCTGGGTAGGAGATCTTCGATCCCTTGGACTTCCCGGTCGGCTGGCCTGTGAAATCGTCCACGGACTTAGAGTCTTCAGGAATCGAGATCTTCTTGACCAGCAGCTGCGCTTGACGGCGCAGGGGGAGATCAACCACCAGGTACGGAATCGGTGACAGATACGGTGGAATATCGTTGCCATTGTCGATCCAGATCCTTTCAAAGAAGTTATGGCCCAGTTCATCAGCCAGCTTCAGGTTCCGTTCGATGTCTAGGCGCACTAACGTCTTGTCGCCGCCTTGCGGGTGTTCTGCGAGGTTAGGCGCAATCACCGCGAGTCGAATCTCCTGCCGCTCAAGCTTTTCCATCCACACGGCAAACGCCGCGTCGTCCATACTGGCAAAGAGGTCGCGGTAAATGTCAGTGTTACCTGACTCCGGGATCAACTTCTCGATCCATTCGTAGATAACCGCTTCAGCAGCTGCTCGGTTTCCTGCCATGATGTTTTCCTAATCCGTTCAAGCCAGTCCTCGTCCGGTTCCACAAGGTTGATCGTCATGGTGAGCTGGTACTTCTTGCCCTGATCGATCATGTGTTTCGTGCCTCGTGATTCACCGTCCCAGAACGTGATGAGATGGGTTGCCACGCGTGCCATTTGAGTGTTGCGCACATAACCTGCGCTACGCCCGAGCCCGTCCCAATCGGCAGGAAACTCCGCCCATGGGAAGCCGTTCTCTTTGCACCAGTGGATAATCATATCATCAGCGCCCTTACTGGCCTTGCCGGATACAAAAACGATCCTGGGTAAGTCAACCAAATCCTCTTTCATGAGCCGCAATTCTAACCAGTGGACAAAGTCCTCGTAACGGTTATAGTTGCGACCCCCGGCGACCACAATGATCGCGTCCCAGATCTCGCGCGTTAACAGCTCGTGCGGCACCACAAACTCTCGGCCCTTGACGATGGGCCATTCGTCGAGCAGATTTAAGCGCTCGCGTAGTGCGATTGCGGAATGCTGAATTTCATCATGCATGGCAGGACCATCTGTTCGAAGAGACGCATCCAGTCATCGGCCGTGCCCTGATCGACCAGGCAGAAACGAATCTGCGTGGTATTCGCGGGCACCGCACCGACGAGCTGACGCAGTTGACGATTGACCAGGAAGCGATGACGGGGGAATTCGATCGTGCTGTAGGCGTCGCTATGGATGCCTTCGCCATAGGTCTGCCAGGCGCTCGGATTCGGGTGACCGGATTCGGCCAGCCGAGTCGTCACGTAGTCGATCAGATTGGCTTCGAGTTGGGCGGGGGCTTCGCCACCGACGATGTCAGTGGATTGAACTGCGGTATTCATGTTGGTACTCCTAGCCGCGCGTCATGGGCGGGCGTGTGGGTTCTTCGGGGTAGCCGAGTGCTTTGGCTCGGCCACGATAGACGAAACGACCGTCCTCGAACTCCGACTGACAGCGCACGCACACCCGACCATCTTTCATCCGGTAAGCGTACGCGGGTTCACGCGTGTTCTCGAGAACGTACTCCGTGGGCAGTCCAGCGACCACGTACAGGCCACCGGACTTAACATGTTCCACCACGTCGTTGATCACAAACTTCACCGGCGAGGTGACGGGGATTTCTGCTTGTTCAGTGGTGCTCATGATAGCTCAGGGCCTTAAAACCGTTGTAGGGTTCGACGAAATCTTTGCCACACCCCTTACAAACACGGTGGACCAATACGAGATCAGTCCGGACCATCTTCTTCTCGGGGTGCTTGCAAAGCGTCGTTCTAATCAAACGACGCAGATACTTCATGCTGCGGCCTTCAGGGCATCCACGCTGACCGGATACCAGTACGGGTGGTACAGACCCTTGCGCATGCGCAAGAGATCCATCGTCGAGAGGAAAGGCAGCGGATGATCTTCGTCCGTCGTCCACCAGCCGCGCGTATTGAGCAGCAGCTCCCAGTCGTAACCCTTGGCCTTCAGGTCGTTGTACAGCTCTTCGGGCGTGCACATCAGGTCATCCAGGTGATGCCACATGTACGACATCTGGCACATCTCGGAGGTGATGTTCAGCGCGCGCCGCAACTTCGCGTCTTCGTCGATCTTGCTGCGCACGGTAGTACGACCCAGCTTGCACTCCGGGTAGATAGCCAGTGCGTAGTTGATCTTGCTGCCCACCAGGCCGTAGTAGTCCTGTTCACGGATGTGATGGAACTCGGTCAGTGAGGGCAACACGCCTTCGGTTTGCGAGACAATCAAGGTGATCGCCATGCCTGATGGGCCCGACTTGGAGCGCAGGTTACGCAACTGCACGGTGTTCAAGTCCGTATCGAGCTTGACCTTGTCATCGGAATCGCGCGGATACTCCGGCCCGTTCTTGTCCGCCGCCATCAAAGGCGAGGCGTTATAAGCGTGCCAGCAGTTGTGCGTGATGAAGGTGAACTTGTCGGTCGTGCCCTTGATCTTGTCGCCGTTTTTCAGGTGCTTGAGCTTGACGATCGGGACCGAACCAGCAGGCCCCGCATTTTGCATCGTCGACTCTTTGCCGATGTGCGCGGTCATCAGCGAGTAGTTATTCGCCTGACCGTTCAGACGCGGCGCTTCCATCAGCAGGCGCAGCTTGGCCAGACCCTGACGCATGTGAATCGTGTTACCGCCCGACTCGCCCAGATCGTTCTTGTCCTGCATGTCCATCACGTCCGAGGTTTCGAATTCCGTGAAGGAGTCGATCTCATTGAACGTGGGGATGATCATGCGCAGCGGCCCCGAGCGATCCCGATTCCAGAACGGCGTATCCACCGACCACTTGCCGACGTTCTTGGCTTTCTCCTCCAAGAACTCACGCTGCTTGGCGTACCAGTCGTCGCCCGTGTGCATGGTCTTGTCGGTGATGATCCAACGTCCCGTTTGCAGGACGTCTTCTTCGTGCAGCCCTTCGACTCGACGGATCATCTCCATCAAGTGCCATTCCTGAATGTTGACTTCGGTGTCGTAGGTGGAGGCCGAAGCCTGGCGAAAACGCGACATCGCGGTGAGCATCTGGTAGTGCATCACCGTGGACTTGAAGTTGTTACCAATCCCCACGACCCCGGTAAGCGTAGCCAGGCCGCCGTTAAGGATGTGCTCACCCTTGCGCCCCTCGATATAGGTGCCGGTGGGGATGTCCATCAGTGCACCGATGTTAATCATCAGTTTCACGTTGGGCGCAGCGTTGATTTTAGGTTGAAGAAATTCCATGTGCTTTGCTTTGGTCTTAAATGGAGAATGACGAAACACAGCCGTACAAATAATGGCGATAGCCGGTGAAAAATACCACACAGCTATAACCATCACGCGCATGTTATGGCTTACAAACTTACCCCAGTCAGAAGGACACCTATGGACTCGCTTCAAACTCTGCGTCACCATCGTGACGTTGTGGCGCTGGAGACTTTCAGCGTCCAGGCACTCGATGTCACCGGCATGCTCAAACAGATCTTCCCGGACATCAAGAAACACTTCCTCGATTTCACGCAGCGCTTCTCGGGCACCGACAAGCCAGTGCCGCTCTCGCGCCATCAGGCGAGCTTCATGAAGCTGCTGGAGCGTCACAACTACGTCGACATCAGCCCGCTCGCCGTTTACTGCCCCGAAGGGATGACGGGTAGTTACCTGGAGCTCGCTGCGGCACTGAAGCGCGGTGCTGAGCATTCGGCCAAGGTGATGGACCTGCTGAACCAGTACACCACGTACTTGGCGCTGCTGATCACCAACGAGTATCAACGCTTCTCGACGGAAAATTCGGCCAAGGTCTACCAGGGTCTGCAAGAAGCCCGCACGAGCCTCTTGAAGGACATCGGCGCCTGCTTCAATCCGGGTCGTCACGACACGACCATGAAGTACAGCGAGGCCGTCGCGCGCAACAAGGACTGGGAGCTCGTCTTCGGTGAAGTCGACACGCTCTCCAAGCTGAGCAACAGCGTCTCGCGTGAGAAGCTCAATGCGAAGGTGAAAGAAGCCACCCAGTACATGGAAAAGATCGTCCAGATGCTCAAGGACGGCAAGATGGAAAGCACTGCGTACGAAGTCGCGCAAGAGCTCTCCGAGGGCGCCTACCAGATCGCCTGTGAGCTCGAGTTCTTCTCGACGATGTACTTCCGCGTGATGGCGTTTAACACGAGCATCAACGAATCGGTCGACAAGATCACCGATAACCTGAAGTCGTAAGAGCGTCGCCCAAGCGGCATAAACCCACTAACCCGCCCGCACCACTGGGGAGGTTAGTGGGAATATGACCGCGGCGACACTAGCCCAAAATTTCGGACTTATGACGGAACAACTTCTGCAGATCCGCATCGACCTCACCTTCACGACCGTAACGCAACCACGATGGGATGCAGGCCTTGATTTGTTGTACGAGGTCACCGATGGTGGATTCAGGAAGAGGACCCCCCTTGGATAGCAGTGCTATGGCATCGACCGAAGTCTTGCCGTCCCAGATGGCTTTGGAAAGCGACGCGGGCAAACCCATCGCCTTTTCCTCGCCAGCCAGGTCCATGAGATTGTTGAGCTTACGAATCGTCTGAACATCCAAGCTGCGCGTTTCCTTGGCTTTCGCGACGATCGAAGCAAACAGAATCAGCTTCTTCGTCCGGGCAGGCAGCGATGTTTCCAGGACACTTGCAACTCCAGATTTCAGACTTGCCGTTAACCGTAACATGGACAAAACTCCAATAATGGGCCGCCACTGACGGTAATAAGCAGCAACCCATCGAGGTTAGTGAGATTGCGGCGTCACAATCCGCACGTTACTGTACACGCCCGCCCAAATTCCCAGATCCTCCTCGGTTTCAATCACCGTGGCGTAACGGAAAATGTGCGGGGCCTCCAGCCAGGTAATCAAACTGACTTTCGGGTGAGAATTCTCCAGGCGCTTCAGAGCGTTCCGATCGAGGAGGTCAATGCCAAGTGTCAGGGTCACTGACGCAGTACCGATACCTTCATCGGTCTTGTACTTAGCCTCAATATCCATGGCCGCAAACCCGACGTTGTACTTCGGATTTAGCGTGCAGACGTCGACCGTCTCTTTCTTGACGACCTTTTGACTCTTCTCATACAGAATATCGGTCAGATCCGTGACAACAATCTCCGGGTCCTTCGCCAGATACTGATTGAGCTTGTGCATCAGGAGCTCAATGGACTCCACGGCACGCATCGCCAGATGAGGCGGTTGGTGCTCACGCGTGATGGGTTCCTTCTGCTTGTCCTTATCAAGACTGTGCAAATCGAAGGTGTCCAGACGCCGCGGATTGTCCTGCACCATCACAAGCGGGCCATGCTGCGAGAGCTTCTTGTGAATGTCGGGGCGGTAGATAAAGTCCAGGCGCGCCGACGCGAGTGCCATGACGTTATCAGCCAGGGTGCTCTGGTGACCCCGCACCAGTTCCAACACCGGGTCGGGTGTCTTCAGCTTGACAATCGCGTACGCGCCGTCACTGATGCGTTTGCCCGGATGCTCTTCCTCACGACCGTTACTGAGGTAGTACTCACCCGGCCGGAAGTAATCCGTACAGGTGTTAAAGTACATCCGGGGCATCGAGATAAACGGATGCTTTTCCGTGTCGTACTTCCAGTAGCCGTCAGCCGGGGAGGTGTCGATCGACGCGTAGGTGGTCGCAACCGGCCCGTCCGGATCGAAGCTCCACGATTTGCCGAACATCGCCCGCTGTGAGAGCATCACGCCAATCGTCGCTGCCTGATCAGCCGTCTCGTTGCCCAGATGGTCGTTATGACCCTTGACCCAGTCAAAGCGCACCATCACGCCGCGATTGGTCAAGATGTCGCGAGCGCTTACGAGCTTCTTCCAGTACTCAGCATTCTTCACGACCATGCCGTCGGACTTGATCCAGTTGTTGCGAATCCAGGTCGGCACGTAATCCATCAGGCCATTGCAGACGTACTTCGAATCGCAATGCACCTGCACAATCTTCACGTCATACTGCGCGGCGTGCTCCAGCGCTTGCGTGGCGGCCACCAGCTCAGCGATGTTGTTGGTGATTGCCGCACTGAAGGAGCCATACCCGTCGATGTAAGCAATCGGGGTGACTTCCATGTGCTTGCGCCGCGCCAGCGGATTGCTTAACCATTCCTGGAAATCCGCAAGCGTCCAATCGTTGGACTGCCTGTTGTATTCGACCTTGGTCACATAACCTGCAGCCGTTACGATGTGGTCCGGATTGCCCGAACCTTTCTTCGGCTTAGCAGCCGCGTACAGATAACCGTGAATCCCCCAGCCACCAGGGCCAGGATTCGGGCGGCAGCCCCCGTCGGTGTGGTACACCACACCTTGTGGAGCATCGAGTAGTGCCGGTTGGCCTTTTGCAGGCTCAGCACCGACTTCTTCTACGCTTGACATACGCTGTAATCCTTTCTTTTCTATTCGTACCGAATCAGAGTGTTTCGGGCTCGTCAGAGTATCCCCCAAGGGAATATATTGTTTCTTGCGTGTCCGAGACGCCCTCGCCTGATTCAGTAGGTAAGGTTGTCCATGGTGCAGGTCTAAGTAGTCCTGCTCGACCTCTTTCGTCACCTCGACTGGGAGGTTGATGTAGTAGAAATCAAAGGTTCGCTTACCTTCTTTAAACGCACGTTGCAAACCCTTGTTTTCGGCTACACCCCGTTTAAGTGCACGTAAGTGTTTAATCCGACCTCGGTACAAGTGCTTGGTTTGTCCGAAGAAGACTTCATCGGTGTGGGGAAAATGAATCGCGTAGACGCCAGGCAAAGGAATGCGTTTGCGCAAATCCCCGTGGACATAAAGCGACAGATTGGTCTGAAGCCAATCTCGGATCGTAGATGGTGTCATGGAACTGCAGGGCAGGCATGTCGCAAAACATGAACCTACCCTGTCAAAATAACTTTTTTTACTGCTGATGGAGCATGACCCAGCGTTTGCACTCAGCCGCGTATTGACGCCGCTGTCGCTCGCTCTGATCGCGCACCCGCGTGGAGTACTGGTGCATCTGATCGATGTGATCGGTGAGCAGCGCAATGATCGCGTCCTTATCCTTGGGGCTCAGTTGCTTGAGCTGATCCACCGGTACTGGTGGAGGCTGAGGCACGGGCACCAGTTTGACGTAAGGACACAGCACATTCCCAGTTTCATCGCGCGTGGCAATGATGATCTCCGTAGCTGAAGCCGGTTGTTCGACCGGCACCTCACTTGCGGCTTGATCGTCACTACCAAACAGGAAAGAGAAAAAGCCTTTCTCCTGCTTCTTGGGTTGCTCGCGCTGCTCTTGCCGACCTCGTGGCCCGTGGGGAGGCTCGTAGGTGTTAAAGCTATTGCACCCCGTGAGGCCAATGGCCAGCACTACTGCGTATTTTAGCGATTTCATGAGTCTACCTGCTCTTATAACCGCCAGTCCGCTCACGCGCCTGGATTTGATTAAAACGCGCCACGGTGGCGTCGTAACTGGACCACTGCTGCACCGTAGCTTCCGGCACCACAGGTGCACTGGCAGGCGACCGGGCGGCCGCAGGCAGTGACTCTGTAATCTTATCCGGCTGCACGATCGACGTGTACTTCTTCACGGGCGGAGGTGCAGGCGGTGCAGGCGGCGTGTCTACCTTAGGTCGATCGTCGGCGCTTGTCTTTAAATCGTCGTACTTGTGTTTGAGCTCCACGTAGTCGGTGGAAATCCGCACAATGTTGGGCACTAGCCATAAGTTCATTACGACCGACCCGATGATGGCTATCATCAGAAAGACGCGGCCTTTGTTTGTCTTCAGTGCCTCGCTCAGTGTTTTCTTTCCAAGGAAGAGCTCCTTCAGAAACGGCCACAAGAGAGTGAAAGTTTTCCATGCCAGCATGATAGCCCCTATTGCTTCATTTTATGCTTAGTCTTATTCTAATGGATTTCAAGACACTTGGTCCATCCCCCTGTGTCCACGACCTGTTGAAGAACAGCTGGAGATTACTCGATGTACACACTTAAAGGTTTTGCGAGCCACGCCCTGTTCGCAAACAACACGCCAGGTCAAGTCAACGCCGTCGGGGAACTCTCCACGGTGTCGCGGACTTACTCGCGCGAAATCGGCCTCTACACTGATGCAGTGGGTTCGCCAAACGTCACGCTCTGGTCTTTCTTGAGCGCAACGGATGGCACAGCCCAAGTCGTCGATGCAGACCTCGCCAAGCGCGTGCTCACGATTTGTGCCTGGTTCTACAACCAGACCATTAACAATGCTGGTCAGCAATACGCGGACGTCCTCCTCGAAGGCGCCCTCACGCAGTTTGCAGCGACCGCTAACACCTTCGCCTCCGGGGCGATGGTCACCGACGGGACGCGCTGGTTGCCCGAATGGGTCAGCTGGACCGACGTGGCCAACCCCGGTTCGTTTATTCGGATTTGGTTTGCAGATGCAAGCTTCCAGAACGAATACGACGAATCGGCTTTTGTCATCGTGCCGCCGATCACCCCGCTTGACGACTTTTTCAAAGCCGCCACGCAAGTGCAAGCGGAAGTCAGCGCCGTTACCAAGCCCCAGCTCTTCTTGAACATCCAGGCTGCCAAGGCGAACAATCCGGAAACTGACATCATCGTCATGTCCTACGACTGGCATGATCCGGCTGGAACCGGCACGCTCATCTCGACGGACTGGACGCTGATTCTGTACGGCATGGCGGGCGACAATGTCGACTCGATCAGCGATGCGCTGGAAGCCTACATCCTCGCCAACAGCTCGCACTCGCGCGATGAATGGGTGGCGGTGTTCCCGGACATCTTCAAGCGCACGGAGTTTGTGCTCATCCCCCAGTGGAACAAAATGGCGATCCCTGATCGCTCCACGGGTCAGGCGGGCATATACTCTCCGATTACGAATCTGACGGATGCGCTCGCGCTGCTCCCCCAGTTCGCTAGTTATCCAAGTGCTCATATCAATGCGCACGGCACCGTCATGGGTCATCCGTACAAGTCGCTGGCCATCGCCATGATTGGTTCGGACCAGAACCGCAACAACCTGTACGAGCTCTCGGATGTATTCCCGGATCTCATCTCGGTGAGCTCGACCTCGACGGATTTCGCGCGCATGAGCCAGGCGACGCAAGCGTTCCTCTCGGCACTGGCCACCATGTTGCTGGTGGCGGAATCAATGACGCAGTATTCCAGCATCCCGCTGGGCTACACCAAGTTGATCCGTAACAACATTCTGTACCTGGTGTACAACTACCAGACGATTGACTACCTCGTCGCTGCCAAGTCGAACCCGCAGTTCGCCGCGCCGTAATAGGAGCCCTGCATGACCGTTATCACCACCAATCTGATTCCGGAGCTGGGGGCAGCCGGAGTCTTTACGCTCACCGCGCCGTTTAACAACGCGCTGATGGCGAACGCGTCGTACACCTGTATTGCGATTCGGCAGCTGGAGGACATCATCGCCGCAGGTGGCGATCCCTACACCCAGTACTACCAGCCGCGCGAACAAACCTCGGGGGATCTGGCAGCCCAATACCAGGCAGACCTCGGCAGCGGCGTGTGCATCATCACGCTGCAGCAGTCGTCGGGTGCGGTCGCTTACGTGCCCTCGAGCTTTGTGGCCAGCTATCCGTCTAAGGGTGGTGTGCCCTACACCAACCTGATGATGGCAGTCGATCTGGGTGCGATGCCCACTTACGTGGACCTCACGTTCTTAAAGCAACAGATTGCCAATCTGGTGAAGACGACCGTGGGGTTGACGAGCGTGTTGATTCAGACGGTGGTGGTGTCTCCGACGACCAATCTCTCGGCGGCGGATCATGCTCTTGCTGAAGCCGCTCGGCAGGCTAACATCACCAACACCAACACGCCCGAGTCGCAGGTGATTGCCCTCACCAAACAACTCCAGACCCTGCAAGGTCAGTACGCTAATCTGGAAGCGTTTGTGAATGCGAACATCGGTAAGCTCACGGACACGCCGCCCGCGACTGACCCGGTGGATCAACTGGATGCGGCCTTAAGCCCAGCAGGCCTTACGCTAAGCAACAACAACCTCACTGCCACCAGTACCGTCGTTGGCTGGCAATCGGCACGGGGCACCGTCGGCCATCAGGCAGGCAAGTTCTACGCGGAAGCCACGCTTAACACGTTGGCGGGTGCTGTGGGCTTTGGTATCTGTAACGCCAGTCAGCTTAACAACCAGAGGATTGGTGCGGACACCAATGGCATGATGATCTTTACCGAAGCCGATGGGGCGACGGCCGGGATCTTCTACAATGGTGGTAATGCCCAGACGATCGGCACCACTCCGAAGCAAGGGGACGTGGTGGGGATTGCCATCGACCTGAACGCCAAGCTCGGCTGGTTCTACAACCCGCAGACGCAGCAGTGGAATGGCGATGTGTTGGCGAACCAGAACCCGGCCACCGGTCTGGGGGGTCTGCCGCTCGCGGCGATCGCGGTCCCTGGCGGCAACGCAGGACTGGTCTACCTCGGCGTGTCACTGGATGCTAAGACGGATGCCGTGACGATCAACGCAGGGGCAACCAACTTCGTGCATGCAGCTCCCACGGGTTTTAACAAGTGGAACACCGCAAGCTGAAGCAATAACGGCATAGAGGGAGGCTTCGGCCTCCCCTTATGTCCCTACTTTTTTAATTGTACTTCAGGTTCGGTGCCGTGATCGATTCGGTCGCCTCGATCGTCACTGCGGTCATGTCACCCTGCACGTCGAGATTGCCCAAGAGTTCAGCCTCACCCTTGATGCTGATCTTACCCGTGCCTGCGTTACCCGGTGCGGTAGTCAGGTCACCATTCAGGCCGATGTTACCGTTATGGACAGTGTCACCATTGTGGGTGGTTTCTGCCGTCACGGTTTCGGTGCTGGCTTTGACAGTACGCGTCTCGGTAGTCTCGCTGGTGCTGTTCGAAGCATCGACCGACCAGTCCTTGGTGGTCCAGCTAATCGAATCATCCGCATGCCCTTTGATAGCTTTCTTGGTCATGTCAAAGAACGAACCATCTGCGTTCTCGATATGCCACTGATGCTGCTGCGAGTCCAGGAACATCCCGTTACCGATGTCGTCTTCCAGTTGCACCTTGCCGTTACCCGTATCGAACTGGAACGAATAGGCGTAGGGCTCCCCATTGGCCTTGGTGGTGATAAGCGTGATCGACTTCTTGTGCGAACTGAATTCCACGTAGTACGTATTGGTCTTGTCCGGCGTTGCACCTTCCACGGCGGTGGCGCTAATGCCAAACACGACCGTCTCGAGCTTACGGAAGTTCAGGTCATTGCGCATCGTGTTCCAGTAATACTTGTCGGTGTCACCGTACCGGTAGATGACCACCTGCTCACCGCGACGCACATCGGGTGCCGTCAACCGGTTCGCTTGGCCCACCGGTAGCCAGGTCGCCTTGATGGTGCCGGAGGACGTGAGGTTGGTCTGGTACTGCTGACCCGAGAGATCCGTACCCGAGGCTTGCTCAGTGTTGGCATTGGTGGAAAGCTCCCCGTCCACCATCGGCGTATCCTCAATTGGCGTAATCTCCAGATCGAAGGAATTCAGGGCTTTGTTCTCAGCAGCATGGCCCAGTGAGTACACATGGAACTTACTGATGGTGCCCTGCGGGCTTTCGTGACCCGCGAACTGCGCGGCAAGGTGATCCATTTTATCGGGTCCTGTTAAAAAACACAGAGCTCAACCATCGTCTGACGACAGAATCAAGCTGTGTAATAGAAGGCTTACATGCTCATTAACTCATTAGAGCTGGTCGGATACAAGCGGATCGCGCTCAATGGGCACACCCGCTTTATGATCCGTCCGGCTGAACGCATTCAGCTCATTCTCGGCACCAACGGCTCTGGCAAATCCTCCTTGGTAAAGGAATTGACCCCGTTGCCTGCTGAGCCTAAGGAATACAGTAAAGATGGCTCTAAAACCATAACGATTACTCACCGTGGCAACACGTTTGTGCTCAAGAGCTGGTTCTCAGAAGGCAATAAGCACAGCTTCCTGAAGAACGGCCAAGAGCTTAACGATGGTCACACCATCACCGTGCAGCGCAAGCTGGTGATGACGGAGTTCGGTGTCAACGATGACATCCATGAGCTGCTGCGCAATGCGATCCGTTTCCACACCATGGGACCGACTGATCGCCGCAAGTGGTTTACGATGCTCTCGGACGTGGACTACACCTACGCCATTGGTTTGTTCATGCGTCTGAAGGAAGCCGCTACGGTGACCTCCGGCGCGCTGAAGATGGCCAAGAACAAGCTGGTGGCTGAAACCAGCAAGATCGTCACCGAGGAAGAGGAGCGCAAGCTCAGTCAGGAAGTTGAAACCCTGATTGGAGAGATTGAGCGCCTGCAGCGCCAGCGGGCCCCGATTCCGCGGCCAGTGTCGACGTTTATGACGGAGCAGGAAGAGATTTTGTCCGAGCTCTACAGCATCTCGGATAACCTGCTACGGCACCGCGCCTCTTTCTTTGGCTGGAAGGGGTACGACTCGGTCGAACAGATTACGGAGGACATCGATGCGACCAAGCAAGAGATTGCGGCCACTGAAGCGCTCCTCAATAAAGCGGTGGAAGAGCACGGCAAGCTGAAGGAAAAGCAGGACTTGCTGAAGAAGACGGGGGCCCAAGGTGTCGATGCGCTCCTGCGTCGGCTGCACCTCGCTCAGGAAACCCGCAACAAGCTCCTCTCAGCCCGCGTGCTGGGCTTGGAAGGCTTCAGTGCATCCCAGGCAGCTGCCGCACTCGAATCGGTCTACGGGGTGCTCTTTGCGTGCTTCTCGGAGATCCCCTCCAACGAGGATCGGCGCTTCAGTCAGACGAAGAATAACGAGAACCGTCAGAAGGTGCTCGAGCGACGTGACCTGATCCTGCAAAAGGAAAAGGAGATCGCTCACTTCGCCGGTAAGAAGCAGCACATGGAGTCCCATAAGCAGGCTGGGAACATCGAGTGCCCGAAGTGTCATCACCTGTGGGTGGTGGGCTACGATCCGGAAGTGATCCAGAAGTACGATGCTGCGATTGAATCGCGTGGCGAAGAGATCACCAAGCTTAAAGCCGAGATCAAGGCGCTCGAAGAAGAGATGGAGGCGTTTCAGACCTACCTCAATCTCTACATGGACTTTAACCGCTGCGTGAAGAACTGGCCTGCGCTGCAACCGTTCTGGGATCACCTCTTGCATCACGAGATGGTCATCAAGACGCCACGCGTCGCACTCATGCAGCTCGACCTGCTTAAACAGGACCTGGTGCAAGAGCTCGCCGCTGAGCGACAGGAGCGGGAAATCGCTGACATCAAGGAACTCATCAAACAAGCTGAACAGCTCGGTGATGCGAACCTGAACGAAGTGACGGAGTCGTTGGTCAAGGTGACGGGCACGGTCGAAGAACTCACGGGCAAACTGAACCGACTCAATAAGCATCTGCAGCAAACGATGGCTTACCGGCGCCAGATGTCCGATGTGCAATCGACGGGTCAGCGCCTGGAGCAGATGATCGGCCAAGCGGAAGATGCCACCAAAGAACTGGTGGAGATGCTACGCCGCGAAGCGATCCAAAACGCAATCAATGCCCTGCAGCTGTCGCTCGCCCACAAGAACTCGGCCTTGCAGGAGATGAAGCTCCAAAAGGGCATCATCGCCGAGTTAGAAAAGACGATTGCGCAGTATGCCTTGCGTGACGAAACCCTGAAGCTGATGGTCAAGGAGATGTCACCGACTGATGGTTTGATTGCCGAAGGGCTGCTCGGTTTCATTCGTCGCTTTGTGCGGGAGATGAACCATCTCATCAAGAAGATCTGGGCTTATCCACTGGAGATTCAACCTTGCGGTGTCGCGACGGATCGTGGCGCGGAGCTCGACTACAAGTTCCCGCTGATGGTGCAGGACCGGGCCAATATTCGCGACGATGTCAAGAATGGCAGTAGCGGCATGCAAGAAGTCGTCGACCTCGCCTTTAAGGTGGTCGCCATGAAGTATCTGGGCTTAGGCGAGGCACCGCTCCTACTCGATGAGTTTGGTGCGAGCTTTGACCTGGAGCACCGCACCGCCGCATCGAGCTGTATTAAGAACCTGATGGATACGCAGCACTTCTCGCAGTTGTACATGATCTCACACTACGAAAGTGGTTACGGATCGTTTACCAATGCGCAGACCTGTGTCTTGGATGCCCGCAACATCACGGTACCGAGCGTGTACAATCAGCACGTCACTATGCAGTAACTTAATGAGGAAAGAAAAGAAACATGAACCAGCAAGAGATCATCATCCATCCCGAACAAGACGAGCTGTCGATGTCGCCGACTGAGCTCCTGGAAAAGCGCCTGAACCGCGTGAACCTGGCGCTCTCGCAATTGCAGCAACTGCACATGAACACCATCACTGAGATGCAGAAGGACGTGGTGTTCTCGCTGCACGTGATCGAGGCCCTGAAGGGCTTCCTGCCCGGTGCCGTGGTGGACGACGCTGTCGCTGCGGCCACGGCCGCCACCGCTTCGGTGGGTGCATACCGCCAGCAGCCTGCGGCAACCCATGCAGGTACTTCAGCACAGCGCCCGGCACCGGGCAAACTGCCGATCACGCCCGCCGGTACCCAGGCTAATCCGGCGTTGCCGCCGGTGCGCCATCCGGGCCACACCAGCATCAATGCAGCAGCGGAAGCCGCCAAGAACGCTGTCGAAACGCTCGGCGAGAACATTCGCACGCACTTGCAACACCCGGCCCCGGAAACCCCGGTGCGTCAGCCGCGCTCGCTGCAAAACCTGCATCGTCCGACGCCCAAGCAAAAGCACGTGGGTGAGCCGGTCAGCGACGCGCCGAGCGCGGCCGACTACCTCGGTCACTTCGTCGGCTCCGGTTCGGTGTTTGCCAAGTACTTCTCGCCGGAAGTCTACCTCCTCGGCCGTGGCTTCGTGAAACCGGGCTACGGTGGCTTCGGGGAATACGAAGAAGACGTGCTGCGTATCGCCCCCCAGCAGTTGCGCGAGTACGACTACCCGAGCGGCTTTTACACCGACGAAGCGACCAAGCTCTTGCAGTTCTATCTCGGCAACGCCAAGATGCAAGTGACGGTGAGCAACTTGCCGAATACGGAGATCGATGTGTGGGTGTCATTCGCCCCGTTCAACGATCGTCAGCACATCCGTTCGCTGAACCCGCAAGCGATGCAACTGGTGTTCGGTACCGTGAGCGCGATCTTCAACGCCGGTGAGCGCCTGGCGAGCCAGCAGTAAGCCCGTGTTGTACCCTCGGTCATAAGCCCCCGCGCCTATCCTCTTCACAGGGGACGGGCCGGGGGTTTATGCCGTTATGACGTCGCGCCGCTATCGAAGTCCGTACCGATCTTCAGGAAGAAGGCCCGTGACGGAAGCGAGACTTCCTGGCTCGTACGGGCGTTATTCACGCAGTCCGCATTGCGCCAGTCGACCGTATTGTAAGTGCGCTGGTTCCAACGGTTATCGTACACCGTCAGGGCCCAGCGACCATCTTCTTCCACCGACCAGTAATCGGCCAGCTTGCCATGACCGTTCACCAGCGGGTACTTTGGCTCCTGGTTCGACACCAAGATATTGGTGAGCTTGCCGGTGTAGACCTTCTCGGTTTCGATGAAGACTTCCGGGTTATCCAGAATCACAAAGAACGACTGGCTCATCGTCGCATACGCCACCAGGTTCTCGTCCGACAAGAAATCCGCCACATTAATCTTGGACGGATCATGCGCGTCGCGATCAAACGGTAGCGCCGAGAAGTCGAGGTATTGCATCGACTCGTGGTAGCGCTCGAGAATCGGCAGGTTGTTAAAGTTAATCGCCACCGCCGTCGCACTGACCCGGAAGAAGGTCTTCGGATCGAGAATGTGCAAGTAGCCACCCAGCACCAGCATCACGGTTTTATTCGTGAGGTCCACCCCCAGATTCACGTACATCTGGTTGCGATAGGCTTGGTTGCTATTTTGCTTGTAGATCATCGACGGCTGAATCGCCACGTACTGCAAGCTACCGAGCTTCTGGAAGTTGAGCAGCCCAAACTGATTCTGCTTGGAGATGTTACGGCTCACCATCCCGTCCATCACCCAGGCAGCAGTGGGGATCGCGTCGATATTGTGGAAGTAACCATTGATCGTCACCATGCAGCTCTTATAAAAGAGCTCAAAGTCGATCGAGTTCCCCTCGGCATCAGTCTTGGTGAGATACAGCCAAGTCTTCTCCGACATCGGCAACTGCGCATCGGGTGCAGCCAGCTTATTGACGGGCTGCACTTTGTAGCCTGCGCGAAAGCCATCCTTGTACTCAGCGTACTGTGGCTTAAGCGTGGGAATGGTGGTGGACGTCGGTAATGCCGTGTCACCATTTTGAGTGAGAAACTCATTGAACGTCATCGACAAGCCACCATCGGCAGCTTGGATTTGCGAGAGGTCCAAACTGACCTGACCGCTCACGAACGGATTGGTCAGGACTGCGTACACCTTCAGGTAGGTGGAATAGATCTGGCTCAAGGGCATCGCGCCAATGTCCGCACTCTCCCATCGACCTGCGCTCGCAAACGATTTACCGATAGCTGAGACTAACGTATACATGCCGTGGCTCCGGGGAAAAATCTTTTGAATACTATGATTGTAGCTTTGTTGTAGTCTTGGAAGATAGACTAAAACCTATAGAATATCGCCTTCACCCGCTGGGAGAAAAGAATGGCATTGAATTTGAATGACCTCGCTTACCCGTTTGATCCCACGGGCTCGCTTGCGTCGAACAAGATCACCAACGAGCAGCAAATCCTGACGGCGGTGAATTGGACCGATTACCAGATCATCGTGCCGCGCTGGGCGCCGTTCTTTGACGCAAGTGTGAGCCTGACCATCACGGACGCCCAAGGCAACGTCACACCGCTGGACCGCGGTAAAGACTGGTATCCGTGTTTTGAATTTATCTCCGCCTCGCGGGCTTGCGCCGCCCCCATCTGGGGTGGTATCCAGTTTGTCAATCCGCTCCTGGCTGGCGTGGTGAAGGTTAGCTACCAGACGCTCGGTGGCATGTGGACGCTTGATGAGGCAGGTGTCTCGGCCCTGCTCGCGGACCGTACGGCTAACCCCCGGATCACGGCCTGGGAACAAGTCGTCGAACAACCGGTGATGTTCCCGGTGATCGATCACGAGTGGGATCTCGTGGACATGGTCGGCGCCACCGACCTGGTCAATGCGCTTGGCAACATCGAAACGGCGCTGCGTCAAACGGGTTCCACGGGCCTGGCAGCTCACTTGGCGGACTTCACCAACCCGCACCGGGTAACGGCCACACAGGTCGGCTTGGGTAACGTACAGAACTACGGCATCGCGCAAGCGGCTGACCTGGCAGCTGGCACGAGCAACAGCGTCTACATTACGCCGGGTGGCGTGACGACGATGATGAATGCGGGTCCGAATGCAGCAATTGCTGCGCACGCGGCGCGGACCGACAACCCGCACGCTACCACCGCGCACGAAGTAGGAGCGTACACACAAGCCGAAGTCGATCAGCTGCTGTCAGGCTATACGCCTTCCGGCGGTTCGGCGGCCGACTCGTTGCTCTTTGACGGCATGGATGCAACGACCTATCGGGACTGGGCACTCGCTACCGGCGTGGCTTCGAATTCCAATAAGTTTGGCGGTCAAACACCCGCGGACTTCACGGCAGCCGTGCTTGGCGGTACCGCGGCGAACGCCAATCAGCTCGCAGGCCATACCTACGCGCAAGTGCTCTCGGATGCGTTGGCGGGTAAAGCAGCCGACACGTTTGAATTCAACGGCATGGACCCCGCTACGTTTGCTGCGTGGGTGCTCAACAATGGGGCCGCTTCGAACGCGTTGAAAGTTAACGGCATGACTCCGGCGGACTTTGCGACCTGGGTGCTGAATAACAACGGTCCGGCGGCAGACTCCAATATGCTCGGCGGGTACACGCTCGCGCAGGTGTTGGCCCAAGCCAGTTCGGGTGCAGGCAGTGCCTTTGCGCCGCAGGTGCTCTTTAATCCGACCAGCGGCGAAACCGGTACCGATTACTGGAGTGAGCTCGGTCAGATCCCGCTGCCGTCGGCTACTGATCCGAACCTCACGGGCTACAACGATATTCGTTGGTTGCTCTCGGGCGGGGACTCGAATGGTGAACTGGTGTCGGGTGCTTACCTGATCTGCTTTAACATCCGGGGACCCTCGGGCAGTCAAGTGACGATGAGCGTCACCAACATGGTGACGAGCGATCCGGGGGCGCAGTTTGGCTACACGATCGAGAACGTGACGGTGGGCGGTACAGCTGTCCCGACCATTCGTGTCTGGATGAAGACGGGTCCGAACCTGAACGCCTACACGGTCACGCAGCTCTCCGATGATTCGTCCAAGCTCGTGACGAATAGCCGGGTGGCGGTGGCACCTGCCAGCATCGTCTACGCGACGACGGATCGGTTTGCCCTGGAGTCAGAAGTCGTCAACATGGTAGACACACTGACCACATTGTTCACCCAGCTGGCCGCTTCGATTAGCAGCTGATAAATAGCGCGATGCAACACACCTCTGGCTGGGGTCGTCCTGGCCAGAGGTGATTGTGTCGTTCGGACAAGATTAGGAGTTAGTAAACAAATGACGCCGCTTCTCATTCGGTATCCGCTGGACCCGACGGGCGTAAGCCCTAACAATCTGGTCACGGGTGAAATTCAAAACCTGACCGCTAACCGTAATGTGCGCGCAATCGCGCCGTTCTACGGGGCCTTCTTTACCGAGTCGCTGGTCATCACGGACATGGCGACCAACCAGCCGCTCACCACCAGCCAGTACTATGCGGCAGAAATGTACGAGCTGCCGACTGCGCGTTACGGCAAAGAGATCTGTGCGGTCATCTTGATCACCGACCCCGCGGTCAGCAATCAGGTGTCGCTGCAGTATCAAACGCTGGGTGGCCCGTACGGTACCTCCGCGCAAGCGATTATCCAGCAGATCGAAAACCTGCAACTGGATACCCGCCCGGTTGCCTGGGGTGACATCCTGGGTCGTCCGAGCGCGTTCCCGCCTGCGTTCCACTTGCACGACATTGGTGACGTCTACGGCTTCGAGTATCTGGTGCATGCGATTGACCGTCTGCGCGATGCGATCGAAGTGGGCGATAGTGCTCAGTACGATCAGATTTACGCGTACATCGATCACGTGCAACAAGTGCTGCAAGCGGAAATCGATTCGGGCAATACCGCTTTCAACGCTCACTTGACGGACTTCAACAATCCGCACAAGGTCAGCGCCGCGCAGCTGAACGTTTACACCAAGCCGCAGGCCGATGCGATCACCACGCCGATCAATACGGCGGTGACCAACCACATCGCCAACCGGAACAACCCGCACGGTGTAACGGTTGCGCAGCTCAATACGTACGATGGTCCGACCATCGATACGAAGATCGCCAACGCGACCAACGCCGTGAAGATCGGCTTTACGCCTGTGCAGCAAGGCGGCGGGGCCAATCAAGGGTCCAACAAGATCTATCTGGGTTGGGATGGTTCACGGCTGCGCCTGCAAGTGGACTCGACCGACATCGGTGGCATGGTGTCGTACAACGAGCTGCAATCGAACGTCCAGAACCTGCAGAACCAGATCAATGCACGGGTGGTGATCGGTAACACGATCGCTTATTCGGGGATTAACCAGTCGGTGAGCTTCTGGGACGTGACGGCCAACGGCACGCTCTACTCGGCACACGACATCTGGGCCTTCTGGTCTGACGAACGCCTGAAGGAAAACATCCGTCAGATCGAGCTGCCGCTGGAAAAGATCCGCAAGATCATGGGGATTATCTATACCCACAACCAGTTGGCACAGGACCTGACGGGCTGCGACACGACCACCGAGCACATGGGTCTGCTTGCGCAGCAGATCTTTGAAGTGGCCCCGCAGTTGGTGGGTCCAGCCCCGTTTGACATTGATCCAGTCACCGGCGGATCGATCTCGGGCCAGCACTACATCACGATCAAGTACGACAAGCTCGTGGCGCTGCTGGTCGAAGGTATCAAGGCACTGGATCAGCAAACGCAGGATCACGAAGTGCGCTTGCAATCACTGGGAGTGTAAGCCATGACGATGCAATCCTCTGGCGCGATCAGTATCGGACAGGCGATGGCAGAGTGTGGGATTGGTCAGCAGCAGTACGACGCGGCTGGCCAGCCGATCTCGATGCTCGCAGGCGTAGGCTCGGGCGGCCAATACGCCTGGTCGTATTGGTACGGTAAGTCGAATCTGACCACCTACAACAATGCGCTCTTTGCCCAGTACGCGATGTACATCGACCGCAACGGTTATCTGTCGCTTAACTTCCGTACTGGTGCGTATAACGGGTATGGCTTTAACGGGGATCACGGTCCGCATTTGTCGTTCTGTAATTTGCAGATGGCACCGATTGATAAGATCGCGCAGTACCGCACGGTATTCTGTACACCGCAAAAGTACGCCGGTCGTTCGAACGTGTCGTTGCAACAAGCACCGGACGCAAGCAACGACTGGACGGCCATCTTCTACAACGATGATAACCCCTGGGGTGGTGCGGCCGACGTTGGGGTGAATGTGCTCATCACCGCGATTCCTTAAGGGCTCACGATGAAGCTTAATCTGAACCAACCCGCTGCACAGATTCTGCTGGATCTGATCTGGCGCAGTAACGGCCTCTGGTTGCAACAGGACTACATGGAGTTTGGCACGCCGACTGCGATCGGCAATGCCGCTTCGTGTGGTCCGGATACCTTGATTACGGTCACCGCTGACCAGATCGAGGATAACCGCTTTGAAGGTAGCCAGCAGATTCTGTATCGACGCTTGCCGCTGGATGAAGTGTTGTTGCCTGCAGTGTCGTTGACGGTCGCAGCCTTGCCGTTTAACATCGTCGATCTGCTCCCGGCGATCAATCAAGCCTATCAGTTGCAACTCACCGCAGCTGACGTCGTGAATACCCAGTACGCGGATCTCACCGAGCCTGTCGTGTTAGCAGCCACGCCTGAATCGCTCTGTTATAGCGGCCAAGTGCAACTGACCGTCGTAACGATACCTTAGAAGCCTTCAGTTAACGTCATAGAGGCCTTTCCCACCCCTCGCAACCATGAGGGTAGGGAAAGGCCTTATGCCGCTATGACAGCGCCTCTGAGAGGCTCTCAGCGCGTTTACTGCATTTACTGCGTTTGGGCTTCGAGCTTACGCTTGTCCTGATCGTTCTCCGGCGGAATCTCGTCGGTCTCGGCCTTGGACGGCACGTTCGCTACTCCCGCTTGTTCACCATTGGCTTGGTCGATGTCTTCGCCCGAACCATTGTTGCCTTCAGCGGTCCCTGAGGTAGAAGTCGGTACCGTACCTTCTTCACTGGCCGGGTCGGTCGCATCCGCGCTGGTCAAATCCAGTGCGTCGTCATCCGTGCCCGTGGTACCTGCCCCATCTGCCAGTTCACCACCCAGACCATCGCCCGTGCCTGCACCATTCTCATCCGGGTTAGTACCATCAGTTGCACCTGTGACGTTGCCGCCATTGGCGGTTTCTTCGCCTGCCCCTTCCGGATTGTCTTGGTCATCGGGCTTCATCATCGACGGGTCCCCAGCGGGGTTATCGATGAGGTCCACCGGCACCTTGCCATCTTCGGTCGGATCGAGCTTACCTTGGGATTCGGCTTCGGCCTTCTTCTGTTGCTGAATGGCTTCGACTTTATCTTCGGTTTGCTCCTGGGTCTGTTCTTCCTGTTGCTCCTGTTGCTCTTCAGGCGTAGAGGCCGTGGAGTCACTGTCATCAACAGGCGGTTCATTCCCGGCTTGCGGCTTGGTGGCCAGTTCGTCCGGGGTGTCGCTAGGCGAGCTCACATCCGGTTGCTCAGGCTGCTCCAGCGGCGTACCCTCGGCTTGAGCGGCTTCGCCTTCGGGCTGTTCAGTTTGCGCCGGAGTTTCGTTCGGTGCAGGTGTCTGCGCCACCGTCGAATCGACTTGCGCCGGTTCTTCGGCTTGAGCCTGTTGCGGCAGTTCCGCCGTCACGGGTTCTTGCACGGGCGGTTCGGGTTGCACTTGCAGGTTATCCGGAATGCCTTGATTGAGCGCCTGATCCAGTTGTTGCTGGGGGTTTTGCGCCGTCGAAGCAGCAGGCTGAGGTGCGATGTCTTGCACGGCCGGAGCCGGAGCTTCATCGCTCGCACTGCTAGGCGCTTGGAGCTGTTGCGGTTCAGCCGTATCGTTAGGCAAGGCCGGAACCGCAGTCGCGAGACCCTGGTCGCCTGCACTGGCCGAACCCACTGCCGGAGCTACATCACCGCGCGGCAAGAACTGGTTCTTGAGCAGGAAGAACTGATCGTAGAGCTGGGTGATCTGGTTCTGCACTTCCCCGCCCCCAGTGCGACCGTAGCCTTCGGGCAGAATCACATCTTCCAGCGGAATCGGAAACTCAGGAATCGGCTGTTCGCGGTTCTGCACTTCCAGATCGATCTTGCACCACTCGAAGAACCCGTCGCCATCAGGCTTGGGGAACATGTCGATTTCCCACTTCAGGTTCGTGCCGATAATCGGGAAGGTGTAGCGCACCTTGCGCATGCCTTGGGCCGCGAGGAACTTGAAGATGGTGAACTCGTCCTTATTGGACGGCATGGGCAACTCGATCTTGTCACCCTTTTCGTTCATCACAACCTTCGAGGTACGGACGAACGTCGCTTCCTCTTCCTTGCCATCGAGCCAGGTCTTGCGCACGCGCATGGAACCCTTCCCGGCGATCTTCTCGGTCTTCTCGATCCGGATTTCCCACTGTTCCTGGTTTTCCTTCGACGCGGCTTGCTCGAGGTCAGAGAAGTTCACCACGCGCGCGTAGATCGTGTGCTCGATTTCGTTCACCGGCTGACCATTGGCGATTTCTTCCATGGCCAGATACGGGCGACCGATCGGATTGTGTTCAATCACTACCGGCGGCGTCGGATACAGGTGACCGAACTCTTTGCGAAACGACATGATCAGTGCGTCTTCGTGCGAAGGCGGTTGATTCACGTTGATAAACGCATTCTCCAGAGCCAGTCGTTGAAGTTGACGGCGCATTGTATTACTCCAATTGTTACACGCTGGTTTAGTCTTCTCCGCCAGTGATGACGGTAAGCACTTCTTTGGCGGTGTGCCAGAGTGCGACCAGGGCGGGGTTGTTGGCAGCATGACCTTCACGGACGGCGACCATCGCCGTAGCCCCAGTCACGATCAGGATGACAGCCGAGGCGAGCAGAATGGTTACCTTCGTGAGGAAGATCTTCAGCTTGTGGTCTTCCTGATCCTCCGTCTCGACCTCGGGCTTCGGTACTGGGACGCCCGGCAGCGGACCAGGAAGCTCACCGCTTGCTTGCAAGTACACATACAGCAGTTCGACTTGGTCTTCAGAGTCCATCGCAAGAATGGCCTCCTTCAACTCTCGTCCGGTTGACAGAGGTGTCATGTTCGGCAGCTCATCGACATGCGCAACCTTCTTGTTGTAGGCTTCTACCAAGACATCCACCGGCAGACGTCCTGGCTTGTGGTCCGAAACCGCACGCGTGTCGCTGATCCCCTTAAGGACGCGTTCCACTAACATTGCTTGCCCCTTGCGGAGATGCCGCAAAGACGGCGTTGTTCTGCGTTTTCCAATCCTGCAAGGAACCGATGTGACGATTGGCCGTGGCGACGTTGGCCGTTTGCGCATCGTACTTCGATTCCCACAGGTCGCTGCGCTGCTTCCAGGAGAGCGTGCCGTAGCTCGTTTGATCAGGTGGGGCTTCCACCGTGGCCTTCACGAGCAGCGCGTCAGGTGGCGCGACGTACAGGTTCTTCAGTTCCGGTACACAGGTTTGTGCACACCCCGCCAGGCTTGCTGTCACCAGCACAGCCAGGATTGTCTTTTTCATGATGGTCTCTCGCTTCTTACTGAGCTTGCGGCAGTGCTGTGCACTTGGCATCAGCGTTGTCAATAGCCGCACAATACTTCATCCAACTCCCCGTGAGCTGAACGGCGCTTACTTCGGCGTCACGCCCCACGGGCACAACGTCACCGGCTTGATCACTGGTAATGGTCTTGACCGGCACAACTGGTTTAGGCTTCACTGCGCTCGAGGCGGTGCTCGACACCGACGTCGCCGGAGCGACAACACTCGTCGTCGGATTGGCGTACTTCGAATCGATCTGCTTGGTCTGGTCTGCGACCCACGCGTCGATCTTGCTACCCGTGGCAGCCGCTGCTTGATCGGCCTTCACCGACGAAGCCACCACCGCATCGGTCACCGCAGCGGTACTCGCCTGCTGAACGATCGTGGTTGCCTGGCCTTTGATGACCACAGCGTCTGAACCGATCTTCTGGTTATCACTGAGCACGGTGTGATACTCGTGCACTGCGAACCAGCCGAGCAGTCCGATAACCGCGATAATTGCTGCCCCGATCGCGAGTTTGATTTGCCATGTGAGGGTGCTCATCTGTGTTGCTCCCGTAGGATTTTAAGTCGACAGTACGCCACGGCGAGCGCGTCGATCGAGTGCTCATCCAGCATCTCAAGCGGCACCGGTCCGTTGTAGTTTAAATCCGGTAGACGCATCAGTGCTGCCTTGACTTCATCCTTCTTCGCGTGTGAGGTTGCCCCCACGGCTTTCTTCACGCTGGGCGGGTCGATCATAAAGAGCGACAGCCAGCAGTCGTATCGCCATAAGGCACTCCGGATCGCATCGACAGTCTCTGTCAATGCGCCGTATGCCTGAGGTCGAAATTGACTGTAAAACGGAGACTCTGATGCAACTAGGTTAGGACGGTAATACTCGAAGATTTCCACCAGGTTATCTTCGTGGGCTGCAATACGCTCAGCCCGTGCACCATGGGTGTCGCCAAACCAGGTGTCTTTCGCCAGTTTCGACCCGACGAAAGTAAACGCAGTGCTCTCGATGATTTCGAGCTTCACTACGTCTACTCTCAAGGCACCCATTCCAAGTGTCTCGCTCCCAGGATCGATACCGACGATGCATCCGATGGGGGATGCACCTTCCGGTATTACTAACATGCCTTAGCCTCAGCTGGTGGTAGTCTGCGAACCCGATGTCGTGCCCGTCCCGGAGGTGAGCTTGTACAGGGGTTCCACCGCGCCACAGTCGACCACGTTCTCGACGCCGTCTTGGCTGAAGTTCAGCGCATAGAAGGTATTGATAAACGTGTCCACTTGCGCGGCGATGACTTCCTTGAAGTTGAACGTGGGTTGTCCCGATCCACCCACTGCAATGACCTTGTCCACGCCGGAGACTAGCGCAATTTCGGAAACGATCGCAGCGTTCGGATCACCATAAATGATGTTAGCGACGTTCAAAATTTCCGTGACGTCATCAGCAGTGAGCGTAATCGGTACCGGTGCCGAGGCCATCACGTAGTCGCCGGTAGCCACATTCACGCCGGTGGGCGACAGGGCTTGCGGGTTCGGATTCAGGTTCGACGTATCGGGCTGGAACGGCGTGGTGGTGACCGAGCCGTCTGCATTGACCGTCTTGTACTGCATCGAAACCGCCACACCCGTAAAGTCGATGCGCTTCAGGTAGTAGGCGATGTAGTTGACGCCGTTGTGCGTTTCCGCCACGCGCAGACCGTACGCGGCTTGTTGGGCCGACGTCAAATCGTTGGTGGGTTCCCGCAGCACGAACGGCAGGTGGTTGTAGAGCGCTGCGTCGGTCGTCAAGTGCTGGATCGGCTCAGGGATGTACAACCCATTGGTGATGTTCAGCTTGTGACCACCATTACCGATCGCAAAGTAACGGCAGGTCGGCAGCACCCCGGAGTTGGGCAGAACGCCCGGCTGCACTTGAAACTTTTCATTCAGCGTGCTGTTGGTAGCCAGTGCAAACGGCAGCCCCAAGAGCTGGCACGACTGCAGATAGCTGCCGTACACGGTGCGTACGATATTGTCCATTCTCTTACCTGAAAAAGGGTGTCACAGATTACTTAATCACACTATTTGCGATCAATTGGCCCGTGCTTAAAAGCCATCGAGGTCGAGCTGTGGAATGACGTTAATCGTTCCATCGGGCTGGTGGTAAATCAAACCGGTGAGATAGCCGGTACGAATTACGCTCGACAGCATCGTCGTTTGGTTATCCGGCACTGTGGGTTGGAAGTCATTGCCCCAGATGTCCGTGATCTTTTGCTGCTCGCCTGCAGGCAGATTCAGCCAGTCACACAAGCCCGGCACCACAATCGCCTGACTGGGGTTAGGCGCGGCGCAGTCGCAATCATGCATCCTAAAGCGCACCTTACCTGCATTGAAGAAGGTGTGCTGCAAGTTGCTGCTGACTTCATGCCACGGATTCTTGATCGCCAGTTTCACGTGGTTGGCCATAGACACATGTCGATCATGGATCGGCGTGTACTTGGTCACCTGGTTCTCAAGCGAATTCTTAAAGTGCGGGTGTTGATCGAGCGCCCGTACACCAAGATCCGTTGCATCCATCTCGTTGGCCTGATGACCGCGCGCATCCCCGACTCGAATCGCCGCCCATTCACCGGGCACGATAGTCGAATCGTTGATGTTGGACATGAATTGAATCGAGTAGCTCGAGAGCTGCTCCATCATGCCAATCATCGCCTTCTGGATATTCGCGACACTGGGCGTGGTGATGAGATCCTGACCCGTGGCGTGCGCGACGATTTCCGCGTAGAGTGAACCCCACTCGGTTTGCGAGAACGCTGCCACGTCCAGGTTGCGCGCTGCAAACCAAGCCGAGTAGTTATCCCCCGGATCAGCGACGTAGCACAGATTGTCGCTCCACAAGAGCGAGGTGGCATTCTTCACATAGCCGCGCACTTCCATGTGTTCCTGATACGACACCAAACCGTCTTGCTGATTGGCTGCGGTGTAGATCTGCTGACACAGGCTATAGAACGCCTCGGTCGAGAGGAAGGTCGACGATGGCTTGATCAACGGCATCAAGTCATGGATCTCCTGCAACGTCGCCCGATCCACCTTGCTCATGTCACAGACTGCTGCCATCGCGTCGACGCTGGGTGTCGGCAGGCGCGGCACGCGCTGCGCAAACATCGGCGGGATCACATCGAGCGTAATCCCAATCGAAGCGTTCAGTGCATACCAGGCGAGACAGAACGCATCCTTCGCAAACAAAGGCACCGTCTCACCGGTGGCTGGATTGGTGAACTGCACGGCCGAATTGTAATACCCCAGGCTTGAGAGCCACAACCAGTTGTTGACCAGGATTTCGGAGAGCGGATACTTGACGCTGCCCGTGTAGTCGATCATCGACGACTCAAGCGCCTTGGTCGGCAACTCATTGGAGAGCGAATTTTGCATCGCCTCCAGAATCTTCGGCTCGTAGTCGCCCTCGTACTTCTCATTGTCACGCGCAACGGGTCGTTCCTTGATCAGCATCTCGTCCAGCGTGATCTCATTGATGCTATCCAGGTTGTAGCCCAGATTGACCGGATCACGCGTAAACGTAATGGTCGGATAGAGATCCGTAGGCATCTGAGACACGTCATGCCGCATGGTGTACTTTGCCAGGGGCAAATTACGCTCGGTCATGATATGGTCCACGAGCCACTCGAAGATCTCCGACTGCCCGGCGTTACGCTCCAGGTAGTTGATGTTCCGATATAGCTCGAGCGACTGTTTGGTCGTCAGCTGATCGAGGTACAGATCCAGCAGGCCATGGCTCAGGAGGTACTGACGCACGTGAAAGCTATGCGCCTCATTGGTCTTACAGGCTTCCAGGCGCAGCGACAAAATCACCTGCGGCAGCAACGCGTACATGATCCCCAGGGTAAAGGGGACGTACATGTCGTCTGAGACCGTGTAGGCGAGATTCACCCAGCGCGTTTTGAAGCCGTCGATCCAGCGCTGCAGCTTGTCGATGAGGCTGTACTCATTGAATTCGACCAGGCTACTCGGGTAGGCCAAGATCTTCCCATCGGCGGCGGTGATGGCGTCGTCGATGTCAACCGGATTCAAGATCCCGTTGATGAGGGTGACCTGGGTCGGATACTGGGCCACCAGCGCCAGATAGTCACGTTGGCCAAACTGGTAGGCCTTCGCCGTCGCGCGGTGTAGCGCCAGATTCTCGACCGTGAATTCGATCGTTTCTAGCGTATCCATCGAGACGACATACATCATCGTGTCGGCGAAGTGATACTGGCCAGACAAATTCATATAGTAGCGCCACGTCGTGGGGTCCAGGTCATTGACCTGATCTACCCCATAAACGCCGCTGATATACGTGTTGATTGCATCAGCCACGGCTGACGACTTGACGACAATGTATCGGGCCAACGCGAGTACACTGTCGAGATAGACCTGATACTGATTCGAGGTACTAGTTGTCGCGGCCATAACGGCGCCCCTTATTTCAATAACATGCAGTCCTTGTTTTTCAAGGGCTATCTTTCGTTGAGGTTCAAATGTCCAAAGCGTTGAAGGAAGCCATTGCGCTTGCTGGCAGTGGCAAACGCTATTCGGCGATGTCCCTGGTTCGTCAAGACCCAGGCATGGCCGCCACCATCAGCAAGATGGTCCATGGCAAAACGCCTCCCCGGTACGACAGCTCTGGAAACATGACGACGGACAATCCGTCGATCCAGGCATTGAAGAACGTCTCGGATAATACGGTTCAAAACATCTCGGATGCACAGACCGTGCTCCAGACGTTACCTGAACTCGAACTGGCGATTCAGATCCTCGTGTCCTCGGTACTTTCACCGAAAGACATGATGACCGTGGAGCTGACATATAAAGCTCCGGAGAACCTGGTCCCGCCGGAAGTGAACACGGCAATGACCAATCGTGTTCGCGTCCATTTTGAACAGAACTATAAAATAAAGCAGGTCCTTCCTCGGATGCTGCGTGATGTTCTGGCTGAGACGGGCTCGTATCCGGTCGCGGTGATTCCCGAGAATTCGATTGACGATGTGATCAACTCCAATCGCAAAGTCTCGATGGAGTCGCTCGTCGAGCACTTTCACAATGATGGTCGGATCAAGCCCCTCGGTCTGCTGGGTCCGGTCACCAAGACCAAGCCCACGCAAGTGCGTCAGGGTGCGGCGCTCTCGATGGAGTCGCTCGAGACGTTCAAGTTCGACACGACCTATCGCACCGATGTGACGCTCGAGAAAGCGTTCGATAACATCGCGCAGGAAACCTATACGACGGTCACCGATAACCCGTCGTTGCTCAAGGTGCCGATGCTGTACCAGAAGATCCGCGAAAACCGCGTGATGGAACTGCTGGGCGCGCGCAACGGTCTGTCGCGTACCATGAAGACCGCGACCGAAGCGTATGGCGTGCCGAGCCCGACGCATCAGGTCCAGCAGCACAAGCCCAATGATCGGGAACTGGCTGGGATGATCTATCGGGATCGTAACTACCAGTACAAGCCGATCACGACGCTGAAAACCCAGGAGCAGCTCAATCGCCGGACTGTCGGTGCGCCGCTCATCATGCACTTGCCCTCGGAAGCAGTCATTCCAGTGTTCGTGCCAGGTAACGTTGAGCAGCACGTGGGCTTCTTCATCTTGATCGATGAAGACGGTCACCCGATTCAGCGCATTGCCGACATCGACTACTACCAGCAATTGAACGCCCGGATGAACTCTGGCGGTTCGTTCCCTTCGGCCATGCTGCAAAAGGTCAAGGCGAACATGCAGGGGTTCGATAACACCAATAACGCCCACCTGGATTATTCGGCGCGTGTGTACGGTGAAATGATCGAGCAGGATCTGCTCGCTCGCCTGCGTAATGGTGTCTACGGCAACGGCGTGGCTCTGGCTAAGCGTGAAGAAGTGTACCGTATCATGTTTGCACGGGCACTCGCCAAGCAACACACGCAGCTGCTCTTCATGCCGATCGAGTTCATGACGTACTTCGCGCTGCGCTATAACGGCGACGGCATGGGTAAGTCAATGCTCGATGACCTGAAGATCATCAACTCGCTGCGCTCGATGCTCTTGTTTGCCAACGTGATGGCGGCCGTCAAGAACTCGATGGGTCGCACTGAGGTCAAGATCAAGATGGATGAGCACGATCCTGACCCGCAGAAGACCTTTGAGCGCGTGGTGCATGAAATCCTACGCAGCCGTCAGCAAGCGTTCCCGGTGGGCACCAACTCGCCGATGGATATCGTGGACTGGGTGCAGCGGGCGGGCTTTGAGTTCGTCCCGGAAGGCCATCCTGGACTCCCGGACATGACGGTGGAGTTTGGGGAAAAGAACACCAGCTACGTGAAGCCCGACACGGAGCTCGACGATGATCTGCGCAAGCGCTCGATCATGGGCCTGGGTCTCACCCCGCAGTCCGTTGATGCGGCCTTCGAAGCGGAGTTCGCGACTTCGGTCCTGACTAACAACATCCTCTTGTCCAAGCGAGTGATGAACATTCAGGAAGTGATCGAGCCACAACTGGCAGATCACGTGCGTAAGGTCATGATGAATGATGAAGAGCTCATTCGGGATCTGCGGGCGATTCTGGAGGCGAGCGCCGATAAGCTGCTGGAGCGGTTGAAGAAGCAAGACGAGGCCCATAAGGACGATCCGACATATCGGTCGCACTTGGGTGGTCAGCCGAAGGAACTGGTGATTCAGCAGCTCCTGTACGACTTTGTGATGGGTCTGGAAGTCAGCCTGCCGAAGCCGAACAGCGTGACGCTGGAGAACCAACTGGCGGCCATGGATACGTACTCGAAGTCGCTTGATCAGGGCCTCGACTACTACATCTCGACGAACTTCCTCACGTCCGACACCACGGGCGACCTCAGCAACTACGCGGGTTCGCTCAAGGAGATGGCCAAGGCCTACTTCATGCGTAAGTGGATGGGTGAGAATGGCGTGCTGCCGGAGCTCTCCGATCTGAACACGCTGGATGATGACGGCAAGCCGAAGCTCAACCTGTGGGATGCGTTCCAGGATCACACCAGCAACATGATCCTGAGCATGGACCACTTCATGAATGGCATGAAGCCGATCAAGGATGCAGCGGGGCTGAACAACGCCAAGCGTCAGGCGACCGACCAGAACAGCGGCGGGATGGGAGGCGGGATGGGTGACATGGGTGGCGGTAGCATGGGCGGTGACATGTCCATGGGTGGCGACACCGGTCTGGGTGGCTTGGGTGGCAGTGATGACTTTGGCGGTGGTGGTTTCGACATGGGTGGTGCAGGGGGCGGTGACGATCCCTTTAACCTCGGTGGCGCCGCCAGCACGACCGATGAATCACCTTTGAATCCGGAAGATGACAAGCCGGAAGACCAAGGCGCAGCAGAACCGCAAGTCTAAGACCAAAAAAAAAGACGGTCATAGAGCCCAGGAGACCCGAAGGTCTCCTGGGCGTTTATGCCGTCGAAGGCGTGTCGAGCACGCCGTTTGGATTTGTTATTATTGGCCCCATCGCACGGCCCCGTTGTTCAGTTACTGGTCACGGACCTTGAGCAGGTTCGCAGCCACCGTGTCCATCTGTTCTTTCAACACCGGATCAGCAGGCGAGGCTACCGGCGCAACACCGCCCGGCCACAGTCCTGCGTCGTCGATGTGGGTGATGGAACGGTTCATACCGCGCGGCAGTCTGCTGAAGATTGGACTTCTTCCTTCGGTCATTCTGCGTTGCTCTTCTTCCGATGCGAACTCAGCCGTCGAGTCGATTCCATCAATCCCCGGATACTGATCCAGCTCACTCTGGTTGACGATCTTACGGTCCTGCTCCAGCCACCGACCTGTCGGATACGTAACGTAAGCCAGCACTTCCGGGCGACACTGATGCATGGCTTCGATCAACTGGCCGATGTAAGGCGTAACATTCGTTACGCCATCTGCCGGTTTGAACTCCGCCAGGAACTTTACTTCATGGAACTGCCTATTCGTTCCACGAATGATGAAGTTCCTCCGCTTGTGGTTCCACTTCTGTTGTTGGGCTTCGTCGTTCGAGAGATTGACGAGGCTATGAAGGGTGAACTTTTGCATCAGTTCGCGATGACCCGCTGAATGTAGCTGAGCGAGAAGGCGGCCGAACTCGCCGTTAGCGCCCGGTGCTTCATACGAAGCGCGCAGGCCCCCAAACGCGTCGAAGTAATACTCTTTGCTCATCGACAAAGGCGCGTCATGAGCCTGTTCGAACACCGCATCCACTTCGGCTTGCACCTGGGCCATCTCCGCTTCGGTCTTCCAGCGCACCCCGCACTGGTTATCGAACGTCAGATCAACCGGTAGGTTCGAATAGTCGAATGCCATTTCACCCCCGCCGATATGCATCCCGCGGATGAATGACTGAGCACGTACCAGCATCTGTTCACGCGTTTCACCGGTGAGCGGATGGATCTGCATCTGGTACTTGAAACCCGACTCCAGCTCGCCGTTGTGGTCGCCATTATCGTGCCCCAGCGGATGACCCAGGACAGTACCACCAAACTCTCCAGGCCAGCCTCCTTCAGGCCTGAAAGCACGCGCATCGGTGGCTCGCACAGCGAAATGGTTCCGGGTGATATCATCCAGGGTTTCCAGGATCGGAGAAGATGCCCGAGCTTGCTGGCTTGTCATGGCTTGCAATGCATCCCGACCTGCTCGCGCCAGCGCACTATGGGCTGTCAGATTGAACAACGGCGTCGAGCCAGACACATGCGCGCCCGAGATACCGGAGTTCTGCAGCTTGCGGTTGAGGCAGATCTCCGGGAAGCCCGGCTTGAAGGCCGTGTAGAGGCGCACCATATCCTGCTGCGTGACCGGTTGACGATCCCAGCGCGAAATAAACACGTCCAACTGCGGCAGGGTATCGTTGTCCTCGAACTCCCTCTTGCGGTAACCCAGGTAGCTCTCCTGCGCGAGCGGCGGGATAAGGTGAACGGTGTTGATCCGGAATTCACCAAGAATGGGCACGAGTGCCGGTTCTTTGAGCATCTCGTTCAGCAAGGTCTGGCGCTTGATTTCCTGGAGCTGCAGGTATTCTTGCGCTTCGCTCGACTTGTTCTGCATATCGAGCATGTGTTGCTTGGCGTATTTACGACGCACGGCACTGGCGTCGAGATGCGTGCTCAGTAGCGTGCCGACGGGTTTGTCGTCTTCCTGGCGGGCCCGCTGCGCATTGTCACGCGAAGAGGAATAGGCAACCCCCATTTCCATGTCAACGTGGGCCGCATTCTGGTGGATTGGCAAATACTTCTTTGGCTTCGCTTGCCAGCGGGCCGTGCCTTCGATCCCGGCATCGACCAGATGCAAGCGTCCCACGTTGCGTTCAACAAAGACGAATTCGGTATCCTTGAAGACGCCATTGGCGATCGCATTTTCCAGAATGCGCTGACATTCTTCCCGCGGCGGCATGCCGTCATTGAAGAACGAGATCTGCTCGTCCTCCGCGCCGTTCTGGCGCAAGAATTCCGAGAAGGCATAGGCGAGCAGCGTCTTACCAGTGTTGCTGGCGCCGTCGATGGTGATGCGAATTCCTTTCTTCATCCTGTTCTCCTGAAAGCGTTACGTTAAGCGGTAGCGTGCTCGATCTCTTGCAACAAGGCGCGGTCCCCGAGGCGAAAGCCCGCGTTGATGATAAGACCCAGCACGCTGTTGGGCGTCGGTTCCCCCACGCCGTCCAGCCAGCGCTGATACTCGGCTGCCCCTTCAGTGTACTCTTGCGTGAGCTCGCCGTAGCCGAGCCAGCTAATCATGTCTGCCAGGGCACGCTCCTGTTCTCGCGCCCGATTGTAAAAACGCGGGGCATACTCTTGCGAGACCGAGCGCATAAAGCGCACTTCAAAGAAGCCCGTGAACTGCCGCGCCCGGATACGCACCTCGCGTTCAGCGGCTTCGCTGCCCGAGGTTGCGCCGAAGCGAATTTCCATATCACCCCAGCCCGTTGAGGCATACAGCTTTTCCTTAACGGTGCCGAAGGGGAAGACCTTCTTCGAGATGATCTGGGAGTTCAAAGCCTCGATCAGCTTGACGCCGAATTCATTACCGGCATTGGTGAAATCAAAGAGTTCCATGTTTTTTATTCAACTAAGACATAAGCGTTATAAGTAGCGAGGAAGCCGCAGCCTCCTCGCCTCAAGGGAAAATACTACAGGCTAATGACTTTTTCGACCCGTATACCCAGCATCTCGGCCGCCTTAACGAAACCTTCGACGTCCGCTTGGGCTGGTTTCGCGGGTTCACCTGGCAGTTTAAAGGTCACGTCTTGCAACCCTTGGGCTTCTGCGAAAGTAACGCCTTCATCATTCATGGCCTCGACGAAGCCGGACACCTCTGCCACCGGGTCGGAAAACGCCTTCAAAGGTTGCTCGCGACTGATAATGGTCACGGGCTGTTCAAACAACTGCGGGTTAGCTTCCTGCATGGCTTCCAACAGCGACTGAGGCTCTTCCTGCACCTCGGTGCTGCTGTGCCAAGCACGAAAGCCAGGCGTATCAGCTACCACATGACCGACCGTGACGCGCTTAAAGCCGTACGTGTCCTTCAGTGACTGGCTAATAGCCCGACCTACTAACTCCGCACTCTTCCCATCGCGCGATTCCACCACGATGTTCACAGGTGCGTCCATCACTCCTCCCTTTTAATCGCGCTCACTCACCTCGTCGCGATCCAGTTCGAGCGCGACTTCCAGATCCGCAGCCTCGTTGGGTGGCAGGTCCATCTCCACTTCGAGCTCCGGCTCGAGACAGGCACTCACGACTTCGATACGACGATGGAAGAGCGCCGGATTGGCGTCCGCCATCGCATCGAGCAACGACTTGCCTTGCTCGAAGTCCGTTTGCGGGTCACCCGCGGCCTCGCTACTCATATCCGCATGATGAGTAACGGTGACGTTGGTGAAGCCGACGTTCTGGATCGCATGACCCACGACTTTGCCGAGCGCCAGCGCGAGTTCGTTGTTATCCGACTCGATGACGACACTGGCAACCGCATCTTCTTGCTGTTCCATTTCCTTCCTCCTTGTTTTACTGCGTCGTTTACTGCACGATGACCGTAGCTGCTTCGGGCTTGCTCACCCGGATTGCGTCGTTCAGACCTGCGCCGTCGCCGAGTTCTTCCTTGGCGTCTTCAATCATGTCCGTGACGAGATCCAGCGCCGCACTGCCGCCCGCGGTGGCAACGATGGCGATGGGTGCATCGAAGAGCTGCGGGTTCAGGGCCTTCATCGAGCCGAGGAGCGTGTCCGCGTTCGAGAGGTCCACATCCACACGCGTCGGATCGTCGCTCTTGTCGACATGGATCGCCACGTTGGTGAAACCTGCGTCAGCCAGGCCTTTATTGACCGCAACCGCGATCGCCTGTCGCTGACTGATGTTGTCTGACGCGATGATGACACCCGCACCGCTGTCGTTCTTAGTTACGTTGTTCATAATGCGAGCAAATTCCTTCATGATACTGTTCCTGTTCGTGATGGGTTTTTGTTAGACGAGAACTTCGTCGAGTAGCACTGCTTTTGGTGCTACGAACGTGGCGAGGTCAATGATGGTGCCGTCTTTCAGACGACCTTGACCGGGCTGGAGTTCGGACGTGTCGCCCGAGAGTTCTGTTACGTCGATGTGGTCCGCCATGGTGCTCAGATGGGGCTCGGTGGCTTCCACAGGGTTCTCGCTATAGGGCATAGCGAGGATGCTCACCGGCCGCGCGAACAGTCGCGGGTTCAGTGCACGCATCTCGTCAAGCAGGCTCGGAAGCGCGGAGCGTTCGATCACCTTGCTTGTTTCGTCGTCGCGGCTGGCGATGCCAGTGTCGACATGGGTGAACCCCGATTCCTGGAGTTTGTCTTGAATCAGACTTGCCACCAGCTGTCGGGTTTGGGCACCCTGAGCTTCGATGATGACATTGATTGCGTCAGGAGTCATGCCTATTCTTTCCTTGAAGGGCTCATAAGACGGAGGGGCCGAAGGCACCCTCCATCTCATGCTCAGTCGTCGTAAGTTTTACTTCTGCTGCGAGAGACCCACATGCGCCCAGATCGTGTTAGCGGCAATGAGAAGCTCTTCTTCGATCGCCTCGACGAAGAGTTCTTCGGTTTTACCATCGTGCAGCCACAGATCAAAGAATCGCCCTGTACCCGGTTCATCGTCCCGATAGTACTCCCTCATCGACACGTACGGCACTTGCTGGCCCATACGGGTTAAGTCAATGAAGTAGAACTGGGTGTGTGCGTGACTGTCTTCTGACTCGCACACGTACATGGTTTTCAGCTGAATGCTCGGATACGCCGAGCGTACTGCTAACAGCTTAGCCTGCAGAATTCCCATGATGGCGTAGCCGAACGGATTCGGTACGTTATCAGCCATCGGAACGGTTTCAGGAAGGGCAGGTTTCTTACGGGCGCTCATTAATGCTTACTCCGTGGTCTGGAACTTACGAGCCCGGTGCAGTTCGATGGAGAATGCCTCGGGGTTCTTTTCGATCTCAGCCCACGTGGTGTGGTCAGGCACAATCGCGGGCAGGGTGAGATTCACACGATGTGAGTCCCCATCGACTAAGAACATGCCGATGGCACCTGCCCACTGTCCCACGTACACCTGTGGGATCTTTTCAAAGCGCGCGATGCTACTGAGCTTAAGGAGCTCCCCCGCTTGCCCGAAGAATTCCACATTGACCCAGCCGGGTTGGAGATCGAACCCCTCCTCGATCACCACTTTCCACTTGGGCTTGCCCTCCATCGGGTCCAGATACACCGTGGTAGTGCCGTAGGCGCTCTCAGTGGGCTCGCAGACGTCCGCAGCATAGCCAGTACAGTCGTAGGCACCGACGACGCCCTTGACCAGCAGCGCCAGCCCACGACCGGCTGAGCACGCATCCTCCATTTCGAACTGGTAGGACACTTGCGGCTGCAACTCGAGCCAGTCTGCATCCATCCAGAAACCGATCGGCTCGGCTTGCGTGAAATACGCCACCAGTGAGGTGACGAATTCGTCCGCTTCCAGATCAAGCAGGCGGCCTTTACGGTCGAGCACCGCCGACACATGCACGGGCGTGAGCTGGATGACGCGCAGGTTGCCGCTCTTGATATTGAGCGTCCCTGAGAGCTCCATCTCCAATCGCACATACATCTCTTCAGCCATCATGCGCTGCAGCATTGGCGGGCGCGATTCGACCGTGGTCCAGGTCGCCAGTTCCTTCAGACCAATCACAAACGGAATGCGCTTGTTTTCGATCGCCAGTTGACAGAAGTCGGTTTGCGAAGCGGGGACGAACCGGGCATCTGCCACATTCAGCCCGATGGCCGAAGTCACCGCCTTCTCGCAATCGGGCAGCTTGAACACCACGCCGTACAAACGCGGGTTCGTCGGATCAACCCCCCAGCTCGGGCGAATCACTTCCTGCGCGACGAGTTCCTCACTGCGTGCCAGGTCGGTGAAGGGAATGTTCATGTTAAAGCGCATCGCCGACGTATAGACCGAGACGTGCGCGGTGAGCGCTTCTGCTTCGCCGAGATTGTACTGATCGTCGACAAAGTGGTAACGGTTAAAGGGGGTGTGCAACGGTAGGATTTTCATTCTCTTTTTCCCTGTCTTTCTAACCTGTACTGACTACGCTAAAAACGAATGGTGGTCACACCACCCTGAATCTCGATGGCTTTGATGGGTCCATCGGGCGGACTCGGATTGGTGATCCGGTTCCAGGCCGCCTCGTTGGGAATGTCCGGTTCAAACGCTTGCCGGGCAGTTTCCACGGTAATTGCGGTGGTAAAGATTTCGGGATTGAGTATCTGACACTCTTCCAAAAGCGTGGTCACATTCTCGGACGGCATCTGCTCCTTGTGATCCGGAATGTAATCGACGTGCTGAAAGCCTGCGCCTTCCAAGGCCCCAAAGACCACCTCTTTGGCGACCCAGCGGGCGCGCTCTGTGCCGCCGGTGATGACGATACTCATCGCATCCTCACCCACATCGAGCGGCCCCACCAAGTCCATGTTCAGCTGTGCCATGTTAACTCTCCCAGAAGTCGGTTGCTAAATAGAGGTAAAAACGAATCAGGTAGTCGGAAATGTTCTCCGCATTCACCCACAGCTCCGCTACTTCGATGTCGTCATTGCGGGCCCCGACGACATGACGCATCACCTTCACCCGCGCCATGCGCAAACCTTCGCGCTCCATTACGCTGAGGTAGCCTTTCAGATCCAGCGGCTCTTGCCCGACGAGCTCAGCCATGAGCAGCTCGGTATGGTGCTCGCCCGTTTCCGCATCGTCCTTATGGGTCACGAGAACTTTCGTGAGCGAGTTTTTCACTTTGCAACCCGTGAGTGCCTGACGAAACACCACGTACTGCGTGATTAAGTCCGCAAACGGACGATTACTTTCTACCGTCACAACACTCTCCTGGTTATCGTTAGGGCATAAACCGAGACAAGGAAAAAAATCCTTGTCTCGTTATGGATGAGCCTTAGGCCCCGTCACCACCCGCGTTAAGAAACACGTTACGCTGCGCAATCATGGTCAGGGGGTCCGTTTGGCCTGCTGTCGATGAACAAAAAAGAAAGGCCTGGGGATCACTCCCCAGGCGCTATGCCGCTCGATCGTTAACGGATCTTGCGGATCAGGTACGCATCACTGCCCAAGTAGCCGAGGGTGACTTCGAGGATGTGGTCATCTGCCGTGCGGATGAAATGCCGGTAGAAGTTATCATCGATGCCGCTCGTCGCTTGGAAGATGCTTTCCGTCAGACTGTACAGCTCCGGCATGTCGCTGGTGATCAACGACGCGATCCGGTCCTTCGGATCGAGTTCGAGTTCCAGCTCCACGGCCGCTGCGCTCAGGTACGTGAACGTGTAGTTCGACGTGAGATACGTGAGCTTCGGGGGACGATCGCCCGAATAATCGCGCTCGCTGAGCAACAGATCCGACAATGCGGCTTCGTCATCCGGATGCAAGAACTCGGCAAACGCTGCGCGAATGTTCTTCGTCTGGTTACCCAGGAAGACCACCGAGAACGTTTCACCGTACCACTTCTCGATCACGCCCGGCAGATCCGCGACATCTTCCGCGAAGCTGTGGATGCGAATGTCGCCGATGGAGAGCGACTGCGCGAGCACGCGGTTGATCATCTCGGTGAGCTTGCGATTGATGGCCCCATAGAGCGAACCATTCATCACGCCTTCGACCGATTTCATCATTTCCGCGAGTTCTGCATAGCTCTTCGCTTGCGCGAACGATTGCAATGCACCGCTTTCGTCCTTCAGCGACACAAAGGGCTCAGCCACTTGCGCACGGATGCGATACACATCCGGCACTTGCTCGCTGTCCTTCGTCACCGCCATGCACTTGAGCGTGCCTTGCAGCCACGCCAGATCCAGCGTCGGCTCCAACACCCAGATGTCTTCCACCACTTGCACGAGCGGCTTCTTCGGCGGTGCTTCGCCCGCTTCCCCATCGCCGACCTTCTCGGTCAGTTCCTTCACCCCGGCCGCAATGCGCGTGAGCGTCTGGGCCGATTTGTTGGTATCGATGTACTTCGGCACGCTGCCGAATGTAGTTGGGAGGCGATGCTTTTCACGGTCCATCGAAGAGTCCGTCCTTTCTTTCACGAGTTGGAAGACAGTGCCGTCGGCCTGCTTTTGCAGATACAACAGACTGGTACGAGGGTTGTACGCCAGTGCATACGGTTGACGCACCGACGGCCTCCACACCAGTTTCGTGGAGTCGATATGCTCCGGCTCGTTACCGGCCGGTTTCGTTTCCACCTGCGTTGCAGGCTTGGCTGTGGGCGCGGACTCACTACGTTCGCTTGGCGGTACCCAGGACGTCTTCACGTTCGGCACGGAAGGTCCTTGGTTGTCACCCGGCTTCTTGTCGAAACGGCTCGTGTTAAAGCTGCCGCTTTCCTGGGCGGGTTCGCCATACTGCACGCCCCCGGAGAACAGGCCCGACGTTCCACCTTGGTTCAGAGAACCGGCAAACTGCCGCGCAGGAGGACGTTGTTGATTCCAGCCACCGCCCCCCTGGTTGCCCCAGCGCGACTGTTGCTGCTGGTTCCCCCATTGTTGGCCACCACCGGAGTTGCCCCACTGACGTGCGCCACCCCACTGATTGCCACCGCCTTGATTGCCCCAGCCTGCCCCTGCCCCGCCTTGCGGCGCGCCGCCTTGCATCATCTGCGCGTAAACGGGACTGTTCTTGAACGCATTGATTTCGTTCTGGATGTCGTTTGCCATCTGAACGAGACCGGTGATATGCGCCTGCATCTGTGGCGGCACCCCTTGTTGCAGCTCCGCGTACTGCACCACTTGGTTTGCCACATACATCTCGACCATCTTCGGAATCAGCGCCTGCGCAGCTTGTTCCGGATTCTGGAACTTGTTGCTCGCTAACCCGAGCAGCACCCAGTCGACGACACCCATCACGAGACCTGCGAACACCTCGTTTTGGTAGCCGTTACGGGACACCACGTTGTACGCCATTGTCCGCGGCGGACTATTGGGCGCATTCGTTTGAAAATCGAGCGCGACTGCTGCCGAAATCACCGGCACCAAGTCAGCCATGAATCCCGGATGCGGAAACTGCGGGACACAGGGCGGATTGTTGATGGCGATAGGCAGTGGAGCGCGTTCTGGATTGTAAGGGTCCGCAGGCAGACCCGCATTTGACATAACCATGGTTTGTTTCCTTTCCTTGTTTTTTGCTTACACTCGATACGTCTACCGAGCGCTTTTAGTGAGACGCACTGAATTGACGGACCCGACTACCGTAGGGTTTCAGCTTGACCTGGGTGGAGTCCAGCAACTCAATGAGAGCTGGGTCGCGCAGCACGACACCCTTGGAGTCCGTATGCAGATGCGGATTCAAGCGTGCATGCCCGGAAGGATCACTCTTCGGCAGATTCGCATACCCGCCGACTTCACACACCGAAATGTGGATCTTCTTCGTCGGGTCGCTGATTGCTGCGTTGTCCTTCCGCCCCGTTTGGCGACTGGAGCTCGTTTGCGGCACCAACTGGGCGGTCGTCTTGAACGCCTTGTTGTCGCCAGGACACGAAATCGTCGAAACCTCACCGTGCTTCTTGGTGATCGAGTACACCAGACCGGTCCGGAGCGTCTGGTTCATCATGGTCGTGATTTCTTTCGTGTTCAGTTCCTTCTTCGAAGCCGCCTTCAGCTTGAAGTAGAACTTGTTGATTTGCTTGGTGATTTCGTCCAGCACGTAATACAGCACCGACAATTCCTTGTCGTACATGCTACTGACGTGATCACGCGCCGCGAGAATCCAGTCCTGGAAGTTCTCGAGCACAATACCGAAGAGCTGGTAAATGTCCTCGATCGGCATCCCGATGTCGCGGAACTTGATCTTCATCACCTCATCGATGTACTCATCCAGACTGCGGATGTGCTCAGCGATGTCGTCCTCCAGCTTCCCTTCGGTGACGTTGCTGGAGAACAGCAGATGACCCATCAGAATCATCCACAAAGCACGCTCCCGAGGCTTGGGTGCATCGATCGTGCCCAGATACTTCGGCTGGACGCGGCTCGGGAAGTGATCGACGATGTAGAAGAACCCACACACCAGGTTTTTGACCATCGGCGTGTATTCCTCCCGGCGGATAGCCAGGCGAATCGTCGTCGGCGTATACTGCTTAAGCGTATACGTGCGTGCAGGCCGGGTGTGGGTATTGGTCTTCACGATCACCCAGTCGCTTGGCGGATACTCCGCTTCGCTAATGGTGCTCGCATCCCCCACGATCGGCACGGTACCGCCGAAGCGCTGGAACATTTCCGCAAATCCATACTTACACAGCAAGTAGTGGACCAGCGTCGTGTTCGCCTTGATGACGGGCTTGAGCTTTTGCATCTTCTGGTTCTTGTTGTACACCAAGGACCAGGCCACGTGAACGGTCTCACGGAAATCACGCCCCGTGACATCGTTTGCGAGATAATGCTGCTGCTCGCGCTGGAACGTCAGCTTCGCACGGATGAGCTTCACGAAGATGGAGTCTTCCCCCTTCGAGATCACTCGGTCGGCCAAAATCGGCGAGATCACAAAGCGTGAGCCGCCGAGATAAATCACACCAGCATCGGACACAAACGGGAGATACATGTACCGCTTGATCTCCTCCGTCTTACCGTTCTTGTCGGTATGGCGAAAGATGTACTTCATCATGTAAATGTCCGACCTGGCCACATCGAACATCCGTTTGTTGTTCTTCTTCCGAGTTGCCTCGTCGAATTCCTCCTGTGGGGTACAGCGCTCTCCTCTCACGTAGGTGAAGCCATCCGGAAAGCCTTTAGCCACGGCTCGGAATACCGAGTCAACCCAGCCTTCAGCTTCCTGCATGTGCTTCTGTGCTAAGCCGCCCGCCAAATCCGGATTCAATTTGGGGGTGTGTTGATCAATTAGCCGAGAAAGTTCGCGGTCCATTCGCTTTGGTCAATCCTATCAATCTTGCGCATTTAACTGCATCCTCTTAGCGTCACTAGCTGCTCTTGCCGAACAGTTTCATGACGATTGGGATGGCTGCCCCGATTCCGACTATGATTGTCGGTAACATCTTTACTACTTCACTGCGGTCTTTCCTGTCCAAGCTGCGCTCCTCGTAGCGGTCCTTCATCCTCAGCTTCTCAAGCGCTAAGAAGTGCTCGATACGCTTTCTCTCCTCTTCCAACTCAGACTCTCGGCGCTCGCGCTTAAAGTCTGCCTCCTTCTGAAGAGCTTCGGCGTGCTTCAATTTGAACTCCCACTCACTAATTTCTAGCGCATGTTGCTGCTTCAGCTGATCGTTCTCTCGCCGAAGGTGAGCGGTGGCGTGCTCGATCTCTGCTAACTCCCGTTTCCGGGCGCCAGACAGATCACCCAAATGCTCGGCCTCCTCGTAACTCTTAAAGAGGCCGTACTGGTCTTGGTCTGGGCTATCGAGCGGAAGGAACTTGACTGTGTACTCACCGGGCTGAAAGACGCCTGTGTCCGGTGTGCTTGAGCCAATGTAGATTCCATTGCGTCGGGTCGGGTCACGAATCGGTCGAACACGATACACTGTGTTCACGATGTTGAGAAAGCGGTCACCGAACCTGCCGGTGTTATCCACAATCTCTACACAGTAACCGAAGCTCGAACCTCCTACCCGTACTGGGGTGTCCACCATCATCTTTGCATTGCGGCCTGCCTCGCTGTAGGGGTGTAACGGCGCGGCCTGCACACTTAGCAAACTGATCACCAAGTCCGATTCGTGATGATACACGCTTCGACCGTGGCTCTTAATTTGCTCTACACTGATTGGGTGGTCCAGTATTAATTTTGCAGGGGCATAAAACCCCTGTTTTTCGTCAGATTCCTGGAGCGCTTTCTTGAGCAACTGCAGCTCTTGAGACGAACGATCATCAACTCCATTTAATACTGCGCGCACGTTTTCTTTTACTTCTGCAGAAATCGCCCACTCAGCACGTATGACAAAGCCGCTGCTGCGAAAGCTGGGTTTAGGGGGAATGGAGACCCTAAGACCAGACCTTTGCACCACCGTAATCGGCACACTGGTGTTGTTGATGAAGGAGACCCGACGACACGCATGAATCAAATTCCCACCCCATGCCTCGCCCACGGCGTCGCCAGGCGCGACGTCACCGAAGAACGTCGGACTGCTCATCGGGGGATAAGACATAAGTCCCTCTACTGCGTGAAAGTTAAGCCGAGTACATCGCATCTCAGCTGGCCTATTCATTCTGATGCCAGTTAAGTAATATATCGCTGAAGATTCTTTGAACAACGGCATAAAACACCCAGCGAGGGTAGCTGATTAGGCTACCCCCACCTTCGGATTAAGGAAGTCCCGTTGCCGTTTCCTCCTCAATAGATACCTGAGCTCAGTACAAAAATACGCCCAGCAGTTTTGACGTCAGCGACTCACCTTCTGAAGGGAAGGCAAGAACGGCATAAAGCCCGAGGTTTCCCTCGGGCCTCATGTCTGCAAACGGTGCTGCCCATGTTCCCATGGGTGTTGTGCCTGGCCATGTAACCATAGACAGCATAAATAGACCTCGCCCAGGACCCCCTGGGCGAGACCTACACAGCCCCAACAGCTGCACCGACGCATGGCTCAAGGCTAACCTGAGTAGATCTGAAATCCACCCAGGTCAGTTACATCAACCAAGCGTGTTCTTCACGACACCGTGTGCATGTTGACAGCAACCTTCGCCGTCACCACGTCTTCGATGCCGCTCACGTCGATCGAACCCATGATCGGCAGGTTCACGACGTGCAGGAACGACGGCTGGACCGTGATTTCCTTGCTGTTTGCGCCGTTGCGGTGCAGCGGGAGAATCAGCGTCAGTTCCGGCTTCCATGCCATGTTGCCGAAGTGCATCGGGTTCGGCACGCCTTCCTTGCCTTCACCGAATTCGCCGAACGACATGCGGATCTTGCCGCGCATGTTGATGTTCAGCGTCGACACGATCTTCACGTTGAAGTCGTTGCCGAGCGTACGGAAGTCGCCCGTGACTTGCAGGTAACGCGCGATGACCGGGTCCGTACCGATGATGACGGTCGGCGTAGCAGCGATGCCGCCAGCCAATGCGTCTGCAGCAGCCTTGTAGCCCGAGTCGCGGTACATGCGGTAAGCCATGTCGCGCAGGATGTTGATCAGCGAGGCCTGGATGTCGGCCGCACGTTCGTGCGACTTGATCGAGTCCACCACTGCCGGTGCGCTGTAGTCTTGGTGCTCGTAGAACGGAGTCACCAGGAAACGCGCCACGCCGAGGATTTCCGGATCGCCTTGATACAGACCACCGTTGGCCGTGACCAGTTCCTTCAGCGCCGTTTCGACGTCCAGCAGCTTCGCCACTGCAGCATTCGACGTACGGATGTGCGTTGCCGTGATCAGTGCAGCCAGATCGCTTGCGTCGTTCTGGTCGCCCAGCGTCAGCGGACGCGGAATCGTGATCGGCGACAGCAGCGGCACGCCGTAAACCATGTTGTAGAACGTGAGGTCGAGCAGCTGACCGCGTTCACGACGGTTCGTGTTGGTGCGACGTGCGTCGAGGTCGTAACCGACGATCGATGCGCCAGCCAGCGCCGTAGCGATGGTTGCGCCTGCGCCCGTGGTCGGATCGACGATGTTGCCGTCTTCGTCACGGATTTCGTAGATCGACACTTGACCAGCCGACAGTTGCGTGTCAGCGAGTTCGAGGTTCACGTTGCCGAACACTTGCACCGACAGCTTGACTTCGTAGTTGCCTTGCACGATCGGCGCGAGAACCGTCGAAGCCGAACCGTCGGCCTTCTTCGTGTTCACGTTCAGCACGAGCGCGTTGCTGATGAAGTTCAGCGTCATCAGACGGTAGTTGTTCTGCACCGAGTACGTGAACGTACCCGATTGCATGTTGGCAACAGACTTGAACTTGATGACTTCGGCCGAACCGCCCGAGCCGACTTGCAGGTACAGCGAGCTCAGCTTGATCGCCGGGTCGATTGCGTCGGTCGAGTCCAGCATGCCGGTTTCGAGCAGCGCGTCGGTTTGCGAGATGCCGAGCAGCGAGAACGACTTGCCGATCGCGAGCGGCGCCGTCTTGATCGACACGCCTTCGTGTTCGATGTCGGCAGCCGGAACCAGGCTGGTCGCGACGAAGTTCGCTGCGCTTTCCGGACGATAGACCGGGACGATCTTCGAGAGGTCGTTGCGCAGGATGGTCGGATCGATCAGGGCCTGGATGATGTTCTTCTTGCCGAAGTTCTTGCTCAGCGCGCCGTCGATGGTGCGACGAACTTCGTCGTACACTTGCACGAGGCGAATCGACACGGTGTAGCCGTACTGGTCCGGCGTGACGACGACGGTCGGGAAGAACGCTTCGCCGAATTCGTCTTGACGTGCAGCTTGCAGGTTGTACGCCACCGAGTACACGGTAGCCGACTTCGTTTCACGCTCGTCGTAGGCTTCGAGCGCCTTCGACTGACGGTGATCCATCGCGCCGTTGCCCATCGCGGGGATGAACGTGTGGCCTTCGAGCGAAACCTTGCGTGCGACCGGTGCCTTCAGGAAGCCAGCCATGTCGCCCGCGACGATTGCCGCGACCAGACCTGCTTGCTTTTGCGCGACGGTGTGCTTGCCCTTGATCAGGCCGTCGTTCGCGTTCAGTTCAGCCGCGAATTGCGAGCTGATCGATTCGAGCGAGGTCTTCAGACCCTTCACCGAGCCTTCGAGTTCGAGCTGCGTGGTTGCGTCGAGCGATTCCATCGCAACGACGGACGATGCCAGGCGCTTTTCGATGTGCGGGCCGCTGCGGTTGACAGCATGTTGGACCTTCGCAACCAGCGAGTTGATCGTGCCGTCCTGGCCAGCGTTGCCGATTTGATACAGTTTGGAAGACATCTTTTGTTTCCCTTGAGTTAAACGAAGTTGCTATTGGGGCTGAAACCGTTTAGGCCGCCACTGCTACTTTTTTCTTGGACAGCAGTTGCAGCCAACGCTTGAACCAAGGTGTTCGAGCCACCTCGTTAGGCGGTGTGTACACATACAATGCTTTTAGAATTGCTTCCACCGTAGCGAGGTAGAGCTCATCGGGAGCACTGGCAGTATAGAAGCCCGGACTAATGACCATCGCGCCAACGGCAGGAGCTATGTCATAGTAATTAAAAGGTTCACTGTGACGCTCAGTGCGACTGTCTTCGCCAAACAAGCGATCTTTCGCGTCCTTGACGAACGACTCATCGCAGGTTAGCGGGATGACCGTGTTCTGGTAAAAGGTTCGGCTCTCCTCCGTACGAAGTGATTCATACCACGCCTGGTGGATTCCCCAGGTCCCAATGTGAAGATCACCACCCACAAGATGGGTAGCAAATTCCTGCACAATCAGGAGGCCAGCCATATCGGCGGGCGCACAAACACGACGGATCTTCTCGAAATCGAGCATGTCCGCCAGATTCATCTTGTTACGATGAATGGAATCGGCGATCCAGTAAGGGACCACCACAATCTTTTTTTCGGCCACGGTTGATGCTCCCAATGATGGGTCAGATGTTAATTTTGAAGCCGTGTGCCTAGAGTATGTACAGGGGACGAAGCAGATCCCTCGACAGCAGGCATACGCAAGAATTCCTTTACCCGAGATTAGTCGTTCTGCCACAACATAATCATTTTCATAGAGATGATAGTGGTTGACGGGGACCAAGCCTCTTGGGGATAACTACCATTAACGCGCAGAAATGAATAACCGACTCCTTTTGGTGAATGCAATCACCCTGCTTTACCGCGAAAGTCAATTGCCACCGACGATGGAGCGTAGCCAGAATCTGGTGCGCAACATTGTGTCCACCATCAAGATGCCTGAGGTGAACCTCACGCTTGATCCCGAAACCGAGACGCTCGCGGGTCTGAAGAGCTGCGCACTGGCAATGTGCGACACGCCCCAGGACCATCAGTACGAGCCGCTCGAAATCATGCAGCGCATGAAGGTGGTCTGTGGGGAAGACCAAGCGATGTATGAAGCGTTTGAACAAGGTATTAGCTCGGAGCTGCAAGAAGGCTCGCTGAAGCGTACCTGCCTGAACATTCGCCGTACGTTGCAGAATTACTTCCGCGAAGAGAAGGTCAAAGAGATCTTGCACCGCGCAGGCGTCGCGGTGAAGTTCAACCGTGAGAACATCACGGACATGAAGCAATTCGTCGCTGAGGTGTGTGCCGAGCTGGAACCCTATCAGCAAGACGCCGTCACCAAAGATCCGGCGATTGTCTCACACGTCTCGTTTAGCAACCTGGACTCGATGGCCGAAGTGTTTAAGGACATTCAGCAAGAGTCCAACGGTAACTCGATTCTGCGTACCGGCTGGCAGGGCATTAACCGCATGCTGCGCGGCGGCTTCCGCCGTGGCGAGCAGGTGGTGATCGGCGCGTTGCAGCACAAGTACAAAACGGGCTTTACGCTGTCGATCTTCAAACACCTGGCGCTCTACAATGTGCCGGAGATGATTGATCCGACCAAGAAGCCCTTGCTGTTGCGGATCTCGTTTGAGGACGACATCAACAACAACATGCGCTTCCTTTATACGTCGCTCAAGGAAAACGAGACCGGCGTCGCGGTAACCGATAAGGAACTCGAAGGGGCCGATCCGCAAGAGATTGCGGCGTACGTGAAGGAGAAGATGGGGGTCAATGGTTATCACATTGACATGCTGCGGGTGGACCCGACCAAGTGGTCGTACATGGACATCTGCAACAAGCTCATCGAGTACGAAGCGGACGGCTACGAAATCCATGCGCTCATCGTCGACTACCTGTACATGGTGCCGACCACCGGTTGCTCACAAGGCCCGGCCGGTCACGACGTGCGCGACATGTTCCGTCGCATGCGTAACTTCACCAACCCGCGCAAGATCACCTTTATCACGCCGCACCAGCTCTCCACCGAGGCCAAGCAATTGGTGCGTGACGGTAAGACCGACTTCGTGAAGGAAATCGCGAACAAGGGCTACTACGCAGGTAGCCGTCAGATTGACCAGGAAGTGGATCTGGAGCTCTACATTCACATTGAAATCGTGAATGGCCAGTCCTGGCTCACGGTGCAGCGTGGTAAGCACCGGATTGTGGGACAGACCCCGTTGATTGATCAGTACTGTGTGCTGCCCTTCCAGCCGGTTGGGGGTATTCTGGACGATCTGAACGGGCCGGACACGACGCGCCGTAAGGTGGGTGGCGGTCCGATTGGTAGTACTGATGAAACGCCGTGGTTTGCAGCGCTCGATGACCCTTTGCAACTCTAACTGTTTCCTTGTAGTACCTCCCCTGTAGTACCGCTAGGTGTGACACTTGGGCCTGACCAGCCCAGGTGTTGCCCTAGCCTTTTATGCCGCTTCAATGCCAGTAAAAGAATCGAGCCGAAATAGTTATGAATCCATTTTTGGTCCGCTAACTATACACCGACTCTCAGGGGTGCGAATGTTTTCCGGTTTTAAACGCCTAATCGGCTCCATCGACGTCTTCGAGGATGAAAAACTCATCCATATCGAAGGCTTGCCTGCCGATGTGATTGCCCGCGACATCACGAAAATCTGGTCTACCAGCAAGATCGCGATGTTCATGTTCACCAAGATGGGACGCTCAAGCGTTTCGTTCAACAAGTTCTTTGCCCCTGACATCGTCTACACCTTCGAGACGATCATCAAGCTGCGTAGCCGTAACTATAACAACCGTGCGCTGCAAAAGATCGTCGACCTGATGTACGAGAACACCTGGCTCAAGAGTGTGCGGGAAACCTCGCACCCGGCCATTCTGGATTTCAGCCAACTCGATGAACTGAATGTGAACCTGCTCCCCCATCAGGCAGAGTTCCTCCAGCTCTATAACGAGATGGTGCCACGCATGAAGTTGAAAGGCTACGTACTGGCAGCCGCCCCTGGCTCGGGTAAGACGATTAACTCGATTGCGCTTGGCTGTGTACTGAATGCCGATGTGTTTATCGAGCTGGTACCGAAGCCCGCGGTAGATGAGGTGTGGGACAAGACGCTGCGCGCGCTCTTTAAGAAGCCAGAGAACCACAAGTACTGGACCACGCTTTCCGGTAAGCCGCTTGAGTGGGGCTATCGCCACTACGTGTTCCACTACGAGCAGCTCCCGAAGGCGATCGAGTTCTTCAAGCAACACCAGCACAAGCTGCGTAAGCCGTTCATGATCGTGGACGAGTCCCACAACCTGAATGAGCTCGATAGCCTGCGTACGAACCTGTGGATCGATCTGTGCAAGGTGATTGACTGCCAGCATGTGTTGCCGATGTCAGGTACACCGATGAAAGCCATCGGGGCTGAGGCAATTCCGATTCTCACGGTGCTGTGTACGGACTTCAATCAGGACGCCCAGTTGCGCTTTAAGGAGATCTTCGGTAAGAACTCCGTGCGCGCGAATGATATCCTGCGTAACCGCCTTGGACAGATGATGTACAAGGTCGACAACGTGGTGGATAACAACCGCAAGGAGATCCAGAAGAACGTCGAGATGCCCAATGGAGGCGTCTATACGCTTGACGCGGTGAAGGACGTCATGAAGGCGTTCATTACCGAGCGCATGGCCTACTACCAGGCAAACTTCAAGGGCTTCCAGAACATCTACTACACGGCCTGCGGGATCTACGAGCGCACGCTGCGTGATGGTCCTGCCAGGAACGAGTACAAGAAGTACCAGGGCTACATCAGCCAGATCATCCAAGGGTACGACCCGAAGACGATGAAGGACATGGTGATGTTCTGTAACAAGTTCGAGAAGCAGAAGATCGCTCCGAGTTTGCCACGGGATCTAAAGATCTCGTTCCTGGATGCGCGCTCGGTGGTGAAGTACATGGACTTGAAAGTCCAGGGCGAAGCCTTGGGGCGGATTTTGGGTAAGCTGCGCGCGCAGTGTCACGTTGACATGTTGCCGTACGTGGGGATGCCGGAGCTCATTGATGGCTCGATGTCCAAGACGCTGATCTTCACGTCCTACGTGAACGTGGTCAAAGCCGCGGATGAGTATCTGCAGAAGGAAGGCTACCAGCCCTTGCTCGTCTACGGCGAGACCAACAAGGACCTGAAGGGCATCATCAAGCGCTTTGATGAGGACGAGGATCTGAACCCGCTGATTGCGACCTTCGATTCCTTGTCGACCGCTGTGCCGGTGCTCTCCGCCTCGACCATGATCAACCTGAACGCGCCGTTTCGGGACTACGAGTACAAGCAGGCGATTGCACGGATCGATCGGATTGGTCAGAAGTTCCCCTGCACGATCTGGAATGTGTTTCTGGATACCAAGGGTGTGCCGAACATCTCGACGCGTTCGAATGACATCTTGAACTGGTCGCGGGAAATGGTCGATTCGATCATGGGCACGAGTAGCGCAGGGCTGGATCTGGCGCTGGAAGCCTACAGCCTGCAACAGAAGGCCGATCGGTACGAGCTGGCGATGGAAACGTTTAACGACGGGGGTACCGAAGGCGACGCCGAGAAGGTCGAGACTGGCAGTATCATCGTTCAACCCAACTGGATGTCGTGGTCCAACGTGTGAGGCAGGTATGCATTTCATAGCAAAACGCACGCCTGCGATGGAGTGGGCGTTCTGGAAAGCGCTCAAGGACGGTGCCCAGGTGATTGACTTTACCCAGATCGATCACGATAAGCTCGCAGCGCTCTCCCAGCACACTGAGTTGCTCAAGCAGCTCGATCGTTGGATCTTGCATCCGGACAAGACGCTCCTGCCCTCGTTGCGTGCTTTGGCCAAGATTGTCAACGACCTTTACAAGTTCCGCGAGATGCCGCTTTACCGAGGCTTTGATCCGTCGAGTACGTATCAAGACATCATGGGCATGCCCAAGAACTACGCTATCGGACAGCGACATGACTACGTGCTCGAGAATCCGCTCTCTTTTAGTACGGAGCTCTCGATCGCCCAAGCTTTTGGTTCGACGGTGATCCGAACGGTAGTGGACCCTTCTAAGGAATTGGGTCTTGTCATCACGGACGAACTCTCGGTGCTCGTCTCCCAGCTTCGCAATATTCGTCCGGAAACACAAAAAGAAGTCATCATGTTTCCGCCCGCAGTTATCAAGTTCACCATTCTCGAGAAATAACCATGAAAAGACGCATGAGCCTGGAGAGCATCGCTGCTCTGGGTATGGAATCCTTCGACTCGTCCCCCACGGGCAATGTTCAGCCGATGATGCAGGGTGAAACCCCGGAACAGCCCCTCATCACCGCAGGCTACAACGAATCGCCCTTCAGTGGTTCGGAGAACTACGCAGCGGAGAAGTTCCGTGAGCGCGCAGCGGCCGCCATGCTCAAGCCGAGCTTTCCGATCCGCTCGGCGCTGGAAGCTGACGCCATCGTGGTGGACGACGATGAGTTCGACGCGCTGATCAAGTCGGCAACGGCGGCGACGTCGGTGTGGGATGACGGCAATGAAGTGTCGCTCGAAGCCAAGGACAGCAACAAGCTGGCAGTGGCTAAGAACAAGCTGCACGGGCGCTTTAAGAAGATGTTCGAGGGCTGGAAGGATGGCTGGCGCACCATGCCGGGTCTCATCAAGAAGTACGAGGCCCGCCTCGCTGAGCTGCAGCAGGAACTCAATGGCACGATCGTCCGTGGGCCGCTCGATGTGAATCTCTCGGGGCTGTGGCAGCACTTCTCCAACGACGCCGGTCCGATTCACAACAACTTCATGCACAAGGTGCAGGAGGACTTGGCGTTCTCGAGCTATATCCTCGGTGACTTCTCCAAGGAAGCGATGGCTCAGTTGCGCAAGCTGGAGTCAGCGCTGCATACCGGCCAAGGTAACTCCGACGAAGAAGCCAAGCGCACGGCACTGGACCTCGAAAAGCTCGAAGCTCCCTCGATGTACCTGGACCACAAGTGGATGTGTGTCTCGGGTGAGCAGCCCTATCTGTCGGTGACCGGTATCTACGCCAACCAAGGTCGCGTGCCGCGGCCTGTAGCGATCGGTGGCGTGTCGATGGAAAAGCTCGCCAAGATGGCGATGCCGTTCCATGTGCGCGAGTACGGCTCGTTCTTGCACGGCATGAAGAAGCTCTTCGTGAACGGCAGCAAGGCCAACGTGCGCTTGACCGAGAACGATCTGGAGAACCTGATCAAGGCCGGTCAGACGTACCTGGAAGGTGCGCGCAGCTACATGGATAACTACCATAATAGCTGGCCGATCTTTCATCGCATCGACGAATCGCTCGAGATGATCTGGAATGACTTCGATCTGACGGACTACTCGATCACGCTCGGTGATGAAGCGGACGAAGATGCCGTGGAAATCAGCTGGCAGACTTCGGGTACGGGTGACGTGACGCGCCGTGCTGCACTCTACGATCAGATCCTGATGGTGGTGCAGAACTTCTCCGACTCGGTGGTTGCGCCGGGTAGCCACGAAGCGCATCGCGCGGTGCGGGCAGCGAAGTTCCACTGCTACTTGCTCGAAGCTGCGCTGAAGGCGGCGAAGTCAGCGGCGATGGAGTCAATTGCCCAGGAGTCCATGGCCCTGGAGTTCTTCGGCAAAAAGCAAGAAGTCCCGGTCTCCCATGCTTCGATTAAGGAAAGTCTCGGTAAGCTGACGACGTATGCTCAGCAGCACGGCATCGACCTGCAGTTCCGTCCGGCTGATCCGAAACAAATCGCCGCAGTCGAGAAGGCATTCGGCGAACGCCTGCCTGCCGAGTTCCATGAGCTTTACTCGCTTTGCAACGGTCAAGTGAAGGGTCCGGGTTGGTTGAATGGTGATACGTTGCTCGCGTGCCAAGAGATTATCAAGGCACATGCGCACGACGTGGCGATGCAAGACAGCGGTCACCTGCCCGCAGGCAAGGACGATGATGACGGCAAGCTCGATGCGTCGGAATTCTGCAACCGCAAATGGCTGGCATTCACGGAGTCGGGTTCGGGTGACTTCTTCGGTGTGGACATGAAGCCTGGTCCGAAGGGCAAGAAGGGTCAGATCGTGGCCTTCGCACACGACGACGATGGTCGCTATGTGGTCGCACCGGATCTGAAGGCATTCATTGCCATCATGGTCGATCGCTTCATCGCCTGGCATCAGAAGAAAGGCAAGTAACATTCAGCAGTTAACGCATGCGGAGGGAGCGGCTCGAGAGGGCTCGCTCCCTCTTATGCCGTAGTTTTATCGCCTCGTGCTGAATCTTATAGAACTTCTCTCAAACCCTTTATTGGTCCCACTATGAGCCAAACCGACGAGCTGGCACAATGGCTCGAGACTGTGCCCGAAAAAGTTCGTAAGAACGTGACGATTGTGACCCCGACAGAAGTCAAGCAAGACTTCTGCCTGCACATTTCTACGGCCACGAACATCAAGAAGTTTATCCCGTTAATTGGGCGCCGTCAGGCTTATAGCGAGGATCGTACTGTCCCGCGCGTAACGGTGGCCCCGACGCTGCTGGGGTGCTTGATCGGCTACGCGAAGGCCGACCATGACTTTCGCGAGTACCATTCCACGGGTAAACCCGAACACGGTAACTACAAAGGCGGTTGGAAGATTTACGCGCTCCCTTTCGAGGCAGCCTTAAAACCGAATGCACGCATGGTGTACGACGCGCAAGCAAGCGACGAGCACTGGCTGGTGTCGTACTCACGGGAAACCAACGAGTACATCCCGCAAGCAGCAGGTAAGATGTTCTACCGGTCGCTGCGCCTGATCGGTCGCTCAGGCAAGAAGCCTGCCGGGGAGATGGAGCTGTATGTGGAAGTTACAAAAGAAGACGGGCTTCGTTTTAGTAAGTCCCACTTCCTCAATCCCGGCTACTACCGCGTGGTTGGACCCGTGCAGGAAAATGTCGCCAGCTGGAAAGACGATAGCGGCTATGTGGTCACTCCCATCGACAAGGACGACTACCTCTCCGCCAAGAACGCAGCGGCCGACCTCTTGGGATTCAAAGATCCTCCACCCCATCAGCAGTGGTAAGAAATAAGAAAACCAGCCTATCCCTTGCCGTCAAGGGTTAATCCTTTTCACATTGGACCAACATGAAATCCTTTAACATGCGCGCCGCGCTCGAAGCGCGCCCGATCGAAGACCAAGATCTGGAAGACACCGCCAAGCCTGCGCCGGACGCAGGCCAGATCGACGGCGACACCACGACGCTCTCTGGTATGGCCAAGCCCGGTCAGAATCCGGTGCCCGATACGGAAAACGTCGCTACTGAAGGCACTGAGAAGATCGACACGCGTCCGGTGGATCTGGATGATGTCGTCCTGATCGAGCAAGACCGTCGCGCCTTTGAGCCGCAGTCGGAAGGCAGTGCTGAGCACGATGCGATCAACGCGCAGAACATCGCCCAGGAAGGCTGGATCAGCAAGAAGTTCGAGAACGTCAAGGACTTCTTCATGCATCGCGAGAAGGAACTCGAAGATGGCCACACAGCCACCAAAGAGAACCTCGAAGCGATTGCGCGCCTGCGCACCAAGCTGCAAGTGCGCGCGGGTGAAGTCACCCGCGATGCGGACACCGTCACGATCAGCAGGTACGCCAAGTGGCTCTCGATCGACGGCAAACACATCACCGACCCGGCGCGACTGATTCGTGAACTGCAACGCGTCTACGAGCTCGTGCAATGGTCGGGCAATCTGGATAAAGCCTGGCTCGACGGCTACAAGTTCGTGGCGGACCAGATCTGGAAGCTCGGCGAGACGGACCTGAAGAAGGCCAACGAGAATCTGAAGAAGATGTGGGAAGTCACGCGTCCGCAAGGCGCCGAAAAGTGGCTCACGGTTAACAAGCCGGTCCAGTTCAAGGGCAAGGAGTACATCGACAAGCATTCGCCGTTCTTCCTGGGTCAGTGGTGCGTCTTTGAGATCTCGCAAGAAGAAGACAACCACGCACCGGGCGGGATTGTTGAAATCCAGCGCATGAAGTCGATGAAGGCTGTCGGCGGGGGTGAATTCCCGGCGTTGACCAAGGCCCAGATGAAGCAAGTGCTCGACATCTGTGAAAAGATCGAAGCGCATCTGGCTTCCATGACCTTCGATGGTCGCATCATCGATCGTTATCTGGACGCGCTGGACGAGTTCGCGTATCGCTATCGCAACTTCAAGTCGCTGTCGCGCGAAGACCAGACACTCGCTTCGCGTCTGTATGCCTGGGGCCAACTCATCATGCAGCACGACACGACTTTCCTGCCGACGGCTTTTAGCAATCACCTGGTGAAGGTGATGTTGAGCTACGTCGAGAAGTCGATGCGTCGCATTGAAGTCGATCAGTAAAAGGAGTCCCTCGTGGAAGAAGTCAATCAAGAAGCGACGATCGTCACCCTGAGTGATGACGTCGAATGCAATCGCTTAAACGATGCGCTCGATAAGCTGGGTGAATTGGGCACGCGACTGCAAGCAGACGGTCAATTGACAGTCGACGTGGCGCTCGAACATCAGGCCCTCACCGGTAGCAATAGCCTGGTGAATACCTACTACAGCACGCTCGGCAAGCAACAGAAGCTCAAAGTGGCTCAGGAAGGCCTCTACGAGCAAGCCAAGAGCCTGCTGAAGAAGGCGATGGACCTGCTGTGGGAAATGATCGTCAAGGTCTGGAAGTGGCTGCAAAAGCTCTTTGTGAATGGCGAGCCCATGACCGAAGCAGCGCTCGCTCGCGAGAACGAGAAGTTCAAGTCCTTTGTGATGCCGGTGCAAAAAGCCGAACGGGTTCCGAGCTCACGCACTGCCATCATCCAGGCTGTCCGCGAGGAAGGCCTGAACGAAGCGTTCGTGAGCAAGCTCACGCCGGAAGAGATGGACATCTACAACGAAGGTCCGTACCATCAGGCAGTGCAGCGCATGATTCCGGCGCTCGATGGCTTCAATGTGGCGAGTGTCGTCGAGACGCTGGTGAAGTGGCATGAGAAGTGGCTGCCTGCGGGACGTCAGTTTGATCAGGACAACGTAGGGGCTGATCCCCATGCGCTTCAGGACAAGCTGGAACGCTTCCAGAAGGACGCTCAGACCGATCTGGAGCACGCGACCTCCATGGCTACCAAGCTCATGCAGATCCGCCTGGAGAGCTACCAGACGGCTGTGGAAGCGCGTCGGAAACTGAAGTTCGATCCGAACTTCCATCTCGGTACCGATCTCTCGGGCATCATGGCGCGCGGCGTGCGCATCTACGACCAGTCAGGCTACAAGAAGATGGGTTCGGCCCTGACCGACGTCTTCAAGTCCCTCGACTCAGCGGTCAAGAAGATGGAGTCGATTCGGCAGAAGGCGTATCAAGAGCCGATGATGAACGACCATGGCGGGGCCAAAGCGGGCGAGGAGTGGATCGAGCAGATCTACATGAAGGAAGTCAATCGGATCATTTCGACGTTGCATCAGTGCGTCTCGATGATTCAGTTGATCAACAACTACTACTCGTTCGTGGTTGGCTCGGGCAAGACCATCATGAAGTACGTGATGGTGGTGGCGCAAAAGGCCATTCAGCACGGGGGCGATGCTGCCTCGCTGCAAGAAATCGTGCGCAACGGTAGTTCGGCATTGATGGGCATGGCTACCGATGGTTCGCAACTGGCAGCGCAGCAACAAGCCGCTGGTATGCAAACCGACATGGGCTAAGCGTAAACGACGCTAGAACGGCATACGAGGCCAGGGTTTTCCCTGGCCTCTATGACGCTATTACTGCGGGGTCAGTGGACTGATCGTCACGATCCACTCACGCGTATTGGTGAAGTCAAACGCGCAGTCCAGGACGATGTGTTGATACAAACAGTCTGGGTCGCTGCCGTCGGAAATCAGGATGTCAATTCGTCCCTGCTTGCCGGGAGCGAGCGAGGGGTCGTTCTGGTAAGGCAACGTCGTAAGACGCACCTGCACGATCTTGATGTACAGGTTAAAGGTGTACTTGATCAAGGCCATGATCGAGTACGCAGTGGTTTGCGTTTGCGTGTTGGCGAGCAGCCAAGTACGCAGGCCGTCGAGATCCACGGCGGTCTCCGGGACTACGATGGGTGTCGGGGTGGTCGTGGTCGACATGAACTTTCCTCCTTGGTTGGTTCATGCAATAAGCCGAATCAACAAAAAAAAAGAGCACGGGACATAGGGAGAGGCCGAAGCCTCTCCCGTCTATGCTCTTGAGCCGTTTAGCTCAGGAAGATCGGTTGCGCGAAGATGACTTCGCCGTAACCGTTACGCACTTGGAACACCAGTGCTTTGCCCGGCGCGTACTCGGCGACGAAGCTCATCACACCGGCTCCCGCGTTACGGAAGTTGGTGTTCAGTTGCAGCAAGACCTGATCGGCCGAAGCGCGTGCCATCGGCAGCAGCTCGTCTTCCATCATCATCCCGATGTACGCCGAGAAGCGCGACAACGAGTTGGTGGTGAAGATGGTCTTTTCCGGATAGCCGCCCGGATAGGACGGCGACGGACGTTGACCGTAGAGGCCCGGTGCCTTACCGTAGGGCGAGAGACCGCCCTGGTCCGGACGACCGAACGGTTCCGTCATGTCTGCACCCCAAGCCGCCCGCGGTTCACCGATACCCACCATCGGCGGCATCGTCCGCAGCGGTTGCTGACGACCGCTGTTATCCCACACCCCCGACGGCGTACCCCGACGCTGCGGATGACCGCCACCCAAGGGCGCGGACACCGTCAGTTCCGGCATGACTTCCACGATCTCATCGTAGCCGCCCGCATTGCGCTTGGTCGTCAGATGCACCACCCCCACCGGAATCGCACCAGCGCGTGCGCCGACGAAGAGCTGCAAATCCACCGAGCCTTGCGCCGAGGAGTCCGTCGTGGCGATGCCGACTTGCGTTTGCACCACGCAGTCGAGTTGGTTCATGAGATCGTCTGTCGACTCTGTCCCGCGCCTCCAGACATGGACCGTCATCTGCCGCACGGCTTGCAGCAGCTTGTCGTTCACCGCCGGAATCGTGATGTGCGCACGCAGTACTTCATAGGCTTGCGGCCAGGGCTTGTGGAAGATGTTCGGAATCGTCAGATTTTCATTGCTGACAGTTTCCGCAGGCGCAGTCGCTTCGATCATCTTCGCGTCGACCCCCAGCCCGACTTGGATCGCTTGATTGCGTTCCTTGGCATCAGCTTCGCGCACGCCCGCGAAGTACTCGATCGTCTTCGGACCCCGGCGCACCGTATCGACCTTCAACACGAAAGCGGAATCGGCACGACCCGGCACGATCTGATAGACCAGCACTTCATCACCACGACGCTGGAAGACGTAAGTGCCTTCGCCGTCCGGATCGGGATGTTTGCCGAAGTGTTCGCCCAGCGCGTTCTTGAACATCGTATTCTTGATGTCAATGTTCTTGCTGAGCTTGCCAAACGGCGGCATCACATTGCGATGGATGAAGTTCAACGCCTCGTGGTGCGAGCGCGGGATCATCGGCAGGTCCAACACTTGCGTGCTGAACTGGACGGTAGCGCGCGGCTTCGCTTCCTTCGTCGCCTTCGTGCGCTTCACCGCAACCGACGTACGCGAAGGCTTCTTGGTAGCCGGTTTCTTTTGAATGATCTTCTTAGCGTTCATGACCTTGTTTCCTTGTAACGAGTTTATATTTAACTACGCTGTTTAACTACAGGGTAACTGCAGGGGGGACTGCTTACTTCTTCACATCAAAGTTCATTACGGTGGCGACTGCGTTGCCGTCGTGCGTGATAATGTTGGTAAAGATGGTGGCGTGATTGACGTTCAGGAACTGCAACGCCTTGCAGTACATCTTCCACGACATGGTGGGTTGCAACAGTGCGCGTTCAAAATTACCGCGCTCCAGTTTAACCATATCCGGGTCCATCAGGTGTTTCAGCTCGTGCCGACCCATGTGAGCATCCATCAGTTGCTCCCATTTCTCGGGCGTCATCCTGAGCCCGCGGACCAGCGAGCGAAACTGCGTAGCCAGCATCTGCTCCGGCTCCATCGCCGATCCTTCCAGGCTCTCCATCAACTGCTCAATCACGTGCGCTTTAGACACCTGCATCCTCCGCATCGGGCTTGCGCGGGCCGGTCCAGTCGATCCGGCTCGGGATCGGTACCAGCTCCTTGCCGTTGATCGTGCCCGTCACGACGATGTTAGCCGCAGTGAGGCCGAGAAAACGCAGGCCGATCAGATACGTCTTCCAGGTCATCGAGGGTGCCGTGAGCTCCTTTGTCACATTCGCGGTCAGTGCATCCCGCGTGGTTTCGTCGGGCTTCTCGACCAGCTGCATTTCCTGCTGCACGAACTTCGCCATCAGTTCGTCCCACTTCTGCTCGTCGACCTGGAGTGAGAGCAACATCCGACGGAAATTGTCGGCTAAGATGCCACCACCCGTCAGTGCTGCCGCTTCACTGGTACCAGCCAAGAGTGCTTTCACTGTATCGTTGCTCATGATACTCTCCTTGAGGTTAAAGAAAGAGTCCTGTTCGGTAACAGGACTCCGTACTACGTTAAACAACCTGCAACTCGATCTCGACGACCTTCTTGTTATTGCGCTTTTCCACGACCGTCATGTTGAGCACACCCCGAGACGGATCATACATCGCCTCGTAACGCTCGGTGTTCTCGCCCTTGCAGTGATACAGGCCGTCGATGTACCGGACTGCGTCACGGACCCGATCCTTATCGTCGTCGTTGCTGAGCAGCTCGGTGATACCGCCCATCGCGAGGTTGAAGAAGATCCAGAGGTTCGTGTCGATGAGCGTGGTCTGATCGAGCACTGCTGGAGGTGCCGGAGGCGTTTTCACTTCCGGGCTGCCCGCCAAGGCGATCTGAATGATGCGCTCCTGCCACACCATCGGGTCCGTGCTCTCGACCACCACGCTGCGCAACTGGAACATCACTTCCGAATTGGCCCGAGCCGGATCGAACGCACGTACCACATAGACACCCGGCTTCACGTGCTCCGGGCGCGTGTCACGTGCTCCCATCACGGGACGCTCTTGCCGAACGATCTCGAAGAAGTGATACTTGGTGATCCGTTTCTCCATGAACTGAAGCACCTCGTGCACGTTGCTATCGAGCCAGTGCCCGAACTCCTCGAAGCCCACCACGTCTTGGAACAGCTCGATGAAGCGCAAGGAAACCCCGGCCTGCATCATGTTAACTGCAGGGGCTTCGCCGACTTTCGGACCTTCTTTCCAGTTCTGGCGCACGATCACTGGTTGCCGGATGGTTTCCGATTCGCCGAATGCCTTGATCGACTTCTTGGAAGTCGGCGTTTCGTACTTCGATGCGACCACGATCTCGGTAACCCGTTCGACATACTGCTTCGGATCATGCGTCGGACGTACCTCGGTCTTCAGCGTGAACCTCGCTTCTGGACCGAAGATGTCCGGACCGACAGCACGCACATCGATCCTGCCCGGCGTGCCGGTGATCCAGTTGTGCTCTTTCGGAATCGCGGCGTGTTTGACGCTCTTCATCTCGAAGAAGCAGGACTCGGTTATCTTGAGGGACGCCATCGTATTGGTCACGTTGATCTGCACATCACCCGCCAAGTTCTTATGCAACCACACCTTGAACTCGGTGAAGCCGATGATTCCGTAGGGGGTTTCCGCGTAACGCAGTTCCTGAGCCTCCTTCCGGTCACCGAAATTCAGCGTAGCCGGATCAGTCTTCGGAGCTTCCGTGTCCGGAATCGGATTGGCGGCCGACCCCACATCCACGCTCTTGCCACCCATCGCTTTAGTACGGGCCGAAAGCGGTTCGAAGACAGGCGCCGGTCCCATCTTCGGCATCTCGACTTCGAACGCACCGATGCATTCCGAGAGTTTACCTTGGTCGATCGATTCGAGCTCCGTGTACACATCGAAACCAAACAACAGCTTCGAATCCGCACCCGGCGAATAGACGTAGCCCTTGATGTGGCCGCGCTCCAACGTGTGGTTACTGCGCAGGCTCGGCGAGATGATCCGTTCGAACTTGATCACCACTTGGCTCGCCAGACGACGATCCAGATCCCGGTTGAACGTGTAGCGGCGCTGGATGTCATTCCACAGCCGCTCGATGTACTCGACTTCACGCGCGCTGACCGTGTTCGTGAGCACCATCAGTGCACTGGCGCCGAAATTCAGCGAGTCGACACGATTGACCGCCAGGTACTGGGTCTGGCGCAGCGTCGGGTCCGTCAGATACAGGAGCTTTTCCACTTGCTTGGGCTCGCTGCCGATTCGGACATGGGTTTCCCATTCTGCGGTAGTGGTGAACGTGAGCAAACTGCCGAGCTGCATCATGCCGAGCGGCTTGCCCACGACAGGTACGAGCACAGCCGTGTCGACCAGACCCAGTTCCGACGAGAGTTCATCCGAGTGGGTGTTCTTGGTACCGAGCAAGCTTGCATGTTTAACCGGCGCGAAGGCGAAGTGGACCAGTTCCGGTTCAACATCGTGCGTTTTGCAAACTTTCTCGAGCAGCTCCTTGAAGTACTCGCGATCAGCACGCTGCACCGAGAGGCCTTCCAGCCATTCGAGTGCGTACTCCAGTGGTACCGGCCCGCCACCTTCGAGCGCAACCAACACAGGTGCCGGTTCTTCTTTCTTTTGTTCCGGCTGAGCGCGCGGCGCTTCTTGCCGGGGTTGTTGGGGAGCAGCCTCGTCTGCCTTCGTGTCGTTTACCGTTGCCTTGTTTTCTTCGAGTACCATCTCTGCCTCCTGAGCAGGTTGTTCGGTTTGTGCTTCCGTGTCCGTGGGTGTGGGCGGCGTATTCATTTCGTACAACAGACGCGTCGCCTCGATACTGAACCCTTCAGCTTCCAGAATCTGGCGCTGATCAAAGACCAGAAAGCTGGTTTCGAAACGCAGGGTCGCCAGCACCATGTCGTTCACGTTCTTGGGACGCATGTCCAGCTTAATGAGACCCCCACGGCCTTCGCGCGGATGACGCAGTGCATTGCCCCGCACGAATTCCACTTGCTGGGGCGTGAGGTTGTGCAATTTCAGGAAGTCCCGCAACTGCCTGAAGAGTACCTCACCTTGCTCGCCGTCACCGCGATACACCGACATCCACATGCGCAGATCGTCGAGCGTGGCCGCGTTCTCTTTCGAGAACTCCGACATGTCGATCGTCTTGATGTCGTAGTCCGTGCCGAACACGATGTATTCCTTGCCATCGACCATCATGGTCCGTATGGTGATGTGGTCCAGAATTTCAGCTGGACTGTCATTGCCAATACGTTTCACTTCAATCATGAACATACCGGCGAGATCAGACTCTGCTTGCGGGCGATAGCAATGATAGACAACCGCCGCGATATTCTTGGGTGCCACCTTGCTCGCGACGATACGTTCGGCGACATGGTCCGCGACGACGCTCTTACGCAGATACGTGTTTGCTTTGATCCAGTCACCGAGCGTCTGTTCCTCGCCCGGATTCGCGACGATCGGAAAACTGGTATGTCCGTGCTCGTGGGCTTGTTCGAGGGTAATCATTTCATTCCGTCCTTGTTTTCTTGGTTTCAATTGTAACGACGGCATAGAGCGAAGAGAGTTACCTCCCTTCGCCCATCGCCCCGAATTATTATTCGACGTCAACCTTGCACTGGTAGATGGCCAGTGCAGGTGACTGATTTTGGTCGAGCTTGACCGCCCGATCGTAGACCGCGATATACGCGTTGTTGCCTTCGCGCAGGAAGCTCTGCGACGGATGTGCGCCACCGTCGCGCACCAAGGCAGCATGGAACGCCCAGTTTTCCACGTTAGCGAGACCTTCGCCATCGAGGATGTACTGACGGAACGCGATGAGCGCACGCTTGTCGCGCTCGCTAATCAACGACACGAGCAAGCGCTCGATGAAATGATCGAGCATGTACTCGTCATTGCCGATGACTTCGACGTCCTTGATCGCGCGAATCGGCTGCGCATGCACGATGTTATCCAGTGCGTTTTCCACCAGCACCGCGCTCGGCGACTGGGCTTCCACCAGTTCTTCGGCATGTGCCAGCAGCGCCCGTGCTTCTTCGGTGGTGGTGCCAACTGCTTCGTCCGGCGTGGGTTCGACACTACGCACTTCCTGCCAGGCTTCCGAACGCTGGCTCAGCTCCTTGCCGCGCTCGATCGAGGCCAGCAGGGTTTCACGCGTCATGCCCAGCGCAAAGCCGCCGTTGTGCACTTCGACGCTCAACACCAGGAGCTTCAGCAAGGTGTCGACTTCGCCCGGATCACCCCGTCCCCAGGCTTCGACTTCGACTTCGTTGTCGTCCTTCTTCTGCATGCGGAAGTACACGGCCGGATTCGGCACCCCGGCTTCGACGAGCGCCTGCTGCGGATCACCCAGCTCATGACGGAAAGCGTTGACCGTGCTGCCCTCGTCGGCAACATGCGTGACAAAGGTCACGATCTGCTCGAGCGTCGTGAAGATCACGGGCTGCCCCATCTGCAGTTCTTTCGTGATCTGGTCGAAGCTATCGAGCATGCGGTACGTGACCATGGCGCCTTCCACGCGCGGGCGCACAGCGATGCCGTCCTTGCCGTAGTCGGCAAAGATCATCTGCAACTTCGGGGCGCGCTCGCCTTCATCCAGATCCGAGCGCTCCAGCGTGATGGTCACGATGTTCGGACCAGTCTCGATCGAGTAGCGCGGCGTGTCGAGCGTTTGCTTCTTGTGCGTATGGAGCGCGAGATGCTTGGACCACACGGCCGTCTTCTCGTCGACGAACTTCAGGTTATCCACCAGTTCGTCGTTCGCCGAATGTTCACGCAGATACTCATCGAGCTCTGCGCGGGTGTAGAACTTGATGCTGTTGTTTTCTTGCTCGGACACTACATGCTCCTTGTTGTTTGATGGTTTACTGGGTGAACGCCGTGATGACGCTATGGCGCTGGAAATCTTTGTACGCGATGATCGTGAGACCTTCATCGTTCAATTCCAAATCAAAGGTGATCGCTGTCGGATACTTGCGGTGCAACATCTCGAAGTACTCGAGGCTGTGCGCGAGCAGGTCATTTTTCGGGTTATTCAGCGATACGTGACGAATACTGAGCGCCGTCTTCAGGTCAGCGAGAGTGAAGTGGGCATTCATAGCAGCGGTTTGTTGCACACGCTTACGAATCACGAGCTGCTCGGTGACTTCGCTCGTTTTCTTCCACTTCAGATGGACCGTACCCATTTGCGTGTTGGGCGTACCGGGTGCCATCACGTAGAGGTCAATCTTCTCGCTGCTACCTTCCACTCGACCGAAGGCAAAGCGCGGTGCACCGTAGGGTTCGCGGGGATTACGCGCCTGATACGACTCCATCACCTTGTTCACTTCCGAGATGATGTCGGCAGCGATCTCTTCGCTTGTGTGATCCACCAGGTGAGAGTGGAGTTCAAGCGTTCCTACGAACAGTTTGGCACTGATGGCTTTGGTTGCGACGACGCTCATGGTAATCACCTCATAGTCAGATTGGTCTACTAGATGATGCTTTCTTATCTAGCTCTGACGGGTAATATAGGGCTGAAAGTCGTTTGAATCAGAAGGGAAGCAGCCAAGCCAGCACGACTGCAAGAATTCCAAGTACAACGAATGCCCCCAGGATGGATGCCACGCCGGAGTCCCCTTTACAGGTGACGCTTACGTCACTCGCCCCTTGTTCTTCTGTCTTCTCGACCCCGTTCGGACACAGGTCATGATAGCTGCTGCCGTGTCCGACGTAATACGTGTTCGGTACCACGTGGGTTTCTTCGTGATAACTGCTGCTGTGGCCGCCTTCGCTCTCATGCACCGAGCCTATATGGGCTGAACTGTGCCCTTCCCCACCGGCGTGACCACTCGCATGTCCTCCGCCCCCGTGACCGCCTCCGCCACCACCGCGTGCGAATGCTAGCGGAATGCCCACCAGCATGGCAAACATAATCGTGAGAATAAACCCCGCTATTACTATTTTGGTCTTTTTCATTGCTTGTTATCCTAGTGTCAAAGCACGCCTACAATAGATGCCCTCATCGTGTCAAAAAAAGATTGACAGCATAAACGGGGACCCGAAGGCCCCCGCACGTCCGCCATTAGGCGTTCTTCTTCAGCAGCGCCCACACGATGATTAGCCGTCATGGTCGAAATATCCAACGAGATCAGGCTCAAGCGTACCGTACATTCCTGTCCAACCTTTGTACTGGGGACGCACACCTCTGCACACGCCAGAAACGGCGCCAGTATTTAAATCGTTAGCCTGACAGAATACATAAAGATTCCGTCCTTCGTGGACAGTACCATCCGGCGCAAAGAGTACAAAGTCTTTGGATTTCTTTTCCGCCATGGAAGCTACGCGAGGATCTGTTTCTTTTGTAATGCCTTCGCGAAACTGTAAGCTTACGTCATGTCTCGTCCGTTGGCATGAGCTTCCATCAAATTTTCGCTGCCGGTAATGAAACGGCACGTATTGTCTCGATAGGGACCCACATCACCGTGTCGACTCAAGTGGTGCTGACCCATCTTTACGCCGATTTCTTCCGGACCCTTTAGGCCTGCTTCTTTGCCTTTTCCCACGTACTGATCAAACGACAGTTCCGTGCTTAAACCGCGGTCTTTCGCATGGTCTTTGTGCCGTCGGTACTTCCGCCACCAGACAGGCGTCTGTTCTTCGGGGTAGCCATTTTCTACCACCGTTTTAACTTTGTCGTTCATTTCCTTTCTACTCAAGATCATAACAGGGGAGCCGAAGCTCCCCTGCCATCAGACGTTCTTTTTCAAGAGCGCCCAGACTACCGCCCAACGACCAGTTTTATACAGGTAATAGACAGCGGCAGCCAACCACAGCCACAGCGGCAGTGACGTCAGGAAGTACAATGCCAGCACGACGGCCACGATCACGACTTTCGTCGTAATGATGGTCGGTGCCAGACCGAACTTCGCAACCGCCTTCTGCATCCATTCCGATGCGGACTCCATGCTCTTACTGAGAATCGCATATTGCCCGATGGCGTCGGAGAATTGCAGCGCCACTACCGCCAAGACCACAAAGAACACCAGATGAGACAAGCTGGCGAGTTGCGTCATGTTGACCTCGAGGAAAGGATTACCAGGATACTGCACAAGATAATCCTTTTCTTTTTTTCACCCTACCTTCACAGAGGTGAAACCCTCGAATGTCGTGTAGCCGTTGTTCGACAGCCACTCATTGAGCTCGGCCAGCTCGTCATGCCAGTCCTGAGGGATCTCTTTCTTGGCAGCGAAATAGCGCTCCATCGCATCGACGATTTCTTGCGCACGCAGCTCAGCGACGATAAAGCGTGGGCGCAATCCCAACGGCGGAGCTTTAGTCTCGGCTACCATAGTCGTCTCCAAACAGATTGATACAGACGACGCAGTCGCCCTCGGCGGTATGCCAGCGCACGCACTGACACACCTGACAGTACTTGCTGCTCGCTTTCTTCCAGATACTAAACACTGCGATTCTCCTTACCAACGTGCGCCCTTGCCCGGATTGTAGGCCATCGGGTACTGCTGACGCGCGACGCGCAGCGGTGACGGTTTCATGTTGTCGTTCCAGTCCAGTTCGAAGTCGTTGTTCTGACGGTTCTGGAACAGGAACGGCAGGTGCTGCTTGAGCTTCGCTGTGTAGAGCTGTGTCAGCGCGTTCTTCGAAACGCGATCGAGCAGCTGCTGACCGAGCAGCGGATGCGAGAACATGAAGTCGTGCGCCTGACCATGAATCCACGTCGTACCGTGCGCTACGATACCTTCCTCGGCGTCAGGCACACCCATATAGCCGTTGTTCGACATGAAGAAGTTGCCCATCTTGCCAGCCTTCGTCAAGTAGAACTTCACGCCCTGGCCCGCATGCAGCGTGAGCTCGTAGTAATGCTCGTTGTTCTCGATGCGCGAGTACAGCGATGCACCTTCGACGTGTTCGCCGCCGAACTGATTGATACCGCCCGGCTGGCATGCGCGCAGAATCGCCGACCAAAGTTCACGCGCTGCGTTTTGCTTCGGATCGTTACGGTCACCACTGAAGCGCAGCGGACTACCTACGTTCGATTCTTCGATCAGGATATATTCCCGACCTTTCTTCTTGTACATTTCGAGCAGCTTATCGACCCACCGGACGCACAGACGGAACATGCCTTCGAAGTCGTGCTTCGTGGCATCGAACGTGAAGTCCGAGAAGCGCAGCCACAGCGCGACACGTTCAGCCGTCGCTTCGTCGACCAGATCGATACGGTGTTGCGGCACATCAGCCAGACTGTGGAACTTCTTCTCCGGATCGATCGTCACCGGCATGATCGTGACGATCGGCAGGTTCGGCATGTCATAATCGGCGAAAGAAATGGAACGGACGTCTTTGTGCAATTCGTAGTACATGATAGTTTTCCTTGTTTCAGTAGAGGGAGAGTCAAAGCCCGCTGCTTTAACTCGAGGCGGTGATATAGGACCAAAAAATTCTAGGTTAAGGTTAGGAGCGCATGGCGTGCTTCCAGATACTAAGCACGCTTGTTCTCCTTGTTGGGCAGGGGATACTGCTCCAGCACCGCCTTTAGCTGACGCGTATAGTAGCGCACCAGCTCCCCATTGAAATCCCGCACCGCGAGCGTGCCCTTATCCACGTAATTGAGTACCGCGCTATAGCTTTGCGCGTCCGGGTACTTCCTATCGAGGGCTTGATTGGTGGCTTCGCGAAACTCCACGAGCGTTTCGATAAACCGGTAAGTCTTGGTACCCGTCGGACCAGGAAGCAGTTTGGCCCACCATTTCAGAAACGCATAATAGTGGCGTTCGAAGAAACTTACTTTCATGCTTGCTCGGTCTCCTGGTTAGACGGTTGACACACCCTGATAAGTCATGAAGTCAGTGGTGACTGCTGGTCGAACCACATCCCAAGTCGGCTCGTGACACTCGGGATCGACATTGGGTCCAGGCGGCTCACGGTCGTACATCTCACAGACGTTCATTTCGTAGTCGCGAATGATCGCAGCAGCAAACACATAGCTGCCATATTGACCGAAGGGCAGCGTTTGATGGTGAAGCATGCGAAACTTTGCTAACCAAAGCGGGTTCTCGAGATCATCAAGAGACACGCTGGCCAGCTGTAAACCGTATTTCCGTGCTTCTTCAGGCGTATCGAAACGTTCCGCGTCATAGATCCAGTCCGTGAGCCAGTCCGTCGAATTACGACGTTCTGCCGAAAGAAACCGACGACGCTCAGGATGATCCGGATGTTCAAATAGTACGACGTATTTGGGCACAGTGCTCCCCTTTAAGATTCGCTATACGTTGGGTAATGCATCCAGGACTTGACGATCCTTGTCCGAGAGCATGTAGTGCATGCGCGACAAACCACGCTCGTCGTTGGACTCGAACTCCTTGTCATGGTCCTCGGTTTGGAGGGCAATTTTCATGATCCGGTCAGGACCGAAGCGTAAACGGTCTATGCCGCGACTATGAGCCACCCAGACGGCCGCGAACACCTTGGGGGAGGTGTAGGGCTTACCGTCATCGAACTCGACCGCATAGCCCTTCTCCTCGAGAATACGACGGATCTCCGCGTAGAACAAAGTAGCCAGGCGCTTGACACGAAAGTTGCGCAGATACTTCGGATTGCCCTTGATAATAATCGCGAGCTTGTGCTTGGCTTCTTCGGCCGCATCGAAGACCTTCAGTCGTCGATCGATTTCTACTTGTTCCACTATGCCCCCTATCGCGGCGGATACTTGTTACCCCAGACCAGCACCAGGATCAGAAAGCCCACGAAGAGCCAGAGTTTGCCACTAGAGCGCTTTTTCATGAAGCCACCTGTTCGCTATCCATCTGGACCATTTGGTCGATCTTGCCGTCTTTGAGCATGAAGCCCACCACGACGCGATTGACCATGACCTCAGGCTCACTGGCGCGGGAGATGTCCATGTGAAAGACGATCAGCTCACACGCAATGTCTTCGCCCGTCTCGCTGTGGGTAACCGTGGCGGTGCGATCGATTCCGAGGCCCTGGCTGATCTTCAGTTCGCCGAAACGATCGTGTTGAGCTTTCACCGTATCGCACAGGTGCTCGAACATCTCGTCGGTCGCCCCATAATCGCGCAGCTGCTGATACATCTCGTCCAGCGTGTGACTATCGGTGTTCGACAGGTATTCCAAATTCTTCTTTACCATTTTACACAGTCCCTGTCGCACGGTTAGGTTTGCAGATCGAAAGTCTCGAACACGTAAGTGACGTTGGCGTAGAGTTCACCGGAAAACTCGCTGCCGTCATCGTACTCGTCGAAGTCAATAAAGACGTCGATGCCCTCGTCCTTGAGGCGCTTGATCGCGGCATGTTCGAGCTGGAAACGCTCGTCGTGATCCTTCACCAGGGCCGTGACGAAGATCGAGGTATTCTGGATATAACCTTGAATGGCGTTCAGGATGCGCGGATCGTACTCGGGGAACTTCGCCACGATCTCATCGGTAATATCCCAGTAACCATCTACCGTAGGGCGGTGGCCGTCTTCCGTGGCTAGTTCCGAGAGAAACTTATTCAGAATCGCGTCATCGCGCAGATAGGTGAGGATAGGTACGAGATGCTCGACCGTGACATCCTCTTCTTTTTCAACTCGCGCCAGTACAGTGTCAATCGCTGCTTGCATTTTATTGCTCCTTGTTTGATGTCATAAGCGGGAGAGGTTCCGCGCCTCTCCCGTCAGTGCTCGTTTACTGCAACGTCAATCCGGCTTGATTGGTCCGGCTCACGCGCCGCGGCGTCACCACTTCCTCACCCCTGCGTGGGCGCAGCTTCACACCTTCCAGCAGCCACGGTTGGTTATCCCGCAACCAGGCCACGTCTTTGGTAATGGTGCCGGTGGAGAGCTTGAAGCACTTGGCGATGATCGTCTGCTTCATGCCTGCTTTCATCATCTTGGCGACAAACGCTCGCCGTGGCTCCACTGCCATCCAGTAAGTGAACTCCTCCACCCCATTGCGAAAGAGCTTGGCGTCGTAGCTCTTGTCAACCTGAACGACGACAAGCTTGAGAAAGAGGAATTTGTGTATCGTGATCTGCACGTACTTTCGGCTGTTCTCGTACTTCTCGTAGATCTCGTCGATGTACTGCTTCGCACGGTCCATCTTCTTTGCCATTTCAGTTCCTTGTAACAATTGTAGAGTAACGACTAATGCGGGGCTTTGCGCCCTCTCATGTGCGGGTAGTAGCTTACCCATACGAAGTGCCCAGTGCGTAAAAATCACATTCCCTCGAAACAACGGCATTTTCTCGCCGTGCTCGAAAGAACGGCATAAGAGGAGAGCCGAAGCTCTCCTCCGATACCTGAAGCGTCGATTGCAAAGTCCTGTGGACAGGGATAAGCAAAAGCTTTGACTCTATGCGACTCGAATGCACTTCCGACTATACTTACCAGACAGGGTGGCCATCCCAGCAAGTAAGTACACCCGGCTGCGCATTCCCAGTCCGACGTAGACGCAGCGGCCGCGGTGAAAACCGCAGGCGCCACTAGGCGAACAAGTCCCGTAACGGCCGCACAAGGAAGACGGGCGTAACAACTCCGGGCTGGCACGTCGGGTTACCCCGGTTACCAACGAATCGCGAAGAAGCGAGACTAGACGCAGTATCGGTACTGGAAACAAACAACTTACTGGTGTTTGCGTCACCAGTCGTACGATTCGTGGCACCCTTCGCGCGCAAACGCGATCTCGTCCACACGTAGGTACCTCCGCTAATCGTGAGTCACGGAGTCACAGGCGAAACTCGCCTGAATCTTGCTACAGCAAGTCGATTCACTCTAAATACGTGATGTAGTCGGACAGGTGTCGAACCTGCGTCTCCGGTGGTTTAGACCGACGTCAGTCCCGGCTGACCCCCGACTACAGTACAACAAAACTTGGGTCCCGTGAGGGATTCGAACCCCCGTTGTTCTCTTCACTCATCGTGAAGATAGGTCCTAGGCCGCTAGACGAACAGGACACAGTTACTACTAAAACTGGTTCCGTCAGGTTGGTATCGAACCAACGACCTCCGTCTGGTTGGTGAGTGGGAGAGTCCACCCTACCTGGCCGGTAGGTGGGCCCACTCGGGTGACGGCGCTCTACCAACTGAGCTACTGCGGACACTGAAGTACAACGGTAAAAGGATGGTTCCAAGCGACACGAATCGAACGTGTGACCTCCCGTCTGTGTATACCATCTCCACCACTTCCCAATACTGGGAAGCCCGGATTCGAACCGGGGGAACTACGGGCGCTCTTCCAAACTGAGCTACGCTGGACATTGAAACAGGTACAACAGAATTCTTGGCTCCGAAACCTGGGCTCGAACCAGGGACCTACGCCTTAACAGGGCGCCGCTCTACCGACTGAGCTATTTCGGACCAGATGAAACAGGATTGTGGGGAGGGTGCGATTTGAACGCACGAAGGCAGAGCCACCGGATTTACAGTCCGGCCCTTTTAACCACTCAGGCACCTCCCCAAAACCGGTGCATATATATTACGTTACGTTGCCGTAGGTCTTACCGCTACACAGATCCATTATCGTGGTATGGTCGCAATCAAACATTCGACCAAGTTCACGAGGACCTTTCGTCTGACGCAATTCACGAATCTCGCGCACTTGTTCTGCCGTAAATCTGGCATTATGCATATCGGGACCCTGCGGAAACTTAATGAGTCCGGTTTCCACAGCGTGAATCGAATTCTCTTGATAGGTTGCCCATTCAAGATTTGTTTCTCGGTTGTCGAGCTTCACCCCACTGAGGTGATTGACGACGGGCTTATTATCCGGATTAGGAATGAAAGCCTCTGCGACCGCGCGACTGGTCTTAATCGCACGATTCTGCCCTTCTCGCCCGCCAATCTTCGTGACGTGGCCGAGATAGCCGTTGCCGAGAATGTTCTGCGAAACGACGCGATTGGTGCGCACGGAATACAAATCCCCGTTCCGTGTGACCATGAAATAATCTTCCAGCCCTTTGACAGGCTCTGCGTCATTGTGAGGCAAAGGGTCGGTGGCGGTCCGCTTACGGATCTCACCGTCCTCGATAATCAAGTTGAGGGGGAAAGGTTCCCCATCTTCCATCTCCTGCTTGAACTGTTCCAAAGGGCGAAGCTCGTGAGTATTACCCGACTCTTTCAAGTGGGTGATCAGCATGAACTCTTTACCATCTTTGTTCTTGGTTTCTTGCAGAACCCATTCGTTTAAATTAGGCAATACCAAGGGCATGCTTAGTTGTCTCCAAATTGGGTAGAGAGGGCGTGGAGGACACGCACGACGTTCACACAGGCTTCTGGTTAGGAAGCTTGTGCAAGCATCACCCTCTCTAATACATGCTCAGACACGGTAAAAACTTACTTTACGTCGTAGTCCGGGTCGAAGCACATGTGGCTGTGATTGACCAACATGTCCGTGAGATCGATGATCTGGAACTGCCAGTGCGAGCCGATCTTGACTGCCGGTGGCACGTACTGGGCACCCGCAATCTTCGCCTCACTGTCATCGACTTCGACGTAGTGAAATACACCGCCGAGAATCTGATCGAGGGTGCGCTTCGCACTTTCTGCATCCACGAACGACTGGAGTCGATTACCGAGCTTGACCCACTGCACCGTGTCTTTTTGCGGATTGTCGGGATCAAACTCCAGACTCGCAAAGTAAAGAACCGTGTTTTCCAATACCAAGCGCAAAACGAACATACCTGCCTCCTTTTTCGTGTTGACGTCTTCGTAGTGAGTACCACCTGGCTCGAACTCCTTCACCGGCACGTACCATTTGCCCTCGTTCACACTCGCCAGGATCTTGGCCTTCATCGCCCCGAAGCTGTGCCCGTAAAGATGAGCAATCTTGCGTGCCATCGTATCGAGATCGGGATAGATTTCGGAGATGGGGGTGCCAGGGGTAACTTCCTCGTACACCCGCCAGGCAGTGGCTTCCTGTATCGTCCAGGCAGGCGTATAGTCCGTCGCTACGGGACGATCCCCGTAGTAATGCTCCATGCTCATGTCCAGCGCATGGCCATCCCGTTTGGTCCACCCATACAAATCTCGACCATCCGAGCGCACCCCGATCAGGGTGTAGACTTCGTTGGATTCTTCCCAGCGCTTACGGCACTCGTCCCAGTGCTGTTGGTGCGCCACTAACTGGGTGCCATCCATCAGCGGGATGAAGCGACCGTTCGCGTCACGGGGATGTTCCCAATTGGGAGCCACACGACGGTATGCAATCTTACCCATTAGAAACCTGCCTGTTTAACTTGATGTTGTAAAAGGGCGATAAAGCGATCGAGCCGGACGTGGTCACCATACGTCGGCCACGAACACCCGAGAAAGAAGTGCGTGAGCACGCCCAACATCTCAGCGCGCATCATCGTGTCAATCGAGCCTGCCAGGACCAGCGCAGTTCGCTCACGGATGTAAAGTGAGAGGATCTGTTCGGCTTGTGCTGGCAGCAAATCGACCTTGGCTTCCTCGGACCAGAGCTCGGCGACTTCCGCGTACGCTTCATCGGGCACCACCATGTAGCGGTGGTTCAGGAGCTCCAATGACTGTTGCCAGCGGGCATTGACGATAAAGACCTGATGCTCATCCTCAGCCATCTTCAAGGTATTCTGAGCGCTATCGATAAACATCAGAGCTCTCCTTGAGCCAAGAACCGTAGCAGGTAAGGTAGCAGATTCGAGACCTCTTCTTCTGTCAGCTGCATGCGCGAACGCGGTTCGGTATTCGGATGTGCCGCCATGTCGCGCTTGAGTTGCTCCGGATCAATCCCGAGCCAGACCGCGTGCGTGCCCGACACACGACTATCTTGCAGGCTGCTGTCCCGACCGTAAAAGTCCTTGAACAACACCCGCTTGGCACCCCGTGTCGTTTCCAGTTCCACATGCGAGCGCACCGGATGTTTCATCTGGATCTCGAACTGCTCCTGCAGGACATTGATCGGGTTGCGCTCTTGTCCCGGCAAGCGATCAATGTCTCGTGTCGCTTGCAATTCCCGGATGTAGTGCTCCGGACCGTTCAAGGCCCGCAAGAGGGTACGCAAGGCTTCTGCATCGACGGCGACGTAACGGGTGTTTTCCTTGAATGCGGACATGCTCACTTTCCTTGTACGTGGGTATCGAACGACCAGTTCTTGATGTCAGTGGTCTGGATGAAGGGGAAGGCCTTGCGCAGCTCCTGCGTGACGTTCTTGCGTGCGTCCGTGCCCGTCATCATCAGCGACAGATCAAAGAGCGGGTGCTGCAACGAGAAGTAATGATGCTGACCGAAGATCGTGACTTCACCTGTCATGCCTCGCCGACGAGAGGTGGTTTTAGACTGGCAGTCAGTGGTAAAGACCACATCCGAATCCATTGCGAGCGTGATCGGGGTACACTTCTTGACCGCTGCACCGATACGGCTTTCGACATGACGACCGCGCCGTTGGAAGAAGTTGTGAAACTCCTTTGCTACGCGGTAGTTCTCGGACTCATTGGGTGCTTTCTGCATCCAACTATTGAGGTCGAGTTCACCGAACTGTGCGATGAAGTTTTCGTCTGTCAACATCGCCTTGATGTAATCGACTGTATTCTCGGCATCGCGGATGTCCACAGGTCCGGCTTCGACATAGTGAGTCATCTGCAAATAAACTTTGACGGCTTTGTTGGTCTTCTTGTCGCCGAGCGTGATGAACCAGTTGGGTAGCTCCGCTACCTTCTTCACCTGCTTGGGAAGCGCGATGAAAGTGAACTTGCAATAGGAGTTTTCCAACGTGATCGGATTTGCGTTTGCAGTCATTGTAACGTTCTCTGTAGTGGGGTCACGCACGCATTCGTAGCGGGCTTGGACGCCAAGGTCATAAACGGCGAGGGTGTAACCCCTCGCCAAAAGTGCTCTACTGCGATTTACATCTACCATCATGCGGGTTGGAGCAACGCATCCTCAATGAGAATGGTGTTGATCTTCTCGCGCATCAGCTGGCCAAAGGTAAAGCCTTGGCACAACTGTAACCAACCGGTAAAAGTCAGTCGCCGAGTGGGGCAGAGCGTGACTTTGTGTGTCACGCACCAATCCGCCAACTCGTGTTCTGTCGGAAACGCCGGAGATAACGGCGTGCCCAACGTGAGCGTTTCGTACAGCATGTACTGGGTGGCTTCCTCGGGTTTCCATACCGGCATGTACTGGTCCTGATGGGGCTCGTTGCCGTAATACTGGTAGAAACATGTCTGACAGATACCTGCTTCTCGCCGAGTGATCCACTCTTTCGCATCCAGCGGGTCCCGTACCATCCCGAGCTCCCACATTCTGCGACTTTCTTCATACCGCTGAGAGTCCGATACAAACCGACTCCCGTCCATCAAGGGGACAAACAGCTTGTCGTTCAACTTCGGGTGTTGCCATCCCGCAGCTACCTTACGAACTTCACGACTCATCACTGATCTCCTGGTGGTGATGCCTTGCTAGGGCTAGGCCGTGCGAAACGCCTCGTAGTTCGAGAAGCCGGTAAGGCATCGTCGAAGCTGCAATGCGTCCCACAGTGCGTGATGCTGTACTGCACCCTGCAGCGCCCGATCCTGAACGTACGGATCAACACGCTGTACTTCGAAGACGATGCCGGGAATGTCCACCATCGTGCCCGGACCTGTGATCAGCAGTTCGCTGAAATACCTCACGTCATCCGGCCAGTCGGTCACGATCCGAATCTCGCCCTCTTCTTTCTGCAAATACGCCTGCAGAACCTTTTGGAACTCTTCCACGTCCAAGTGGAGAGGCCAGATACCGTTTGGTGTAGCCGCGTCCAGGTACGGGACTACATTGCGCTGCACCCACGGATCGATCGGTGCTTTCGGCTTGGGAAAGACGTTATACAACGCCACCCCCATGCTATTCACCAGACCGATACTCATCAACTCGCCTTTATGGCTGTTGAATTCGAAATCACAATAGATCTTGCCCATTAGTTCACCTTCTTGATGATTTCGTCAAACTGCACGATGCAGGTATGGCGGTCTTTGTAGACAGCCACCTGCAGGTGGACCAGGTCCTGCTCGACTTGCTTGTACGACACGTCGCACTGATACTCGTCGTGCATTTCCAGCATGCAGTCAGCGTAGGCGCGGAACTTGTGAAACAGATCCGCCGTGTCTTTACCCGCAAACTCCTCGACCTGTTCTTCGAGGCATTGCAGGTAAAGCGTGCCGACTTCCATCAGTTCGACTGTCTGCGTCAGGTTGTCGAAGATGGTGTAGCTGCCGAAGCGATCAGCAGTCGATACGCCCGACGTGAAGCCGGGCTCAGCGATGCTGTGCACCTTAAGCGACAGGGCGTCGATGCCGTCCACGTACCAGGGCGTTTTCACATCCCGATCGGCCACCATGGTCGCATCGAAATGGGCAAACGGTTCAGGTGAGCCATGCGGCAGAATCAGCACCCGGAACTTCCAGCAGTCCGGATTCGTCACCGGGAGCTCTTGAATGGCGTACTGGTAGAGCGTATTGAGATTCTCGCGATCGCGTTCGGTCACGATTGCGTCCACCAGAGTGGGCATTGTGGGGCGACCGTGTGAGAGGTTCCAGATCACCGCCATCAGCTTCACGCTGTCGTTCCAGACGTACTTCTTGTTGCCCGCACTAAAGAGCGCCGCGAGCGTGGCGAAGTCAAACCGCACACCACCTCTGAATGCCTGGTACTGTTCGTAAGCACCGTTATTCTTCTGCTGCATCTTCACTTCTCCTTGTTAAAGACATGTTGGTACGACTCAGAGAAGTAATATGTCGCCCAAACTGGTTTCATTAGGGCATAAACCAGAGCACCTGCTCTGGACATCTTTTATTCTGGTTAGAGTATAAAAAGCGGGGTAGCAGAGCTCGCGTATCGGTGGAGAACGAGCTTGCTGTCTGCTACCCCGTGGACAAACAAAAAGCAGGAGAGACTCTGATCCGGTGTTGGACAGACCAGCGCTGATAGTCTCTCCCGTCAAAGAACGGGTAAGAAAAAGCGAAGGCCAAGCAGCAGGCAGGAGGAGAGAAGCCGAACCGCCTGGCCTTCGAGAGGAGACCTCTGCAATTAAACAAACGAGGAACAGTCTACTACAGCACTACAGCCGCATGCAAAAGACAGCGACCCGAAAGTTAATCGTTCACCTGCCAGCGCTTTGCCGCCGCAATGACTTTGGCCGCACGTTCTTCGACGGGCAATTCGAGTATGCGACGATGCGCCGCAATGTCCGCTTCGGTGTAGGGGACAACCGTTGCCTTACCATTACCCCACACGGTGCGACCCGGTGCATCCTGACGCGCTTTGAACCAGCGCCCCGCCAGCACTTCGACCGGCGAGAGTTCATTGAGCGCATCGCACGAAGTGACCAAGAACGCATTTGATCCTTCCACGCGTTTATCGTGCCGGTTCAGTGTCTCGAGCAATACCTCAGGCGACTGTTCAGCCGCCAAAGTGCCGTCTTCAAAAACCGAATGCATGAAAAGACCCATTGCCACACTCATCACGTGCCTCCTTAGGCGAAGAATTGCACAGCCAGTAAACGAATCCGGTTAATGCGCATGCTCGTACCCGCTGCGCCCATTTTCCAGTCGGCCAGGATCTGAGGCGAAGGGTGCGACTTACTGTGCTTGAGCAGCCCACACGCCAGGTACTCAATCGGAGCCAGTCCGCCTAAGGTATTCTGAGTGGAGGGCTTGGTGAGCGCCTGACGCGCAGTATCCGGAATACCCGGCAAGCTACAGAGCTCGTTGAGCAATGTATCCGGATCGCCAATATTCGCATTGGTGAGTTGCATGAGCACTTGCGCGCTCTTTCCTACAAACATCTGTTGCCAAGCCGTACCCATGATCGTGTCCTTGAAAGAGAGGATGAACTACACAAGATTTCATCCTCCCTGTCGTCGCCGCCATCTACCTTTAAGACCTCACAAAGCCCGGATCGCGGAACAAGAACTTCCACTGCTCATCTGTGCCCGACACATTAACGCCGTACGAGCCATCTTCACGCACGTGCACCGCCACCGGGATCTCGAACTGACGATACGGATCGATGACTGTCATTGACCAGATAACGCCCTGGGGATTCGGTGAAGACTGGCACATGAACTTCGACATCTCGCGAACTTTCTCAGCCGGGTATCGTGCCAGGGCTTCTTCGATGCTCTTTTGCACCAACACCAGCAGGGCATCCGGCTGGTCTTCGAACTTGATGTTCATGGCCAAGCCTTAGCGCTCTTTCGGGAACCGACGATTAAGTTCGTCGAACTCCAAATTCAATTGCATTCCCAATTGATGGCGAATCCGCAACAGCCCTTCTTTGACGATCGTACGGCCTTGTTCGATCTGTTCATCGGAAAGACCTTCGTCATCCAAAAGGCTTGCTGCAACGCGTTCGACATCAGCGCCTTGGACCAGACGACCCAGCGTGCCTGTTTCGGCTGCTTCTTCCGTGGCCGGATCACCTTGACGATGATTGGCTTCCGCATCCGTTTCGTACGCGACCGTGACGATCACGTCTTCCAGCGGCACGTCCTGGTGAAAACCCTTGCTGCCGGTACGTACCCGACGAATTTCGTCGATCACTTCTTGACCAGCCACGACTTGGCCGAACACGCAGTAACCCCAGCCTTGAGATGTGGCCGACGTATGGTTCAGGAACTCGTTGTCGCGCACGTTGATAAAGAACTGCGCGCTCGCCGAATGCGGATCGTTGGTGCGTGCCATCGCGATCGAGTACGCGATGTTCTTCAGACCGTTGTCCGCTTCATTGCGAATCGGTGCATCCACCGTCTTTTGCTTCATGCCGGGTTCGAAGCCGCCACCCTGGACCATGAAGCCATCGATCACGCGATGGAAGATCGTGTTGGTGTACTGGCCCTTGTGCACGTAAGCGAGGAAATTCGCGACAGTCTTGGGAGCACGCTCATCGTCGAGCTCGACGAGGAAGTTACCCTTGTTGGTTTCGAATAGGACGTGTTTCATGACGAGGTGTTATGGTTGTAAGTGTAGCGTGTGGCCGAGAGGCTGATTAACGCGGCACGCCGTTCGGTGCTTCTGCGTATTTCGCCGCGAGCTTTTGGGCCGCGACCGCCGGATCGACTTCTTCGGTCTTGATCGGCCGGTCCAGGTCGTTCAGACGGTCGATGTCCAGATCGTAACCAACCGGCTGAACGCGCAGCAGCGTGCGGCCAATATCCGCCGAAATGTCCGACTGGATCTGCTCGTCTTGCAGCGAGTTGTGATGCGGGAACTTCGGCACGATGCCAGTGAGGAGCACTTCCAGCCTCATTTCAGCTGTCATGCAGCTGATCGAGCCGCTCACATGCAGGTGCAGTTCGAGTTCGATTCCGGCGTCCAGGAACTCTTTGAACATGACCAGTTTCGAGCCGTCAATGGCGCGCGTGTTCGTATTGATCGTGACCTTGTGTTGCGAGTGATACACTTCGATGAGGCGACGCTCTTCCCAGTTGCGACAGCGCATGAACGGCAGACCGAGGTCGAGCTTCACGTGCTGCTCACCCAGACTCAGGTAAACTGATTCCAGATACGCCTTTTCGCTCAGACGATCGGTCCTGTCCAGAATCGACGTTTCCAGCAGGCTTTGCGTCTGGCCGACACCAAGAATCGAGAGCTTCTGGCCGACCTTCAGGGGCGCGGTATGAACCGGCGCGCCATCGATGTTCACGAATCGTGCTAATGCCGGAACCAACAGGTCTTCTGTTTCCGGACGTACAACCGGAACGATACGAACACCCCGAAACCGTTTGAATTGTTGTGCTTCCACTTGTTTTCTTCCTTCTTCTTAAGCGGGTACGTCTAGGGTCAAGCGACCTTAGACTTGATGATACAGCGGCGGCTCTTGATAGCGCGCGACTAGCACGTCGGCGGCCGCCGTCTGTAGCTCTTTTTGCGACACGTATTTCGGTGCACTGAATGCGTTTACGCGATCGATGTCCAGATCGTAGCCGACCAATTCAACGCGATCGCTCACGAGCTGCGTCAGGTCCTGCTTGATCTTGCGACGGATTTCCTCGTCTTGCAACGACGGTGCGTCCGAAAAGCTCAAGCGGACCGTGAGGGGTGTCGTGTAGAAACACGTGTCGGACAGCTCGAGGTTCACGCTGCCCGAGAGCAACGATTCGAGCGCGATGTGAATCCCAGCGGCTGTGAACGGATCGAAAAGGCTCAGGGTCCTGCCTTCCACATCCCGTGTGTAACTGTTCAGACCGACCGATAGCTTATGGTCGGCCAGACCAATCCAGCGGTACGTCGACACCGGGTCGGGCCGCAGCGGTTCATTGACCGGAGCCTTCACGTACTGTTCGCCGACCTTCAGATAGACGCTCTCCAGCATCGCTTTGTAACTGATGTGGTCTGTCACGCCGAGGAGGGCTGTTTCGAGTAGCGCTTCGGTTTGTCCCAATCCCAGCACTGAGAACGTCGTTCCAAAACGATACGGCGCAGTCAAAACCGTCTCGTCATCGATCATCGCTGTATGCTGCAGATCCGCTACAATGTAGTCCGTCGCTTCCGGCCGCACGATGGGAACAATCCGTACTCCACGGAACCGTTTGAATTGTTGCGCTTCCATTTACTATCCTTCTTCTTGGTTTTAGTGACGCACTCCACAGATCGCTCTTTGACACTTCTCTGTCTTACCGTCCTTCTTTCGATTAAAGCGGTAGTCCTCAACAGAGTCGTCGACACGTGAGGACGTGTCGTTTGGACCAAAGAACTTTCTGCAGGCTGCGTCCCTTACTTAGTCATCGACTTATCGTTGGCTTGCGAGTCCAACCTTACGTCGCCTTTTCGTTTCAGGGTACAACTTGCCTTGACTCCGGTAGCACCGTAAGTCTTAGCCGTACGATTTGAGTCAGCGTATCAACTTGGCGGTATCTCGCTGGTGCGAAGGCGCCCGACGGGCGACACCTCACCTCCTAAAAGGATCGTGAACCTTTTGCTCTGAGGGGGAGTGAGAGTCTCCCCCTTTCGCGGGCGTTACACCCACGAATTACCAATCGTCCCTTGAGAAGGGTGTCTTAACAGATGGACGATTGATAACCGTTGCCGACTTGCACGGCTCATCAGAGAGCTTACTAGGCAACCCGGAAAATGGGATTGTCTGCTTCACGCATGCGCTTCAGAAAATCGCGATGTCCGTGACGCTTGAGTTGACCTTCCAAGAGGTCAGCCGCTTCAAAGCACTCGATCATCTTGCTTTCAATGACCGTTGCCACCGAGCCCTTACACTTCTCATCGGACTCCAGCGACGTGCGCAGCTGATACGCTTCAGAGCGCGTCGTTTCAATCGCAATCCACAGTGCTTCCGAATAAGCACGGGAATACTCGATCGGTTTAAAGTTGTTGTCGTTCACGATTATCCTGTTTGATCTGAACAGCATGACTCTTTCCAGATCATGCCGCACCTCAGTAAGTTTTCCTATTCTATTGTTTTCCTTAATGAATCGCTGTTATTACGGCATAAAGGCAGGACCGTAGCCCCGCCTTTATCAGAGACGCTTAAGCGCCTGCTTGTGCTTCGCCGCCTTCCGAGGACGGCGTGCCGTTGGCAGCGTGCGTGGTGCCATCGGCCGGAACCACGTAGCCGACTGCCGTCACGAACGGACCCGTGGCCGGAGGTGCTTCACCCGCGTCGACGAACGGGACGTTGTTGGTCGCCCAGGCGCCCGACGGGGTTTGCTTCGCTTGAGCCGGATTCTCGACCGCAACGCTCACACGCGAACCACCGGTCAGGACTTTGATGATCGTGCAGGGCAGCGCCGCGATGTTCACGACGGTATTGCCACTGCCGTCCAAGCCGAGGGCGGGTGCAGTGTGTTGCGGGTAGAACTTGGCTGCGGTGTTATTGACTGCGGGCATCGATGACTCCAGTTAAGAAAGGGAAAAGGCTACTGCATGTGTGCCGAACCGAAAAGCTTAGTTCGGATCTTGCGCGACCGGGGTTTCCGGAGCCTCGACGGGCGTACCCGTCTCGTCGGCCATGATCTTGACCGGCACGTAAGGCTGCGCAGTGTCTTCCGGGTTGGCCGGGGGATTGATCGGTGAGAGCGGCATGTTCCAGCCTGCCTTTTGATACGGCGCCGTCTTGGGCGGCGGGAAAGCCGGAGCGTCGTTCGGGTCCACACAATAACCACCCACGCCAGGGATGATATTCGTGTAGGGACGCGTCGCGTATTCGCTATCGAAGTACGGTACGTTCTTCAGCATGTACTGGCGACCCGTCGGACCCGTGACCGTCAGGTTTACTTTGAGCGTCGGACCCACATAGCGAATCGTAGCGCTCAGCGGTGTGATCGGCTCGATTGCATTGAGGTCAGCCAGTTGACCACCGCGTTCGGGATAGAACTGAACCGCTTGGCCGATTGTCGGTGCACCCATCAGATCCCCCAGAGCAGAAACGGGTTGAACAGCGCCATCGATTGGAGCATGGCGCGCTGTGTGACGCCATTCATCAGCATGGCGTACGTCATGAAAGACATGTCAGATTCCTTTTATTGACCACCGCGAAACTCAGGCGGCGGCATGGGGACTTCGGAGTTTTGCTTCAGCCTCACGCCCCAAGCCGCAGCAAGTGCTTGGCCCGAGATCGCCACGCAGCCACCCGAGAAGGCGAGGCTGTTAAACGAGTGATTCTTCAGCGTGTCGTAGATCGTGAGTGCGATGAAGACAAAGCCACACAGCAGCACAAATCCGTAACCAACCAGACGAGCCGGGTCGTAGTCACCGTTCCAGTTCTGGAACATGTCGCCGAAGGTCTTGGCGATCAAGGCGCGCGTTTGTTTCATCGTGAGCTTGTCACGCAGCCATTTCAAGAAGGCCAGGAATTTGGCGCTCATGTTAGTTTCCTTTATTGATCGTCCGGCGGAAAGTCCTCGAGCGGAATCGTGACTCCTGCCAGCTTATGGGTCGAATCACCACAGTACACGAGATAGCCGCCTGTGATGAAGTAGTGGCATACCACATCCACTATTTGCTCATAATGATCGGGCTTTCGCGTGGGCAAGTCGAGCCGCTCGTCAAAGCGTCGCGTATACCGTAGCAGCAGCGACGGATGGCAGGTAAGTTGTTCGTTAAATTGACCATTCCACGTCCAGACGGGATGTGGGTGGGCTTGAAGCTGCTGCGCAATATAAACCACATGGTTCATATCACACGCAGGACAGTAGTGAACAATTCCGATTCGATGATTTGGATCTTTCGAATCGACCAGCCAGCGCAACTTCTTCGAGTCAGTCATGATCCTCCGTCCATACTGCGACGCCATAAAGCCAAAAAAAAAAAGATGGGGTAAGAGGAGGCGAGCCAGACACCCGAAGGCATCTGACTCACAGAATGAAGCTCACGCTGGCATGCAGCAAAGCTCCTGGCCTAAGAGGATGTGATTAAAGCGCCGCGCCACGGTGTCTTGCGCTGCATACAGCCACTGGATGCATTGCAAACACATGTAACCGAGCACCGCCATCGCGGTAATGGGCAGGCCCACGAACCAGGCGCCAAAGGCGAGGAAGGTGTAGACGAGCACCGCGATGACCATCTCTGTACCGGGGATGAGGTTGGCCGAGAGGAACGACTTTTGCAGCCAGACCGTCAGCTTGCTTTGGGGGTCTTGGATCGTGAGCGAGACAAACGCTCTCACGATCCAGAACACGACCAGCGCAACGAAGACGACCAGACCGATTGCGTATGCGATGGTCATAATAGCGTTTAGTGAAGAGTGGGGGAGTCGGCTTCCGACTGGGGCAGGCTGATCGAGTGTTCTGCCTGTTCGTGGTACAGACGCTGGAGCCCTGCTGCAAAGAGCGAGGAGCCGATCGCCATCGAAGTCTGTATCGCAGCATCCATCAGCTTTTGCGCGTGCTCACGTTGTTGCAACGTGGTGTCCAGTTCGCAGGTCGAATGAATCGGCGTAGTGTCGCGTCGTTGCGCCTCAGCCTTCTTCTCGTTGGCGTAGGAGACGTTCAGGTAGATGACGTAACCGAACATGATGACGAGCGCACCTGACAGAGCGAATTCAGCGACGTGAGCGTGGATGAAGTTCAACATGGTAGGACTCCTGACAAAGATTGATCAACTCATGGAAAACGCAGGGGAGCCCGAACTCCCCTGCGGGTACTACAGGACTACTGAACTACTACTGCTTACGCCGCCGCGGCTTGTGCGCCGCCCGCGCTGTTGCCCGCTTCCTTGACCGACGACATCTTCGAGTCGATGGTCTTGGCGGCCTTCTTTGCCGCGCTACGGCGACGCAGAGCCTGGATGCCCTTGTAGCCACCGAAGCCGACGCCTGCGCCACCGATAACACCACCAGCGATGATTGCGATCTTGATTGCGAGTGCTTGATTCATGGTAAAGCTCCTATAACGGTTTAAAGTAACTGCCTGTTGTACTACGGGGGTGCACGCTCTTACGCGACGTGCTTACTGTCGCCGAGTCATCAGCGAAAACCAGACCAGCAAGGTCAGAACCACAAAGACGGTCCACTTGCCACTACGTTTCTTGGCCATGACCTACCCCTTATTGCTAGGGTGGAAATGGAGAATTGCGAGGAGTTGCTCACGAGTGAAGTCACCATCCAGTGAGATGGTTTCCTTACCGGCTTCACCGTACCAGGCTGGTTTGTCGTTCGCGCTGGCAAACCAGTAGACTTCATCGGCAGGTGCATTGAGCATATCCAGCGCTTCTTGATCAGTCATCTTGTCCATGATTACATCACGATCAAGATGTAGATGAGTGCTGCCAGAAAGAGAATCTTGCGCATCTCGGCTCCTTAGAAGGAGAAGCGGGCGAACTTCTTGGACGCCGTGTCCTTGAGCTCGCCCAGCTTACGGTTAAGTACCATCACGGCGCCCACCACGACCGTGAAACCCATGACGGCAGCGAAGATGCGATAGTCCGCATGCACGAGCGAGATGATCGCCGCGCCCACGATACCCGCATTCAAGATTTCGCTTTCGCCTGCGGTCTTCTGTGCGTTGTGGAAGAAAGCCCGCACGCGCTCCACGCTCGGGTTCTTCGCCGAACGGGTGTGGAAGTTGTACCACACGCCCATGGCGAACGAGATCATGCCGATGATTTGCAAAACGATGAAGAGGGTTTCGAACATGAGTGTTCTCCTTTAAGCGATGTGGAATGAAGGGCGTCTCATAACCGCCCCGATGTTTTACTGCGCGAAGTCTTCCCCTTTCGGCCAGTGCCAGGCCGGGGGATCATTCGGTTGATGGTCGACATCTCGCTCCGCAATATCGATCCAGTTCTGAATCGTCACGTAGGAGATAAGACAGCACACCAGTGCCAGTCCCAGGAAAATGGCGAGCAGATGCAGCTCGACGTACACGGCGCCTGCGAAGAGCACCATGAGCAGCAACGTGGTGAGTACTGACGGACGGCGCGTCACGTTGTAGTCCTCCAGGTTCTTCTGGGCGCTGGCGTAACGACGAGCGAGCTCTTCGTTGGACATTTCGTCTTCGGACTTGATCAAGCCCAGCCAGGTGGCGACACGCACTACTACCTTTTTCAAGGCACGGAAAATATGCTTCATGATAACCCTCCTTAGGGTCGAGTGAAGTTAAGCAACCGCAGCTTCGGCTGCGAGATCCATCGGCACGGCGTTCTTGCCAGCGATGTGCATCGTGATGGCGTGCTCGATACCGCGCGCGAGCGAGCCTGCAGCAAAGAGGCCGATGAACGCGGCCGTGAAGGCCCAGCCTGCTGCGAGGACTAGGCCCATGATGACGTACAGCACAGCGGCCCGCATAAACTCCGGGGAGAACTTACGGTCACGCAATTGCTCGCGATCCATCTTGACGTTCGCTGCTGCGATCTCCACCACGCGCTTGTGAATCGGTGCCTTCTTGAACTTATTGAGAGCCGTGATGGCGCTCCAGGCAAAGATCACCGCGAGAATAACGTAGACCACAAAGTAATAGACGACGAGTGCGACCATGATGTTCTCCTAGACCAACGAAAGAGTGAGTGACTTAGTACGCGTACACGCCTGCTTGATCCACAGCGTCATTGTGACGCACGACGCGCTGCATGAGCAGCTTGCGGATCAGCGCCGAGGTCGCATCACCCGCATACCAGACACACAGCGCAGCGGCGCCGTAAAAGCCCACCAGACCGAGGAACACGCCGAACACAAAGAAGAACGAGGCGAAGCCCAGATCGAAGTCGATCGAACCCGCTACCGAGAGGCGTTCTTTGGTGCGCTCGATTTCGCGTGCTTGTTCGGCTACGTCCTTCTTCAGGAACTTCTTGTACGCCGCGATCGCGCCACGCGCTTTGATCGTGCCGATGACGAGGATGAGAAGAGCAATAACTGCGACGAAGAGAGCGACGGACATGATGGGTTCCTTGTAATCAGTGAGGTGGGTTAAGCAGCCGCGACGTTCAAGCCACGACCCGTTTGCCAGAAGCGAATCAGGTGGATGTCCTTGAGTTGTTCCAGGAAATCCGCGAAGCAGCAGGCAAAGCAGAAGGTGAAGAAAAGCGAGATGAGCGAGAACCCACCCATCGCACACACCAGAGCGAGCGCGGCAGCAATCATGAAGTAGCTCGCATCGGGCAGCGGATCGTTGTCGATCTGCACCGACAGACCCTTCGCAGCCAGGCGCACTTTCTTGATCTCGATGTACGACTCGCAGAATTCCTGCGATTGCACCGCCAGCAGTTTCTTGGCTTCTTCCATGTTAAAAGCGAAGAGCACGAGCAGCAGCGCTGCGATGACAAAGAGGGCAAAGAGGACGATCATGATTGTTGTCCTGTAATAATTGCGGGCTTAAGCGACCGCGGTCGAATCGTAGATGACGCCATCACGGAACAGCATCGTGGCGGTGTAGTCGATGTAATCCACGGCGAGGTGAATCATGAAGAAAGCGACTTGGAACGTGAGCCAAACGCTCACGGGAATCGCCAAGATGATGAGCATCAGGAACAACAGGAAACCGAGGATTTCCACGATGGAGTCCTTTAAGAGTTAGGCGGACGTTGCGATTGCTTGGTTAGCAAACTTCGCATCGTACCAGAGTACGTACTTGGCTTCGATCAGCATCAGGATCTCAGCACCGAAGACTTCAGCAGTGGCTGAGAAGAACACCAGCGGCAGGACCGCCAGGAACGAACCGGCGCTCACGCCCGCGATGCCGAGCACGACGAAAAGAATCGACAGCACGAAGAAAACGAAAACGCTGTTGTCGAACTTCTTGATCACCGCTTCGGCAGCGCTCGTGCGGCCGAGGTGGCGAATATGCTGGCCCATTTGGATGAAGGCCAGAAAGAACATGACAACAACGATGATGGCGAAAATGATAGCTGCAAACATGGTGACGCTCCTTTCAGGTGTTTGGGTAGAAGCTATTTGCTTCAGTTCAGGTCGGTTATATAGGTTTGAAATCTTTTTCAATCCACTTTTGGGTGGGCTCAAAGAGATTCCAGACCAGGGAGCCTAAGCCCCCTGATGCTTACTCGCTTACATCCAGTGGCACAGCGGATGCAGTTGCTTCGGTTTAAAGTTGCGGGCCGGGTTCATGCGCATCAGCAGGGTACGTGCATGACAAGCGATCGCACCCAAGAAGGTGAATACGGCTGCTGCCTTCCAGCCGAAGTGAAACAGCAGCGCAGCAGCTGCAAAATAAGCCAGCGGAATCCCGATGTCTTGCCACAGTTCCAACATGCGCCGCGTGGGGACGATGAACATCACCCGTCGACACCAAACGGTAGCCGGATGCTCCATCGGTCCGAGCGCGCCGATCATCAACACGACTACGTGGAACGCAAAGCTGTACGCCATCAGACCTGTCACGACCATTTCGAATTTGCTCACGTGTAACTCCTAGTTGGATTTAGTAGAGGGTTTTGAGTTCGATACTGGTTTGAACTCATGCGCGGAATATATACTTGAAAAAATCTAGGATCGAACCAAAAAAGAATCGACGTCATAAAGGCGAGCCCGTAGGCCCGCCTCTAAGTCTATAGGTGACGACTCGCGGTGAGGCGCCGAATCTCCTCACTCTGATGCTCAATCACTTCTGCCGGTACGTCCGCCTCAGGGGGATAGACAATGTAGTTGCCATCGCTTGGCTCCTCCACGTCTACGCGCTTGCCGCTCTTGCGATCACGGCACTCACCCCTTTGGCAGTGCACCAATTGGCCACCCAGTTTCTCCACATCCGACAGTACCGCCTCCACACTGTCGTACTGATGCGTCACCGCATACTTAAACTGGGTGTACCGGTGATACTTCATCGCCAACAACGTTATCGCCACCAGTACCACGACGAGGGCGATAATGACTTTCTTGGACCTTTTGGTCTCTCTAACTGGCATGATCTTCCTGAGGTAAGCCGGTTAATCTTTCAGACTATCGAAGTACGCCCCATCAATACAACCTTGCGGATCGAGCGTGATGAGAAAGGTTGAAAGGTGGTGTACTGTAAAACGCTTCTGAGTGGACGGGGCAGTCACTTGTCGCACTCGAACGATGCGGCGATTCTCTTTACCGGTGTAAACGAGCTCGAACGCGATGTCAAAGTGAAGTTCTCCGCGCGGAGTGAATTCCCGCGCTTTGGACTGACCAGCCCACACATGACCTAACACTTGATGAAACACGGCACTACTGACACAGTTTCGACGGATGTACTCTAGCCCACGACGCTCGTCAATCTCCTCATTCACGTACATCATCAGGCTCATCGCTGTCTCCTAGGCGTAGTGTGTCTCCCAGATCGGATTGCGCAAGCGCACGGTCTCCTGGACAGTGAGCGCGTGCGTGTGCACAACCTGGGCCTTGATAACGTCGTCCATGTCCACCAGCATTCCTTCCACCTGGTCATCCCAGGTCGATCCAAAGAGTCGGATCAGAAAGAGCGTGCGCTCATTGAACGCGAAGACGTCCTTCGGGATAACGAGCCGTTGAATCGCTTCGATGGTCTGCTTAACTGCTTCCACTGACCCGAAGGCCCGTGCATGACCCACGTGTACCGTGAGATCCCAGTCCCGACTATGTTCCGCTACAGTCAGGTACAAGGGGTTTCGCTTGTGACGCTTAAAACGCAACACATACATCACGACTCTCCTTAAGCGGCGACGGGAACCTTGAGGGTGCGCAGGAACCGCTCCATGTCTTCCATGGGTTCGGCCATGTTGCCCCACTGCACGGGTGCGATGTCGCCGTAGGTGGTCTTCAGGAACTGCTCGACCGCCTTTTTGCCCATGTCGCTCTTGGCGCGCAAGAACCAGTACGCGGTGAGAAGCGACATCTCCTTGATTTCGCTGTGCTTGAGCAACAGCACCCGGCTCGGCTCAGGTGTATGCACCGAAGCGGTTTCGGCGAAGATGATCGGCGAGAAGAGCAAGCCCGTGACCTGGTAGCGGTTGTTCAAGAACTCGATCTTCTCCTGAATGGAGACCGCAAAACGACGCTCCATGTCAAAGAGGATAAAGCTCGGTCCCAACGGCGTACGCGAGAGGATCGGCGGCATCGCCGACTCCACGAAGAGGTCACCCCCGATGTGACGCAGCTGCAAGTCGGTGAGCAACCGGTGCATGGTCGTGATGATTTGTGCGTTTTGAATGTTCATTGCTAGATGTCGAACAACTGATGTTGGAAAGTTTTAAACTGCCGTGCCGCGAACTGAATCTCGAGTGGCTTGCAGTCTTCAAAAAGCTGATTGATCTTGTCTTTGAACTGGTCGTCGGTATCCATCCAGCTCAACATCTTAAACACGCCCACCAGCCACTGGGCAAAACGCTGGGACTGACGAATTCCCATCTGCGGCAGTTCCGCCCACCAGCAGAGGGTGTCGCCCGGCACCACGCGATTAGCGGTGATGGTAATCGTAAATGGCGCGTGCGGCTCTTCGTGACCCAGGAGCACCATCCCGCCAGTCTCAGGCGAGATAAGAGTCAAGACCTTCTTGCTATCGTAGCGCGAATGCATGTAGTCCAGCGAATACTTCATATCCTGATCCTGCTCGCCCGCAGCGACCATGTTACGGACCAAGATATTACCGAATTGAATCAGACTGGACTGGCGGATCTGCATGCTGTACTCTCCTGTTTAAACGTACTGCTCTCGGTTATCGAAGTGATCGAACTCGCCGAACTGCGCGGCAACAGGCGATTCGTTTTCCGTGAGTTCCACGAGTTCGCGCATCTTCGACATGAAAACTTCGTCGGTGTCGTCGCGAGTGATGTGCTCCGCCACGATCACCAACCACTTAGCCAAATGGTGCGTACCCCAGGCCGGGAGCGAGAGTGTCGGCACTCGGAAGAAGAAGGCCTGGCGCGTCGTCCATGTTTTAGCTACCCGAGTGATGGCGATCTTGATCGCATCCCACTCGTCGTTCGTTTGCCAGATGCGGATAATGGCTTGCGTCTCGGTGGCCTGAATAACCAGGCACGGATGACTTTCGACGTGCGTATAGGTGAGCTTCAACGCACTCACCGCTTCGCTCTTGATCTGCTTGAGCTCGTACAAGAGCCTATCTTCGACCCAACTGTAAAACGCTGCGCGTTCGATTTTCATGGTACTTCCTCCCTATTTCAATTGATGGGTCAGTGCGGTCAAAAACACTATCCGGCATAAAGACGGGACCGAAGTCCCGTCGTGCTAAGTCTCTTCAGTCTGGACGGTGGTCCGATAGATTTCCATGCCCCGAATGAGTCCCGCGGCCGTCACATCCAGATTCAGGCGCGCGCAGGCACGATGCTCGCGCGTGACACGCTGGCCAGCAGGGAAGTCAAACAGCACCACAAAGACACGATCGAAGATGTCACGCCCGATCCGCCAGGCGGCGTTGCGGGCTCGCAGGTTCGCCATACCTTCAAACTGGACCTCCCCCATCTCGTCCATCTTGCGAGCGAGTTTTAGCTGAGTTGCCTCGTTCTTACAGAAGGGGCCTAGGAGATTCAAAATCTCCTGGTACGAATGGGTTTCTCCTTGCACCGAGCGCAAGTCGTACACACCGCCGCTCTTACTGGCTTTGATCCGTGTGGGGCAAAAGCCTTCCTTCAGATAAGTGCACAGCTCGCGGTAGAGTTTTATGCCGTAGTATTCGCGGGTAATCTGGTCGCGGTACTGGCGATGCGTGTATTGATCTTTGCCGACATCCCTAGCGCGCAGCTTAGCAGCACGCACAATCCAGGATTTAATCTTCTCGGCTTCTTCTTGAGTTACTGCAATCATGCTACCTGCTCCGAAATTTTTTGCCATCTCATAAGTGCTGAGGGTAAAAAATTGACCGGCATAAGAGAGGACCCGAAGGTCCTCTCGGTGTTACTCGTAGGGTACTGACGGGGCAGGATGCACCACCCCTACGCTGCCAAAGGTCCAGCGGGAAAACAGATGCACACCAAAGTCCGCAATCATGCCGCTCGTCGGATCGAGCTTGTACGACATCCGTGCATAGCGTGGTTGCTTAAGCGCAGTGGCATCCAACGCGACAGCCGACGCAATCACAGCGAGGTCCAGCGACGGATCACTCGTGTAGTACATGACGAACTGCTCGGGCGTTAAGACCTGGTTGTGCTCAGCAAACTTACGCTGCGCAAACGAGACGAAACGGTAATAACTGTCCCGTGCCTGCCAGCCTGTCAGCGTGGTCTGATCCGAGTACGTAATCAGATCGTTCCAAAAGCTTGCCACATCGGTTGCCACCAAGGAGCCGTCACGCGGCACCTTGCTCCAAAAACCTGCTGCCATATTCGCGCTCCTTGTTTCCTCACACAGGATGAGGCGCGCCTTCGTTGGACTGAGGATCGTCGTCTTCAGGCACATCCGGTAGCGGCGTGCTGGCGTAGGACTTGACCCGGTTCGGATCGATGGTATTGGGCTCAGGTACCACCAATTCCGGTACGCGCAGGCCATAGGCTGGATACATCAGCTCGATGCCTTGACGGTCGGTCTTGATGTGACCCGTGAGTTCGAGAAAACGCTTGACCAGTTCGAAGGAGATATTGGCAATGCGTTTCATGTCCACGGCCCACTCTTGCGACCACTTGGCTTCACCGTTGAGCATCATGACCACCATCAGCACGATGCCATTGGGCGCGCCTTGCTTGGCGGCGGCAAACGCATGCAGCTCACGACCTTCTTCGGCCAGCTTGCACGAGAGCGTCTCGATGGGCTTGCCATTCCACTGCAGTGCACCGTTCGTGAAATAGAGGCCGCAATCGGGCAGCTCACGACGCTCGATGTCTAGCAAGAGCCGCGTGAAGAATTGCTTCTCCAGCGGCGTTTCCATGCCACAATTCTGAATACGCACTACGTGCTCCTCTTACTTCATGAAGTGGTAGATGGCGTAGCCCACTACGCCACAGATAGCAACGACCGTCGCCATCACCCCTAGGGCGAAGCGGATGATGGGGCCGTTGTGCGGATCGCGATTGGAATGCTTGAGCTTGTCCCGTACCGCCGCTTCGATGCCTTTCTGTTGCTTGGCGCGAAGCTTACTGAGTGGATCGTTCAGCATGTTATTGCGAGGCGGGTCGGAGATTAACGGCGTGCGACTTGCCAGTAGCAAATTGCTTCGAAACGTCCCCGTCCACGAGCGGCTTGTACTTGTCCAGGTCCAGATGCGGGTAGCCGACGATATGCATCGCCACCCCACCAGGGAATGAACCGAGTGCTGTCTTGTAGGAGCGTGTGGCATCGATGAGCGCCGTCTGGTTGTTCTGAAACTCATCGCGCCCTGCCTGGATGATTTCCTGGAGCTTGCGATAGACGCTCGAGTCGATCTGCGGGTTCTGTTCGTGAATCGCCTGGAACACCGCTTTGGCGCCATCCTTGCCATAGCGGTTTTGGAGCGCCGCCGTAATCACTTCCTTGATGTCCGACTTCTGCATGTCGGTCACCTGCGCGGCTTCCTGAACCTTCTGCGTGTAGTTGGACAGGATGTTCTGGTTGTTCTGGTAGACCGCGTCGATGTGTTGCTCGAAACGGTTACCGGAGTTGTACGCGCCGACTAGCGTGCCGCCGACCACCATGACGGCCAGGACGATGACGCCAAGTACGCCCAGGAGCGCGAAGACCAGCGTCTTATTGGTGCTGCTGTTTTGTGTGGTTGCCATGTTCTGTTACTTCCTTTTTAGTAGCGATAGCGCCGACGGCGCGGTTTGTTGAGAAAGAGAATGATGCCCCCGGCTGTAGCGGCCAGTGAGAGCACCGCAATGATGACGCAGGCCGACATCGAAGGGGTGGACTCCCAAGCGAGATAGCTAAAGTCCTTCATGTGCTTGCGCTGAAAGTCGCGGTTAATCCAGCCACCGATTAACGCCGTCGTATCGACAGGGTCAAGCGTGCCTTTGTCTTGGAGCGCGTCAGCCAACTGAATCTTGAAGGCTTCGTTATCCGACCAACTAAAGACACGGGCCCAATCGACTGTCGGATAGTGACTCGTGCCGATAACCGCGACCACATCGTTTTTCTTGCCGCCCAACCAAGCCGCTCGAAGAGCATTGGCAAAATTAGGATCTTGAATAGCCGTAAGCACAAGGATGACATTGACTTGTTTCCTCGGTCCAAGTGGGCGCAGCATCAACGCAAGCTGCTGATTCCACGCATTAAGGGTGAGCTCATCCACGCCGACGTTACCCACTAGCAAGACACGTCTGAGCTTGTAGTAGTCGTAGATGCCGTCCGGATAGGTCGGGATCATCGACTTGTACTGGCCAATCAGGGTCTTCTGGTCGTGCGTGTTAAAGAGCGAATCTTTCGCCCCCATCACGTAGTTGATAAAGCGATGGGTTTGCGCCACCGGGTCACCGATTTGAATCTGGGTCCAGCGCGGCGGCTCATATACACCTTGCCCATCGATCCGGCGGATCGTGATGTCGTTGCCTGCGGTGTTCTCGACCTTCCAGTCGACATCGTAAGCGTGCTCGTAACAGGTGTCACAGGTCGTGGTCTTGCCTTGAGTGCGACAGTTGCACGAATAGCTGTGTTCACAGGACACATGCTCCGAATACTTTTTGGTCACCTCGCCATTCCACACTTCGGTGTCGACCCGATTGTGAAAGAGTACGCTCCCGTAGCCGATCAGTACTACCAGTGGCCCCACCACCGCCAGCACAATCAAGGCAGTGCGCTCAAACTTCTTACGATGCCAAAAGAGCGCGCCTGCCGTGAACCCGCCACTTAAGGCGAGCAGATAGAGAAGAGATTCCATTTTCTTTGTTGTTAAATCCCGAGAATCACAAGAAGGATCATCAGTGCCGCGCCGATGACGATATAGAGCGTGACCAGGGCGTACATCACACGGCGCCAATAGCGTGCTTGCCGCTTCTGCTGGGGCGTATGCTCAAAGAGCGGGATACGATTCCAAGCGAGATTAAGCGCGATCAGCAGCGGCAGGAACAACAACAGCATCGTGCCCTGCCAGATGACCGGTCCTGCGTGCGAGCCGTGAATCGGCGTCGACATGGCGGAGATAGACACGGCTGTCGCCAACCCCGTGGCGATTGCGATACTCATGATGGTCCTTTCTGGAACTATTAATCAACACACACCGTAAGATAGCGGTGAGATGTAAATTTACTAGGCCAATTTGGGTTGCTCATCGTCGCTTAAATTCGCAGCTTTAGAGAGCACGAGGTTATCCACCACGCCTTGCGCATTGATGATGAAAAGCGCATCCACTTCCACCGCAGGGTGATGCGGTTCTTCACCGACGAGGCTGAGCTTTAACTGATAGGCCAGCATCTCGGCATCTTCCCCGTGAAAGTCAAACACCGCCTTGACCTTTTGTAGCTCCAGCGTGCACTCGACTGCATCGGTGTTGTAGCTCTTGCCATAGAGGCCGAGCTCTTGGGCGACCCACTCGCGGGCGAGCTTGAACATGTGGGACTTGCGTGTGGGGTCCGTCTGCGGCTCGAGAAAGGCAAAGATTGCGTCAAGCTGTCCCATGCTTGCGGGCGCGTTGGGCATGATCTGGTCGTTGGCCATACAGTTCTCCTGATTGATGACATAGCAGTAATATAGGTGCGTAATCTTTTTCGGTAAGTAAAAAAATATCGGATCGTATGAAGTGTATTTTTTCGCTTCGATCACTACCGAAAGGGGTTAGCATGAGTAACAGTAAGTACAAGCGTAAACGCAAGACGCATGATCCGCGCGACTTCGTTTACTATGGCCACAAGACCTTCGGGGCGGCCCTCATTCCGCCCAAAGCGGACTTGACGCCTTATCTCGGTCCAGTGTTCGATCAAGATCAGCTCGGTAGCTGCACGGCTAACGCCTGCGCCGGGGCACTCGAATACGAACAGAACATCCAGAACAACAATCACAACGCTGTGCCACTCTCGCGGCTCTTCCTGTACTGGAACGAGCGTAATCTGGAAGGCACGGTCGATCAGGATTCGGGTGGTCAGATTCGTGACGTGGTGAAGGCTGCCGCTCAGTACGGGGCACCGCTCGAAACCACCTGGCCCTACAACGAACGGGCGTTTCGTCAGAAGCCCTCGCTCGAAGCGTACACCGAAGCCTTGCAGCATCGGGCACTGAAGTACGAAGCCGTCCCGCAAGACCTCACGGCCTTTAAGCACGTGCTGGCGGTGCTCAATCGGCCGATTCTGATCGGCATCATGGTGTTCGACTCATTCGAGTCGCAAGAGACGATCGCCTCGGGTGTGGTGCCGATGCCGCGCACCAATGAAACCTGTCAAGGCGGGCACGCTGTCTTGTGCGTGGGTTACGATGACGCCAAGCAAGCATTTCTCGTGCGCAACTCCTGGAATGAAATCTATCCTCCGGCTTGGCCGGGTTCGAAGGAGCGCGGTTCGTTCTGGTTGCCCTACGAGTACATGATGAATCCGGAACTCGCTGAGGACTTCTGGGTCATCACGCAGACCAACGCGTAAGCCAAAAAAGAAGAGCGGCATAAGCCCTCCCTAGCTAGGGAGGGCGTCTATGCTGCTATTGCTTTATTTGAAGAGGCTCGTGAGCAAGCGCGCGATTCACTTCGATCGCCTTCTCAGTGACCGACAGCCACGTAAAGAACTCGGGACTGGCACAGAGAAAATAAAGGTGCTCGCCATACTTGATACCATTGGGCACATCAGCAAACCGCGGTTCAAACAACCAGCCTGCTGCGTCGACTTTCTTGGCCAGATCCTGAAAGGCCGCTTGCGGTGTATTACCCATGCCGCAGAGCACATCTTTGTGGGTTCTCCAGAATTCACCGCACTCCATGTCGCCTGCGTCGATGTCATCCGGAGGAATGCCCCACCATGCCGTGAACAGCGCGCCGCTATACGCGCCAGTATAGCGATCCTCTTCGACGACCACGAGATCACGGTAGTGGCGAAGATCGTAGGTGCTGCTCATTTCACTACTCCTTGTTTTAGTTAAGCGCTGTAACGCGGATGCTGCCAACCGGCTTCCTTCGCTTGACCGTGGACCTTACCCAACACGCCTTCCGAATACTCCGGTGCAACCACCAGACCTTCCAGCGCACGCCACTTGTTGTACAGATCGACCAAGAAGCGCTTGACCATGTAGCGGATGGCCATGTTGTGCTTATGCAGGTCCGTCTTCTCCGCGTGGCGCGGATCGTTCTTCAGACGGTTCTTGTAGTTGTTGTAGATCACCGCATACGGGCTCGGCTCAACCACCACCGTGTGACCCTTGGCACGCAGGTAGATGATGACGGCCTGATCCTCATCCATCTCGGCGTAGTCCTTCGGATCGAAGCCCTCTTCCTTAGCGAGTTCCAGTCGGCGCAGCGCGCCCACCTTCTTGCCATCCACCGTGGAAATGCCTGCACGCAAGAACGACGTCCCCGCCACACCGATCAGCTTGGTCTTCAGGAACGGGTTGAAGGTGATCGAATCACGCAGGGCGAGCTCTCCCTCGCGGTTGGTGTATTCCTTCTGCACCAAACAGAAGTCGCGCCGTGAACGACCGACCGCTTCGAAGGTCACTGGATATTTGCCTTCAGCAAGCATCGGCTGATCGAAGTTCTTGCTATCAGCATACCAGGCGTCGATTTCCTGACCGCGCACTGTCTGCTCACGACCCTTGTCGTCGACGTACTTGCCGATGTGCACCACGTCCAGCCCGGCGAGCTTCCAGAGGCTTGATGGATACTCCGCCTTGGTGATGTCGATTTCAGAGACGATGATGCCTGCCAAGGCCGGACCAATGCCGCGCACGCTCGACAAGAACTCGGTATAGATCGGGATCTTCTTCAGAATCCGCTCCATGTCCTTGAAGTGATGCTCTTCGTTCTTGAGCGTATTCAGGTAGTTATCCACCAGCAAGAGTTCGCTGTAGTGCGTGATGAGCTCATCACCCTTGAACTTCTTCTCCGTAGGGAGCTTGGCCGTCAGCGTTTCAGCGACTTCAGCGGCGTCGTCGTGGTGTTCGTCGATGATGCCGTCGGTGATCCGGCGATAGGACTTGCGCAGTTGCTCGAGCAGGTTCTTTTCCTGCTTCTCGAGTTCCGCCTCACTCATGCCGTCCTGGCGCAGGCCGAGCTTCGCTTTAAAGCTGGCGGTTACGCGGTTACCCATTTGAATCCGCAGCCCCTGCATGTCGTAGGCCGAGCGCACCATGGTGCGAATCACTGCGAGATTCGGGTTATAGGCGGAGGTGATGACTGGAGTGTTCATTTGACGGTTTCCTTGTTTCGATTGTAAGTGGTTGTATGACGCATTGGTGTTACATTCCGTTCTACTGGGCGACTGCTTCAGGTTGATACACTTTTCCTAATTGGGTGACACGCATCCATTGATACGATTGACGCGATTGGGTACCTAAGCCCGTTTGATACACTAATTCAGTACGGGTGTCTTCGCCTTACTGATACGCTACTGCACGTTGGGTGACTGCAAACATGTGACGCATTCAACTCTACTGGGTGACAGTTACGGATTGATACGTAGTTAGACCATGGGTGTCATCGTGTCTTGCGACGCACTGTAGGAATATGGGTGAATAAAGGTCGCTGATGCACTATTTCACTCTGGGTAAATGCAGACTGGTGATACATTTTCAAGCCTTGGGTGAGTCGAGTCGGTTGATACGCTTACTTTCGATGGGTGAGTCTTGTAGCCTGATGCACTAACCGGAATTGGGCGACTGTTTGACCGTGATGCGTTACTCTACACTGGGTGATGTTCCCCTTTGAGACACACTGCGAATTGATGGGTGTTTCAAGACTTTTGATACACTGAGCTATCTGGGTGACTCATGCACGATGATGCACTGACCTCGCATGGGTGACAACAGTGCCTAGATACACTGATTACATCTGGGTGAATTACTTCACTTGGTACATTCTATCACAATGGGTGGCTGGAGCAGATTGATACACTCGAGATCGTGGGTGACATTCGTCCTACCTTGATACGCAGTCTCTTTTTGGGAGACCTTCCCGAAGTGACACACTAAAAATTTTTGGGTGTCTGCGTATTTTTGATACGTTTCACTGCCTGGGTAGCTTCCATGTTTTAACTCATTCTCACTGCCTGGGTAATTTTCTGCCCTTGATGCACTAACTGGAGATGGGTGACAGCGTCCTCATGACCCGCATTACTCATTTGGGTGACAACACCTTTTGACACACTTTCGCTGACTGGGTGAGTCTATACTACCGTGATGCACTTCTCCTCCACGGGCGAAGTTAAACCGATGGTACGATTTCGAATCTCTGGGGGACTATGTCAGTCTGACACACTAGACTACAACGGGGGACTTTTACTCATTGGTGCAATTATCCGGTTTGGGCGAATAACAAAAACATGGTACATTTTCCGTCTCTCCTGGATGCTTCAACGTGCCTGATGCGCAAGTGTAGTATGGGTGACTTCATCTTCTCTGACGCACTGTTCGACAATGGGTCACTCAGTTACTGTGATACACATTTCCCCTATGGGTGCGATACCGACCTGATACATTTATTGCAATTGGGTGACTGGTCCGGATTGATACGCTGACTACACCGGGGTGAATTAGCGCTCGTTGGCTCGCCTTATAGAACACACTGGTACAATCTGGGCGGATTGGCCGGGATGGTGCGCTTGGCGCAGCCGGGTGCCAATGATACTGTGAAACACTGAACGACTTTGGGTAATAATAGGCTTTTGATACACTACCCGATATTGGGTGTCTCACGCTTCTTGATACACTGTAGCTATCTGGGCGATTCAATTAACATGGTGCGCTTGGCGCAACTGGATGCCAATGATACTGTGCCACGCTTCGACAACTGGGTGATTTAACTTCCTTGACCAACTACGCGGGGCTGGGTGACATCGATACTCTGATACACTAAATCAGTTGGGTGGCTGACTGTCCTTGATGCTTACTACGGCCCGAGGCTTGCCTCGGGCTTTATGCCGCACGGGTGTTAATGCACCGTGTCGTTGCCGCGATGCAACACCGTGAGGTTTTCCTTCACTTGCTCGACCTTGGTCGTCGTCCTCGCAATGATGTCGTCGACATAGGCGAGCACTTCGGTGGCCTTGTCGATCAGGACCAGATCGTTCTCCGCCATGCCCTGGCCTGCTTCGTAGAGCGGTTTCACGCGATCGGTGATCTTGCCAATGCACTGGCTCAGCTCTTCAAACGTCGCAAACGAATTCGGCGGGTTGTTGACAAACGTCACGAGTTCTTCACGTTCTTCGGGGGTGAGTTCAAAACGTTCCATCGCCTTCTCCTGTTGATACTGCTATTGCATAACTTCCGCGACTTCACCCGGAATCACACGAATCGAATCCGGCTCGTAAACATCCTTGTACCCTTGCGGGTACTTCAAACCGATCTCACTGTCGTCGTTACGCGGGTCCCAGCGCACCACGTAGGGGCAACGATTGCCGTCGTAAAAGCCGCTCACCATCGCACCCATCATGGCGCTTTGCAATGCCGCGTCCTGAATGGTCGCAATGGCTTGCGCTGCGGCGCGCGGGTTTTCCTTCGCGTAGCTATTGGGCGTGATGTTGTTGTAGCCGACGATCGTGCCTTTGCCGTGCGTACTGGCTCCACCGTCAAAGTGGGTGACACGTTGACCAATCGGAAGCAGTTGTATTGGTTGCATGTTAGTGTTTCACAATTAGGTTGGTAGGGAGCTCCGGGTCTTGCTCAGCAATCCGGATGATGCGATCTTGCTCATTCACAAAGAGCGCCCACTTAGTAACCAGGTGGTCAGCGCGCGTCATGGTGAGCAGATACGCGGGATTGGAGTGACCGTCGAGTGTCTTAATCAAACCGTAGACCAGGCTATAGCGCAAGGTCTGGCCATTGAAACGCCGCAAGATCGTTTCAAAGTAAGGCTGCGCCAACAAATGCAACTGGTGCTTGGCTTCCAGATCGTGGCACTGCGCATAGATGGCCTGGACCATATCGCCGATATTACCTCGAGCGGCCACTTCGAGTAGCGACGCCATGACTAACCTCCTGGGACATAAAAACCTCAATTGCTCGCAAGGAGCATCGGAATATGCTGCGGTGGAAGAGATGCTACGCGCACAGTTTGCTGCTTAGCTGCAAGAATCGTCTTGACTGCTTGACGGACCTTGGTGGCGTACACCGCGCGCTCTTTAGGCGTGTTCGAGTGATAGCCGCCGACGGCAGCCCAAGTATTGCCGTACCGGTTCATCGAGCGGCGCAGCAACCAGGCTGCGACGTAAATGTTCTTGCAGCTCTGCATCAAGTCCCGGCGCCCGATCTTGTACCTCTTTAGCTCCGGGAGATGGATCGAATTCACTTGCATGATGCCAAAGTCAATCGAACCATTCTTGTTGCGGTTAATGGCCTTGGGGTCCATTTGGCTTTCCACCGTGGCGATCCCTTTTAGGATCGTCGGATTCACGCGCTGGTAAGCCGCAGCATCCGTAAAGCAGTCAGCGTGCGTAACCCCGGAAAACAGCATAGTTGCAGCGGCGAGGGTGGTGAGGAGTGTTCTTCTAACCATCGTTCTTATTTCCTATTGTAATCAGCGTTGATGAAGGTATTGCGTTCCCTAATGCTAAGTTAGTGATATAGGGCTGAAATCAGATTGACGTCATAGAGCGAGGAAGCTTTCCTCCCCGCTTTTTTGACGTTGCTTGTTGTTTTAGTGATGCATTGCGGCGAACAGATCCGTCACCGTCCAGCCATATCGCGCAGCCAGTTGGTTGGACCATGCGAGGCATTCCGCATGCGTGCCGACGTCGCACACAGCGTGTGCACGACCATCCTTGCCGCGCACGTACGCCGAGAAGAACTCGGGCGTTTCGTTGTCGACGACGACCGGGTGACGGCCGTTGTCGTCCGCTTCTTGATCGCGATCATGCGAGACGCCGTTGATTTCGACACCATCGAACAGTTCCGGTTGATCCTTGATCACTGCGGCTGCGTAGAACTCGCTCTTAAAGCCTTCCATGCTACTCTCCTTGTTTCATGCGTTTAAAATAATCAGCCGGAACGGGCCAGTGTAAACACTGGTACGACTTCTGACAACCGGGGCAGTGCATCCGCAATGCCGCTGCATTCGTTGTCACCAATCGTCGTCCACAGTCCGGACAATCAGGGTTCGCACCCCAAGTCTTACGAGACGGGGGAGGAGGTTGCTTCTCCCAAACCTTCACCCACTCGCCTTTCTTCTTGACATAGATCTTGTTGACCGGAACCTTTTGCCAAGTACTGCGCCGCAGGCTAAAGAGCCGCTTAAACAGAGACGCGAGCATGCGCACCGTCGACCTCAACGCGAAACCACAGCTCGAGCATGGCAGACAACTTGGCCAATACGTCCAGCGAAATCGGGTCGTCCAGATTCCTGAACTTGGTCATCGGGTACTGGAGCGGCCGAAGTCGTCTTGCCACCTCGGCGGGCTTGATACCCTTCTTCACCATGGCGTTCCAGATCAACACCTTCGCCTCGACGTTCAGACTGAGCGTCATGGCCATTTCGTTGGCTTGCGGGTTCGAGGGTAACGGAATCGGCTTGCCTTGCTCCATCAGCAGCTCCGCGATCACCTTGAACGCTTCGTAACCCATCTTCACCGCGTACTCTCGGGTCGAGCCGCGCGGGGCACCTGTGGTCAATTGCGGAATATCGCGCGATTGGACTAGCCAGCCCGGATCGTCGACCGTTACCTTAAGCGGATAAATCAGCATTTCCTTGTTTCCTTCTTGTTAGTCGAACTTAATATCACGCAAGCGCTGCCTAGCTGGGGCGCGTAACCACCCGAAGCTCAGGACGTAGCGCGAGCCTTGCTCAATCGGCGTGACCATGTGCAAGCACTGATCGGGCCGAAAGAGCGCAATGCGCCACCAACGGAAGATACACTTTTCCACCACGAAGAACCCACCGACTTTGGGTCGCTTCACCTCGATGTTGAGTCGATAGTGACGCTGATCAAAATTGGCTTTGTCCTTGTGCGGTGGAATCGAAGACTTTTCCGGATAATGGATCAAGTGCATGTCAAACTTGAACCGGGAGTTGTTGATGAACGTCATGATGCGATAACCGCTCTTCTGACGCCCCTCTTCCCACTTAGGCAGTAGCTGCCGGAACACTGTCCCTCCTCGCCTTTTGGCACGCCATGAGCAACGCAGTCGTCACACGTGGCAAGTGCGGTACGACGCGACGCTGCCAGCGACCGATGATGTAGCTTTGGAAATCATCCGGACGGATGGTCCATTTGCGCTGCTGCCGCGCTTCTTCGATAGAGGGCCAGACATCCGGAATATCGACAAAGCCCCGAGCGAAACTGATGACTCGGTAAGCATCGTTATTCTCAACGCGACCGCCCATGGCAGTACGCACCGCTACGAGCGCAGCCTTATAACCCCGGCGCTTTTCAGCATCACGCCAATCCTCACGGCGCAGCTTATTGGCCCGGATGCGGTCCTTGGTTCGTTTGCTGAGCATTATCCTACCTTCTCTTTATTAGCACGTCGGTTCTGGGATTGATCTTTGAGGATCTCGGTGTAGAGCTTCAGGCCCAGTGCCAAGATCCCCAAATTAATCGCCGTGAGCAAGAGAGTGATCACGAAGAAAATCCCAATCACGATAAGCAACGTAGTGGGATTGAACGGCATCACGCCACCTTGTCGAGGTCTTTCTCGACGACACGCGGCAGTTCCTCCGGCGGATCTTCCGGGATTTCCTCGAGCCAATCCTCAGCTACCGTGATATACATGCCCGTTGCACCCATGTGCGAAACGAACTCCTTACCATCTGCCGATTCTACGTACCAGAGCGGGCCATGTTCAATGTGATCCATGGGCTGCTGGTGAATCGTCTTGCACTTGCGGCCAACCGAAATACCGTTGGGACCGCTATGCGAACTGATGAGTCGGTAGACCTTACCTGCTTGTACGCGTGCCATTACGCTGCTTCCTTTGCTTCTGCGCCTGTATTGAGGCGTCCTTTAATGGGGAGGGCCAACAAGCGCATCACGTCAAGCAGACGCGGTACGTCGGTGACGCTATCGATTTCCAGCAGGCGATGCTCTTCGCTGCGCGACAGGCGCAACGACAGACGAATGCCGCAGTAAAACGGCTTGCTCGGATCGATTTGCTGACAGATGGGGCGCAACGTGTAACGCGCACCATGGTGCGTGATGAACTCATGGATGTTCGCACCTTGCTTCCACTGCTTGAAACCCAGATGCTTCACAGCACCTTGCATCGCTTCGATGAAGGGCAGGATATACTTCGCGTGATGATCCGCGTTCGCTACCGTGCCTTTGATACCTTTACCGCCTTTACGCAACAACGTTACTTCAGTCATTTACTCAGCTCCTTTAAGCTTGAGATTGAGCCGACCTCAAAGTCTGGCTCGGGTTGGATAAAACGTTTAGCCTGCTCTCGCCAAGGAGAACAGGTTGTAGCAAGCAAACACAGCCCACGGAATCACGATGATGGCTCCGATGACTCTGCGAATACCTGCTCGACGAGTAGCCGCCAGCGCGATCAATAACACACCTGTCACCCCCATCATGAAAATGAAGACGGTGAAATCAGTCGACAGCGGCTTCTCTTCCGGCAGCGGCAACTGATGCGGCGGTTGCACCACCTGAACCGTCGTGCCTGCTGGAGCCTGCACGATGATAACTTGGGGTTGGGATTGCTGACTCGCCGAATGCGAATTGCTATCATCCATGGCCGCACTCAAAGCGAGGTTCACCCCGACATTGTTAGTGAGGGGGACGTAGCTCATTCGGGCTCCGGCACGTAGTTGATCGTGAACTGACGGATTTCCGAAGCGCTCGGACCCAGCTTGACCCACTTGAGGATCACTTGGTCCTTGCTCACCGTGATCGTCTTGGAGTCCGACTGGAGCATCTCGTCGATCTCGTCCTTGCAAAAGAGACCGCTCTCACGCATTTCACGCAGCGTCGCGTCGATACCGTATTTCGCTACGACGACGAGTGTGGCTGCTTCCGGATTCTGCAGGTGACTCGTCAGGTTGCGACTGGTGTCGAGCTTCTTGTCCGGAATCGGGTCCCGGCCTTCTTTGAATTCCATCTTGGTAAAATCTGCCATCTTGTTCTCCTTATTATTACACTTTGGCTGTTGTGATGCCCATCTGGCCCTGATACTTGCCTGCGCGTTTCGCGTAGTCAATCTCGCAGTGGTCGCCCTGCAAGAACATGAACTGCGCGATGCCCATGTCCGCGTAGACTTTCATGGGTAGCGGCGTTTGATTGGCGATCTCGATGACCACCTGACCCTTGAAGCCGGGTTCGATCGGCGTCACGTTAATCGCACAACCTGCGCGTGCGTACGTCGACTTGCCGACGCAGATCGCCACCACATTGGTCGGCATGTTGAAGTACTCGATCGTGTGGCCCAGCACGTAGCTGTTGGGCGGGATCACCACGTAGTCGCCTTCGTGATCGACATAAGCTTTCTCTGGCATATTCAGCGGATCGATGACTTCCGAGAACACGTTGGTGAAGATCTTGAACTTGCGGCCGAGCCGAACATCGTAGCCCATGCTCGATGTGCCGTAGGAGATGATCTTCTGGCCGGGATTCGTTGCAATGGCGCCGTCCTTAGTACCGAAGCGCCAGATTTGCTTGTCATCATCCCAGTATTTGTCGGCAGTACGAACCTGACCCGGCACGAAGGGTGTGATCATGCGTCCCCACTGGCCGTCGGGCTGGCCGACCACCAAGCCCTGATCCGGATCGGGTACAAAGCACGTACCGGGTGCGAAACCCACCGACTGTTCGGGTGTGAGCTCCTTCAGGTGCCGCATGGCGTCTTCCATGCCGCCCTTCCAGCGCGTGTCGTCCCGATAACCGTCGTCGACACAATACAGCTCGTCCCCGACGAGCGAATACAGCGTGCGCCGCAGGTTGTTATCAACACGCTGGTGCGTGGGCATCAGCGAGAGCCTTCTAATCGCGCGGTCATTCAGAATACTCATTTCAATCTTCCTTGTTTTCTATACCCACTTGATGGGTCGTGGGTGTAATTTAAAGCTAGAGCATCACGTGTGCATCATCGGTCGACGAAGATTTACCGTAGTTGCGCAGGAACTCTCGCGCTTCTTCGAACGGATAGGAATTCCAGTCATTCATCTCGATCAACCAGAGCTTGCCCGAACCCGGTTGATTCGGCAGTGCCTCTGCATGACGCAAACGACGCCAGTGGTTGTAAGCTTCCAGCGTTTGCGGAACCTCTTTGTCCGCTGCGCGCATGGCCGCGCTCGGAATGGTCCGAAACTCTTTCGCGTTGACCGAACCATCCATCCACGGGCTGCACATCTCGATGACGCACCAAGCAACTGAATTGCCGGATGTCTCCATCGTTCCGTAGACGAGCCCAGGAAGATCCACCGAAACACTAGCGCCCATTATTCCCCCTCCGCTTTGAAGATGCTGGCCACCTGATGCAGGAACGTTGAGTACGACACGAGCAACGTCCCCGACAGGTTCAGATGCATCCGCGCATCCTCGTAGGCGCTCTTGGCTTCCGGCGTCATCTTCTCCGGGGCCAGCGTGCTGAGGTAAGTGCGATACTTGTCCATCGCGGGCCCGATCTCGCCGTGCAGCCAGCGCGACAGGTCCAGCATCCGGGCGATCTTCTGCTTGCGATCGGATTCGACAACGATAGCAGCAGTCATCGTGGCGGCTTTCGGTGAAATGGTACCCGCCCAGATCTCCTGCGGAAACTCCAACGGCAGTTTATGCTGCACGTCGTCGTAGAACTGCCGGAGATTGTTGATGTCAAATGCCGTCATCGTCGCTCCCCTTCCTGACTTCAGGATCATTAAACTCCAACTTCTCGAAGCTACCTTGCGCTGTGATCTTCGTACCGTTCAGAATCTCGTCAGCGAACTTCAGCACCCCAGGCGATGGTTCTTCCAGCGGCACATCTTTCGCCGGATCAACGTGCCATTCGTGATGGATTCTGTCGCCGTTACCGATCTTGACCGAGACGACAGTCGGACCTGCCGGATCAATCCCAACAAAACGTTTGCCCGGCGGATCGATGATGTGCGCTTCGTCCAGAATCACGAAGTCCTTCTCGATCTGGGCACGTTGCTCCGGCATTAGGTCGCCCGGAATGATCACTTGCCCCGGATAGAGCTTACGCGCGCCGTCGTCACGGATGTGGGCTTTCTGTGCTTCCGGTGTGGGGAACTGTTCCCAGAAATCCTTGAAGAACTTGTCGATGTCCTTGAACTGCTCTTTCGGCGTCACACCCAGATGCACGTCGCTGAAGTGCTTGACCACCCCTAGACTCGGATCGATGAGTGTGTCGATCGTGTGCGGATACATCATTGCGAGCTCCCGAGCACTTTCACGCTGGAAATGCTCGCGCGTGCTCTGTGGCGTATGCTGATCCATCACCATGCCGCCCATGAGAAACTCAGTGGGGCGTAGATGCAGCCAGGGACGATGGCTGTTGGTCCGGGTAGGGATGTCACCGTAGACCGCTCGACGGCCGTTGTAGAGCGTGCTGACGCGCTTACGCAGGCCTGTAGGCTTCCACTGTGCCGGATGCTCGAAGAGCGTCTGGTAGTTCGCCGACTTGACGTGCTCGAAGTAACGCTGGGCAGCCTTCCGGGTGACGAAGATGAACGTCGCCTGCACTTGCGGATGTTCCGGCGTCGGAATGCCGTAGCTGCTGCAATCGTAGACGAGCTCTTCGACGTGCTCGTGCTCGAAATACACGCGCGCCCTGAACGACCAGTCAGGAGTTGGATTCGACACCGCGCTCGGACTGTAGTCCGTCATCGAACGCCAGGGACGCTCGAGGATTTCCATGCGTTCAGGCTGATGACACCAGGTCAGACTCAGGCGATTGCCACCCTTGCCATCATCTACCATCGCTTTACCCCAGCCTGCCCGCACAAGCCAGAACGTCTTCCCTGCTTTGAGATCCTTCAGTGTTGCACGACCTGCTTTCGTTGCCATGTTGCTCTCCTTGTTTCACTATTCCGTTAAGAGGGCAGCGCTTCCGCCAGCGCTTCCTGGGCTGCCTGCGCCGCCTCGAACAGATTGAAGGGTTGTTTCGGATGCCGCTCGTACTTGGCTTCGTTCACCAACCATTGTTCCGTCATGACAAACTGGTTATCGGCCAGATTGATCACGTCAATGCCGGAACGACGCATAAAGTGCGAACCGTACTTGAAGACACGCCGATCTTCGCAGAGCGTCTCGACCCGATTGCTTTCGTAGCGCTTGATCCAGCGCAGCACAGCCGAGCGACTGACAAAGCACTTGTCGAAGGACGGTTCCTCCTTGTGATTCAGGGGGAAGTTCTTGATGTAAATCAAGCGGCCGCTGAGTTTGCCGCGGCGATACTCGTAGAAAACCCAGAAGGCTTCGGGCGCGTCGCTACCAGCTGGCAACTCACGCTGACTGATAAGCTTTCTGGCCCATGTCCCTACCAGCGTCGGTAGCGGATAACGCTTACCCGTAGCATGATCGATTGCTGCATACCACAGCGTCTTCCCCGCCCGGACATCACTGACTTCGGCGCGGCCTGCTTTAGTTGCCATCTTCTTTTTTCCTTTCGTTAATCTTCTTCAGTCGCGCCTCGAGTTCTTCTTTGGGCACGTACACCAGCAATTGCTGCCAGGCACGAGAGTCGACTGATTTGGTTTCAGCAGGAAACGCTGCGAATACGTCGACGAGCTCCATCACCTTGTCGTCGATGTGTTCTCTCATGGGTTTGCGCTGATTCATGTCCTTCTCCTAATGCATAGTCGGTTGGAACTGCAACAACTCAACAATCTTTCCGCACTCGGACACCCGCATAAAGAGTTCGGCCTTCTTGTACTGCTCGGGCTTCAGAAGCGGGTCTTCGAAGATCATCAAAAACACATGCCCGTACTGTTTGTTGGTGTAGCCCGGCACTTGCAGCCAGGCCCGTTCCGTGAGTGAGACTGTCACCGCTTCCGCGAGGTCGCAGGCATCGAAGACGGCGAACTGTTTACGACACCATGCATGGAACTGCCACAGCAGCGCCGCTTCTTCGACGTTATTCTCCACGTACACATGGGCCATTGCGTTCATGGCGATGCGCTGCAAGTGGTCTGTCTGCATCACACCTCCTTAGAGCGGCCACTTGAGCACATCGTAGCGACCCGTGAACACACCCCAGGCGAGCTTCAGACGCTTGAGCAGACACAGACCCTGCCAGCCGACCGGTCGTGCACAGACCCACTGCCCAGCGTGATTGGGGGTGGACATCTCCCACTCCCGAATCTGCTCGGGCGTGAACACATTCGCCACGCCACCGTTGTTGCTTTGTTCCGTGCGCTTGTGCGCGGTCTTACCACGAACCATTCCAACAGTCGACATCTTTACACTCCTTAACGAATATACGAAGCCATCAGGTTAGCGTACTCAGCTTCCAAGGCGGCATGATCGGGTTTGCCTGTGCGAGTGCTCTTCGCCCAAGCCGTAATGAACGAGCGCAGCCATTTGCCTGCGATCTTCAGTTTGTGTTCACGGGCATAATGCGTGGAGTCGAGCCTGCCCAGCTCTCGATCCATAATGCGAACGTAATCGGGCTGGGTGACAATCACGTCCATGTGGACTTTGCCCCCGGCGAGATCAGCCCCACACACCAGCCACTCGGTGGAGCGATTAAGTTTGGTGTAAGGGTTGTACTTCACCGCTTTCAATACCGTGATCGTCTCGGTTTCGAACTCGATCTTGGTCTTGCAACGATGACAAACGACCTCCAAGCCCGGTGCGAGTGCTTTCTCGAACATCGCCTTGGGGGCATTGTGCGTGGTGCAGTGACTGACGACCTTACCATCATCGTTTTCCAGTTCCACATAACCCGAATTCCCACACTTGGGCTCAGGGCAGGTGAAATACAGCAAACTCTTAGCCAAGTACAGCTCCTTAAAGAAGTTTCGGTTACAGCACTAGGGAGTAATATGTCGTTGAAATCGAAATGAATGCCAAAAAAGAAAGGCAGTCACAAAGCGGAGCCCGAAGGCTCCGCTGTGCATTAGTCGCCGACGTAACTGCTGAAGGTGAAGTACGCACCTTCGGGCTTGAAGCAGACGAGTTTCAGATGCTCCACGTTGTCAATCCCGTGTTGCAGCAGGATGGCATGCAAAACCATCTGCGCCTTCAAGCTAGTTGCGTACTGCGCACATTCGACCCGCGAGAGAGCTTCATAACCCACGTCGAGCGAACCCTGGCACAAATTTACCCCAGGGTGGCGTGTCGGTTCCATCCCGACAGCGTAAGCTTCGGAAGTAAGTACGCGACTGATCTCGCAGAGAATCTCGGGCCCGTTCACAGCTTGACTGCGATTGCGCCGGTCAGCCGCGGACCACGATGCATCGGCGACTGCTTCGGCTGACCGTCCGTGGCGGGCTTGGCAGCCTTCGCGGTTTTGGTTTCCTTCGGCACGTCGACCTTCCTGGTGCGGGCTTTACCGAGCTGGGCGAGCTGATCCGCCGACTGCGCGTTCAGGATGTCGTGGGCGTCAACGCCCATGGTCTGTTCGAGCTTCAGGGCGAGGGCCGGGCTGATTTCCATCGTGCCGTCGAGCACCAGATTGAAGTCGTCGACCGACAGGCCGATGTCGCTGGCGATTTGTTCCTTGTTGGAGTTGTGTTTGAGGCCAGCGGCGAGGAGTTTGACGATTGCTTTCATGACACTGTTCCTTTCTCGTTTGTTTAACGGATACTACCTTTAGTTGTGGGCCCAGCAAAAAATCTTTACTTCTTCTTCACTTCAGTGACTGCTTTTTCACCCGAGAGCTTCGTGTAAGGGAGCTTCTGGGTTTTCGGTTTTGCCTTGGCGACTTTAGACGGCACGACCGGAATGGGCACACCCTGCTTGCGCAAGATGTCAAGCTGCTTTTTCAGCCGCTTATTCTGATCGAAAAGCTTCTGATTCATATTGGCAATGTTGATGATGTCTTGCGTGTTCTTCGCATTGCGTACGAATTGCAGCGGGATCTCGTCCATGTCAGCATGGAACTTCTCCATGACGGGACGGATCAGATCAGTCGGAATCGGCTCACACAACCCCACACGTCGAAAGCGCTTCAGCCCATCATCTTCTCGCAGCGCCCAACAGTCGATCCAGCCGCCCGATGTTGTATCGGTGATGAAGGTTTCCATCATCGCGCGAATGGGATCACGATGGTGCGTGATATTGCGAATGACGTCTTGCGAGCCACTACCGAGCGCCACCGTCTGATCCAGCTCGTAGCGTGTGTAGACAAAACCCTGGTGGTCCAGCCGAAAGCTGTGGTTGGCTTTCTCGCCGATGAAGAAGATTTCGAACGTGTTACCGGGCACGATCATGTTGGCAGTCGAGACCATGTCGTAGAAAGCGAGCGTGAGCTTGCTATCCTCGCGCTCCTTGACATTGCCCTCCAAGTGCTCAGCAAAGGCTTGCATCGCATCCTGGCTGCCCGTGCCCGAGTAGCCATAGACGATGTCATCGAACTCGAACTCCGGCCGGTCCGAGAGGATTTTAAACGGCGGGTTAAGCAACACGATCTTTTCCAGACTGTTGATGCGATCACTACCTTTGTAGATAGTCGAGTCCGCAAAGAGTCGGCCGTCGTGGTAGAGGATGGTAGTCATGTTATCGACCTGTAGTGTAAATCTAGTTATTATGCCTATTCGCTCTCGACCAACAGAATCGAGCCAAACTCGGGCTCAAAGAAGTCAGTGAAGTAGCGCTTACCTGTTCTTTCAAACATCTCTTCTGCTAAGGGTAAGAAACCCTGCAGCAATTCAAACGTGCCTTTGCTGTCGTGGACCGTAATGGTCACCACAGTTCCGAGTTCTTTATTGTTGTACCTGCCCTCTGACACCGACATCACGAACGGACGCTCGTTGATTTTGCTAAAGAAAGCAGCAAACTTATCGATCGATTCGGGATTGGCAATCAGGCCATAGAGCAGTTCGATTGTCTCCCTTACTGAACTCCGAACTAAATCAGACATTGTGAATCCCCGACTATGCGCATATGGTTCACCAATCACCTGAGTGCTGGGGGTTGGATTCAGGCAGAGAGGTTTCCACGCCGCTCACCCCTACCAACGGGCCTTTTACCATCGACTTGATAATCCGGCCAAACCTGTAAACCGGCACGATGGACCACTCCCCGTGAGTGCCGCGCCCAGCACTCAGGTGACTAGCACTAATACCGCTCAAATCCCGTGTGGCGCTGCGAGCCGTTCTTTGACGGCTTTGATTTCTTCCGGAGTGATTTCCGGCCAGTCAAAAGCCCCTGGCATCCGATCAGGTTCGCTGATAACGGTAGGCACAATACTTATCGTGCCTATTGAGGCGAAGTCGTTCAGCCGCATCTTCTTGTGGACGAACTCTCCAGTGCGTGTCTTAAGATACCCCTCCTCCAGCAAAATTTGCTCGACGATGGCTTCTCGTTCTGGCGTGATGGCGGCTTCCAGGGAGAACGACGTGTCTTGCATGAATTTCACGTGGTCCCAACCCACGGTGGTGATGATCCGTTTCACCGTGCGCATGGCAATCAAGTCCATCTGCTGCCGATAGGTCAGTCGTCTGTCGCCAATGCCCCGCATGACTTGACGACGTCTGCGGATTTCACTTCGCCTACTCATTACTTTTCCCTCCTTGGTGGAAAGAGCAACATTTGCTGGGGAGGACTGCCGTCCTGAAGATGGAGCATGACGCGATTGCCCTCGTCGGTTTCCTTCAGGATAGCAGTGACGGCTTTCACGCAGCGCCGGATGACTTCCCCCATGCTGTCTGCGTTAAGTCGCTCCTGTAAGGCCTGAATCTCGGCTTTCACTTCCGGATGCATGTCCAGATTCAGACGGACCTTTTCAACGGTATGGGCAAGCCGCGGCATTACGCCTCCTTCTTGCTCATGATGCGTTGCAGTTCCGAGGACGCGAGGGCCGCTGCTTCTCGCGGCGACGGTGCATTCATGCACATGAGCGCCTGCGTCACGGTTACCGCCATGTCAAACGTGGTGCTGCCCACAAAGTACGCACGTGCCATCAGTTCCGTCGCGCGATTGCGCAACAACACGCTGATCTTGCCGTCGACGAGTTTGTGCTCGATACACACGAAGCTGAGTGCGTCGTGCAGCACTTGCCCGAGCGTGAGCTCTTCGCGCTCAAAAGCAGCATGGGCGGAGTTCTCGACCAGGCAGAAGAAATCGCCTTCCTCGTTCACGACCCCTCGGCTATTGACGCCGATCGGCCCGCCGTACGGAAACGCCACCACAAAGAAGTCTCCAATCGGCTTGTCTACCCGCGGCAAAACAAAGTTAATATCGCGCTGCATGTTCAAGAGTTTACCGATCATGGGCAATGCCCGTGCCACTACCGGCCGCATGCGCTTTTCGTTAAACGAGAGGATCGCCGGGATTGCCTTTTCTTCTGCCATTTGTCCTACTCCTTTTAATTAGCCTATTTACTCTTCTTCGTCGAGCACGCACCCCGTCACGTCAAAGAGCATAAACGGTGCCCAGTACTTACCCTTGGAGGTGGCGATGTAGCGTGCGAGCTCCGGCACGTTCGTCTCCTTATCGTTGACCTGATAGAAGCAGAGCTTACGCGTTTCGAGCTCATCGCCCATGTTCTCGGGTTCGAGGATCACCAACTGCACGGTGCTTTCGCCCGTATGGTCGATAAAATCCAACACCTTCGTGCCCTTATCGAGCACGACTTCGAACGGCCTTAACTTGCCGTTCATGAGAATGTCAAACGTTTTGAGCTTCATCGGCGATCCCCAGATCTTTGGCCATTTGGGTGAGCAAGGCACGCATGTTCAGATCCTGCTCGGGCGTGGCACGCAGTTGCTCGTACGTGACGAACTTCATGAAGTCCGCATGATCTGGCGACGGCAACACGTACTCCTGGCTGACGGGTTTGCCGTCATTCCACGGGTAGCGCACGGATGACCAGCTCTTGCCTTGCAAGTTCTCCTGCACCGGCACCTTCCACTCGGCACACAACGCGCCGATCTTAAGCGACAGTTCGGTGGGCACGTAGGTAAAGAGCGCCGCACCGTACGCGACTTCCTTGAACGGATTGGACTCGTGCAGCGCGTGCAATGCGTCACGGAACGGCTTTTGTTCCAACGCAGCCTGGCGACGGTTCTCCAGATAGTTCAGGTAGAACTCGTCGGCGTGCTCACCGGCTGCGGGACGATGGGCACCCGAGTAGCCGTTAGCGAGCATTTTCTGCATAACCAGCGGTAGCTTCTTTTGCGCGAGACGGCGTTGCGCGGCGTTGGACTTACTCATGACTTGGTTTCCTTGTTGTCGTTGGTAATTTCCAGCCCCATGTTCTTGCAGGCTGCTTCGAAGCGTTCTTGATCGTACGCCGTCCATTCGTTTTCAAAATGGAAGACGGGCTTGTAATTCGGATCTTCCGCCATGCGCTTGAGCACCATGTGGAACACGAGGTTCGATTTGCGCTCATGTGGCGGAATGGGTGGCACAAACAGGGCCAGCTCACCCATCTTAAAGCCACCCTTCGGGATCATGTCCTCGAAGCGCTTGAAGTTCGTCGGAATGACCGGCACAAACTCGTGATCCTTCAGCATGTTGCGGATCTGGTCACACAACTGCTGGGTCGCCTTCGGATTGAGGTCCGGTTTGCGCGGGATTAGATCGAGGTAATCAACGATTTTCAACGGCTCAGCCGGTGTGTCCTTATTCGGTTCCATATTCTTTCCTCGGGAAAAACGTCAGTTGGACTGCACGACCACCCATTGGGCGGTTCCCTTTGGCCTCTGGATTCTTGCGGACTTCCAGATAGCTGAAGTTGCGATTGGTGCGATAGCGGCACTCTTCGCACTGAATCACGGTGTTGTACCCGCAGACGTACACAATACCTTCGGGTGAGTCCCGGTACTCACCCCGGCAGCATGGATGTTTTTCACTCGACATCGTGATCGCGGTCCAGCGAGTTGGTCGAAAGTGGACCCTCGCGCAACGATTGGATCATCACGTGTGAGTCCGGGATCTGGCGCAACAAGTAACGCAGGAAGTGCAGATTCTTGTTGGTGTGAATCTCCACCGCGCGATCCGGATACTCATGGTCTTTTAACCACAAGGCAGCAGAATCCACTTCGCCCGCATTGCGTAAACGCGTCAGCCGAATGCGCAGCTGTTTGACATCATGCTCGCACTCAGCACGGCAAGAGAAGACACGCATGGCCGCCTCCTTAACGGTGACCGTAGTTCGGTGTGGGGTCAGAGGGCACCCACTTCAGATCGTTGAAATCGACCTGCTCGAACTGCGCGGCCGGTTTGGCGTGCTTGGCGACGGACTCGCGCGCAGGCGTGCCGAGGGTCACCCCTACCGTCGCGAAATTGGGCAGCCGACCTGCTTGCACGTCGTTGATATAACGCTGACACGCTTTCTGGCTGGTAAAGCCATTCCACTGGCAGAGCGAGCCATCAGGCAATTCCACGATCGCTATGTTGCGTGTCGGATGAAACGTCGAGAGCGCCGGGCCTTGGTAGTGACTCATGGTGCGGGGCTTACCGATCGAATACATCGGCAGGCTGTAGCCCACCAGCTGACCCTGCTCGTTTTCCACCAGTCCGACCAAGCGGTAGGTGAAACCGAGGGTGATCAGAAAGGGCTTGGCGACCATCTTGCCATCGCGACCGACTGCGGGTTGCCAAATGGTTCTGCCTTGACGGAGATCTTCGAGCTTGATACGACCTGATTTAGTGGGCATGATTTATCCTTGTATGGGTACTCAACCGATGGGGCGACGGCGTAAAAACGGCATAGAAGGCAGCCCGTAGGCCGCCCTCTACTTAGATTGTTGCTACAAGCTTTAAGACAGGACTACTTAAGCGTTGTTCCAGCGCATAGGTGTCGATAATGCGATGACGGAAGGTGCGTACCTGCCCGTCCACCACCCGAGCCGCCCCCAATTCAAAGAGGCGGGCCTTTTGTTGCAGTGTCTTCAAGAGGTTCGGATCAAACAGCGTCCGACCAGTCTTGTATTGCACGTGCATACAGAGTGCATCGAAAAGTGACGAGAGATCTCCCTCATTAGGGAGGATTTCAGCGCGGTCCAATTCACCATACCAATCTCCGAGCTTTCCTGACTCTACTCTACCGAGATACAGCATCTTTCCCGTATAGAGCCGTGCAGTAATAACATTCGACGGCATGTTTCTTATCCTCCATATTACAAGTGGGCAATACTCCTGGTTAAGTTACGGTTTCTCTTGAATAACACCGGCGATAAGACGTCTTATTGCATGGGTGATAGTGGCGTTACTTCTACTAACGAATGAAGCACCTTCGTCCATGTCTCCGGTGAAGTCGGTTTCATGAGCGGTAGGTTCTCGATGTGCTTGAACGACGGCTGCGCATTGAGCTCATTGCGATCCTTCTCGGCATCAAGAAGTCGTTGTTCAGCAGAGCGAATGCCTGTCGGTTCCAACGGACCATGGAATTCCGGTGGCGGTCCGAACATCGGAATGAAACGCTCGACAGTGCGTGTGCGCGGAATCCTGATATCGTCCAGGATTTCGGCAAGCGGCTTGGGCAGCGTCAGCACAAACCGGAAGAAGTCAGCATCGTGAACGCGCGTATAGACGTCGCAATCCACCATGCGTTCTTGCAACTCGCGAGCCCAACCGTAGCCAACTGCCATATGCCAACGCTCGGTGAGTGAGAGCGAGATCGTTTCGGACCACACTTCACCCGGCCGAGTCATCAGCCCAGGATGCCAGCAACGCCATTCTTCACCTTTAGGTGCATAGCCGATTTGCCACAGCTTCGGTCGCCAAGTCCTTTCACCGAATTTCATACCGCGTCCTTATAGCGAAGTTCCACCACTTCGACCATCCACCTCGTGCCGCCGACTTTACGTTTGGTGTCAGCGTCCGTGCGCATGCGTCGAATGAATTGCTGTTCGAAGGCCTCGCGAGTGGCTTTGTGAACCGCAGCTTGGTGAAGACCCGGCATGTGAATGGTCGAGCGATCCACTTCGACTACGGTATTAAAGGTCTCAGGCCGAATGAGCTCTTGTAGCTTGACCTTACCGATCACTCTCACGCGAGCCTGGACCTCTATTTTTTTCTTCGTTTTGTCCATTGTAATGACCTTTTTTCGCAGTTAGAGACGCACCGCCGCACTCGTGACTGCTTCGCCGTGACCGAACTGCTCCACGGTCAGGTGGCCTGAGACTTGTTTCCAAGTCGGCCGGATCAATGCATTGCGAACTAGCGACTGACCCTGCAGCGTCGAGCGCAACATCCCAAAATCATGACTCGCTGCTTCTCCATGCGGATACAACGTAGCGTCCTGGATGTTCTCATGGAAGCCCTGCGGCGTACGTTGTCCGTTGGAGTAGTAGAGCTTGCGACCATCGTCGCAGTTGAGTATGATCAGATTAAGCATACAACCTCCCCTAGGGAAACACATATCTGATGAACCCCCACACCGGTCCTCTTTCCTGGAGCGCGTTATAATGACTGCTGATACCCCAGTGACCACCATCCTCAGTGTGGTTCAAACAACATCTAGCGGTGATCGTCCCAACAACCCCGGCATTCTCCAGGAAGCCCAACGTCTGGGTGTTCTGGAAGCAACCGATCCTACCAAACTCGGTGCTGCTGTCCTTGCCAATCCGCAAGGGGTAGTGCTCAACTTTGCGCACGCGATCTTTGCAGCCGTTGCGTTCACGAAAGAACGCGAAGAGCACGATGCGACGCAACCCAAACCGGTGACCAGTGAGCAGGATCTGTGGCAATACATCGAGCGCATGATCGCCAAGTGTAATGCCGTGGGTCTGACCTTCACGATCACCCTGGATGAAAACGGGAAGATGGTTCCCGCCATCCAAAAAGCAGCGCCCACCGCGTAACGCGAGGCTGATGCTTTCCCCCGGCTGCTGCCGGGGGTTTATGCCGTCAATAGTCCGGCTGAATCAGACGCTTGGCAGGCAACTGCTTGAAACCTTGCTTGCCATTAATGCGCGGTTCATGCGCGAGGTGTTCGCGATACAGCGTAAAGTTAAACGTGCCATCGCTGATGTGGTTGTACACGTCGACCGCGGCCTTCTTTATGTTGTTCATGCCAGGATGTGCGTTCAGCGAATAATCCACTTCCAGCATATCGAGCAGTTCTTGGGCGATAGGGTGCGCACGACCATACGGGCCACGAACTTTGCGCCAGACCAGGTAACGAATCCGGACCTTCGTGCGATCATCATCGAAACAGATGACTTTCGCCAAATGGTACGTGCTCGAGGCCTGGGTGCGTTTGGTCACCAGATCGCCGTGGAGCTTGAATTCAAATGCGACGTAACCGTCACCCGCTTCCTGTCCGTAAGTGAGCGCTTGCGGGTTCTGCGGGTTGTTCAAGTTATGGCCCCGTACCCACGACAACAAAGTGAGTGCAAGGTCATGCAAACTCCGTTCAATCAACGGCGTTAGCGACTGGGGCTGCTGCGTCTTTTCATCGATACAGTTCCAGTCACGCAGCGTTTCCGTTGGGATATTCGTTGGGATCATCACCTAACTCCTTGTTATTGTTCACAACTAATCCATATACGGCATAAAAGGAGGCTACCCCGTTAGTTTTACCTAGCGGGAATAGCGCTCCTTATGCTCGTTATGATTAGAGCTTGACTTCTTCCATGTAAAACGGCTGCTTCAGGTACACCGAACCCACCGCCTTCTGGTCTTCGATGTCAATCAACTCTGCCCATACTTCTTCACTGCCCCGAATCAACTGCGACTTCAACGCCTGGAACGGCAAAGGTTCTTGTCCGACTTCCAGGTCCTTCACGTCGCTCATTTCCATCAGACTGCGCAATAACTCCACGCCCTCGTTCATGCTGACGATAAGCGCTTCATCGGGTACGTAGTCTTCACTGGTCTGCCCATCGGCGGTGAGCCAGAGGTCCGCCATCGGTTCGCGTACGATACGTACGGTGAAATGATGGGCGTCACTGATCTTCACTACCGTGCGCAGCAAGTGCGTCTCGACGGTCTCCTCTCGATTCACGTCGACGATTTCCAGACCCACCTTCTCGTACCACCACAGCCCTTTGGAGGGGCTGCCGTCGGCGTCCTGGGGTACTTCCTCGGTATAGTCAGCCGGGCGCCTACAGAGGTGCAGCTTGAGCTGCGACCAGCCGTCGCTTTGCTCGAGTGCCGTGTCTGCGCTCTCCACCGACTCATGGTCCACACCGATTTCACCAATCGTCGCATCCTGCAATTGCTGGATGATCTGTCGCACTAAGTTAATGTGCCCGTAGAGGGTTGCTTGCTCCTTGTTCACGGTGAGGTTGATGTTGGCATCTTCGTCGACGTTGATATACACGTCGTCCTGGCCTTCGCGCACGACCTTCAGCTGGAAAGCCTCGGAGTCTTGCGAGCTCGCAGGCGCCTTGGCGCTATCGTCCAGGTAAGCGATGCTGTGCATGATCGCATCGTCATCAGTGCGCACGACGTACAGTGCTGCCACGTCCCCATCGAGTTGCTCTTTCAGACTGATGAAAAGCCCGTCGCCAATCTCATCATTGGCAATCGCCTCCAGCTTCGTAATCGCCATGGCCAGATCACTGAACTGGGCCGCCTGGTCGCGTTGCGCCCAGAATTCCCGATCGAACAAGAACGCGTAAAAGGCCTCTGCGGTGTTGCCGGACTTCACGCATTTGATCATGTACTGCGACTGCATCGGGCTGGTCGCTTGCAACTCATTCATCTCACTGCTCCTCGTTAAGAACGGTTAAAAGAACCCAGGTCAAACGTGCTCTCCGCGTGAGCACCATCGCTCAGGGCTCGTTCGAGCGCCGAGGAGTTCGACATGAGATCGTCCATCTGTTTGATCTTCTCTTGCAGGAATGCATCCGGGTACTCACCGCGGTTGATACGTTCGAGCACCACCGTGTAGTTCGCATCCATGAAATACTTCGCCAAGCGACGGCGGTAAAACTGGCGACGATCCTGCATGATCGCCCCCGACCCGCGCACCTTTTCGGCCTCCAGCGCTAGATTATTGAGTTTCCGCACGAACTCTTGACCCAGCTCTTTCTGTGTGGTATCGGTCATAATACTTCCTCCAAAGTTAACGACCTCGGTTGCATTGCTACTTGATGATATATGTTTATTTTGTCCTTCAATAGAAAAGAAAAAGGAAGCGGACGAGTCGGGAGCCCGTCGGGCTCCCGATGCACCTTAGTGCGAGTCCAATTCCGCCAATGCATGCGAACCGAAGGCGGTCACGCCGCCCGCCAGCGCATCGCGCCGCACTTCGCTCACCAGTTGAATGGTTTGCTTGGCGTAGCACAGTTCCTGGACATCGGTTTTAATCGGCGCCTGGTTAAAACCCATGCGCTTCCACTCCCGCAGAATTTCCTCGGCCTTCTGCGTCGCGACGAGCTTGCTCACCCAGCAGCAATGCGCGTCGAACATCGGGTCACCCACGCCTGACCACTCTCCCCCGACAAAATGGTAGACCGGCATGTCACTACCGCCGTACCAGAGGGACTCGTTTTCGCGTCCTTCCAGTGTGAGCTTGATCCCAAAGCGTCTCGTGGGTTTGCCTGCGATGCGCTCAGTTGCTGTGGTGACGATCTGGAAGGTGCTTTCCTTGGTCACCCGAATCACATCTGAGACGGCATGCGGTGGCAAACCATCGATCTTGGAGCGGATCACTTCTTTGATGATGAGCTCACGGATCTTGTCGTAATCCCCCGGATCACGGTAGTCAAAATCCACCAGCCCGAGACTGTCCATCGACGGTGTCAGCATTCCCTCTGGCACGTGCAGCGTGTCGGACACGACGAGCGTCCGCACGAGCTTATTGTCCTTATACGCCGGGTGGCGGAGTTCAAAGGTAATCTTCTTCACCCAGGTCGGTGCATTGTTCATTTCATTCCTCTTATGGGCTATAATAGCCACTTATCATACCTCCTATTAATGCACCCAGACACAAGAGTGCAAAAATAAGATCGGCTTTTGTTATTTTCAGTTTACTCATTACGCATCGTCGATTTTTGAACGAGGAGAGGACTAACTCTTAGCAGAGCGTGTGTCGCTTGCGAGCACAACGGTCTGTGCCCTCCCCCCGTTCATGGAACAGTACTCACTCGATGATGCCACTACGTTAATTTTACCATCCTGTCCCCACCGACCAGCCCCGACCCCGAATGACCGCGTAACCGCTGTCGCGATAAACAGGATAGGGTTGGTAGTAACGTGGCTGTGAACGCACCACATAACCCGGCTGTACATAGACTGGTTGCGGAGCGATATAAACCGGCCGGGGCGGCGGCTGATAGCCGGGCGGCGGATACGGGTCGTAGCCATACTCTTCCATGGCTTCTTGTCGATTGCGCCAGCTCGGTGCACGACCAAAGTCCGTAGCAGGTTGGTAGTAGCGCGGGTCCGGCGGCATGACGTTCACCACAACCGGTGGCTGAGCAGCATGTACGTACTGTTGCGGTTGCGGCTGATAGGCGACCTCAGCTTGCTGTTGGGGCGCAGCATAGACGGGCGCTGGCGCTTGACGCACAACAGGTTTAGGGATGGCAGCCACTTGGGCGGCTTGGGGGTAGCCTGCGTAACCTTTCGGCAACGGAGGCAGGGGCGGATAGCTTTGGGCATCTTTTTCTTTTTGTTCTGCCGCGCCTTGTATCCGACCATTGCGGAAGGCTCGTGCGGTTCCCGTCATCGGTGCAGCGGGGTCTTCTTGCGCTCCATCGATGTTGTACTGGCTTTCGGGGATGACGCGCTCGTTCGGGGCGAGCGCAAGATCCTCAGTGCTATCATAGGCGCTGAGCGGGCCGTCTGCGAGCGCCATGCTCGAGACACTAACAAGCAATGCAGCTGCTAACAGATGCTTAATCATTACGTTCTCCTGAAAGAAAGCGACGTCATAAACGCCCGAGGGTAAACCCTCGGGCCGTATGCTGCTTAACGCTTGACCGCGTGGCTACCAAAGCCTTCGGCGATCAGCGCCTTGACGATGTCATCGAGCTCGTTCTTCTCGAACACGATGCCCTTGATGGTTACTTGTTGATTCACCAGCGACAGTTGCGAGACGGCGCCCGACTCACGGCCGTAGCCGAGCGCGCGCAGTTCTTCGACGAGCTGACGGCATTCGGCAAAGCTGAACTTCTCGCCCTTGATAGGAATGGCCAACTCGATCAGAGGTGCAGCGATCGGCGCAGCCTTCGGGGTGACTTGCACGAGCGACGGGGTGGTGTTGTACTTCGAATTGGTTGCGGCAGACATGTCTTCGGTTTCCTTGTTGTCGGTGATTTCGGGTTGGGCTGCGCTCTGCTCAGTTTGCACCGGCAGTTCTTGTTGTTTCGGTGCGGTGGATTGCGCCGCGGCCTTGAACGACTCGCGCTGTGCTTCGTACTGAGCAGCGCGCAAATCGTTGACTTTCAGATTCGGGTTGGAGATACCTTCCTTGAGCGTATAGACGTTGGCCCGGCCCGACTTCGTAATCGTGAACCAGCCTTCGATACCCAGCTCGGAGAGTTTATTCTGCACGCTCTTAAGCGATTGGGTCGGACGGAACATCGACACGAGTACGTGAACTTCTTCGGACTTGTAAGGCTTAAAGTCCGCCATCGCTTTCCAGATCAGCGTCGTCAAGTGGTCGTCTTCAGCCATTGTGATGGCGTGATCGATCACAGGGTTAAGCGGTGCAGCCGGAGCAACATTCACTGCGGCCAGATCTTCAGCGCCTGCTTCTTCCTGAGCGAGGACGCTCGCGCCGTCCACCTTCTCAGCGCGCTCAGCATTGAGCGCCTCGGAGACGATCGAGAACATCGAACCGACTTCACGTGACGCCGAATGCAGCGGCGCGAAGTTGCCCTGTGCGCTGGATTCGTACATCGCACGGATACGCACTTCGCGTTCGCTCTCGGCCGCGGAGGTCGTGAGGTTGTCACGGATCTGAGCGAGCGCCGTTTGCTCTTCCAGGATCACCTGGTTCAGCGGCTTGGGCATCGGCACGTGCTTCTTCATCGAGTAGCGCATGCCGCCCGAGCCGCCATCGCGACGGTCGAAGTAGTTACGCGAGTTGATCATCGAATCGACCCGACGATTGATCTGCACGCGATCGAACTTGTACTCGGCCAGCATCGCGCAGATTTCGTTCTTGGTGCGCGCCTTGTTATCAGACATCACCTTCCAGATCGCCACATCCAGACCTTCTTCGAGGACGATCACGCCCTTGGGGTCCGGAGCTTGGCGCGTGCCCACCGGATCAGTGAGCTTGAACGCGGCGGCTTTGTTGCGCGCACTGGTGATGGTTTCCACCGGTTTGCGCTTGAGGGTATAGGTTGCGGGGCGACCTGTAATAGTCATGATTTCGAATTTTCCTTCATTGACGAACTTGTTCATGAGAGCCGGAATCTGATCTGCGTCCGGATGCTTGGCCAAACAACGCTGCACATCGCCTACTGTCCAACCCCGGTAGTTGGTCATCAGTGCAAGCATCGCCACGTCGATGTCTTCGGGCGGGGGCGGTGCATTTTCAGCCTCTGCCAGTTGTTGCGCAAAAGGTTTCTCAGGCTTTGCCGGAGTGAACAATTGGTGAATGTTACGCAGTTCTTTCAGTGCACGACCTTTAGCCATCACAAACAGCTCCTTTATCTTCTTCGTTGATCAATTCAAGCCTAGGAGAAGAGTGTACTACAACCTTCTCACTCCTGTTATATAGGGCTGATTTTATCTGGAATCCTTGATCTGGGTCCTTACTCCACCATAGACAAATCATGGCTGCCGCAAGTAAAAACGGCATAGACCCAGGGCCGTAGCCCTGGGCATCGATTAGGTCGGGTTCGACCAGACGATCTTGGCAATGGCCACTGGATCTTGCAGGCTCATCACCTGCACTTCAAGCTGGGCCTTTTGGGCAATGCACTTGCTAATCCAGTTAAAGCCATCGATGCCGACTTGCTGGATCTGGGCTTGGTTGTGACCCCGCATGGCCCAGTTGCCGTAACGGTCTGCACACCAGAAGAGCACCGAGGTGAACCCCGGCAACATCGAGCGCTGCACTGCGGCCGCTAGGTTCGCCTGGTCAGTACTTTTGGCCGGATAGTGAAAGGTGGCACCCAGTGCGTTGGAATTGAAACCATTAACAATTGCAGCGGCACAGGCGTCGTCGATTTGCTGGATCTGCAGGTTCTGGATTTCACCCAAGGGCGTGGGCGTGTTCGCAAGCGCTTCCGCATCGCTGATCACGGTGGCGCCCGCGGGCAGATCGTGCGCAAACGCAATCGAGTTGAAAAACAGAATATTGCCGCTCGCGTCGCGGTAGTAAGGCATCGGAAAACCTCAAAATAAAATTAGGACCAGGCGAGACTCGCGCTTTGGTCAGGAGTACCGTTGGACACAGCAATCGCAGAGCCCGCCGCCGTGGCCGACACCCGATAGACATCGACCCGCACCACACGGCCAATCGTGTTCGTGGTGACATTGCCCGAGGCATCCGTCACGATCTTACCAATGTACATATTGGTGTTGGATTCAGCCAGCACAGTGGATGATGCGATGATGCTGACCACTCCGGCCGTTAGCTTCAGGTAGTAAAGCGTCGTGGCGTTGGTCGCATAACCGAGACTGTAAGCGCCCAGCGTAAAGGCCTGACCCGCAATCAGACACGGAATGCCTGCGGCGAAATTCACTGTCTTGTTTGACGTATTGATGGTCGCCGGAATCGCCGTACCCATCGCATCGCCAAAAGCGGACAGCGGAACAATGCCCGAAGGCAAGAGTGAGGCGACAGCCGTGTCAATCTGGCCCGAGCTATACGCACCAATCTGGCTGGCGGTGGTACCGTGCGGGTTGTTGGTGTTATTGGCGTGCGCGTCCGTATGGGCATTCGCCGTGTTGGTCAACTGGGTGGCGGTCTGGCCATTGAGAGCCAGTGCGTTATCGGCCGAGAAGGCAGTTTGCACCTTGCGGCTAATCCCACCTACTACTGCATCGCTAAAGGTATTCAGCGCGCCGTTCAATCCGCTCAGGTCCATGATCACATCCGTGTAAAGAGATCTTCTATAAGATTGCCGATTAAAACGACAGCATAAAAACCAGGATACCGAAGTACCCTGGTTCTCATGTGTGCTTACTTCCAGGCAAGCACTGCTGCTGCATCAGGCGTGCCGCTCGAGACCGGAATCGCCGCACCTGCACGGGTGGCTGAGACTCGATAGTTCCCTAAGCGGGTGACCTTTTGCATGTTGATTGCACTGATCTGCGTGGCATTGGTGACCAGCGTGCCAATGAAAAGCACGGTCGGCGACTCGGGCTGATCAGTGGTGCGGATCACGTAGGCTGGGGTCCCATTGGTGAACACCACGTAGATGTAGAACGTTGTGCTCGCCGGGTTGGCTTGGATGGTGGTCAGATCAATCGTGGCTGGTTGCAGCTTGTAATACACGCCATTCATGATCAGCGGCTGAATGTCCGTAAAGTAAACAATCCAGCCTTGCGCCACATCCTGCGACACCTGCACGGACCAATTGGCTTGCGCGGACTGGGTCCAGGCATCGTAGGTCGAGAGGTTGGTCGCAAAGGGTCGGAAGGTGAGCTTCGTCAAGTCATCGGAATTCGTCACCAGTTGCTGGAATTCCCCGAAACCCTTGCCAGGTACCCCACCCCAAAAGACCGAAGCGATTTGTCCCCACACGGGATTGGTCACCAGTCGATTCCAGTCTGGCCGGTTCGTACTCTTCGGTACCGCAAAGCGATACGTGTAGATGCCCGTGAAGATCACCCGATTCAGGAAGTGTTTGGAGGTCCCGCCGATAAGCCAGCAATCCGAACACTCGACAATCGTCACACCCCCGCCCATGTAGGTGTACTTGTAGTTATTCTGGTTATCCGTGAAAGCGCCCGCAAAGCTGTAATTCTGTTTTGCGGGTGACACCGATACCAGCGACAAGCCCGTAATCGCCCCTGCCCGAGAGCCTGCGGTAATGGAGAGTTCTCCCAAGGCCGCCATGTCTCTCGCCACGGCGTCAGTCGAAATCCAGTTCAGCACAGCAAACGGCGGAATCGAAGCATTTTGCGGCACCACGATGGTGACACGTGAATCCACTGCACCCACGCCCAGTGCAGACAGCATGGCGGATTTGATCGACCCATACAGCGCCGGTGCGATCGACGTATTGCCCGTGAGTGTCAGGTTGCTATCACAGTTCGTGAACCCCGTATTGGAAATGTTCTCCATATACGAAGCCCCCGTACAGGTAATGGCACCAGCAGCAGTGATTTCACTGATCATGCCTGCATAGCTAACCGGATTCTTCCCGAGGTCGGTGACAAACTGCCGGTAAGCATTCGGAGCAAAGCCTGTCAGCGTGCCAAAGTTCTGCGAGCTGTAGGTGTAGCCATCTGCGCCCTTTTGAGCCAGGATCAGGTCAGTCTGGAAACTCCCTGCGGCGTTCTTGCCACCCCCATACACCAGCACTCGGTTACTGGGGAGCTGAAACGAACCCAACAGCCCTCCGCCTACAGCCGACCCATACGCAGGGGTGAACACGGTGTTAAGCTTACCCGTAACCGTCAACCCACCGGCAAGCGCCACCACCGGCGCCGTCGCCCCTGCGTTTAACTTACACCGGGTGACCCAGCAGTTCAAATCTGGCTGGTTCTGATCCACCACCGACACCCAGTAGCCCGAAGGGTGATAGGAGAGTGTTTCACCAGTGAGCCAGTTGCCTGAGGAAATCGAGCTGCGATCGGCGAGCAGAATAGGACCTGAGAGCGCAACCTTATTACTGCCATTCACGGCTACAGTCAACGGTCCCTTATAGGCGGACTCCACCCCACCTGTGCGATTCGTCGGATTCCACACAAAAGTGTAGAACATGTTGACCACCGGTTGCTCGCCAGTCGCTGGATTTTGCACCAGGAACTCCACCATGATGCGGGTGCGGACATTGCCATCCGAGCCTTGTGCACTATAGGTACAATGACCCAACTGGTTCGGGTAGAACGGCACGATATAGCAGCCGTTCGCACTCGGGTCGCGGATCACCAGCGGTTGATTGGCTGCCACATCCACACAGGCGTTGGCAAAACGCATGTTGGTGGTAGAGATGTTCTGTCCGTAGAAACTATTGATCGTCCAGCCCGTGAGTGCAGTGGGGACAACCGTATTGCCATTGCCGATAGATGACAAAGGAATCTGGTAGATCTGGTATTCCACCGGCAGGCCGGTATTATCCGCCAAGTCCGCTGTGGGGAAGATTAGGAACACCGAATCATTACCGACGAACGCTTCCGGATAAGCGTTATTAATCACGCCCGGCAGGTTGCTTGCCGAAATCACGCAGCCTGTGTGATTGGCGTCGTTAAAGGTCCCGTGGGTGAGCGAGAGGAACCAGTCCGTGAGATTGTTACTGGCATCTTGCAGCCGACCCAAAATACAGGCGCCATTGATGTCACTGCGACACACATAGCGCGCACTGGAGCCCGACGGGAAATACGCCGGAGCATACTTGCGGTTGGTGCGCGTGGGTGTCAGATCCGTAGCAGCCAAGACGTTTTTCGTGTACGCGTAGTAAACCCCTTGCTTGGAGCCATTGGTGCCACTGCGCAAGAACACAAAGGTGCCGTCGTCTTCGACAATGCCCGGATAGTTCCGTGCTTCCCCGTAAATGGCGATGTTGGTGGTGGCACCCTCAAACGAACCCGATACTCCAGCCGGAAGATAACTGAGCTCCCCATAGCGGGTGAGCGGCATGCCACTAAAGGCTACCCGTCCCTGCAACTGGCTATCGACCTGCGTCTTCGAATAGGTGCCCGCCTGAAGCGGTGTGACGTTGTGCGATTGACCGTACGTCGCCGCGTGCGCATCCAGATCGGCTTCCAAGGCAGTGATCACTTCAGCAGGCGTGGCATCACTCAGTTCAGCCGCATTGTCGGCCGTGAGCGCTTCTTGCACCTTGGTATTCACGAGCGCTGAGTTATACGGCGCCACAAAGTCCGTCATGGCAGTCTGCAGACTTTGCAACGAGGAGGTGAGCGGGCTCGCGCTGGGGGTTGCTCTCAGTGCTCGATGCGGTGCCGCCATCATCCGCAAGGCCATCCTCGGAGCGGGAGCAGGTTCGACGAAGTCGTCGACCACTACTGGGTCGGGCTCGGGCGTTGGTTCAGGTTCGACCTCAGGCTCAACCGTTGCGACAGGTTCTTCGACCACTGGTTCGGGTTCAGGAGCGGGTTCAGGTTCGGGGGTCGGTTCTTCCACGGGCTCAACGACAGCGGGTTCTTGTGGGGGTGCTTCAGCGACACTGAGGGTCTCGGTAGACTCAGTCGTCTCAGTTGGTGCCGCAGTCTCTTGAACTTCTTGCGGCGCTTCTTGTGGCATCAGTTCGCCAGTCGGATCGAGTATTTTGACCAGCGCTGCCAGCTTGGTCTTGATCAAGCTCATGATGTCCTCTTGCTTAGTATTAACATAGCATGGACGAGCGGCATAAAGCCCGGAGGTTTCCCTCCGGGCCCATGCAAGGCTTTAATACGGGAAATCTGCCTTCTTGATTTTCACCATGCGACCATCTTCGTGATGCCACACGATGCCCTCAATCGAGCGAGCTTGCAAATAGTCCTTCAGGCCTACGAAGTCACGCGGACAATCCTCGATCACGTCTTTTCCATGCGGAATCAGAACATGCTCGGTGAGCTTTTCGGGATTGGCGCCATGACGCGTACCAATCTTCGGACCACATGCTTCGTAGGTACCATCCGGAACCCCGTCTTCCCACAACTGCTTCGCTTTGTTCACCGCCTCCATGACCCACTTGCCCGACAGGCAGACAGCAGGAATCCAACCCGGCCAATGACCGGTAATCGGATCAGGGGCAGCTTGGGCAGGGATAAAGCCTTCCGGCTCTTGGCGACCTTGCTTGAGATCGTAGCGCATGAACGCCACACCCTCTTTGATCAAGACCGCTACGCCGTCCCACTTGCGCGTCGCGATACCTTCACCGCGAATTACCCACTCTGCACCTTCGGTCACGACGTCGTGGACGAGACGACCCCGAACGGGATCAGCTTCACGAAGACGTTGAAACAGCGACATGATTTTCTGCATAACTACACCTTAATGTTGAGTTCGAAGTTTTCGATCCCATCACCCCTCACCATTAAGGTTTACATCTACTGCTTATCGATCGTGCGGCCGTTCCCGCACTTCACCGGTTGACCGCAGGCGACGATTGTAGTTCACGCGGGTTACGCGCACCGTCATCGTCACGCCTTCCAATGCTTCCCGATTGGTCGTTGGTGCCAAGGTGACATCCCCGAGCTCTGTGTTAAACACCACCAAGCCTTCATGCTTGCCGTTGCGTTTCAGCTCGAAACCGATCTGCCACGCAGCCATGGGCATGCGCCTGATCGCGCGCCACTCAAAACCTTGTCCCTCAACACTTAGTACTTCGACCGACTCCACGCAATCGGTGTCATCGGCGTACTCCATGCGATCCGTCTCAGACAACAAGTTGTGCGAGGCGGGCATCCCCAGGTCAATCTTAACTTCGTCGTAATTGCTCATCTTACACTCAAACAGAAACTGAAATGAATTAGGTCTTCTTCATCACGCTTCCTTTTTCATGTTGGCTCCTCGAGCAGGACGATCAGGTTGTGCTCTCCTGTTAGCCTCGCAATCGAGTGGAGAATACGGTCAGATCGGTCAAGTGGTCTTGTGTGCACAACATGGTGAATGCAAGACAAAAATTACTTTTACACGAAGTCCTTCGGTTGGGCAGCCAGCTCGTGCAACAAGGAACTCGGGTACTTATCCGGGTTCATGGCTTTGATCACTTCACCCATGTAGTTCTGGTGGTGATTGTCTTCCCAGTCCTTGACCGTGTGATGCAGGAGTCGACACGGGTTACAGCGCGTACACGCTTTGATAGTCTTGTGCGCTCCCTCGCCAACCTCGTAGGGCGTCTCACACACCCAGGTGGCCATCACGAGCCGCTTATCGATCCGATCAACGGTGTCGTACTTGGTGTGGTGCGTTTCCACCAGGGGGAAGACTAACTGCGGTACCGCTTCACGGGGGCCACGCGTCATCACCCAACCTGCTTCCCAGTAGGCTTTAAACTGGGGCTGATAAACCGGTGCTTGATCCCCGAGCACGTAGCCGACACTCACCGAATGATGGCGCTCCGAATCAAAGGCGATTAGCGCCGCCGTGAGCCAACTGATGGGCTGCACTGCCTTGATGTCGCTATTCTCGCCAAAGAGCCGATTCAGCTCAATCTCGTGATCCTTGAGCACCCGGTGCTTATAGTGCTTTTCAAAGAGCGCGAAGAGCTTCTTGCGCGCTTCTTTCTCCTTGACCAGTTTCAGCGGATGCGGATTAGCCTGAACAAAGAGCGTATCCACATCGCCATACTGCAGGAACCATTGAAGCAGGTAGGTCGAGTCCATGCCGCCTGAAAAAAGCAGGAGGGGGACTTTCTTGTTCTCTTCTTCTTCCATGGTGTTAGACGTTAAAGAGTTCTTCGATGCTCACCTTCTTGTAGACCGGTGAGTAGTTATCCAACCAGCCATCGGGTACGTAGTGACACATGCCGTCCCGATAAAGCCCGAGCTTGATGAACTGGTCGATCATGTACTGGCCGACTAACTGGATCGCCCCCGCATAGATCTTACCGTCGTTCTCTGAGCCTTGCATTGCGTGTTCCTTCACGGTCCACTCCATGTAGGACTTTAGGCCCGCTTCTGCATCAATCGGATTGTTGATGTAGGGTGGCAAGAGTTCCAGCACTTCGGGCAGTGAACCCTCGAAGTCTTTCATCCAGTTGACCTTCTTGCGAAACACCGGTTCGATGTCCCACAGATCGAACACGATGCGCTCTGGCCCCGGTGGGGTTTCCACTGTTTTAGGATAGAGCATAACTAGATCCTTGCGAGAATCAGATCAGCATGCGCAATGCGACCTGAGAGATAATAGTTCAGTTGTTTGTTGTGGTCATAGGCGCGCAGCTCTTTGAACTGCTGGGCTAACTGTTCACCCAGTTCCACCACGCCTTGAGCGAGCGCAATCGAGGACTGACCTTCATCGGTCAGAAAGCCCTCGTCGCGAATTTGATTAGCGTAATCCCACAGGCGCGAGTACGCCATTTGTTCGTGCGACACACAGTCGACCACGCGATCGAGCACCATGTCGAGATACTCTTCCAGGTATTCCTGGGCAATCTGCTCGCCCTCGCACGTCGTATTGTGCTTAAAGAAAGCTGTGTCATGCAAGAACCGCCGCATCGGTTCCATCGTGTCAATGATGATGTATTCTGTTCCCATGTTTGCCATGATGAGCTCCTCATTTCCGCATACCGTAAGCCGTGTACGTAAAATTTGCAGCATAGAGCCGGGACCGAAGTCCCGGCATCCATGTCCCCTTTCCGGAGGAGGTCTCACGGTCTCATCGAGCGTATGCGCTTTCAATGAAGCGCTCTCATCGCGTAGACTTAACAGGCCACACAGGCACTGCATAACATAGCGTCATAAAGGCGGGCCCGGAGAGGCCGCCCCTATGACCGGCTCGCGCCGAACGACAACCACCTCTCAGGAGAAGGAACGATGCCCCATCACGAACAGTTCCATACAATACTTAATGCGGAAAGAGATTCTTGGTCAGCGCGTCTTGTACCCGACTGACGAGGAGTTCGATCGAGTGGTCACCTTCCGAGAGGGCCGTGGGTTTCCAGTCAGCGACATTAATTGCTTGCACGCTGGTGGAGAGCAACCACAGGTACTTGCCGTTGGGGTTGTGGATGTACCCCTGACGTGGCGGCCAGGCAAACCAGCGATCGGCCCCTTGCACGGTACAGACTGCACCTTCGAGATCGCTCCCATAGGCGCTCCACCATTCAGGCGTAGCGAACATCGGTGGCTCAAACGCATAGAGATCGCCGAGCCGTTCCTTCGGGATAAACATCGGTGCAAGCAAGGTACGCTCCGCACCCAACGAATGCCCTTCAATGTTAATGGCGGCGGTCGCCGGAATCTTTGAGAGCGCCCAGGCCCAGAACTTATCCATGCCCTCGATGACACCCGCTGCCACCTGACCGCCTTTCAGACAGTCGTGCGGGGCTAACCAGACATCCATGACGAGGTCAGCCCCGTAGCCTTGGTTGTAACGCGTGCCTGCAATTGTCACATAGTAACGACCCTTGGCATCCTGCGAGACGACCCCTTGGTGCGTAGCGTCTTGGTATTGGCCGAGAAAGGTGTAGCCGAGCTCCTCGAACGCCTTCTGAGCAGCCAGAGCGTCCGCAATGTAAACAGCTTGTGCGCGCTGCGCGGCTGCCAGAAGTGCGAGTGGGTTCATTGCTTAAATCGTCCTTACGACGTTACTGATGACGCCATTGACCACATTGAACGTGATGCCCACGGCGCCATCCAAACACCCCGCGTCCGTGCCACCACTACCAATGCCAGTTTGATACGTGCCTGCGTAGAGCTCCGCTGCCTTCGCGCCACCCTTACTACCAAGCAGCAGATAAGCACCGCGATACTGAATACCGTTCAATACCGAGCTTGACGCACCGAGCGCCACCAATGCATTGTCGACTGCCGCAATCGGGGGATTCGTTACCCCTGGCTCAACGGGTGCGACACCACTGGCCGGTTCGTCATAGGTGACCAGCACGAAGTTCGTGCCTGCGGCGAGTGCACTTACGTCCGCTGAAAACTGCGCGGAACCATAAGGTGTCGAGCTCGGTGCGCCATCCGAGGCTTCACCGAAAATATCGTACGAGCGACTAAAAGCGATGTTGCCGTACTTGTCAAAGGTAACGAGACTGTAGGAGCGAATCGGACCCAACTTCTGAGCGCCATTCATCCACAGTCCACCGTTGGCTGCCGCGGTCCGGTTCTGAAGCAGTCCCAACGAATACGCCGTAAAGTCGTTATCGCCGTGGTACTGCGTCCAGGTTCCGTTCACATTGCGAAAGGCTCGACGGACCTTGGTCCAGGTGCCATTGATGTTGCGCCACAAATGTTTGGTGACGGTCCACGTTCCACTGATGTTCTTGTAGATCGGCATGCTTACACCTGATACCAAGTATCGCCATTCGCACCGCCCGAGGGAGCCGCAGCAGACACCGTCGTCTTACCGTTGCCACCGCTTACATACGTGCCACCTTCCACCAGATAGCTGGCGCCATCGTGATAGATTTCAGCTGTAGTGCCAGGGGCCAGCACCAGCGACGCTGCGCCGTTGCTTTGCGAGGACAGGATGTTAGAGGCCGTGAGCGTCCAGTTAAACGCCGAGGTATTTTCAAAGACCATGCGCTTACCGGCATTAGCGGGCAAGGCAGCAGGCAGGGCAGTGCTCAGCGCGCCCGTGGTGTTCGCCGCATCGGTCTGGTACACATACCCCCAGGGATCGGCTGGCAAGGCGCTGGCGCCCGTTTTGATCGACACCACACCCCGTTGACTGCCGACTTGCGCGCCAAGCGCAGTATCTGCATTCTGGCGTGTCGTCGCTTCGGCGCTGATTGCACCGCTATTGGCCGAATCCTTAGCGTGGATCGCGGTACCGGTACTGGTAACTGCAGTTTGAAGCTGAGCGAGTTCGGTAGAGAGGGACATGTACTGCTCCAGTGAGAAAGAATAGATTCATACGATGGCTTGCGATTTAACGGCATAGGAGGCGAGCCGAAGCTCGCCCCAAGTCCAGTCACTCAACTGGCAAGATGTAGATCGGTGAACTATCCTGCGGTTCGTAAAGCGGCTTCTCTTCCCGACCCAACGAACGACGAATCGCTTGCTTCTGGCCCTGCTTCGCTTGCATGAAATCTGCAATGCGAGCACCGGCTTCGGCCTGCGTATCGAAACGCATCGCCCGAGCCTCCAGCGTCACGATATTGGGTACATCCCCCCGGTCGGCGTGTTCGCTGAAGTACTCGATGTTGCTGTGAGTACCCGCGCGCGTCGGTGAACCCAAAACAAACTGGTACGGCATGGTCTTACCCCCGTTACTGAGGCTGAGGCGTCACGACGAGTTGCTCGGCAAGTGCGTCCAGTCGCTCAGCCAGATTCATGATGCCCTTCTCAGGAACACCAAAGAGCCACAGCAGTTGTTCGAGTTGGGCGTCGTTGCCATCGACCTTGCGGATAAACCAGTGCGTGGCGATGGCGGTGGACTGCAACAGACCGAGCTTGAGCTGATTGGGTTTGCTCGGGTCTTCGATGTACTCGTACAACCCGATCGCTCCCAGACGCGTCATGAGCAGCACCACTCGCATGCCAGTCGTGGTCTTGAACTTGGCAAACGTGCCGTAAGCAAAGCGCACCTTGTCCACGCCGTGACGCATGTCGATCGCCCCCTTCGGCGTCAGCGTAAAGCCGATGTCCGTCAGGTTCACTTCCGGGGTGGTTTCCCGTGCCCAGAGGAAGTTCTCGAAATACTCGCGGAACGAGTTCGTGTACCCCTTATCCAGCCCTTGAGCCAACTGCTTCATTTCTCCGCCTCCGCCTGCTGCAGTCGTTCCTTTGCGTTTCGGACTGCTTCACGTTGTTCATCTTCCGTGAGAAACACCCAGCCATCAACATCTGCTTGAGTGCGACCACAGCCCTTACACACTGCATCGAAAAGCGTGGAACACACGCCGATGCAACCCGAATCAACTGCCATTCTTTTCCTCGAATGCTTTCATCACGGGCCTAAGCCGCTCCATGATGGCTTTAACATCACTTTTCTCAAATACCACGAACTTCGCATTGGCGTGGCCCAAGGTATCGCGGGCTGGGCAGCGTAAGTCCAGACTGAAGCGACTGCAACTGGCTACCGCGGTACGCTGCAGCATCCTGCGATGGTCGGCGTCATCGGCTTTCACCTCCAACACGTTCTGGAACATGTAGTCGCCTTGAGCAGCCAGTCCCGTCTTGATGCGTAGATCGCCCCAGCTCGCCTCGTTGTAATACTTACAGAAGAGGGTCTCGTTCGGCAGAGCGAGGAATTCTTCCAAGCCTACGATTCTCATCGCTACCTCTTGGCGCCGATATTAATCGGCTTGCCCGTAATCTTGGTGACACCTTCGAGGACCAGGTAGGCGATGAGCACGGCATTGACCACTGGCAAACACGTGAATACGGTCAGCCATTCTGCTCGCCCGAGTTTGCGACGATGTCCCACGTAGTGCAACACCATCATCATGGCCAGCAAACAACTGCCCAGCGCGTAGCAGCCAAAGGCACTCGCTGTGATCTTCACCCACCAGCTCATTTTAGTCCCCTAAGAATACGTGTGCCTGATTCGGCACGGATGCCAGCGCCGCTTGCATGCGGCCCAACATGCGTTGAATGTCTGCCTCGTCCCAGATCAGATACAGTTGGCTGCGCGTATCACCCGGTGCGGGTGTGAAGCGCGGCACGGACTTGACAAAGACGGGATCGAGGAAGAACGCGGTTTTCACACCGTCGACCAACTTAATGGCTTCCCAGTCTTCTGTGCCACGGAGGCCCGTGAACACAAACAGCTCGACGTAACTATTCGGAATCCACATCGAATACACAGTGGAGATCGGCATCTGCAACATCAAACGACGATTAACGAGTCGCATAGGTTCCTTTTCACTCTTGGATGCGAGGGTCTACTACCGAGACGTCGATGTAGCTGCCACATTCGCGCACAATGCGCTTGCGACAGATCACGGTGACGCCCTGTCGGCCGATGATCGAATCGGGTTGCGGGTCGGAATAGCGATCGCCAAAAGTCTTAATGATTTCTTCGAGAAGCTGTTCGTGAGGCACAGCGTCTTCCTTCCACGGTACCGCCACCATGTCAAGATCCCGACGCAGTGGTCCATAGAGCGCCAAACACCAGCCCAGTCGTCGCGCCATGTCACGCATGACAGGCAAGAGCGCCCAGTAGGCGTTTTCCGCTGATACCGCAGTCGCAGGAAAAGCACGACCGCACTTTACGCAAGTCGACGCGTCAAAGGCCCGCGCCGTCTTGCAGTTACTACACTTCTCTGCCATCACCTCCCTCCTGGCCTTACCCCACACGAACTGCTCGGGTCCGTAAATGCTCCCGAGCCTTCATGGTTAGGACACCACACAAGTTGGCACCTTTCCACTCATAGGGATTCCCGATCCGGGGGTCGTCTTCATTCAGACCCACTCCGTAGAGGGTATCGCGTTCGCTGGCTTCAACCAGGATGTCATCACCCGTATCCAGCAGCCATTGGCGCTCCTGCGGGTTCTGACTGTACTTCTCAATCATGCCAATGAGAATGAACTGCTCTCGCTTGGCCACCCACTCTGCATCGACGTAACCGCGCACTTTGCGACCTAAGACTTTCTGCGCTTGCGGGTTATCCGTCTTTAGAATGAGCTCCGCTACATCTCGATCCTTAAAGAGCATCGCCTTGCAGTACATCATGAACTGCTCGAGCGACGAGAACGAAACGTCCTTCACTTTAAAGTGACAGAGGTAGTGGTTAGACATGAAGTCACGACGAGTGTAAAACGCAACTACGTTCCCCCATCGCCGCATATTGACTCCTTACGCTTGAAGTGAAGGTGCTTGCAGTCCTTGCGCGAACGCAATTGCTTCGGCCATGGCTTTGTTAAACGCCTGCGCACTGGAAGCATAAGCGCCGTGCCCCAACGTATAATCAGCCTCGCTACGTTGATCAAAGTAATAGTTCGGATCGAGATGAATCTCATAAACGAGTTCGCGACGAAACGATTGCTGCTTGCTCACCTTGACCCTCGTCTCACGCATCTTGCCGCCGACGAAGTCGACACGGTAGTAGATGATCGTCGAGTCCAGGTCGCCCGACACGTCGTGTTCGCGATAGATCGGAAATTCAACTTCGTAGTCCTTCACCATCGGTCGATGCACGGGGAGTTTAACGATCTTCTTCACTTGGCTTCACGTCCTTGCACATCGAAGTGTAGATAGCAATAGTCGCTGTTGAGCATGGTCGGGTTAATACAACCCTTAAACATGCACGGCAGGTAATGACAGTAACGCTTGTACATCAGGATTCCTTTAAGCGACGGCGTACCCAGCTTGCGTGCGCTGGTGATCCCACCACTTGGCTTCTTTGATCACTTGGGCCACCCGGTTTTCGACCGGCCACGCCAAGCACTTCGCTTGCAGATAGTCTAGCCCGAACGCGGCGCGTTTGACTTCACTGCGCTTGCCCGAGAGCAGCTCACAGACGTTCAGATTCAGCAAGCCCGTCTTGGCCGCATGGTTGAGAAACGTGATGGTGTCTTCCGAACAGTCCGGTCGCGCTTTCAACTTTTCCAACAGTTCCTCAGCCGTGTGCTCCTCGTGAAACACGCCTTCCGTAAACACGGTGGTGAGAAATTGAACCAATGAATTCACAGCGGTCTCCTAACTTAATTGTCTCGTTCTAACCAAAAAAAGAGGGATCGAAATCCCTCAACCCACTACCCCAGCCGAAGCCGGAAGTAGTGGGCATGAAGCAGCTTAGAACTGGAAGCCAGCCGAACCCACTGCTGCCACGTCGCCGCGGCTGCTGGTGGACACGCCTGCCTTGATGACCCAGCGGTTGTTGCCCGTCACCGTCGAGACGCCGATTGCCACGCCTTGTTGGCCATGGTAGTTCGACACCGCGGCGGAGATCATCGACTTGCCTGCTTGCGTCGGTTGCGGCAGACCAGCAATCGCCAGCACCGAAGCGAGGCCACCGTAGGTGTCCTTCTTGTAGCTGTCGAACTGGTTCTGCAGGTTCGCAACCGCGCGATCGGTGTAAGCGTACGACTGTTGCTGCGCGTAGTTCACTTGACCCACGTTCGCTGCGTCAGTCGGCGCCGTACCAGCCGCCACGTTGGTGATCTGACGTTCGTTACCGGCGGAACCCACCGATACCGTGTTGTCGCGATCAGCCACCGAGTTCGCACCGAGCGCCACCGAGTTGTTCGACGAGACCTGGGCATTTGCGCCGACTGCACCGTTGTTCACGGTCTTGGCCCAGTTGCTCAGGTTGTTGATCGACGAGGTGTTGCCCGTGATCTGCTTTTGCAGGCCTGCTTCGGCCGTCGTTGCCCGCGTCGTTTCGTTGTCGATCTTCGTGTTCAGGCCTGCTTCCGCAGTCTGGGCGCGATTCGACTCCGTATTGATGTTGGACTGCAACGTGCTTTCGGCAGCTTGGGCACGGCTCGATTCTGCGCCGACTTGCTTGTCGGTGTAGCCCTTGGCCGAGTTAAGCGTCTTGCCTGCGACGTAGTCGGTGTAAGCACCCGACGTAGCCACTGCACCGACGTAAGCTGCGGCTGCGGCCGCATCTGCGTGCGAGTTCGCCGACTTCAGCGTCTTCGCATCCCCTGCTGCTGCGTTCGCGTTAGCGGCGCTCAGGGTAGCCGCATCACCGGCTTGTTGCTGGGCTTGCAAATCGTGCGCGACGTTGTTGGTGTAGTCCATCGACGTGTCGATCGCCGTTTGCGTGGCGGTCGCAACTTCAGCGTGGGTTGCGCTGTTCGCTTGCAGGTCCGAGATCGCCGAGCTGTTTTGCTTGGACTGATTCAGCGCCGTGTTCGCGGTCGACTGAGCGTGCTGTGCGTCGCCTTCGGCCTTACCTGCCAGACCGAGTGCTGCACTACCGACGACCAGGGCGGCATCTGCCGTACCTTGTGCATGCGAAGCGGCTTTACCCGCTGCGTCTGCCGTCGCTTGCGCCTTGTTCACACCGGTTTGCAGACCTGCTTCTGCGGTGGTCGCACGGGTGGTTTCCTTGCTGATCGCCGTTGCGTTGGCGTCGGCCTTCGCATTGGCGGTGTTTGCCGTAGCCGTAGCCGATTGTGCAAGAGCTGCTGCACCTTCAGCGACACCTTCAGCGTGACCCGCGACGATGGCTGCACCCGTTGCCGTGATAGCGGCGCCGGTGGCAATGCCGATTGCCGTATTGGCCTTGGCGTCTGCACCTTGCGCGATCGACTTCGCTTGACCGGCCGTTGCTTGCGCGGCTTGCGAGTTCGACAAGGCTTGGTTAGCCGTGCTCGACACACCATTTACTTGCGACTGCAGGTTGGCTTCCGCGCCTTTGGCACGGCTTGCTTCCGCCGCCACCGAAGCGTCGGTATGCACGTTCGCTGCAGCCAGCGTGCCTGCGGCGGTGTCGGTCACTTCCTGATGCGTGGCGCTGTTCACCTGCAGGTTGTTGATCGCCGAGCCTTGTTGCTGGGTGGTCTGCTGCAGTTGCGACACGATCTGGTTGGTACTGTTCAGCTGAGCCGAGGTGGCCAGACCCGAAACGGAACCTTGTACCGATGTGCCGTTCGACAGCGTGGTCGTCACCGTCGAACCGCTGATGTTCACGCCAGTAACCGACGCGCCGTCCTTGCCGTTGGCACCTGCGGGGCCTTGCGGACCTTGCGGGCCGACTTGACCTTCGCCGCAGCCGTTACCGTTACCGTTGGAGCCGTTTCCGCAGTTGGCATAAGCGCCAACCGAGACAGAAGCGAGCAAAGCGATGAGGAGGGCATTCTTCTTGATCGAATTCGATTTCATGATAATTGTATTTTCCGTTGGTGAAGTGGATTAAGCTGGTATTGTTTCCAACTCACCTTTGTTATATAGGTCTGAAATTATTTTGGATCAGTCTCTTTGATCCGTGCGCTCGGAAGTGTATGCAGTACGCGCGTATTGCCCCGCACGCGTAAGTTCACAATGCTCCGATACTGCGCATAACACGTTGCCCAACGCCTAATCGCTTTGCGGTCCCACCAGCGCTCCTTACCTTCTACCACCACGGGTAGGGGAAAGGGCACCGGTGCCTTCTCTGGTCGCCTCAAATAGAGCTCGATCTTCTCCCGGCTCTTTTTGGTCAAGCGACACACGTCCCCGATGGTCAGCAACTTGACCGGTGTGTCCACGACGCATCCCTATTGATTAAACACGTACTCGAGCTTCCCCGGACGGTACATGCCTTTTTCGACTTTGGTCAGATCGAAATCGAACAGATTGATAAACGGTCGGGAGAACTGGTGAAACATCTCTTCAGCCACGGTACAGCTCGGCTTGTCGTCGTTCAATTGAACGAGCATCTTTTCAACGAGATGAATCCCGGTGCCCCGCTTCTGGTATTCCGGCAACACCCGCACACAGCGCAGCTTCGTCTCGTGGGCATTGCGCTTGCCTAAGGCGACACCGATCACTTGGTGTTTGTCCTTGGCCAGCAGCAGAATGTCTTTGCCCACGAGTAGGCCCGGCATGACTTTGTTGGTGAACCAGTAGCCGAAGTCCGGATAGAGCGCGTCCATGCCATCGAGTAGCTTGGACGCGTTTAACGTATCGACCAAGCGGTTCGCGCGCTCGTAGACGATCATGCCATCGCCGCCAGCTTGTTGAGCACCATCTCGGTGACGGCTTCAGCGAGGCGCGCCGGATGCTGCATGTGAATCACGTCCGGACCACCGATCACGCCACGGTTTTCCTCGTGGAGTTCGGTGAGCACCATCTGGTTCAGACGGCTGATTTCTTCGTCGGAGACGAGATCCTTCGCGACGACGCTACGCATGCGCTTGAGCAGTTCCGGTGTGAGCTCAGTCGCCGGTTGGTAGTGCTTTTCGACGAGACTGGCCGGAAGGGCCGAGATTTGACCATCCTCGCCGCGCGTCCAATATTCACCCGGCTCGAAACTGCCACACACGAACGAATCCTTCAAGGCGTCGAACGGTTTGAAGCGTTCGTCTTCCGGCACGATGGTCACGACCTTCGCTCCGGCTTTGATAGAGTGATGCACTTCCTTGATCTTCAGTGCTTCGATAACGTTGGTCGAACGGTACCTGGGAATGAGGTGAAATTCCATGTTACTCGCCTGCTCCTTCATGCTCGTATTCGCCCGACTCAGCTTCCGCATCCAGCGGACGATCGAGCAGTTCGCGCCAGTTACGACCAGCGCACGGATTGACTTCGTCGACGATCTTCACGTCAGTGAGCAGCGTCTCGCCAAAGCTCCCCAGTTTCGGCAGGACCTTGCCTGTCACCAAGAAGCAGGGCTTGCCATGCGACGCGTGCAGCTCCACCATCGCCGCTTGCCATTCCTCGCGCTTCAAACGCGGCAACAAGATGCGATACAGCGGCCGACTCGTTTCCGTGCCGCCTTCCTGAATCGCTTCCCAGACCCCCACGCCCGCCTCGTGTTTCTTCTTTTCCCGGTTATAGCTCTTACCCCCGATGGGCAGCGTGCCAAACCGCAAGTACACCAACTCCATGGCCATAGTCCTTGTTTTTAATTGTTGATTTCACTCTGCAAGAGATGAGTTGCGCGAGTGAACTTTGCCTAGTCGTCCGCGTAGAGGCGCGGCGTCGGTCCCGACTTCGGATGCAGCTTGTGCTTTTGCTTTTCGCGGATTTCGTCCTGCTTATCCCACACACGCGCGAGCTCAGTGTCAGCCGTATTGTCCAGGTCGAGTCCTTCAGCGTTACAGACCATCGCAAAGGTGGTGGCCACGCCGCCCACTTCTTGATAGACCTTACCCGGTGCTTTGTCGTAAACGCTATCGACCATACGGTGCGCTTCTTGACGACTCATGCCACCGGCCTGCACCAGCTCCGTGGCCTCCTCGTAAAAGCGGAAGTAGCGCTGCAGTTTGTCCTTGATACCCGCCGGACCGAAACAGGACTTGAACCACTCCCACACACGGTGCTGAAACGAAGGCACCGGGACACGCTGCATCTGTAACACCTGCAACTGATAATCAGCGAGCTCACGCTGCAGGCTCAGATACGAGGTGTAGGGCACGAATTCACGACCCGTTTGCGGGATCAGTTCATCGAGCTCTTGCAGTCGCTCAAAGCTGATCTTATCTGCCACCGCAATGGCGTCATCCGCATCCATCGACATCTCGTAACGGCGCGCCGCCGCATCGAGCACCGTCGTCACGGCAATACCGGGACGAAAGGTCGTGTAACCGACCCGCATGGGGGCAGTAATCTTGCTGTCTTTCGCATGCCGTCCGAACACCGGATCGACATCGTAGACCTTGAGTTGGGAGTTCATAACTGACCAAACACCACAAAGAGGTAAAGGACCTTGCAGGCGATGTGTAGCGCCTGGTCGGTGTTGTAGGTGATATACTTCTTGCACTTGCCGTAATCGATCCACGTGTGTGCCACCAACTCAATCACTGCGCACAGCATCGAGCCGGTAAAGAGGAACACGAATCCGGACTGAATGTACGCATGGGCGAACAGCGCATGTTTCCACACGCCGTTCTGACCCAACGCACTATCGGGATTCTTCGCTTCACTGAGGTACGGTCCCTGCAGCGGATAGTCAGCCACAAAGTGGCCGAAGATCAACAAGTACAGGAGAGTAGCTGCGGAGTGATGGAAGAAGGGGAGCATTACTTCTCCTTCTTCGCTTGGCGCCGCAGCTTCACATACACCGGGGTGTAGTCCGGGGTTTCTGAGGCGAGCTGCGCCTGCACTTCAGCCACGGTGTCAGCCTGCTCAGGTGCATCAGGCAAAGCCGGGGGTTCTTCCGGCAGGTTGATGTACTGCTGAATCAGCCCGTCGAGCACCAGATGCGCTTGCTTGAAGATTTCCTGGCGGGTGAATTCACGCAGATCACTCCACTGGACACGCATGTCGTACGGTCCTGCCCCGCCGACTGAGAGCAAGATATTGCGGCTTGCCCACTGGCCCTTCGTGTTCATGAAGGTGAGCAGGTAGTCTTCAATCTGGAGCCGGATAAAAGAAGACATGCCGTCGTCGTTGCGGACATAGTGCTGCGTGACATCGGGGAGCTTCTCTTCTGCATCGAAGAGCTGATTCATCTTCGTGTGCAGCTCAGCGAGGTTCGCCTCGACATCCACGGGCTTCTCGGCGGTGTAGCCGCTCTTGTTGGCAAGCTTCTCCCACTCGGCAGCAAACGCTTCGAGCACACCAGGGAAGATCACCTCACCCGCATCGGCCAGCCAAACTTCTTCATGCGGGTGCCAGTACAACAAGACAGCGCGATGGTCGCGTCGCACGATGTAGCGGGCCTTCAGGCCGTTCTCGAGGTCAGCAGCCAGTACCAGCCACTGCGGGCTCTCCGCTCCGGCTACGTACGACTCAGGGTTCGTACGGTGGATGCCTGAGGGCAGGCCCACTTCGATACCGGGGTTGTACGGCAGCGGCAGCTGAATGTCGTGGTAAGTGCCGAACGCGTTCATCGCCACTTCTTCGAGCCAGGCCCGAAACGCCTTGGCGCGATCCGCATCGTCGGTCAGTGGCTGGAAGTCAAACTTCTTCAGCTTGTCTTCGAGCTTGAAAATGCCCATCGAGAAGTGACGACTGATGGCGGCATAATCGCGCAGCTTGTTGGCAATCGGGCCGCGCCCCGAGAAGTACTTCGCCACACTCCACTTGTGCTGTGCCATGGCGACGATATGGCTATTCAGCGACTTGGCCAAACTCTCCAACTGCGGTTCGGGTTTCTTCATGCTGCTTTGCAGAAGCCCGATAAGCTCTAGTGTCACCATCGCCGAGGCGCTATGGCCATCTTCTTCGATGGTGCTTTTGAGTTGTCCCACCATTTCGCTGTAAGTCATGGTAATGCCAAAAAAAGTCGTGGTCTTGTCCCAGGGACCGTAGCCCCTGGGTACGTGTTATTGCTCGCGCTTCAGCTTCATTTCCGTCTTGAAGGCGACGTGCTGCAACTGATCGATCGGGAACGCTTTGGTCACGACCTTCTTGATCACATCCGGATCAGTGAAAAGGTACGCACCCTTATCGAGCAGGATACGCTTGCGCCGCAACTCCACACGGGGTTTCACATCCGCGGTCGAAAGCGGCTGGTTCGGCACGAGATCGATCGTGACTTTCAGACCGAGCGCGTCAGCGAGCTCCAGCAGTTCGCGGGCTTTGGTGCGCACCGCCGTCTCAGCAAAAGCATCGGCTTCCTCTTGGGAAAGCACTTTACTCAAAAGCTTCGTCACTTCTTATCCCCGTTTGAATGCCGCGCCGCTGAGGGCGTCCGCTTGTTCTTGCGCGTTCACAGCGATCAGCATCTGTTGCGCAGCGTTAAACGACGCCCAGACCTTCTGAAGCCCCTCGTTGATGTAGTTCTTCCAGTCCCCATGCTCCATCGTCCTGTCCCACTGCGGGCTGGTGTAGTCCTTCGGTACCGCTACTGCCGTCATGCTTGTTCTCCCACGGGGGTGTCACCCAAACGTCTTCGCTATAAAGTTCGGGCGGAGTAAATTGTTTATCGAGCAACTGATTCGCCGCGGCGGCGATCAATGCTGCTTCTTTCCGGTCGACGTAACGTCCCCAATTCGTGAGAAAGCCCTGGTCTCGGTGATACACTGGCGGGACCTTCAGCATATCCATGGCCCACAGGACGTGATGATGGCGCCCAGGTGCCTCGACTGCCCAGATCTGACCCGTACCATAGTGCAGCACTGCGGAGCCCACAATGCGCTCTTCGTCGTACGGGTCCGCGCGATGTTCCTTGAACTCGTCCGGACTACCAATCAAACATTCCAGACCGGGCGAGGCGCCATCATGATCGGGAACCTTGACAGCACGGGGCGGTTCGGGTAGAACGAACCACTGCTTGAGCTTCTCATCGGAGAGAAGACTGAGCAGCGCCATGCCTGCCAAGAAAGTGAGGAGGTGGCTCGGGTGCGACACCCGCGCACTGACCAACATCCACACGGTTACAACTACTACTGCTACACGAAACCACACAAAGAAGCCAAACATCTTGTTATCCCCGAAAAGATGCTTATTCAATTACTACCAGGAGTTGTCCGCTTCGGTATAGACGGCGAACGGTCGTCGGTGGGTTGGGATCAGGTTTCTTTTCTTGGGCAGGCTTCTTCGCCTTACGGCGTTTTCCGTGCGTCGCTTTAATCCCCTTTCTTATTTGGTCGACGTCAATGGGTGGTGCAATCTCATTCAGGTTGGCGTAATCTACGCCTGACAGTACTCGTGAGACGCTTGAAACGGACCCCCCGAATAGTTCAGCCATCTGCTCCAGTGTGGCCTCCGGCTGCGCTCGTTTGTACTGGCGCATCTCGAGCACCTTAGCAGGACTGAACGCATTGTGCTCGCGCCGCTGGATAGCGAATTGGTGACTGCGCACCAAGCAGTTGCCTGGTCCGAAGTTCTTCGTCTGATCATCTAGCACAACTGCGTACTTCTCAGGATTACCCTGTTCTTGCAATTTCTCGCTCAGCCAGTTGAGGAAGTTCTGCAGCCCGAGGTTGTTATCCCGATGCCACACCCACTCAACACTAATTCCCCTCGCACCGTAGCGCTTGTAGCTTTGATTGTCTTCACGGTAGCACTTGGCGTGAATCCCCATCCAGCGCCAGTACAGTCGGTCTCGTGACATCCCGTGCGTATTACGTGCCCCGTGATTAGCGGCCATGGTTTCTTGTCGGTTATAAGGGTCTTACTCTTCTACAAAATGCCGCGTCTGGATAGAATTTACTAGACATGGCTCATCTATTCCCTAACGGAACAACGGCATAAATAGATTTTCTAGCGAAAGCAGGAGGCAGCCTGACTAGGCAACCCCTGCTCACGCTAAAAAGCCCAGTCGTCTGTCGAACTCCTACAAACGCCGTGCATGTTCCTCACAGAATGTGGTATCTGAGTGGAAGGTTAATTGACCGCAATATCCGTGAGTTCGTTACGCTCGCGCCAGCCCTTGATAAAGCTCTGGCGCTGCTTCTCGAGTGCCTGCTTGAGGGTGTCGCACTCCATGTACTTCACGAAGAAGTCACGCCCCTTGTAGGTGAGTGCCGTGAAACCATCTTCACCCTTGACGACCACCCGGATCGCCATGCCGTGTTCGATCAGGTCATTGCGGCCAGACTTTGACGGCACATCCCCATCCCAGCACGGACCGTCTTTAGCCAGCGCGAGAAGGGTGTCGAAGCAGAACCCATCACGGTTCTCGCTGCTCTTCGGTTGTTCAAATGCCATGCCTACCCCTTTGAATTGAGTTCGGTAATCACTGCGTAGAGAAACGTCACAACGAGCAAAGAAGCGACGAGCACCCAGCGGCTGCGTCGGTGCAGTTGCTGTATATACATCTCGTAGCGACGATAGCTGATCCTACCCTGAAGACGCCGGGAACGTAAAACTAACCAGCGCCAGAGGCAATACAATACAAGGAAAAACACCAGCGTAAACCAGAGACTGCCGATCTGCACCAACACGTCATGCTGATACATTGCCCCTCCTGGTTTGAAGAAGGTTTCACCTCATAGCTACCGCAGCAACGAGCCGAGACCCGTCATGCTAAAACGAAAGAAGTGAGCCGTACCTTCGACCACCTCCCACCCTACTACACCGATCGCAGTGAGGCCCGCGAGGACCATCACTGCGCTTATGACGCCGAGCTTTAGCATTCAGCCACAGGGCACGCAATGCCATCCAGCAACTTCTGCGCTTCTTCCATGACGTTGCTACCGCGCACGTAGGTGCCCGCGAAATGCGCCGAAACAGCCTGGTCGCCGTATGCACAGCCGTTCGTATCGCGCATCGAATCCAGTCCGAGATAAAGAGCCGGATACAGATTCACGCCCTTCCACGCCGCGAGCACCGTACGGTGCTGCGGATCAGGCTCGAAGAACACGACGTCGATCGTCACGTCTTCCTGCGCGATCTTCGCCTTGTAAGCGCGATTGTCTTTTGCTTGCTCAGCGTCGAGCAGGTAGTCGTTGTAGCGGTCCCCCCACTGATGCATGAGGGTGTCGATGTGGCGCCCTTCGCGCTCGAGCCAGCTGAGCTGGACTTGCGAGTCAGCTTGAATGACGCGCACTTGCGTCTTCGAGATGTCGCCGACCTTAAAGCCCGTACGCAAGCCCTTGATACGAAACGACTGAAATTCGATCAGGTCTTTCAGCTCCGCGTTGAACTTCGCGGTGAAGAGCGCGTCACGCACGCCGCGCACCACCACGGCAACGATGTTGCGCCCCTCGTAGACTTTCCGGGGTGTAAGGCCTTCCGGTTGCTTCTCGGTATCTGCGTTGCCTGCAGTGACCGGACCTTCATTGCCAATACCGAAACCCGGTACACCGCCCATTACACCGTCTTCGGGTGCGTCTTTCTTGACCCATGCCACACCTTCTGCCGCAGGTGCCGGACCTGCTTCCGGACGCCGAGCCACTTCCTTCAGCGCGGCATTCAGCTCGTTCCCGGCCTTCACCAGATCGTCGGCATTGACCTGACCCTGTTCATTGGTCGGCAAATTGGTGGCGCCGTCGATAGCCTTGTCCAGACGTTGCTCTGCGCTCAGGTCCAGAACTTCGGTTGCCTTCAAGCCAGCGTTCAGACGTTCTTCGATGTCCCGACCATTGCCTGCCCCGGCGAGCAAAGACTCGACTTCCAGATGGTCCTGAGTGCCGCCTTGATACTGCTTGTGGCCGTTGCTGTGTTTCTTACGTGATCCTGCCGACATCTTCCTACTCCTTACTGTTAACGTCTGCCGCAATAGCGGTGACGAATTCTTGTCGTTTGAATGGATTAGCGCTTTCAATAACCATGCCGTTCAAGATCTCCTGCGCCTGCTCGATCGCGCCGTCACCTTCTTGGTACGACTCGTAACCGAGCGTGAATTCGCACACGGAGCCCTTGACACGTCGATGAACGCGAAAACCGTGGAAATTAAACACCGGCGAAGCACGCATCAGATCGCGCTTCGATTGCAGGCCTGCGTATTCTTCCGGAAACATTTGGAACATGTGCCACGCCTGCACCACCTTAGTACAGGTGGGGTCCGGTTCGATAAACATCACGTCGATCGTGCACTGTTCCTTGGTTGGACGTTCCTTGCCCTGGATCGGATGCGCGGTGTGCTGGTAGCAGTTGTAATCACGCCGCCAGTGCGTGAGCAGGCGATCGACTGGACGGCCGTACTTCTCGCAGACCTTAAAGCGCGGGTCCGGCGCGAAGAAACCATCTTCATTGAAGCCGGTCCAGAAACCATCGATCGAGTACGGATGGAGCTCCAGCACGGCCTTGATCATGCCTGCGTACAGCTCGCCGCTGTCCTGGTCAGTCGAGACATTCCGCGTCACCGCCGCGATCAGATTACGCGGTACGTACACCTGATTGCTAATCCACTCGGAAATGTCCGGCTGATAGCCAGTTTCTTTGTATTGTGCGCCCATGCTTACCCCAACAATGCGCGCGGCTTCGTGTAGCCGAGCAGTTCTTCCATGCCGCCCTTGATCGAATGGATCGCAGGCATGTCGATCGCAATGAGTTCACTGCGCGTGACGATCCCTTGATGCAAGTGACGATGCTTGTCAGGGATCTTGTTCAATTCCTCGGCCGTCAGGATGCGATGCACCACCGTACGACGTGCGTACGTACCGCGCTTGAAGAAGGCCGGGTAGTCGTTGTAGTTGATGCCCTTCTGGAAGAGCATCTCGTTCAGATCCGACCAGCCCTTCTTGTGCAACTGCTTGTGGCTGTACTGCGACTGTGCCGCCATCTGGATGCTATTGGTGGTCGCATCCGATTCTCGCCACAGGAACATGTTGAAGACTTCCGCCATGTTCGGCAGTTGCCAGACCCGGCAGTCGAACTCCGGATCTTTGTGGACCTTCTCCGGCAGATGCAGATTCATCTGGCGAATGAACTTGCCGGTGACCGACGAGGCAAACGCGCCGATCAACTTCTGTACGCGACCATCGTACGGCATCAGCGCCATCGGGTCGTCGTTCTTCAGGAAGATCGTGATCTCGTCGCTTTGCGTATAGCCCAACGTAGCGTGCCAGCGCTCGACCAAACCCTTGGTGGTCTCGATCATGCAGGTCGATAGCCGCTCGTCGTACGGGCGCTTCAAACCCCGTGTGAATGTACTGAAAGCGATCCCGTCCATGCGGATGACAATCGGCAACAACGGCATCAGACGACGATCGTCCGAGAGCTCGTAGCGCTTCATGCGATCGCCGAGTTTGTCCTTTCTCATTATTCTATCCTTCAAGCCGGTCGGGTTTCTTCTTTGACCTCGTACTTGATCATCTTCATGTAGCGATCTTGGCGAACGTCTAGCATCATGAACGCTGTTTTGTACGAGATGTCCGCGATGTCTGCTGACGTGAGATTCGTACCACGGGAGATATAGCCTTCCATAGCCCGCATCGCACACGCATCTACGTAAGCGGCTTCCTCATCCGTGAGCGCGCGGTTCTGTGCCGGATGCCAGAGCACTTTTGCGTAGGCCATGTCAGTCCTTATCGACAAACGTCTTCAGAAAGCTCGGTGAAAGCACCGCCACCGAACCATACCAGACAGGCTTATCTCCGGCGTCTTCTGCAGAGGCCGCGAGCGGATGCATATAGAGCTTTCCAAATCCATGCTCGTCCCGACTGAGCGTGAAATTGACATCGACGTTTGCTTGCATGACGGGCTTCAAGAACCCCAGCAAACCGATGACCTCTATCTCGCGCTCACGCAAGAACGCGAGTTCTTCTTCTAGGCTTTTCTCGGACATGCTCACACCGCAAACGGATAGTTGATCGCCGGATGGTATTCCGGATACGTGACCTTGAAATCGTCGACCGTCACCCAGGTTTCCAGATCTTCCAGCGTCTTGATGTCCGGGTTGATGTCAATCGTCGGCTCAGCCAAAATCGACCGGCTCAACTGCACGGGCACCAAGTCCAGCTGGTTGCCGTAGATGTGCGAGTTCACATTACGGTGATACGCGTACTTCGGGTTCTTGCCCGTGATCTGCGCCATCAGTCGCAGGAACAACCAGACCTGCACCATGTTCGCCACGGTGCCGAGCGGCCAGTCTGAAGAGCGCTGGGTCGAATTCAGATACAGGTCGTCACCCAACAGCGAGAACTGATGTTCGTACATGCACGGCCGCAGGCAGCCCAAGTGGAACATGCCCGGATTCCAGAACGTGATGATTTCGCCCCGATCATCGACGCCCTTCTTCAGGTTCTCGTAGACCTTGCGGAAGAGGTCGAGGGTGTCGTGGGATTCACCGCCATCCGACGTGTAGAATTCAGTGACCGGCCAGTTCTTGGCCACCGCACCGTAGATCAGTCCGAGATGGTCTTCACCTTCACGATTGGGGTTCTTCAGCCACGAGCCATTTTCGTTCGCATTGGCATCCCAAGACTTGGTTCCCAATGCACGCATCTGAGCCGCCGACGTGACGCCCTTGATGTAACCGAGCAGTTCAGCGATCGGGAGCTTCGTCGGTGCTTTACGCGTCGTGACGATCGGCGCCTTGTTGCTGGTGGCATCGTACGTGAGGTCGACGTTGATCACCGTGCGGCAAACGATGCCGGTACGAGCATTGGGGAGATCGACGCCTTCGTCATGGATGCGGCGTAGGCCGTCCAGGTATTGTTGTTCAGCGCGAAGAATGTTAGACATTGTTTATCCTTGTTACGTCACTACGTAAAAGCTGAAGACGGCGTGAGGGGCATCGGGATCGGCCTCCACCCGCAGATCACGAATCTCGTAGCAGAGCTCCGCACGCAGCAACGAATAGATCGCCACCGCCATGTCAGTGTTTTCCTGCCAGTGCTTCCATTCCCGTGTCAGCCACTTGGTACTGCGGATGTACAGCTTGCCTTCTCGCAGATGCCCGATCCACTTCTCTTCGAGTTGGAGCCGATAGTGAACTTCATCCGCCACTAAAAGCACGTTGCACTTAAGTGAGCTAGTGAGGTTCGGATCGGCCCGGATGTCTGGATCAACCATGGCGAGCTCGTCGGAGGGCGTTTTGGAAATCTCGCTCAGCTTCTTTCTTCATGCGGCGATGCTGAATGAAGAGCAACCCGCTGCAAAGCAACATGACGGCACCGAACAATGACGGCACGAAAATGTCTTCGTTGATTGGCACTTGGTCAAAGAACGGCAGCATCAACTTAGCGGGAATCGACAGTGCGAGCGGCCAACCAATAAAGGCAATGGGCCAGTAACGACTCTCGCGAATCTTCTTCGCCTGTTCTTCGCGCATGACGAAGTAAAACATCGCAATCAGAAGCACCACGCCGAGGACAAAGCAGAACTCTGGATTCGCGTTATTCAGGTTAATCATGTTTCCTTCTTATTCAATTCGTCGAGTTGGAAAAGTAATGCCATGGCCGCTGAGCGTACCCGCAACGGGTAGTCCTTGTAACTCAGCGCGAACGCACTGCCGATCGCAAACATGTCGGGTGTCACGAGGTGCTTGTGCGGATGCTCGATCGTGTCGATATTACGTTCCAGCCACTTGCAGATCCCTTCGAACAGATCATCCGAAATCAAGGAACTGCAGTGGTAGTAGTAAATGAACGAGGACATCAGAAACCACGATACGTGAGCAGCCGGATACTTCGCCATGCACTGCTGCGCAAACGCATCGAGGTTCGCGCTCATGTGAGCAGGATGATCGGCTTCACACCCTTGCCCAGGAAGTTGGCAATCTGCTCGCCGAACTTGGCCGTATGGCGTTGATGCACGAGCGTGCGGTGCACGAAGTCCTTCACGCCGTGTTCTGCCGCAATGAAGTCGCAGTAATCCACTTCCCGACTGTTGGGGTCTCGGCCCGGTGTCCAGGCGGTTTGCGTGTGTGGAATGACGACCGAACGCACCATCAACACCATCGCCTGATCAGCACCCAGCTGATGGACGGGCGCCGGACGGCCGATGAAGCTTTCGTGCAATCCGAAGGGCTTGAGCGCTTCCTTGGGGATGATGCCAAACACGTCGACCTTCTCGCCATTGAAGGGCTTGGTCGCCGTCAGGATCACCACCTTGTTCAGCCGCGCCGTATCCGCATCAAACCGGTCCAACCACTCGTCGTTCTTCACGAGCTCCATCACCCAGGGACGCAGCCCCTGAACCGATGCAATTGCTTCCATGTTACCAGTCATGGCTTTCCTTGAAGGCTTTCAGTTGTTCTTGATACGGTGTGGGTTCGATGCCAGTATCGATCAGTACCGGGGAGGCGAAGACGTCGGGACGATCTTCCTTCATCCAGTCGACCACGACGGGGTAGCCGTAGGCAATACGGGCTTCCATCAGTTCGGTCGAATACATCTTCGGTCGAAGTTCGATAGCAGGATCTACCAGCGGGGAAAGCTGATTGACCTTACCGAAGCTGGGCACGACATTGCCTGCGGCGCCGCGCTTGACTTCCTGATGGACCATCACTATCCTGCCCTTCACATTGGTGAAACCGTGTTCAGCCAATGCCTTGTCGACGATACCTGCGATTGCAGCGGCCACACCGGCGTCGCCATGTTCGATGTTGATCTTGATCATGCTGCGTCCTCACGATAGTTGGGTCTGCGAGTACAGACTAGCAAACACTTGCCAGCCCTCGCTATTCATATCCGGGATGAGACTACCCGTCACCAGCCCGCCCGCAGTGCTACCTGCTTGCCACGTAAGCCGCAAATGGCGGTCGTAGCTATACTGGACGTGATGCTCATCGCGACCGTTCTGACAGATGGCGATTCCACGTCCATGGCGTCGAATGACGCTTAGTGCTTCGCTCAGTTTCATGATCAGTTCTGTTGGAGGACAACGTCCGCAAAGAAACGATCGTACTGGACAATGTCCGGGGCTATACGGGTGAGACCCTGGGGGATCTCGCGGGTTTCCAGCATCTTCTCAATCACACGGTCGATGCCTGAGATACGTTGCACACGCTCTTCGCCCTTAAGCTTCAGGTGCAGCAGCTGCATGCAGCCTTCGAGCAGGTCGTGGTTGTACGCCGCCACATTACAGAGTGCCAGGTAATTCACCGGCGGGCATTCCGTACCGAGCTCGAGGCTCGCGGTGCGTTCGAACCAGATCGCATTCAGCAACGGCCGTACGGTGTGCAAGTACTTCTTCACCGAGACGGTGGGGCGCGGTTCGACGTAGGTCTTGTAATTGCGACGCAAGGTCGAGACGTTGTGCTGACGCAGCTTGAGCGTCGAAAATCCTTTCCACATCAGTTCACGCAGCTCGGGCATGTTGTCTGTCGTGTAATACTCGGGCAGACGGAGCCAATCGACGATGGCCGGATTCGAGTTGTACGCCATGGTGGTCGCCTTCTCGATGTCAAAGCCATTCAGGTCGCCGAAGCCGTCTACCTTGAATTCGATCGTGTCACGGTTTTCCAGCAACGACGGGTCACGGTGACCCTGGTTGATCTGGAAGTACGTGTGTTTAGGACGCACGTAGATGAACCCGATATCGTGGTCACTGTGCTCGTTGGCCAGTCCCCACGTACGGCTACCTACTTCCACCGCATGCAGGATGGTCACGTCGTATTTCCGACTGATGGCTTCCAAGTGAGCCAGCACGTTTTCATCTACTGCCATCGCTATTTCCTGTTCTTGATCTGTTGTTGAAGGCGCTTCACAGCACGGACAATTTCATCCTCCGTGAGCGCCTCTTGGCTGAGTTGACGGATCGCAATCTTAATCCGACGCGATCCTGCCTGCCGCAGCCGCTTGACGCGCATGTTAACCGAGAAGCAGGTCTTCATGCGGCCTTACGACGCTTGTTCAGGTTCTGACGCACGACGCGCAAATGCAGACACACGTCGTCCAACCCACTCAAGTCATCGCCTTGCACCACCACATCGCCGATCTGGTGGTCGACTGTCACCGTACCCCGATGACGATGGCCAGTGCGAAACATGATGGTCGTGGAATGCATCGCGGTCATGCGCTCCGTGCTGATCGGCTGATGCCCGCCACTCACGCCCACGACTTCCAGCTTGGCGATCGAGTCCGTGTAATCGGTCCCGGCATCGTTGGTCTGCTGGAGGATGTTCAGGTTACCCCGGCCCAGATACACTACTGCGTTATGCTCACTCATGTTAAATCCCAATGCTCAGGAGGGGCTGAAGCCCTCCACGCGACTTTCACGCAGAATCCGGATCTGATATTTGAGACCACGGGAGATATACGTGCGAATGTCGACTAATTCTTGTTCATCGCAAGTCTTCCACGCTTGCCAACCCCGACTAGCTTCGGCAACGTATGGACTTGCTTCATAATGCCGGTACTGATAGACGATCGGGTTATCCCCGGATGCCTCCAGTACCGGCACTTTGGCTCGCACGTCAGCGTACTCTTGACGCATCGAGCAAGATTCCTCGCAGAGCATGCCATCTACATGCACGCAGCCGCCTTCGGCTTTATTGCGGTACACCCCACAGTCACGCACCGGATCGAAACTGCGGTTCAAGATACGAGCAAAGAACGCGGTCCTCATGCTGGCACCTTCAGACGGGGTCGGAACGTGAGATCGATCGCCTGCGGGTTCATCGAGACCTTGACATCCAGGTCCAATGAAAGCGCCGCGGCGATGTCCGTGTAGATCCGATGCGCGTCCGCGCGCACGGAGTACTGTGCGCTTTGGGCTGGGTTGATCCAGCCTTGTGCTTTGGCTTCGAGCAGCTCGGCCCAGATGAGACCAGCTTGAAAGCCGTTCAGCATTTCGGTAGTGAAGTACGGCTGCCCCACCCGCAAGGCTTCTTTCGAATTCAGCGGGTTGTGGAAGACCTTAAAGCGCATGCCTTCATCGCTTTTGAGGATGTCCTTGGCAATGAGCTCCAGATACTCGCCTTCACTCAGGCCGATATGCATGCCGTGCTTGTCATTGACCCACACGTCATCCATGAACTCGTCCCACTTCGCGTCCATCAGCTTAAGAAAGCCCTCCGGGGAGCCACGTTCCCGATAACGCGCCATGTACTCGTCCTTCAAGTACTTGTGCGCGGGTGCCGCAATGGCGTAACTGATCCCGGCTTTCGCCAGCGCTTCACGCACAACCGTGTGCGTCGAACAAAGTACCCAGGCGCCCGCTGCGAGGCAGGCTTGGATATGGGCGATGTAGTTCTCGGGGAACTGGTCCTTGTTGAACTGGCTGCTGTCGGAGTCGTGGATCAAAATCCCGGAGTGACGCAGTTTGTTAAACAGGGTGGTTTTACCCACGCCAGGGAAACCACAAATAACGCGCGGACGACTATCCATTTTCTTTTTGTTCCTGTTGTTCTTAAGCAGCTTTAATCAGAGTGTCGATCTGGCGAATGGTGTCTTCCAGATCGTTGATTTTCGGAATGGCGTCGATGAACGCCGTGAAGCTCTCATGGCGCTCAAAGTAAAGCGCCTGCAAGTCACACCCGAGAATGGTGCGAAACTGCACGTCGGGTACGACTTCGTCCGGATACATCAGGGCGATGTAGTCGAGCACTTCTGCGTGGCCGAGCGGCTTGATCTCGAAGATGTGATCCACGCGACCTTTACGAATCACGGCCGGATCAATGTCCTGCAGCGTATTCGTCGTGAGGAAGATCAACGTGCCATGCAGTGAGGCAATCCCATCGAGTGCATTCAGAATCCCCGAGAGCGTCAAGGGTTCCATGTTCTCCATGAGCTTCGCCATCGGATCAACCGGTTCATCCCGGCTTGACGGGATCGCGTTGATGGTCAACTCCAAGTCGGGTTTACCACTGCTATCGAGCTTCACTGTGTGAGCCTGCATGGCCTCATTCTTCTTCATGGCATGGCGCATGCGCGTAGCTTTTGCCGAATCGAAGTCTTCGATCACCAGAATGGAATTACCGGGCAGGTTCGCGAGCGCCTCTTCGAGCATGGCGTCGCTCAGTGAATTCAGATTGAGCCGACACACGTTCAGGTTGAAGTGACTGGCCAGCGCCTTGATAAGGCTGGTTTTACCGGTGCCAGGCTTACCATGTAGCACGAAGGTTTTCTTCCAGGGCAGACCCCGTGAGAGATACCAGTCTTCGCTTTTCTGAAAGTCTTCGATGGCTTTCACCAGCGACTGCTTCAGTGTCTTCTCGATGATGACGGTTTTCAGTTCCCGTCGATCGAGCATCGCATAATCGGCCCAGTAATTGCTCTTAAAGCGCATCAGCTTCAGCTTGTTCTCCGGGAACTTGTGGCAAAACTCATCCACGAGCTGTTGCATGATCGCTTTGTTGCGACCAAACATCGTGAGCGTGACGAGATAGATGATGTTGTCTCGCCCTTGCTTTTCGACGGTGCGCCGATTCATCAGAAACAGGCGTCGTTTGTACAAAAAAAAGTGGTTGCCGTCACCGATGGCCAAATCGGCCGCATTGCGATCGCCGCCCTGAGCAGTATGGCGTTCGAAGAACTGTGCGCCGTAGCTTTGCAGCGAGAGGTTACGCGAATAGTGCGAGAAGCGGTTGCGCATGAACCACTCCATGAAGCTTGCATAATTCTCCCGTGCCCAGCCCAGCTCCGTATTGTCGAAGGTGAGCGTGGTGGTGATCTGGCCGTGAATCTTGCTGATGAGCTTCATCGGGATCTTGCGAAAGACCCAGGTGACGAGGCCTAAACCCCACAGTGAGACTGCCCCCGCAATCATGGGATTCGAATGTGAGTAAGCGTTAAACGCCAACCAGAGATTCGTGAGGTAGTTCATTTTTATTCCCCTACATTAAAAGAAAAGCGGGGTGGTCTAAGCCCCGCTTATGCCGCCTAAGCGTACTTCTTCTTCAGTTGCTCTTCGGCGTGGTCCTTCTCGGCTGCCGTGATGACGCGGTAGCGCGGGACACCTAGAGCAATGTCTTGCAAGAAGACCTCCTTCGGCACCGCCATGATCGAAAAGTCGTACGGCCACAGATGCTTGCGAACCACCAGCATTTCACCGCTCTCCGAATGGGGGCACTCGAAGAGCACCTGATAGATGCCGCCCTTGTAATGCTGATGGGTGCCGATCAGGATGGCTTGCTCACAGGCAAGACCTGAGCCTTTATTGCCGACATCCTTTTCCAACAGCATCGTCTGCAAACGCTGAACGTGAGAGCGTACGGCCTCCGTATCAGCCGCATGCTTCACGTACCGTTTGGGATCGAAGCCCTCAGGCAGAAGTGCGTCAACCATCTTAGGCATTGGGTTGCTCCGGCCAGTGCTTCTTGAGGTCTTCCTCCGGAGCCCCTTCGATAAAGCCGACGGTGAGGGGCTTGCTGTCCTGGTAATGGGCGACCAGCACACCGAAGGGACCGTGCGAGAGCTCGATACTGAAATGCGTGAAGCCGATCCCGAGGCGAGCATGCTTGACAAACAGGATGTCCTCGACGTCGCTGAGCGACTCCACGTCCACCGCGTTCACTGCGCCCTTAAAGAGATCGGTGTCGCCCTCGTGATACTCCGACACCACGATACGCGGCTTGGTGTGCCCTGCCACGTCCCCAATACCCTTGATGGCAAACCGATCGAGGGATTTGTCACTGCCGTCCACCCGGTGCGAGTGGTCCAGCACCTTATTGGTAAGGGTGAGCTTCTCGGGCGAGACTTCACCGCCAAAGTAAATGCAGTGCGGATCGAGCTGGGCGATGTCTTTCGACTCCACCAGTAGGATCTCAAAACCCCCTGCTTCCTGATCCGGCGCGGGCAACAGTACCACGCCGTGCAAATTGCAGACTTCGCGAAGCTGGTTCACGATGGCTTGCAACTCTTCTTGAGTCTTCATTCCGGGTTTCCTTGTTTAGAGTGACTGCAGGATCTTCACGAACGGCTCACGCAACACGGTGAAAGTCTGCTCATGCATGTCGTAAAAGCGATCCCCAGCGATTGGCGACCAGATGGCAAAGTGTGACCGCAATCCCACTATGAAAACATACTCACGCAGCGCGATTACTGCGTAGGTTTCGCCACGCCGCAAAGCGTCACGATAGTAGAAGCCGCTCTTCGCACGATCGCGCAAAATCCGCAGGAAGTGACCGTCGTCTTCCGCCTTCACGGCAATCGCCCCATGATGACGATAGTGAGTCGTTTTTGCCGACGGCATCACGTTGGTCGAGACATGCAGTTCCAACTGCTCGATGAGCTTCGCGTAGTCGAGCGTCAATGTGTCGGAGAGATTTACGGTCTCATCCGTCGTGAGCGAGGCCGCCAGCGCTTCGACCGTATTGACGTTATCCACCACGAGCGACAGATGGTTGGTCTTCTTGTTGACCGGCACGATCTGCAGGATCTGACGAATCGCTGCAAACTCCTCCTGCTTACAGAAGAGCATGCGGCTGTGATCGCGTTCGCCGACAGCGTTCTCGGCATAAAAACCCACCACTTCAATCTCGGGAATCACCACGCTTACATCCGCCACATCCGTCCAGACCGCGAAAGTGGCCAACATCTTTTCACCCTCGCTTTCCCGCATCGCGTACAACCAGCACGGGATACCCATCACCATCGGGTTACCTTGCTCGTTGGTCGTCATGTAGTGGTAGCAGCACTCCGTGAGCGGAACGTGCGGCTCATGGTCCGGATGACCTGCCTTAGCCAGTTCTTCTTTGGCAAACGCAACCGCGACACTGAAGTACGATTGCGGATCAGCCAGCAGCGTCTGACGGATTTCCTCAGTTGTGTAGAACATGGTGATTCCTCGTTTTTAGAAATGTGGGTTGATTCAGGTCGGTGAGATCACATCGAAGGTGACGATGTCTTTCACCTTGACTTCCCCATCCGCTTTAATGTCGCACATTGCGCGAATCCCCAGCGTGACAGGGACGTCATCTTCCAGCAGTTGCTCAAGCGAGCCCTTCCAACGCCCCGCGGGCTTCATGCAGGCAACCACCTTGTTCTCTTCGATCTTCACGCCGGTAATTTGACAGCAGGTGTTCCCCATCTCCACGGTCTGACAGCGTTCCTTGTATTGCTCGTGGGACTGACCTGCATAACGCGCGGGTTGACCCAACTCCCCATGCGCGCAACCGCGTTCGACGCGGGCATTGAACTTCTCCACGGCTTTGGCCATGGCTTCGGGGTTCCAGACTCGACCCAGCTGATCCGGCTCTCCCAGTACCTTCACCACCACTTCGAGCGAACCATCTTCCTTACGCACCAATTCGGTCATGCTTTACTCCTTGCTATCTTGAATGAACGCAAAAACCGTACGCAGCAATGTAGGCGGCTCCGCAGCCACCAACAGCGGTTCGATTTCTACGACGGGCTTATTCGGAAACGCCACCAGCGGCATTCTAAGTCCAATCAATGGGGCAACGGCATAAAAAAGAGACCAGCCGAAGCTGGTCTCGAAAAGCCTCGCCCGTCAAAGCGAGGTCCCCACGATGTCGGGTTAGACGTGCTGATCGAGCCAGGCCTTCAACGCCTGCTTCGAGAGCGCACCGGCTTTCTGCGCAACGATGGCGCCGTCCTTGTAGATGAAGAGTGCGGGAATACCGCGCACGCCGAGCTTGGTCGGGATCGCATCGTTTTCGTCGACGTTCACTTTCACGATCTGCAGCTTCTCAGCGTACTCGGGCGCGATGTCCGCAAGCGTGGGGACCAGCGTCTTGCACGGACCGCACCAGGGTGCCCAGAAGTCGACGAGAACCGGCTTGGACGACTGCACTACGTCTGCTTCGAACGTTGCGTCAGAAGCGTTTTTGATGATTTCGCTCATTGCTACTACAATCCTTGCTGTTAAGGTAGATGGGACACTGCATAGACATACAACAGTGTCCCGGCATGTTACAGCGTCGGCTCGTCAGCGCCGATGAGGTCCCCCGAGATATTCAGGTTCCCATTGATCACCACCGGCGTATCCGCCGCCACGACGATCACCACCTTCGCGTCGATCAGTGCCTGGACACGTTCGTCGAGCTTGAGCAGGCGAGCGGCCATGTCTTCGGTCACGTAGTAACGCATCGAGTGATCGGCCAGATCGTCACCGGTGAGCGACAGCACCATCTGCAGCACCTTGACCGTCATGCGCGCGCGTGCGTCTTCGATGTTGGTGACATTGCTGATGGCTTCGAGCGTCACATGCGGGGCTGACACCATCGGCAGTTCGTCATCCGGCTGCGGCACGTTCACGCGCAAGCCTGCCGGAATCGGACCGGTACCCAGCAGATGCAGGTTCATTCGGCGCAGCTGAGCGACTGTGGTGTGGAACTCGATCGCCAGTTCGGTGATCTTGTCGTCTTCCTTCGCTTCGATGTAATACTGGTGGGTGACCGGATCGAAGATCGACGGACGAACTTGCGCGGGCTGCACCGTCGATTCCACACCTGCCAGTGCTTCGAGCACGATGCGCGACCAGTTCTCGAACTTCAGGCCAGCAGCGAGCAGTTCCTTGACCGTGCCACGCGGGCCGTCCTTCAGTTCTTCTTCGGCCACACGCGCCTTGAGCGACTTGGGCACGACGATCAGGTTCACGAGACCCAAGTGCACCTTGCCGACGTTATCGCTGTCGTCACGGATGAAGCCCAGGTGTTCGAAGCGAAACAGCGACGGCGTATTGAGCGGGGTGGCGGTGAGGCCGTCGGCGTCGACAAAAATGAGTTCTTCGCCTGCGACTTCGCGTTGCAGGTTGGTGTTGATGGTCGTTTCGGTGTCGAGCACTGACTGGTCGTTCACTTTGACGTCCAGATAGTCGACGTGCCCACCGTAGCCCACCGAGAACTTGCCGCCGAGTCGCTCTTCGCCGACCTTCTTGGTGCGCTGATACGAAGAGAGCTCGTCGGTTTCCCAGTTAATCGGCAAGCCCTGGCGGAAAGCTTCGTCGTCCTGAAACACGACTGGCGAATACGGCAGCAGCTGACGATAGAACGGATTGGCTTCCAAGCCATCGCGCTGACGGATGACCGTCTCTGCGCCGACGATCGAGAGCCACGTCTTGTACTCCTCGGCGCTTAGGCGCGTGAGGCCGTGCGTGAGTCCCATGCCAGGCAAGTTGTCCGTGAAGTCCTTGTCGATAGCAAGGATGTGTCCGGGGTGTTTATAGGTCTTCATCGTGGTTCCTTTGTTTTTGTGAATCGATCGATGGGAAAGCATCTGGGCGAGAAACTCACTCGTCCAGCGCTCTTGGGGTGAAAGCAAACGCTTCGCCTGTTCCGCCCGCTCACGCTCCTGCACTACATCGACAGGCTCGTAAGTGACGAAACTGTACTTGATGCCGTGAATGCCCGAGGTGTGATCTTCGCGCCGGGTCTCAGCCCACTTGGTCGAAGAAATGGCTGGAAAGAACGCATCACCTTCAAACTCTCGATCAATCTCGGTGATGAGCAGTTTGTCGGCTTTGGGTAAAGCTTGTTCATAGAGGGTTGCGCCGCCGATGAGAAACATCTCTTCCTCACCGCGGTACTTACAGTACTCGATCGCGGCTTCGAGCGAGCCTGCGGTCAGACACCCTCTAAACTGCGCGGTCGCTTTGGTGGTCACGATAATGTTCTCGCGACCCGGCAAAGCGAAGCCGATGGACTCGTGCGTCTTGCGCCCCATGATGACGGGTTTGCCCGTCGTGATGCGCTTAAAGTACGCCAAGTCCTCCGGCAGGTGCCAGGGAAGTTGGTTGTTCAAACCAATTACACTGTTACGGTCGCGCGCAGCGATGATGACAAGCTTAGTCATTACTAATCCTTGGTTATCCGACTTTGTTCATTGACTCTGTCACCACCCAAACGAGGATGCTGGCAAAGCTGACCAGCGTCGTCATGAGCGCGCTGGTTTCTACCCGACAAACTATCCGGGACTTCTCTTCACGCATGGCGCACACAGCGAACACGATGAAGGAGAGAACGAAAATCGAAAAGAGGGGGAAAAAGATCATAAGTGTTTGAGCACGAAGAGCAGCACGCTACTTAAGAGCGCGAGCTGTCCGAAGCGGATCAAAACTCCAGCGTAATGAAAATGTCTTGTCCGGATACGCCGCGCGCGGGCGTGATCGGATCGACGATACTGACGAAATTGGCCTTCTGCCCGAAAGCAACACAGTAACGCCAACAGAAAGAAAAGTGCGCTACTAAAGGACACCAGCGCACAACGTTCGAGCGGGGTGTCGGCATAAGCTGCCTCTACGCCGTAAAAAAGTTGTTGCGCCAGACTCAGCAGGAACTGCGCGAACCACCAGACTAAGGTGGCGCCGGTAATACAACAGCCCGACAGAAACAAGAAAGAACCCACGCGGTCACTGGCGGTATACGGCTTGCCTTGCTTGTGCTCTTCCTGCGTGATCCCAAAACAACTCAGAAGGGTAAGACCCACTGCAAACATGCCTAGTCCCACGTAAAACCACATGAGCGCATCCTAAAAGGAAATAAAAGAGAGGGCCGAAGCCCTCTCCTCAGTTAGGGATTACTCCCAACGGTCGATGATGATCGTGCGATCGCCGAACTCGGTCTTCACCTTCAGACGGCGGTGTTGTTGTGCGTTGCCGTTCTTCACAACCATGAGGCCACACGCTTGACGCTTCACGTCGCCTTCGAAGACAGCTTCGTTGGAATACGTTTCCACCACGCGCGAGATGTCGTACAGATCTTGCTTGAGCAGTTGCGGGAAGAGCGCAATGCCCTTATCGCCCCGCTCGTTTTGCTTGTCGTACGCACCTTCGATGATGAAAAGCGCCTGCTCACCCAGTTGCGGGAACACAGCCGTGCCAAACATGTGCGGCGCCTTGACGATCCCCTGCACCTTGTGGTACTGATTGTTCGTCAGGTTCCAGATGTCGGGCGTGGTGCCGATCAGGCGATCGCGGAAGTCCTTCGACGAACGCTGGTACATCGACATCGGGTTGCGGTAGTCGTCGAAATCGTACATCAGGATCGGCGGTGCTTCCAGATCCGCCGCCGTTGCCATGCCAGTGAAGAAGTCCGCTGCCCACGGGATGTAGATTTCGATGTCCAGCGCCTTGGGGAGGACTTCAGCCTGGAACTTGTTCCACGACATCGTCACCGGCGGCAGCTTGAGGTCTTCTTGCTGTGTGTCGATGACATCCTTCGTCTTCGGTGCCAGGTGAGCGAACACCCCAGCCGGGCGCTCTTCTGCAGCGGGCGTGAAGTTCAGCAGATCACGCGCATCCCAGTGGAACGCATCCTTCGGGATGTCTTCGAGGTAGGCCACGCGACGACGCAGCGACTGCTGCATGCCCAGCTCGGCGATGCGCTTTTCCGCGATCTGGAGCTGGTTCATCGTGGGTGCTGCAACCGGACGGTTGTAGACGTCAGCCCGCGTCTTGGCGCCAAACTTCTTCTTGATCACCTCGAACGACTTGCCTTCGAGCAGATCGTCCAGCACCGTACCGACCACGGTATTGTTCGGGTGGGCCCAACCAGCGGCTGCAGCCGACACGGCACGCCAGAGCTTGTTCTCGCGAGCGCGGCTGTTCTTTTCCGCGGCGCGTTCGACGGCCGTTTCGTAGAGCCAACGACCCGAGCCTTCGATCAGTTCGTCGCCGCTGAGAACTTCCGCTTCGATGATCTGCATGAGCTTCTTGAGCGTGGCGACCGACCCCTTCTCGGTCTCGAAGAACTTCGCCATCAGCTTGTAGTCTTCACGCAGCTGGGCCTGACGCTGGCGCGGCGTGAGACGACCGGTGTGCTGCAGCATCGAGGGCACCATAATCGCGAAGTGCTCGAAGCCGCCCTTTTCGTACGCGCCCCAGATCTGCTTGTTGTCCTTGAAGGGACCAACCACGCGACCCGATTCCACGACTTCTTGCATGCGCTCGACGAGCGTGAAGTAGTAGTTATCCGTCGGGAACGTCGTCGAATCCCACAGGACGGATTTCGTCTTGCCGTCCTTGTCGATCATGACAGTACCTGCGTAGTGCTTCATGAACGAGGCGCAGCACGAGCAGGTATGGTAGGCGCGCTCGTCTTCAGTCAGTGCGCCCAGATAGACGTGATTGAGCGTCACGTCCACCGAAATCTTGTTCTCGACCATTTGCGGAGTCGGCTTCATTTCCGTCTTGGTGCGGAAGAGCGACGAGCGGCCTTCGGACAGACGCTGGTCGAGCGTACGCTGCATGTGCTTCACGAGCGCCTTGTAATCGGCGTCGTACTGCGTGAACGGCTTTGTGGTGCCGGTCGAACCAGCTTGCACTTGTTCCATTTCTAATTAACTTCCTAACGTGATGGGGTTACACATACTGCTTGACGTTTTACTGCCTTTGCATCGCCGTACTCATGGTCACGGGATAATCGTTGACCAGTTGGATATGCTGCGCGAGGAATTCACGCGCTTCTTCCTGCTGCTTCGGGGTGCCAACCATCCCCATGACCACGGCCTTCTGGATCGTGGTCGGGTCCGTCAATGCTGAGACAGCGTAGACTGGTTTGGTTTGCTCCGGATAGACGAGCGTGTTGCGTCCGCAGCAGCCTTCCAGCACGGCTTGGTTCGGACATTCCGCACAGGTGAATTCCCTGCTGCTGACATCCGGTACGCCGAGATCCGTGTGGACCTTGACTTGCTCCGGAGCCGCATTTACGATCGACGGCTTGCGTTTGCAGTCCTGATCATTGAGCGGTCGGTTACGTGTGCAGCAGTTCTTCGGATCAGCACAGTCCGACTGGGCCGAAGCATTGCCTGCCAAGCGCTCAGCAGACACGGCGTGAGGATTACCGTTCGTCCCTGCAGCCTCCTGCACTGCGCTTTCCAGCGAAATACTGCCGTAGGTGATTTCGTTCGCCAACTGCATGAACGCCTCGTACACACTACGGCTTTCCGGATGCCCGCAACGTTCCATCATGCGTTTGACCATCTCCTCGAGCTTGGTGACGGTCAGCCGATGGATCAGAACGGGCTCGTGCAAACTGGCCACGGCTGAACCCAGCTTAACGATCCAGGTTTGATCGTCCTTAATGGCTGACGGCTCGACTTTGCGCAGATATTTGACCCAATCGGCCTCATAGACGATCTCGTAGGGTTGACCTGGCGCGACCACGACATTGACGATCGAAGTGTGCTTGGCCTTGTTGATCAGATGGTCCAGCGAGATACCGACGTTGTCCGTCACCATTTCCTTGGGCAGGAACCAGCCGGGTTCGGTGAACGTGCGATTGCGCGCTTCAGCGAGGGCCTGGTTGCGAATTTCAAGTGCTGTGTTCAGGCCTTCGATGTATCCTTCCAGGTGCGCGATCTGGGCCTTGAGTGCATTGACTACTTCTTCGCGATAGACCCCTGTCGTACCCGTGGCGGCTTCCGGTGTGCCCAGCGCGATATGCTCCATCATCACGGGGGCAAGATTGTTCTGCACCGTGCGACATGTGTAGATGTAACCTACCGACTTGGCTGCGTTCGCTTCCTCGTAGGTCATGCGACCCTGTTGTTGTTCTGACACGACTACTCTCCTATTTCCAAAAGGTCAGGAAGCGCCACAGGCGATTCCACCACATTTCACCGGGCACGTAACCCTGGATCTTATCTGCCATCGCCAACTGAACTTCGGGACTGAAGACCTGCTGGTAGACCGTATCGATGGTCTCGCGATCTACCGGCGCGGCGCATGACAACGAGACAGGCTTAAGCCTAAGGTAGCGCCAGTGAGAGCTTTCTTCCAGACCCTCCTTGTCTTCCTCGGGCACTACCAGCTCGATGCGTGACATGTCGAGATAGTAGGCTACATCGGCCCAATACGGATACTGCTTGTCGTGTCGATTCGGCGTTCGGTACCACGGCCCATCAAACTCGATACGCTCGACGAGAGTGTAACGAGCACCTACCCACTGCTGGATCTGCCAGGAAGCCGTGAAATACTGAAGTTGCTCGTGAAAAGACTCTTCGCTCTGCGCCGGATCGAAGTACCGCATGGCGTAATCAACGAAAGCCTGCTTCAATATCTTGGGATGGCGATGATCGCCGGAAGGCCAGACCGGGCGCTCGCATTCCGAGACTGTGAAGTTGAGGGCGGTCTTGATTTTGCAGATCGTATCTTGGATCAAAGCCCGATCAAACGCCGCGTCCCGTGCTTGTTGTGCTTGTTCGGCACGCCGTCGTTCGTAAGAGGCACGGACAGCATTGGTGCGCTCCACCACGAGAGCTTTCTGGCGGCGATGGCGAGCGGGACTCAGATTACTGACCCCGCTATTATAATTGGTACCCATCTTCTTCCTTGTTTTTTTTGTTCCCGCCTAAACCACCGTGCTCTTCTCGCTCTTCTCAATCCACTCCTTGACGAAGCGCGAGAGGTCAGGCCGGTCCGGATAACCGAACATCGGCATGTTCTCACCCGTGTGGCACGGTAGCACATCCCACTCCAGCCACTGGGAGACTTGAATCTCGACCAGGAACGGCGTCATGTTCGCGTCGACGCGATAGACGTTCTTGAAGAGCTTCTCGTCGTAGGCTTGCTTGAACCCTGCGTTAACACGCTTCTTGAATTCGATGCTTTCCTGATCGATCCGGTCGCTCTTGCCGTTATCTGCTGCGCGCGCATTCAGGCGACGAATACCTTCTTCCACGTCCACATCGAAATACGCGACGAAGTCGGGCCACGCACCGTTACGGGCGAAGTTATCGAGCATCGTCACATCCGGACCGAGGCCGCGGGCAACTTGTTGATACGCGTAGCTCGACATCGAGAAGCGATCGCAGAGCACGATGTAGCCTGCATCCAACGCGGGCTTGATCAGCTCCTCGACGTGTTGCGCACGCGCCGCTGCAAACAACAACATTTCGCAACGCGGCACACAGTACTTCTGCAGGATGATCTCGCGAATCTCTTCGCTCACGGGTGTGCCACCAGGCTCCCGTGTCTTCAGGACTTTGTAGCCCTGTTTCTTCAAACGCTCGTACGTGGCGTTTAACGACGTGGTCTTACCTGCGCCATCCGGTCCTTCAAACGCGATCCAAATACCCCGAGTATTACTCATTGCTTTTTTCACCAAAAGAATAAAAAGGGAGACACCCCAACTCCTGTGCTAGAAGCGCCTCCATGAAACGGGTTAAACCACCGCAGGTTCTGGGGTCTCCAGGAGCTGCAGCGTCAGATGATCGCAACGGACATACGAGGCCGGGATCTTGATGTCAGACATCACAGCGTAAGCGGTCGCGAGGGACTGGATCACATTGGTATTGAGCAACGTGACACCCTTCAGTACATCACGGTAGCCGGTAAGATTTCTCGAGAAGACCGACAGACAGGGAAATTCATCGGCTTGGGCTGCCGCGAGAATCAAGGCGCCGACACTGGGCATCAGGTACGCATAGGTACGCGCATCCAGATCAGGACACTCCCGTTTACCTAGTAAGTTAGTCACTTCCTGACGGACTTGGTGTTCATCCACAGCCCGCAGTGCCATATCGAATCCCAGACGCACCCAGAGGGCCTTGGTGCGGCTGTCCACCATACGGAGGACCTTGGGTATGCGTACGTCATGGAAGGCCGCAGACGCCGTTATAGCGCGTTTGGTATCCAGCAACGCGGCCTCGTCCATGTGACCGAGTTCAAGAATCCATTGCGCGAAATCTGCCGGGGTCGGCTTGGTCGTGTACTTTTCCAGCGTGGGCGGAAACTCCCGTGGCACATCGTAGTTGCCGGAGCGATCCCGATAGCAACGCAGCTCCTCGGCCGTGACACTGATGAACTGATCCTCGGGGTTGGGCGGGACAGGCATCGGCAGGGCACGCACCAAACGTCGGACCTGGCGTTTGGTAAATTGCAGGCTACTGACCACGTAGAGAATAAACGCAATGCGCCAGTACAGATCGGTCGCACGCAACTGACTCTTGGCCTGAGTCACCAAGGGTGTAAAGTCCTGCATTAACAATTCAAGGTAAGACACAATAATCCCCAAACGGTGGTTATAAGGCTAGAGTAGTAATATATCGCCAGCTTCTTTTGTAATAAGACAAAAAAAAGAGTGTCGGTCAGGACACTCTTCGCCCACGCCTCCGTTACCGGATGCGCAGGCGTGCAGCCGCGAGGCTGCCGGAGAGACGTTTGATCAGAAAGGCACTGCGCCCGCGCTTGACTTCAAGCGTCGTCGCGGGCATCGACATGCGATCGAGCTGCCGGAAGAGTCGATCGTTCATCGTACGATCATACGGGCTCAAGCGGTGGGGCTTGTCCGCGAGAAAGCCGATGTGGCGTACACCCTCTTGCGTGTCGTAGTGCACCACGCCGTGGCGCTTGTCTTTGCTCATCTGTGCGGAGACACCGAGCTGCACCGAGTTATCGTGAAAACCGAGGTAGTCAAGCAACTTGAAGAGCATCGTCGTCTCCTTTAAGCGTGAGCGAAGGTGGGATGGGCTTTGATCACATCGGCCATCGCGGCGTAGAACTTTTGCATGTCGTCATCACCACACGCATAGTAAAAGCCCTTGTAGACGTCCGGATCACACGCCCAGCGTACTCCAGTGTCGGAGTTGTTACCATACGCCTGATCAGCGATCCCGAAGTCCGCCGGGTTCAGCCCGGCATGCTGGATCGCCGTCAAGTACAGCGGCAATTGCGCCACCCGAAAGTTGGTCGCGTGATCCATCGGGATGTTGTCATCGGTAACGCCCGTATCCTGCGTGTCATCAAAGCCGCATTGAAACGACTTGACGATCTTCTTTACACCAGGCAAATCAAAAATCATGTCCATCGTGATCACCTCATTCTAATTAACTACGCGTTGATGAAAGTTACTGCTGCTCGCCCTTTTGCTTGGCTTCTTCCCAGGCTTTGAACGATTCTTGCCGTGTGTCACCAAAACCGAAATACTTGTCGCACTCGGTGATGTACTTCAGATGCCCAAAGCCGACACGGCGCGGCTGATTCAGACGGGTACTGGGCAGACCCTTGATCTTCAGTCCCATTATGGTTGCTCCACACGGAAGTTCATGTAAGCTTTCTGATTGATGTAGATCGCCCCACCTGCGCCCCAGTCAAAGCTCGTGTAGAGGGTCACGTGCGGTTGCGTTTCATCCTGCAACCAACCCGTCTTCTCGTGCGCTGCCCAGGCGTTTTCTTCCGTATCAAACGTCACGTAGAAACCACGATCCGCCTGATAGAAGCGCAGCACACCTTCAAGACGAATGACATCAAATTCGTCTATGGGCGCATGAAAGTCAGGTTGAAGAAACGGCGCGTCACCACGCTGAAAGCTGCGGGTCTTACGAGCTTCACTCAGAACGAGATGCATCATTTCCTCACGGAGTTGTTACGCAGCCACTGACCCAGCACCTGGGTCGTGAGAAACGGCAGCTGAGTGATGGCGCGCGGATTACCGACACTGCGCGCTTTCACTTCATGGTACGTCTCCGTCAATTCCAGCACCTTCTTTTCGAAAGGATGATCGAAGTCCGCCAGATCCTTCAGCGTCACTTGCGGTGTGCTGAAAAGATAGCGTGGCAGGCGTCGACCACCGTTGAACAACACACCTCCCCTCGCATCATTCTTGATGAAGTCGATCGCCGCCTTCTGATACGGACGCGGCTCCCAGTGGCGAATCGGAACGAGATCCGGATAGGCACCGGTAGAAAAGTGATCAGCAGCCAAATGTTTCGATGACAATACTGCGCCCGTCAGATTCTCCCGAGCCAACTGTACATCGAAGTCATCCAACCAATCCTGAATCGGACCACGCTGCTTGGGAGCCACATAGCGCAGTTCATCCAGAATCCACTGGGCGCACTGCGTGCCGTAGACGATCTCGATGCGGTGACGCTTCTCACGGGCAGTGAAGTTCGCATTGCGCAGCTTGATGCGATCGGGCTCGTTAGCAAAGAGCACCTCATCGACTATCATGCGGTAGCGGCGCTGCGACTCTTTGACGCGAACACTGTAGCTATCAAAGCTCCGCATGTACTTGAGCGTCATGTTCATTCTCCTTCCACGGGTTTATCGATGTCGGGGAACTTCTTGTAGTCGCTTTCCCGGCCGTAGATGTCGAGCGTCGGCGGACGAAGGGTCGGATGGCGAACTTCGGTATTACAAGCCTTGCAGACCACGCCGAGATTGTGCTCGCCGATCGTGAGACCGCATTCGCAGGCTGCCAGATCGTTGAGCATGTCGCCTTCGAAGTCCTTAGCCAGTTGCTCCGGATCAGCAGGCAGAACAACGGCTCGGCGATAACGATAAGCCGACAGCATGCGACCACGACGATCGACGTACTGGGCGTATGCTTCATCGCCCGAACGGATGTAGGCATGCCAGTCATGGCGTGTCCAGGTGGTGATCTTGTTGAAGATTTCATCAGCCTGCTTGTTCTGATACTCTTGGGTCAGAACATCATCGCCCAGTACACTCACCTTCACCACGAAATGCTTGGACGACAGGATGGATTGGGCGGGGGGCAACTGCGAGATGAAGAAAGCACGCAAGTCGCGCTTCCAGCCGGGCACTTGTCGTTTTGTCTTGTTGTATGCGATACGCTGCTTGACCTGTTTGCTCAACATGGTAATTCTCCTCGTTGCAATAACGGAAATAAAAAGTGAAGCCCAGCGGAGGTGCTCCCCAGAGGAAGCACCTCGACTTGGCTTACTTAGCTTTGTGCAGCGGCTGCGAAGCCTGCCGTCTGGAAGCCTTCGCCTTCAGCCTGTTGCTTGCGCAGATACGCAGGCACTTCGACATTGCTGTAATCACGCCCGCTGGTTGCAGCGGCCGAAGCCATCGCACCCGAGACAGCGGCTTCCGCTTCGGCTGCCGACTTGTCACCCAGGTTCATGTGCAGCACCTGACGGCCATCGGCGAGTGCCGGAGCCTGACCGTGTTCGACCATGATCGCCAGCACGCGCTTGTGTGCAGCCAGGGCATCGGGTTCCGCGGACTCGATGACCGAACCGTACTTGGCGAGTTCGAGGGGGATGAAGCCCTGCGCTTGCGCTTCCTTCCAGATGTGCGCGAACAGACGATGGTTCAGCGGCAGCGGCTTGGTGTGACCCTTCAGGCAGAAGATCACTTCCTTCTCGATGATGCCGAGCGAACGGTTGCTGGCAATGAGGCGGCCATGTTCACCGAAGTACGCGGCTTCTGTGTGGAAGAGGACTTCGAGCTGGTCGATGTTGATTTCGTCACGACCCAAAAATTTGCTCCAGAAACCCATTTTAATTACTCCTTGTTTACGTTGTAAAAGGTTGTTGCGATAGTGGACTTGGTCTAACTTACTTGCACTTGTCCTGAGTGCAAGCATGGGTCATCGGGTGGTAGTAGAAATACACTGCCGCCCCGATAGGAAAAACAAACATCAGACACACGAAAATCACTGCGGCGACCGACCCCATGGGCTGACCGAGAATATACGGATCAGTCGCAGCGCGTTCGCGCGGATCATCCAGTACAGGGACATCCTTCTTCATATCCAGTCCTTGATGTGGTTTACCGTAATATGAACCAGCTCGGTAAAAATCCGTTTACTGATCGCTTTGGGTGGTGTACTGCTGCACCAGTTTGCGATAGGTAAAGAGTAACAACACCGCTTGGCTGCGTGCGGCCGTAAAGCAGTGCGCTTTTAGCAAGCCCGTAAAGAGCGCCAGGCGATTGTTGATCACTGGGTTGCCTTTGAGGGCGTGGCCAAACGCACTCAGTTCGCCGTCTTTGTGCAGATGCTGTTGTTGGAGCTCGCGAATCTGCACTGCCAAGCCCTCGATGTCGTTCAGAATCGTCGAAGTACTACCGCAGCGGCGATAGTGCGTACGACACGCTTCAAAATCTTCAGCCCGCGGCATGACCTTCTCCGAAAATGAAGGGGCGGCATAAAAGCGAAAAAGAGCCTGGCGGGAGACCGAAGCCTCAGCCGCCAGGTAAAGTCGCGTGACGCCCCCTACAAATTACATCTTTAAACGAGTTGAGACGAGCCACACGACGAGCACGCCCAAAGCGACGCCCCATTCGATGGCCCACTTCTTCCAACGTGGCGGCATTGCCAGACTCCTTAATGCAGGGTGACAGAGGGTACACGTTGTGCACCACAGGATGCCTTTGCATTGGCGAGGATCTGTTCGCCGTATTCGAGGGCCTGGTCGGCCAGGTCTTTGAGCAGGTTGAGCTCACCCTTCATCTGCTCGGGGATCGCATCACCCAACCGATTGAAGTGTTCACGGATTTCTTGTGCGCGCGCCATCGTGAGCTGCAGGCATTCGGTCACTTCGGTGAGGTTCACCGGACCAAAGACGATGTAGTGCTTCAGACGTGCAGCTTGTGCTTGTTGCATGATGAACTCCTGATTGATCAACTCATGGAAAGAATAAGGGAAATGATTTAACTTCCCTAATTGCTAGGTTTGTTATATAGGGCTGAAATCTTTTAGAATCAGCGTCATAGAGGCAGGCCGAAGCCTGCCTCGTTTTATGCCGCAGTGAGCTTAGTCCAACGTGAACGGTGCAGACGGCGGGGTGAAAGCAGCCGTGTAGCGAGCAACATTGGAGATTCGGGCCTCATCCAGCACGCCCTTCACGCCGTAGCCATTAGAGTTGTAATTGCCAATGTTCATATTTGCGCCCGACACACCAAACGGCAATGACGAACTGGCCGTAGTAACCGAAACCCCGTTTACCCAGATTGTCACGGTCGTGCCTTGACGTGTCAGCGCCACGTGGTAGGTCGTACCAGCGACCAGGTTCGCAGCTACGCCATTGATCAAGTGCACATTTGTGGTTCCAAGCGACACGTACCACGTATTGTGGAAGAGATCGATATAAGAACCCGTACCTTCGGAGAACAGGATACTCTCGCCGGAGAGGTCGGCAGCGTTCGGGATGAAGAAACACTCGAACGTGAAGTCGCCCGACATGATGTACTTGTTGTTCGCTCCAGCACTCGCGCACGAGGCTGGATTGCTGGCACTACCCTGGAAGGCCGCCGTACCAAACACCTTGGTAGTGGTCGTGAGTGTTGCTCCACCACTGAGGGCAATCGACCCACCCGAAGCAACATCCGGCACCGAGGTATCCGTGACTGCACCATCGAAGTGAGTCAGCAGTACCGTCTTCGGCGACGTCCAATTAATCGTGATGTCGGTTGAACCGTCCTCGTAAATCAAGGAACCACTGGCCTGCAAGGTCACTGTCTGGTTGCCCGCTGCACCCTGTGGCGTGAAACTGGGTGCACTGATCTCCGTCGGAATAAAACCAAAGTATTGGGCCACCGTCGCCAGCGCAGCGTCTTTACTGGTACCGAGCGACAGCGAGACTGGGCCTGTCGGGCTGGCAGCTTCAGTCGCCAGGGTGAGACGTTTATACGTTACGTCAACGCTACCGGTAAAGTTGGCATAATTACCCTGCGGGCCCGTGCCCGTCAAAGTGACTTTCGTATCAGTCCCGTTGGCAAAGCTTCCTGTGGTGATGCCACTCACTGTGACTTCATTGGGTAAATTAGGTGCTGATGGGTTCGAACCATCGACAAGCGCGAGCAGGTTCTGGATAGCGCTCTTTGTCGGATCAATTTGCATACTTGTCGCCAGAATAGGGAAAGGTCATAAAATGACCATGTGGAAATTGACGGCATAAAAAAGCGGAGCCGAAGCCCCGCTTTTCCTCAGCACTGAAATGCTTAGCTGGCGGCGTCGAAACCCGTGAGGTCCGTCGTCGCAACAGCCGTGGACAGCGCGACCTGCGGAGCCTGCCAGGTCATGGTGATCGCTTGCAGCGAACCATCCACATACAGCAGCGAACCTGCGTTAGCCACCAGATCGAGCGTGGCCTGATTGCCGCTCTGTGCGCCCGACAGCGCCACACCGGGGTCAGCCGGATCTTCGAGGTGGACTTCCGACTCCACGAGGCCGAGCTGGGCGGCGAGCGCCGTCACGAGCGCAGCTGCCGTGGTACCGGTGGTCGCGGTGTAGCTATCGACCGGGCTGAGCACCGAGTCGTTCAGACCCCGGCGCGTGTAGTTGACGGAGACCGAACCCGTGTAGCCTTGGCCACCGACAGCCGTCAGTGCCACCGTGGTGTTACGACCGTCACCCGTATCGGATTTGACGCTGGGCGCACCTGCAGTCACTTGCGTGTTCGTGATCGTTTGGCCGGTATTAGCAGCATTGACGAGCGCGAGCAGGTTGTCCAACGCCGACAACGATGCGTTGATTTTTGCCATTTCCGTTCCTTAAAGGAGAAGTGATCTACTGCACTGCCGGGTCCTTCTTATACGGACCCGGCATAGGATGCAAGTATTTTTTTACTCTCTCACTCACTTAATTGCTGTTGTAGTGAACCTGAATGCGGGCTGCTGAAAGAGCCTTCGTGTACAACGCCACCTCACCAATCATGCCGTTCATCGGACCGCCTACCCATGCACCTGCACCGATCCGCAGGAACGAACGAATCGTCGCCGCTGTAGCGCCCGTGAAGCTCTGGATCAGGGCACCATTCTTGTACATACTCACCGTTCCGGCGTTGTAGGTAAAGACGATATGCACGGCCGTTCCTACCACCGGCATCGGGGTGCCCGTGGCTGCGCTCGAAACGTTGTCCGCAGGCCAGTAGTAATACCCTTGCTGCGTGTTGCCCAGCGCGAGCAACGAGAGCTCAAGACCCGTAGCAGGTGACGTACTGCCCGTATCGCCCACGTCAGTGAGCATGGCTGGACCGCTGGCCGAACCTGTGTAGCCGCCCTTGGTCGAATACGAGGTCACATTCACCCAGGCTTCGAACGTCCATTGCGAACCCGCACAGAAGTTCTTTGCCGCCGTTACGTCCACATAGGCAGTCGCCGAACCAGGGAACTGCGGGTACTTGGCAGTATCATGCGTGAGCAGCGTGGCGTTACCCAAGGTCAGTGCGCCGGTGTACGTCCCATTGCGCGCATTGCCTGAGCTATCCTTCGCCACCGTACCGCTGGTTTCATTCAGACGGTAGTAGGCATAAGGTGCGTCGCTCAACACCACATTCGGGTAAGACAGCGGGCCTTGACCTGCTGCATTGTCAAAACCAGCCAAGTTCACTGCCGTCACGGCCGCCGCCAGCGACGTTGCATTCATCAGGTACAAAGAGGTACCCGGATTAAACACGTAGCTGTTCGGGTCGGCCACCAGCTGCAACTTGGTCGCCCCTGCTGCAACCGGACCGTCTACTACATCGGTCGGATCAAGCGTCAAGCCATACTGCGTGTTGATCTGGGGGATCAGCGCGCGGATGGTGGTGGCTGAAGCTATCGTGCCGAGCTTCCAGGTGTTATTGGTGCCGCCCAGAAAAGCGTTATTGATGTCGACGCGATTGTAGTAGAGCTTGGTGGTGCCCGAGTACTGCTGCAACAATGCACCGGTCGGCGCCACTGTCACGTACGTATTGCAGTTCAGCTTCGAGGTGTCCGCAACCGGGGCACTGACTGTAAGCTGTGACTGCAAAATAGTCTGTTTCGCATCTGCCTGGATCAGCGCCCACAAACCGGTGAGACCGCCCTTGGTGGTGGCTACCGTGGTCTTTTGCAAGGTAAACGCACTGATTTGCCGCAATGCCCCTTGCGTGGAAGACTTCTGCAAGGTAAACGCGGAGGCTTGACGCAACACACCGCGCGTAGACGATTTCGTCCAGGTCACCGCCTGCGCGTTACGCAGTTTCAAGCCGAGCACGTCTTGCGTCCACTGCAACGCCACGGCACGACGCATGTTGACCAGCGACGCGTCCTGAGCCCATTGCAGCGCACTCACCTTGCGCAGATTCACCGGTGTCGGGCTTTGAAACCACTGCACCGCTTGCACATTACGCAGATAGGCGCTCACGCTTTGCTGCGACCACGCTACGGGCGAGGCCTGACGGACTTGCGCGTAACTGGTTGTACCCTGCCAGACGAGCGGGGCAAAATAGCGAACGGTTGTCGTCATTCACGCCCCCTTATGAGGTAGGAGTCAGCACAAACTGACTCTGGTTAATCTTAGCCGGTGTCCAACTGGACCCATCCGGCGCCATGGTAGCAAAGGGTAGCCGCTGATTAAGCTGCAACCCACCCCCATTAACAAACTGACCAAGCGCTGTAGTGTTACTGGCGCTATCTTGCAAGCTCGCGTTTACCTTTACCACCCCGGCGCCGCTGGACTGATAAGACAGCGACGGTTGCACGGCAATAATCTTGTTGCCCGCCGCAGCGATGTTAGTCGCCATCGTCAGCGCGAGTGGTTGGTTATCCGTAGGTGCTTGCACATAAGGCGTCACCACCGGGGGATTGGCGTTGGCTGTATTGAGTGCTGTGACGAGATCGGCGGCACCATTCGGGGTCCATTCCGAACCGTTGGCGGCGGCGGTCGTCGTCGCTTTTGCTCGGATTGAACCTAACCGTCCAGGAGTGCTGGCGTCCACGTCCAAGAAGTAGAAGTCCCGGAAGCCCCGCGCCATATTCGCACCGGCTGATCCGTTGGCCGCGCCAAAGGTCAGGAAGCTAGTGCTCGAAAAGGTGGTACTGGTTAGTGAGCCGGAATTCACCAACAAGCCATCCACATATACCTGGAACGTAAGCGCCGTGCGATTGATAAAGCATTCAACAAAATGCTCGACCCCAATCACCGCCAAGCCTGCATTGATCAGTTGGGTCTCGCTCAGGAGTGAAGACCAGGTACCATAGCCTGCTGTATTGGAGACGATCAAGAAGTTCGCCGTCGCGCTCGGCGTGCCTGCCACCAGCTTGGTGCGAAAGCCAAACCAGTACTGCGTCGGCGTGGTGAAATCCATCACCGAGGCTGTCGCAATAAAGAGCGAACCCGCTGCACCAGACGCATTGGCTGTATTGACCAGAAAGCCATCGGCGGACACAGCCCAGGTATTGGCCGTGGTGCCCTGATAGGTCAACATACCCGGCAACCCAGTGTTCTGATTATAGAGCCCGCCGCTTCCGGTATAGGCCACACTGGACGACCACAACGTCGACACCAAGTTCTGGCCAACCGGGGCATTTTCAAAATGCCATAAATCGTGAAGAGCCATGTTCGATCCCTTGGATTACGGGGTGAGGATTGCCACGGCGCCTGCTACCGCCTGCGGCGTCCAGGGTGTCCCGTCAGGCGCTTTTTCCAGCAGGAAAGCATTCTGGTTGTAGTTCCAGGTGCTCGGGGTCGCATACTTCATTTGCTTGCCGTTCACAGTCTGGTTATTCCACTTCATCGAGATCTGAGGCGCGTACGCGTAACCACCGATGCGCTGTCCGGTGATATCCGCTTTCACGCCCAGAATGCTCTCGCCTGCGATGAGGTTCGCGTTGGAAAGCGTAAACTGCACCGGGTCCATCGTCGATGGTTCCGTGAGCGTCGGTGCAGTGAGTGAGCCAGCGGTCGTCGTAAAGGGACTCGACAAATCCGCCAATGCGGTTGCACTGTCGCTTGACACCCAGTTCGGTGCAGTTACCGAAGCGAGCGCTTGAGCGCGCACATCCACCGGACCCAGACGATTACATTGCGTGGCATCCTGGGTGTCATCGAGGAAGTACGCATCACGCATGTACCAGGTGTAAAGCGCAGAACCAGTGTTACAACCGAATACCAGCCACGCATTACCATCCGCCGACACAAACGCATTGAAGTCAAAGAACGTGCTCGAGACCTGCACGCCGTCGACCCATACCACAATCTGCGTGTTAGTGCGATCAATCATCACCTCGACGTACTGCGAGGTGTTCAGGGCGAGCTGGGTATTGAGCAACAGCGTCTGTTTGGTGCCTGCCGTGTTCTGTAGGTACAGCACCTGGGTAGAGAATGAGTTGTTATTGATCTGAAACCGCATCCCCATAAAGCTACGCGTCGTGGTGAAATCGCTGAGGTTCTGATAGGGGACAGAAATGAGCGGATTGTAGGTCCCGTAGTTCGTGTTCGGATACGGGTTAGTGCCGCCGGTGCACACAAGCCAGTTCGCCCAGCTACCAGTACCCTTCAACACGGTTCCGTAGCTAAGGTAATAGTTAGAGACCGTAATATCGGGCCGTAAGTAGTTGAGCGCCGTGGCACCGCTCGTGTAAGGGGGGATATTGTCAAAGCCCCAAAAATCTCGAATAGCCATTCTCTTAACTCTCTTGATAGAACGAACATAAGAACCCCGCCACCCTCCCTTGGGGAGAGCGACAGGGCTCTCAATGCCGCTGCTTAGGTGAGCGAGACCGGCTGAACAATCAGCGCAGTGGCCGCCAGTCCTGCATCGCTCCAAGCATTGCCGCTCGGGTCCGTCGTCTGCACGCCCGACAAATCACGACCAAAGTCCATCGTGAGGTCGCTAAACGTGTAGGTGGGCAAGTTCTTGGTGGTCGAGGCCTGCTTGAGCTGTGCTGACATCTGCGCAGTTGCTGTGACGCTGGCTGCCATCTTGTACTGCACCGCAATCATGCCTGCCCCAGCAGGGGCTTGTGAAGTGAAGTTCACCGTGACAGGATCATTGGTCGCCGCATTGGTAATGTTTGGCGTCGCAGCAGGCGCGGCACTATACGCAGTGGTGAAGTCCGCCAGCGGCGTCTTTGCGTCACTGGAAGTATAGTTCGGCGCACTGACCGCAGCAATGGTTGCCAAAGCCGACTGGATCGGACCGAGTCGCGTATTGGGCAGCGTCGCATCGGCGTCGACAAAGTAGAAATCCTGAAACGAGAAGTTACAGGAGTTCGTTGTCACCGCATTGGAGCCAAACACCAGATACGTAAAGCCTGCGACAAGCGCCGCCTTATCGACAATCTTAAGCCCATCCACCCAGGCCGAGTACTGGTTATTGGCAATGTCGAGCATCACCTCCACGTACTGCGTCACATTCACCACGCGCGCCAGTTGGGTTTCATTCACCAGCGCAGTCGGCACAGCCGTGGCGGAAGACGCCACCCCAAAGACCGAAGAAGTACCCGGCGCCGGAATGACCGAGCTCCAGGTCCGAAAACCGATATACGCTTTGGTCACTCCGCCCTGCAGCAGCGGTACATCCGCAAGCGCGACCACCAGCGCCTGGGCCTGCGAGGTGCTGTTACCAAACCCAATACCACCACCCCGATACGCGCCAGGTGCTGCACCCGCCACCAGCGCATTGATCACCACGTTGGCTGTACCCGCGCGTAGAATCGGCGTACCGGGATTACCCGTGAGCAGATTGTACGCGTTATTAGGCGTATAGGCAGCCAGTGACGTCAGGGTAATAGCGGATGCGTTGGCAATGTGATCGTACGTCCACAAGGCTCGCAAAGTCATGTTCAATCCTCTTAAAATAACCCAGCACTGACGGTCCTCGATGAATAAGAACCGCCAGAATACACATCATTAGCCGCGCTTTAGTCCAGCACGAAGGCCGCAGTCGGGGGTGTAAAGTTAGCGGTGTAGCGCGCCACATTACTGAGTCGGACCTCGTCGAGATAGCCAGGGAACTGCGAAACGCTGTTGTAGCGGATTCCGCCAATCGTACAGGTTGCACCCGCCAAACCGAAGGTGGAAGCCGAGGTAATGCTACCCTGTGCCACGCCGTTGATGTAACCTGTGTAGACTCCGTTGTTATACACCACTGCGACGTGATTCCACTGATTCAGCGGAAATGCCGAGGTTGGTGCCAAGGACTGCCAGGCTTTACCATCGGTCAAGTAAATCGCCAGACCCATATTCGACTGCTGACCGATACCGGTTTGGTGCGTCGAATCGTTCTGCGTCGACATGCTCAGGATATTGGTATCACCAAATCCGGAGTTACGATACGCCCAGCATTCAAACGTGAAGGTTGAACCAAAGACCTCGGTCGCATCTACGGGGGCGCTTAGATAGCCTGAGCTGCCCGAAGTGAGCGAAGAAGAACCGAACTTTGTTTGCGCCGTAGAGATAGCTGCAGTGCCATTGAGTGTCCACGTGCGCGATACGGCGGCGTCCGTAGTATTCTCCATGTGCAGCAAGACAACAGTACGCTGAGCCGCAGGTGTCAAGGACGCCGACGTCTGACCCAGCTTGGTAGGGGTCCAAATCCCGCCATCGGGAGCTTTACGACTAATCGCCCACTTTTGATTAAACTGGTTAGCAGACACGGGCGGCGCGAGCTTACCGAGATCCAGCGCTTGAGCATTTTGTGTCAGCGTCAGATCAAGCGTATTCAGTGCGCTATCCCCAATAAAGGAGATCATGGGCTGCACTGCAATGATGGATACATTCGCCGCCAGGCTTGTCCCGAGGGTGGCTGTAATCGGCTGATTGTCTGCCGGAGCCGAGGCACTCGGTGTGGTGATCGGCGGGTTTTGCAACACGGTATTCAAAGCGGTCGGCAGGTCGGCCGCACTATTGAGCGTCCATTCCGAACCCGAAATGTTCGAGAGGGAAGCGATCGAGGAACGGATCGGACCCAAGCGCGTCGTGTCAGTGCTATCAAAATCCAGGAAGTAGAAGTCCCGATAACCGCGTGTGGCGTTGGCAGTTCCCACCGTACTACCGGTGCCAAAAGCAGCATAACCCGTTGAGGGGAAATTCCCCGACGTATAGGCGGTCTGGCGCACGAGACTGCCGTTGATATAGAGCCAATAGGTCAACAGGGAAGAATCCACCACGAGCTCAACATACAGCTCCGTGTTGGCCGGGGCTACGAGGTCGGCTTCGGCGATCCAAGTGCGCAATATAGCGGTCGCCCAGCCTGCCGTGGTACAAAACACACGACCCGCTGTCGAACCAGTTACTGCCTGACTGGACTTGGTCCGAAAACCAATCGCCCACTTCGTCGAGGTCGTGAAATTCAGTACTTGGGCGAGCTTAAACCAGATCATGCTGCCGTTGCCGCTCGAGTTATTCGTCGAGTTAGCAAAGCCGTTCGCATCCACTGCAAACGGACTGCTGGTATAGGTGTACGTGCAACCGGGATTGCCCGTATAGTAGTTGTAAACGTTGCTCGGACCCGTTGTTGAGGTGAGGTCAGTCGTGCCGGTGAGCAAACTCGTACCCACTGGCGCATTATCAAACGACCACAAGTCATGGATTGCCATAACCTACTCCAATGTAATTCGATGGCATAAGCAGACACCCAACCCCCTCTCCTCACAAGGAGAAGAGATCAAGTGCCCGCTCATGCTTAGTTGGTATTCGCCGCTGTGGTCGACTGCGGTTGCAACACGAGGTTAGTCGCCGCAATATTGGTACTCGTCCAGCCATTGCCGTCCGGTGCAGTCACCTGAATTCCGGCGAGATCACGCGCATACTGAGCGGTCGTGTCACGGAATTGATACGTCGCCAACGTCTTGGTGGTCTGACCTTCTTGCATGGAGGCGAGCAAGTTCATCGCAAACGGCACTTGAGCCGCGAGCTTGTACTGCATCGCGACAACCTTCTGACCGGCTGGCACGCTGGGGGCGAAGTTCAGCGCAATCGGTTGATTGTCTGCGCCGTTTTGCACCAGAGGTGTCATCGTCGGGGTAGCGCCATAAGCAGTCTGAAATGCCGACGGCTCATTGTTACTGTAGTCCGCGACTGACGCACCGACCACCGAATCAAAATGCATCAACAACATGGTGTTCGCGTCGGTTGCAAATGGCTGCGTTGACGGAGTGAAGTTCGCCGTGTAACGTGCGATGTTCGACACCCGGAACTCGTCAATATAGCCAGTCCACACGCTGGACAGATTGTTATTATTGCCGAGCACCAGATTGGCTGTATTGTTACCAAAGGTGCCGCCAGCGACGCTACCGATTGCGACGCCGTTCTGGTAAATGGTCCAGGTACCTTGATACCGCACCAAGGCCAGATGGAACCACTGATTCACGGTTGGGTTACCTGTAGCGCTGAGCGCAGGCGTACCCGAGGCCTGGTCAGTCAGCAACTGCCACACACCTGAGACGTACTGCAATCGTGCCCATGGGGCTGCGCCGGAATCCTTACACAGAAAACCCGCTGACTGACTCGCATTCGTGCACATGGCCCAGCATTCGTAGGTCATGTCGCCAGTCACCGCACGGTACTGGGGCGCATCTGTGATGACCACCGCGCCATTGGTGGATGGGGTCGGGTAGAGCGACGCAGTACCGAACTTGGCTTGCGCATTGGAGACCGTAGCGCTGCCATTCAGGGCAAAGGAAAAGTTCCCGTAGTTCGCCAGCTGGCTGGTACTCACGCTCGGTGCGAGCGCCGTGCTGGTAATCGGACCCAGTCGACCATTGGGCTTAGTCGCATCCACATCGAGGAAGTAGAAATCCCGATAGGCCTGCATGCCGCCACCCGCTGCCGTGTAGTACGTACCCCCAAACACGACATACTGGCATCCTGAGGGCAGTGAACCGGAAGCCGTCTGGATACCGTTGACATATGTCTGATACGTCAGGGCTGTCATGTCGACAAAGACTTCGACATATTGCAACGCTGTCGCCCCGTAACCCGGTCGTGCCAGCTGAGCTTCCGTGAGCACCGAGGCAATACCGGACCCGGAATTGGTCAATCCCGATAGCGCAGTGAGAAAACCCGCCACTGAAGCGGTCGTCGAACCGCTCGAAGACGCATAGGTGCGAAAACCCATCCAACCCTGGGTCGCGCCGTTTTGCAACCACCCCAGGTCAGCCAGAGAAACGACGTATCCGGCGTTATAGCCAGAATTAGGGGAGGGCCCAAGCGCGATCGCATTGGTGGGCGTATAAATCGCCGCCGCCGCAGCATTTAAGCCAGTCATCACACCACCTGGCATACCGTACTGAGTGTTCAGGGTATTCGAAGCGTACGTGGTCCCAACAGGCAAGGTGAAATTGGTATTGAGCGGAACATGATCAAACGAGATTAATGCGCGAAGCGTCATGATTGCCTCTTAGGAGTAAATCGAAATGCGTATGCCAGGAAAGCCTCTGGGAAGCTTTCCCAGAATCGGCATTACAACACCGGCGCAGGTGTTTCGTTGTACTGCAGCACCAGCAGGTTGTGCGGACCCTCTGCCCACGGCAATTGCACAATCAACGCATACTTGAACAGCGCGTTCGAAGGCAGGTGCGTGTGGTTCTCGCCGTTAAAGAGCACAGTGGCGCCTGCCAGCGTGTAAGGCTCTTCTTCCTTGTCCGTCCAGTTAGCACCATGCGCACCCTTGTCATGCGTGCTCAGTGAGGCAGCCAGCAACGTCGCATCCGACGCACTGAGTACTCCCACAGGTACTTTGGACAGCTCGTCGCCGTCACTGGAAAAGTCTGTGAAGAAGAGATAGTTCGGCCAAAAAGTCGTTGCCATCTCACATCCTTGTTTTAGAAGCCACTCAGCGTACTGGAGTAGAACAGATTGCTGATGTTCGGGAGCGGCGCGAATACACAATCAAAGCTACCGATGTAGCCGGGTGAGCTCGCGAGCGCCGTCAACGCCACGTGGGTATTGCCATCGCCTCCGACTGTCGTCGAGACGTCAGCGATGTCGTTCATGGTCAGTGTAAAACCGTACTGGTCACGAATCGTGTTCAATACTGTCGAGACGTCGTTATTGGGCGCGGCCACCAGCAACACTGGACTAAAGTTCGCCCACGCGCCCAAATCGAGTCGGTCGTAGTACAGCGTCATTTCACCCCGAAGCGGTGCTCCGGCGTTCATCGACACGTGAACCTTGGTGTTCTTACCGTTCGCCACTCCAGCCTGCTCAGCGGTCGTAGTGGGCTTTAACGCCACTACTGTAAACTGACTGGATGTCACTGTCACGCCAGCGGCAGCACTGATTAACGCAGCGAGGTCGTCGCTCGAATTTTGATACAGACTCACTTCGACCTCCCTTTAGTTAAAGTGCAGATAGAAGGTGCCCTGAAACCAGGACCCCGCCACCGCGGTGATCGTCACTACAGACGCAAACTTGTTGCTATTCGCGCCCGGCACTGACGCCGAAGGCAGCGTATAGCGCGACACCAACAGATTGCCTAAGCCACCCGCGGTGGCCGAATCCTGCCCGCTCAGATTCAGACTTGGCAGGCTCTGTTGCAGAAAAGCCAGAATACCTGCCAGCGCACTACCTGCAGTGAGCCAGTTTGACGGGGTCGGCGTCGAGGACGAGCTCAGCGCCAAAAGCTGCGTGCGAATCTTCGAGCAGTCCAGCGCGTAGCTCAACACATCCGCTTGGGGCTTACGACCCCCGCCGAAGGTGTTGCCACCCGGATACAACTTACCCGTCAATACCTGGCTCGCGATGACCTGGCTCATGTACGGCACACCCTGCGTCCACTTGAAGGTGAACGACCCTTCGTAACACAGGGACGTCGACACCATAGTGAGCGTGTAGGACGTCCCAGAGGTGAAGGAGGGGTTGCTAAAGTCCGTCGGCACCAATTCCGTGCCGTACTTTGTATTGAACGCCGTACAGAACTGCGCTGCTGTCATGGTGGTTGAGCCGAGATAGTTATCCAGCGTCAACGTCATGCTGCGGAAAAGATTGGCGAAGTTAATTCGCCGGTAGTACAGCGTCTGCGTCCCGATATACTTGCCGAGGTTACCCGGCACTGAGAGCAGTCTAAGACTCGTGTCCTGGATCTGTCCCGACCCAGGCGTTACTGCAGTTGGCACCAACGAGCGTAGCATCGCGGTCGTCAGAGGCACCTTCAGACCGGGATTCGACGTGTTAATCAACCCGAGCAAGGTGTTCAACTGCGTGTCAAGAAATGGGTACATTCAACACCTCGTTTCAGGGAGTGGGGGTGACCCACTCCCCTATGCTCTCGACTTAGAAGTTGTTCGGGTCGAACGGATCGTTGTAGTGCAGATACAGCAGACCCGAAGGCGTCGTCTGGTTCGCCGCCAACTGAATAGCCATCACGTACTTGTAGGCCGGATTGGTTGGGTTATTCACCGCATCATTCAGGCCGTTCGAGACGATGGTTGCCCCCGTCAAATTCCAGGTCGTGTTGGCACCCGTGTCCACCCACAACGACTTACCTGCACCCACATCCACAGCTTGAATGGCCGCCAACACAGCATCGAGCTGAGTCTGCGTCATCGCACCCGGCGCGTACGACAGGAACGTCGACTGCCAGGAGGTGAAGTCGTACGGATACAGATAGGCCGGGCCGTACACGGCCGACGCAGGCGGTGCTGACGCATCTGCCACCGGATAGTTAATACCCGGCAGTTGCGTAGTCGCCGCGGCCGCATCGAGCAATACACCGCCCGGCACCACATTGAGCATCACACTACCTTGCCAGCCGAGCGAATTCGGATCAGCCGAGAGCTGCACCTGACCCGTGCCGTCGCCATTGAGCGTGATCGGCAGATTCTGCAAATCACCCTGCACGAACTGAATACCCAGGTAGTAAGCCAGCTGCGGCAAGATATCCCAGGTGTGTTGCGGATTGCTCACGGCCAAATCCGTGACGCCGGACAGATTGGCCAGCTGGGCCAAGTCCAGGCGATTGTAAAGAATCACCTGGGAGCCTTGATAATTCGCTGAAGCCGCTGTCACTTTCACAGCGGTATTGCGATCGCTTGATAGACCCTGCCAGGTTCCCGACACCACTTTCGGATTCGAGAACGACAGATCGGACGCCGTAAACGTCGTCGCGTTGGCCGCATTGATCGCGTTCAGCAAATCAGTCAAGGATGGGAGTTGAAAAGTCGACATATCTCACCCTTAAACGTTGTAGTGCATGATGATACGGCCCGCACCCCACGAAGCTCCCGCAGGCAGATCCATATACAACGCACGGTTGAAGTACTTGCTGTCTGCTTCCGGCAAGGTCGCGCTTGGCAGGATCACGTTCGTGAACTTGATGCCATACAGACTGTACGGGGTCGAGACCGGATTGGTCAGGTTGTACTGCGTGGTAATCGCTGCATTGATCGAAGCAAGCAACGAGCTATGGACCGTCGCGGGTGCGCCAGTTTGAGTACCCAAGCCGTAACTAGTTAAGAAACCAATGGCTATAGCCAGACTCTGGCTCGCCGCCGCCGCGGCCTGGTTAAGCGCATTCGTCCAGTCAATCGAGTAGAAGTCCAGATCCGGCACGTAGATCGAGTTGTCGACCACGTTACGCGCGCCAGGGAACACGCGCGCGTTTTCCAGACTCGTTACCGAAATCATCGAACCGATGTCCTGCGGTGCCTGGACCCAGTAAAGCGTAAAGCTTCCGATGAAGCCAGGACTGCTGGTTTGCGCAGTGACCGTAATCGAGCTATTGCGCGTACCGGCGGCTAGACCGATGGCCGCCACTGCGTTGGTGTTACCTGTGGGTAAGCTGCCATCCACGACGTCGGCCGTCGTGAGACTGAGACCATACTTGGCGTTGATCGAGGGCAACAGATCCGAGATCTTGTACGGCGACCCGGCATTAGGCGAATACTTGTAAATAACGATCGGCAGATTGCGAAACAAAATGCCGAAGTCCAACCGACGATACAGCAACGTGGTGTTACCCACGTATTTCGTCCCAGCCTGTGCGGTGACCTTGATCGACGTATTCTGAACGTTACCACCCGTGGGGGTGACGGCGGTCGGCGTCCCGTAGAGCGCATTCGTCGTGGTCAGCGGTACAGGCAGAGACGGATTCGCTTGGTTGATCAGGTCAACCAGCATCTGCATGGACTGCTTGGGATAAAGAGACATGGTTCAAGCCCTAACGATTTTCGAGGACGTTGTAGTGAAAGTACAAGGCACTGCCATAGAAGACACCGCCCCAAATCGTACCGAGAATCACTACCCGATCAAAATTCTTGTTGCTGTCAGCAATCTGCGAGGTCGCGTAATCGCTTGCGCCGGTACGACCATACTGGGCGTTTGGAAAGTAAGGAATCCCGACTTTCGCACAGGCTGCGCTAAGCGTCGCGTAGTCCGCAATGCCGTTGTAGCCGACGTTCTGATTGAGCGCGTAGTACTTAATCGCCAGCGCATCACGCATCGACGTGAAGTCGTAGTTCCATAGGTAATCCCGACCATTGAGTCGATACGGGACATGGTTCACCACGGCGGCGCTATAGTCGTCAAACATCGTGTTCAGTCGATTACTCGCGATCACCACATTCAGGTGCGGCTTATCGTGCGTGATCGTGATGTCGACTGAGCCTTTCCACCCGAGCGAGTCATCGGCTGCCACCAACGTCACTGTGCTCGAACCGAGCAGCGGCGGTGTGGTGATGTCCTGCGGAACAAAATCCTCCTCTTGCAGGAACGTCCCCAACGACGCATTCATCAGCGTCGCAATGCTCGCCAGCGTAAAGTTATCCAGCGAGGCGAGCGAGACCCGACCTGCCAGATTGGAGAGCGGGACACGGGTGTATTGAATCACCGCGTCCCCGTAATAGCCTCGGCCTGGCACCCCTGTGACGTCCACCGTGGTATCGTAACCCACTGCACCATCGGGCGCAGCTTGCGGCGTACCAAAGATCAGGTTCTTATCCGAGAAGATCGGATTCGGAGTGAACGTCTCATTGAGCAGGATAATCAGCTGCTCTCCGGAGAGAGTCGTCGGCTGTGACGTAATGCCTGTCATCACTCTCTCCTTGGATTAATCAACATAGAACTGATCGGTGATCGGCGTGAAGAGGGCCGAATACCGGGCGACATTACTGATGCGGAATTCCTCGAGGTACGCTTGCGCAGGCGCAGTCGTCACGAAGGGGTCGCCACCAATCGACAGCATCCCTGCGTTGTTACCCCAGGTCTTGCCGGTTGCCGTTGCGGTGGCTTGCGGTACACCATCCACATAGAGCGTCCACACGCCTACTTTGCTGACCAGCGCGATGTGCTGCCACTGATTGAGCACTAGCTTGTTAGCAGGCACCGTGAGTGTCTGGCTACCCGGCGTAATAGCGTCCTGATCCGCATAGACCACCAAGGTCCCGTCGCTATACACCTGAATGCGACCACCCGAACTGGCGTCATCCGGCGCCTTCATGGCCAGCACCTGGACGGCGTTGTTCGCGAGCAGATACTGATCGAACTCGATGGTGAAGTCTGAGGTGAGACGCAGCTCAGCGGAGTCCGCCGTCGTCACGTTTGCACCTGCAGCCAACGCGGCCAACGAAGAACCACCCCAGAGCGACCGAGCGGTGGAGATCGCAGCCGGTGCATTGGCGTTCAGCACTCGCGACGGATAAGCCTGGTCGTGCAAAATGGTCGAGCCATTGATGCCGTCAAAGCGCAACAGCATCGCAGTCTTCACAGGTGGCAACACATCCGTGTTTGCATACGGGTCGATGAGACCATAATGCAGGAACATGTAGCCCGAGTAACCCAGCGAGTACGAATTGTTTAGCTTGACAATCAGCACGTACTGATAAGCCGGATTGGGCGTGCAGATGGAATCACCCAGCGGCACAAAATCCGACACCAGTCCGTTGTACACCACCGAGGCGCCTTGCAAACTGTACTGCGCCGCTGCAACGTTGGTCCAGTTGTTACCGGTCAGTGCTTTCAGATCCAACGTCAATTGCGTGAGATCATTGCTCGAGGTGTTGTAGTTCTGCAGATGCGCCTGATACGGCGTCATGTCGCGGAAGTACGAATACAACTCACCGAAGGGCTTGCCTGCGTCGGTATTCGGATACAACAGGCCCGAGAGCGTTGTGCCGGTCGCCACTGTAGCTAGATCGTAGTTACCCGCTTGGAACGGTAATGTTACCGAACCAATCCAGCCGAGCGAATTCGCTTGTGCCACCAGCGTGACTGAGCCTGAGCCGTCCGGATTGATCACGAGCGGCGTGCTGTCGTTGAGGTCCCCGGCGACAAAGTTCAGACCGAAGTTCGCATTGAGCACGGCCCAAAAGTCCGCGACCGTGGTCCAGCCGTTGCCGAAGATCGGCTGCGGCAAGAGGATCGCCAGATCAGCGAGATTCAGGCGGCGATAGTAAACCGTTTGTGCACCTTGGTATGGCGCGCTCACGTCATTGACCGTAATCAGCAACGACGTGTTTTCAATCCCCTGGGGGTCCTGATAGACGACAGGATTGCCAAAGGTGTACTGACTGGGGACGAGTGTCACGCCCTTGTTCTGAGCCGCAATCGCAGTCAGAATCGCAGTCAGTGGTGCGGGATAAAGCGTTTGCGCCATGACTAATCCTAGCTCTGGTTATAGTGGAAGAGCGCCGCACCGACGTAGGTGCCACCCACCACGTTTTTCTGAACCACGACCCGTTCGAAGTTGGTGTTCGCGCCAGGATACTTCGAAGTCGCGTAATCGGTCACCGTGTTCGCTGCTGGCGTGGGCCAGTCCGTGTAGCCAAACTGTTTCTGAATCGCAGCCTTCAGCAACGCCAGGTTGGCCCACGTCCCGTTGCTTGAGACGGCCAAGGCATTGGCTGAGGCAGTGGTGCTAAAGAACGGCGACATATCGACATTCCACATCTGCATGCCAATGTCGAGCTTGTTCAGCGTTGGGTCGATCTGGTCGTAGTTTTGCGTGTCCAAACTCACGCTACGAATCACTGAAGACAGCTCGGGCGTGATCCGCTGAAATTCCAATACCATCGAGCCGGTATAACCGAGTGAGGTTGGCTTGGCAATGATATTGATGTTGACTGAGGCACCTGCATCGACACGCGCAACATTGGTGTCAACAACGTCGTCCTGTGTGAAGTTCAACCCCAGATACGCATTGACAATGTCGAGCATGTTGTACAACGTATCGGCACCCACGCTGCGCATGACCGGAATATAGTCGTAAGCTTGCGTGAGGTTAATGCGCTGATACTTGAAATCTTGATACCCGTGATACACGGTCCCCAACACCCCGGTGGTCGGGACGATAGAAGACTTGCCGTCCGAAGCACTCGGGTCCAGGCGCGCGCCACCCAGATACAGGTTACTCTTGGTAACCGGTGTCGGAAGGTGCGGGTTTGCCTGATTGATGAGTGCCAACAGCCGGTCGGAAGCGACTGGCACAAAAGACATGCTTACCCCTTAACGAATAAAGAGGGGACCCGAAGGTCCCCTCTCGTTTTAGGTCTGAGCCAACAAAACGACTTAGGACGGTTGGACGTACACCAGACCCGTGAGCGTCGGCGACGTAATGACGCTCGACAGCGGGATGTCGTTGGAGCGCAGCGTGAGGGTCATCACGCCTTCGTAGACGACCGAATCCGCCGTAGCCGCGATCTGGAAGTTGTGCTCTTCGTTCGGGATGCCGCCGGTGAAGGTCGGCAGCGGGCCGTCCGTGTAGTCAGCCGCCGTCAGGTTGATCTGGTACGCAGCGTTCACTTCCGGAATCATATCCGAAATGTTCGCTGCATTGCCCAGTGCGTAGACGGTGCTGCGCGCGCCCGGAATCGTCGACAGGTCGACGCGGTTGTAGTTCACCACCACGCTACCCGTATAGCCCGAACCAGCTTGCGAGGACACGGTGATCTGCGTGTCCGGGTTCGGATTGGTGCCCGTCATGGCCGTCGGAATGCCGAAGGAGATGAGCGCGAGCGTCAGGGCACTGGCGTTGTCGTGGTTGATCTGATCCAGAAGGACCTGATCGGGGTCTTTGGTAAAGTCAAGTTGCCATGCCATTTTCGATACCTTCTGGAAGGTTAATGGAGTCGAAGGAAAAAACACATTCGCATAGGATGCGCCAATTTTTATTGCTTACACAAGGGGCTGGACGTAGACCAGACCACTCAGCGTAGGACGCACAATCACCGAATCGAGGGGAATTAAGGCCCCCGGCAATTGAACCTGGAACTCATAAGTCGAGTCCAGCCACGCTAGGGAATTGGCACCGATCGCAGTCAACTGGTAGGTGCTTTGTTCTTCGCTGTAGACTGTGTCTTCAACTTCGTCAGGCGTCAGGTTAAGGCCCAACGCTTCGTTGATCGCATCCAACGAAGCATGAATAGAAAACGGAAACGCCTCGATGACGACGGGCTTAACATAGCCCGCAGGCAGCAACGACAGTACGCTTAATGGTAGACGCCTGTAATGGATGTCCTCCGGCCCCACGTAGTCAGTCCCTGCCACCGGGGTGAGCGTCACCTGGGTATTCCGTCCCTGAGCATCTGTGTACTCTTGGGGTTGTCCGTACGTAAAATCAACGTGCTCAACCCGATGCAAACCAGGATTGTAGACGCTAATCAAAGCGGTCAAACGATCGCTACTCAATCCACCGTAAGGCTTAGGTGTGGCCATGGTGTTGGTCCCGAGATTGAATAATTAATCATAGAATTGACGATATTTTCTTACTGGGCCCTGTCAACGGCATAAAGGGAGAGCCGAAGCTCTCCCCCTAGGTCAGGGCGTTAAAGCACGCAACCCTTGATAGCCGTGAGTGTCTTCCTTGAAACAGCGAAAGGGCTGACACACCTGCAAAATCGCTCCGTGTTCGAGATCGGCTACGAGTAACCGCGCGAACTCTGCCACCGGGATCAACGGCGTAGCCTCGGGCAGAAGCGGAGTGATAAAGGATATGGTGCCAGCCGTTGCGGCAACCACCACATAGACAAGCGCTGACATCACGAGCGCTCGGGCCAGTAGCTGACGCATGTTGCTCCCCTCGTAAAACGTCGACGCTATCGTGCTCGACTAGGACGTCCCCTGAGACTGGCCTTGCGTAAAGATCGTAAGCGCAGTACGCGTGACGTGTCGCGCTACGGTCAAACCTGGAGCCGCCATTTGCACGGAGTGGTGAGCCTTCAGGAGAACCCCGTACATCTGTTCAATGGAGTCATCGGACAGATACAGAATACGCAGCATCATGCCAGGCACAATCAACGAAGGATCGGTGTGTTCCCACACAAGCCCCACCAGGCCGCCATTACGCTGAGCCAATGCCGAGTATTCCAGATAAGGATTGGCAGTGATGCGGTTAGGCGATACCTGCACATTATTCATGCCATTGGGACGCTGCGTCGAGACAAACTCACTGTTGATCGAACCTCGTGCGGCGAGGGTCTTATTGTCCTGGGTGTAGACAAAGCCCTCCATCATCTTGCTGGCATCCGCAAAGCGCAAGCCGTTGCCTTGCGAGAGCTGCTTGGAGTCAGAGCTATCCTGGGTCTTGACAGTGCCGGTTGCCAGAATGACGAGGTTGCTGCCGTCCTGCCGATAAGTACGATCCAGGTTCGGATACTTGTTCTCCGGGATGATGATAATCGTCGCCTGCGAGAACGCCTGACTGTAGCGAGTCGGATCGTAAAGCGGATAGACATGCCAGAAGCCGTCTTGCAGGTAATACCCCATCCCTGCACCGTACACACCGCCGCACTTCTCCTGCACGTACTTCGGCAGGTTCACGAGCTTCGTACCCTGCGGAATTACCAGATGATCGCGCCTGGTGGTATTATCCGCTGGCACCATTTGCACACCCTGCACGGCTTGCGCGCCATTCACCATGATGTTGCTCGACTGCTGGGTGAGCACACCAGTGATGACGTCTTGCGGCGTCATGTAGCGAAAGATGTTGCCGTAGGTGCGCATGCGCAATTGCTCGAGGGCCTTATCCACCAACTGGAAGTTGATGTTCAGGAGCGAGACGCGATCCAGATCGTCTTCGGACACCACGTTCCGACCATTACCACTTAAGGTCGGGTTACCCCGATCCACCAGCGTGGCTGTAAAGCGCTGTTGCTGCACTTGCTGGGCGGTGTTGGTCGTGTCCCTGGTTTCACTCAAGGGCGTCTTGATGATCGTGATGTCCAGATTGCTCTGGTTGGGGTAGACCTGATACGCGTACTTCCCTGCTGGGATCAGGAGCTCCACCATCACCACGTCACCGTAGTTCAGCTCATAGTCCGCCTGGATGTCATAGGACACCAGCTTAAGCGGCACCAGGTCCACACCCGTCGCATTCAGGTGAATGATCGCGGACCATGCAAAGTGCACGGGATTGGGCGCAGCGGTGATCGCTTGCACCTCTTGATACAATCCCGACTGTTCCAGTTCCATAGGGGCTCCTTACTTCCACTTGTCGCTTAAGCCCGGCACGGGGATACGCTCGCCACTCTTTTCCGGCAGCCTCTGTTGGGGCAACAGGCCGCGGTTCAAAGAGCCCGCCTGCAGGCGGCGAGCAAACACATCCGACATGTCCTGACGGTCCGGATATTGCTCGGCGAGTTTCTCCTCATCGGTACGGGTATCCTGCGGCTGGATCGAGGGCTTGGCGACGAACATGTTGCCCCGCGAGACACGCAACGAGCTGGAGATGTGACGCTGCAACACGTCTTCCATCCACTGGTTGGTGAACTGGTACTTGGCGTGCGAGTAGACGAGGTTGGCAAACTGATCCAGATCCACCAGATCCTGCAAGGGGGCGTCACCCGTATTCAGGCTCGACTCCAGGTGCTTCTTCCAGCCTTGCAGATGCAAACTGATGGCCTCGTAAATCTCCTTGCAATCGTTGCGGTTCTTGACGTAGACATGCACGCCCGTCTTGGTGTACTCGACCATCCGTTCAATGGTGAGCATCCGATCCACCAGCTCATTGGCCGTCGCGCGATCTCGATCCGGGTCACCCGACATGGGTGTGCCGAAGTGTTTGATGTGCTCGACGGAGCGCGAGGCGTTAAACGGCACACGACACCACCACAACTTTTCAAAGATGTAGTAGTCCGTGGTAAAGGTTTCGTTGATAACAATAGGCATGATGGGGCCTTCCTTATTATACCGCGCGAATCGCTGCGTTGATCAGGACTAGCACGACGGGGAGGTAATAAAAACGCTCGAGCCCACCCCAGGCATGGTAGGTGTCGCAGAACTGCAAGAGCAGCTTGCGATTGATCGCCTTACCTTGGAGGAAATCTCGAACACACAGTTCCAGCTTGGACTGACCGTCCGGGTAGTTGTTGTAGAAGGCTTCCGAGAACACGTAGTAATCGTCACACAACACCGGATTGATCAATGGGGCATTGCCGTAGATCTGCAGACCCTGCTCCTGCGTCGGATCGAGCAGGTCTTTAAGCGTACCCTTACGCGACTGCACTGGGCTCAAGGCGATCGTGCCGTCGGCGCTCTTAATCGCAGGCAAGGCTGCAAAGTCCACCGTGAGCTCCGGGTCGATCGGATACACCACCCGCCGAATGCCGGAATAGTGAATCCCTTCGAGCATGGCGTTGCGCGTGAAGAGGCAAGCCGGGACGAGCCCAGCACGCTTGTTCACAAACTTCATCAGGTGGTCATCGCGATTGACCAGCGCATCCCAGATCGTGATCGACTTCATCACATCGTCGTCATCACAGTTGAGAATCCGGTTCTGACGGATCAGGTACGTGTCCCAGGTGGTGAAGAACTTCATCACCGCCTTCATGACAAAGTGATCGTACGTCGGCTCGGGTTGACCAGGCAACACCAGGGTCTTGTACTCGTTGGACGAGAACATCTTGAAGTACATCGCCACCAGATCGCGGTAACGATCACCGAGCTCGTTCAGGTCATGCCAGTCCTCTTCCTGAATCAGGGGGTTCTGGCCATGGATCAGAAAGTCGCGCAGGAAGTACAGATTCTGCACGGTCTTGCTGACCAGGTCGCTCATGCGTTCCTTGGTCGCTTCATCGACCAGGACGTACTCGATGTAGTAGCAGGTGTCCTTATAGATCGAGCGCTCTTCTGAGTGCGTAATCTGACAGATGCCTGCGCGGCCGTCGAGCAGCGCGACCACGAACATGTCGCCTTCATTGGGCACCACGAACGGATACATGTTCGCGTTACCAGTGACCGCCATGGTCTTTTGGTTGCCGTCCTGCGTGCTCTTCAGATCCTGCATCACCTTCAGTTCAAGGTTCTGAATCCGTCGGTACTGCTGATAGATCCCTTCCTTGTCGACCGACTGGCCGGTGAGCGCATTGTCCTCATCGATCACTTGCGAGAAGTAATCGACCGTCATGCTCATGCCCTCGATGTTCGTCAAGAGCGATTGCTGCGGGATGAGGGTCGTGTCGACCACCACGCCACGGTAGGCAGGTTTAGAGATCTGAATGGTAGCCGGAACAGGCGTCGCAATCGGCGAGTTCGGCACTTCGTCAAAAACAGGCATGGTATTCCTTTAGCAAGAGCAGCCGTCGTCATGCGGATCAGCCGGAGCCAAGCCCGGCACATAGCCCCACGTCGCGGCATTGGTATTCACACCATCCACAGCCCGACCCGTCTGGATAAAGAGGGTGCCCACGTTCCAGCCAGTCGGTGCGTTCTGCTGCGCCGCCGTCGCCCCATTGATCGCGTTGATTGCTTTTTCGAGACACGGCCAGGTGACCCAGGTGTCGCCCACAATACACGGCAGCAATCCTCGACCCTTGAGCGTCGGATCAATCGCATCGAGCAGCTTGATAAGACACGGCGCGCAATCACGCAAGCGATCGAGTGCCGCGCGTGGAATGAGCCGCAGGTTCTTCACCAGACTGATGCGCACGTGATAGGTCTGACGCAGATCCATGTCAAACGTCGTCTTCACATTCAGATCGGCGTCGACCGTCAGCTTATCGGGGGTTTGCAGGAGCTGACCCGTATAGAGGCTCACGTTAAAGATCGACTGCATCGGCTGCGTCATGTACGGCCACTCTTTTTCCAGACAGCACCGGATGTCAGGGTCCATCATGATGTCCCCACCGATATTATCCGTGAGGTTAAAGAGCGCGCGTGGGTTTGCCGGATCGATCCTTACAAGCGCGGTCATCAAGCGCAGCGTATTCGGTACCACACTAAACGGGATAAACTCGTCGTAGGAGGGCACCTGATAGCCTTGACGCCGTTGCATGTAGTGCATCGGACCACCCGTCTCGAAATACGCAAACATCTTCGCTGAGAGCGCATAACGACGCAGCTGGTTTTCGATTTGGTACATCGGTTGATCGGGTGGCTCCGGATGGTACTTGATCATCTGGTTGTGGACGATCAGCGGATACTGCATCGCGCAGGCGTTCGGTTTGTCGTACTTGAACTTGTACGAGAAGCCAATGGTCCAGGTCGAGCCATCGTCTTCCTTGCTGCCTTGCTCGGGCTGACCTTCCCAGTCAAACCAACCCAGCACACGGATCTGTGACTCCGCAATCCCCCAGCGACCATTGCGTCCGGCCTGGTCGGTTAAGAAGCGCGCCTTACTGGTGCGGTGGTTCTTAAAGTAGGTTGCGAAATCCTCATCGTACCCGGCCACATTCTCACGCAGTCGATGAATCTCGCTGAGCACCACAAACATCTCTTCGGGCACCAGGTAGTGATAGGCGATCTGATGCACAAACTGCTCACGGCCCTGGGCGGTGCGGTTCTTGATTTCATCGCGCCAGCGCGTAGCCTGTTGCTTACTGCGGGCTCGGAACTTCACCGTCACCGTGGTGTCGCACGAACCGTACACCGGCTTGATCCCCACACCCAGCGCGTCATCACGAAAGATAAAGGGATTCTCCGGCCGCCATACGGCCGACGAGAGCAAGCGGTCTTCCTGGTACTGCTCATCCACTTCGATCGTCAGTTGCGAGGTGTACGCAAACTTCGTCGCTTCGGGATGCGTCGAGGTAATCGACGAGCCATCTTGCATGGCGCGCTCAATGTCACCCGGATAGTTGATGCGGATGTCCTTCGGCAAGCCCGTACGCTTGATCATATCGCGCACGATGTTGTACACCACCGGGCGCGTAATGCTCTCGTACGTCTCGTGAAGCTCCACCATGATTTTGGGCATTTCTGTTCCCCGGCTATAATTTCATCATAGGATCGGCGTCATAGAGGCAGGACCGAAGTCCTGCCTCCATTATGCCCTTGGGGCTTAGGCCGGTTGTGCTTGACCTTGCAGCTCGCCGACGAGCGACTTTTCCTTGTTCGGATCAGCCACTTCGTACACCGAGTTGTAATGCGCGATGATCATCATCAGCGTACGAGCGACGCCAATCACCTTGGTGTAGAACGCCACGCTCGGCTGTTGTACCCAGCGCGCAAGCGCCGAGTTAAAGTCGAGCATGCTCTTCACCATGGCGGCTTCGACCGGTTGTTGCTCGGCCATCTTGCCTGCCTCGATGACGACGTGATCTGCCGCTTGTTCGAGCTTTGCACGTGCTGCCTTGAGTTGCTTCAGGCCACCGTGCGAACCATTGAACTGCGCGATCTTCTGCAACGCATCGTTCATGAGCTGGACCGCATGCTCGTAGACCGCTGCAGTCGCGTGCTTGAAGACCACGTCGTCGCTCTTCGGCTCTTCGCCTTCGAGCATGGTGAGACCGCCGTGACGCAGACGTTCGATCGCTTCGAAGTTACCGACGCTACCGCTGTCCTTGAACTCACGGAACTGGAAGTACGTACAGCCGAGCACTTCCTGGCAGGACATGAGCGTGAACTCGCCCTCGTTCGACAGGAACGGCAGCGGGAAGCTACTGCGCAGCTTTTGCGACTGCACCAAGGCCTGACGCATTGCAGCAGCGACGTCATCAGTCGTCTCCGGCGTCCACTTCACAATGGCAGCCGCCAGTGCATCGGTCAGCGTGACCACGCGTTGCGGATTGTCGACGTAGACGAAGTTCACCGCGCTCACGAAACGCTCGAGCTCTTTGGTGAACTCCGGCATCGAACGCGTGACACGAATGCCGTTCGAGAAGTAGTTCATCCCGTGCTCGACATTCATCGCCGGATTCGCGCCGTACTTCAGTTGACCCGTGCGGTTCTTCATCTGCTTGACGAGCAGCTGCAGCTTCGCATAGATCGTCGGCAGAATCACGTGAACCTTGAAGAACTTGTCAATCGCTTCCCAGATCTTCGCACAGAGCGCCTTGATGGCCGCCCAGAGCTTACCCGCCGTTTCCCGCCAGTTCTCCGTGGCGATCTGCTGACCCACGGCCAGCTCAGGACCACCGAGCAACTGTTCGGGCGGCATGTCCGTACCGGCACAGGCCATTTGCGCGACGTTGTCGATCAGGTCGAGCTCAGTCGCACTCGGCTTTTCGATTCCATCCGCGATGACGGCGAGATCTTCGATGGCTTTCGCCAGGTCCGTCATGCGTTCGGTTTCGCACAGCAGATCTTCAGACTTGGCCGCTTGTTCATTGGCTTGGTCCACGAGGATGATCTGTTCCTCGAGTGACACTCGAAAAGTCGAGCGCACGTCCTCCGACGGGGGCGTCGGAGCAAAGTGTTTACGCAGCATGTTGACGTGCTCCTTGTTAGGCGGACTTGCCGAGAACGACTTTACCGTCGATGCTCAGCTGACACCAGGCCAGCACGAACCGGCAAGCACTGACGATGTAGCTGTAGAACGGCAGGGTCGGCACTTGCGCCCAACGGGCGAACATCGCATTCAGGTTCAGTGCGGCCTTGAGTTCGTGCTCAGCTTCCGCTGCGCCTTCACCTTGCACCGTGCCCGAGAAAGCCGCGACGGCCTTATCAGAAACTGCCTTCAGGCGATCCGACACGCTCTTCAACTTCGGTGCATGTTGGCTGTGGAAGTTCTCGATCACCGCCAGCAGCGTTTCGGCACCCTTGAGCGCTTGTTGCAACATCGCGCGATCCGACAGGTAGAAGATTGCCTGGTGGCCTTGCGTGTAGCCGTTGTGCGTCATGCGATCGGCGTCACCCTTTTCGAGCGTGATACCCGAATGACGAATCGCGTCGAGGGCTTGCGCAGCAGGCATGTTCGGCTGGACCTTGAAGGTCTTCCCGATCAGCATGCCATTGCCGAGAAACGACTGGCATGTCGCGACTTCGTAACCGTTGTCATTACCTTCCGAGACTGCCATCGGCAGGCCACCAAAGTTCAGACGGCCGAGTTGCTTCACGACGTTCTGCAACACGTCGTCGACGTTTTGCGGCGTCACGCTGCCAAGGATGGTTTCCAGACGCTGGCCCGTAGCTTCGATTTCGTTGGCGTAGGTGTCGTAAATGAAACCCGCCACCTTGGCCGTCGAATGCAAAGCCTTGATGGTGTCTTCTTCCGTCTTCAGCTGCTCGCCTTCGAAGGAGAACCACTCGCCCAGTTGGCTCAGCGATTCAGCCCGACCTGCTTCAGTCGGCGGCCGGAACCGGTACTTGGTTTCGTCTTGCAGCGCGACTTGCATCTGCTTGATCTTGGATTTCAGTTCCCGCACCACTACGTGGATACGGAAGAAAGCCATGAACTTTTCCCACAGCCGCGCGATGAACGCGAGGATGTTCTTCCACAGCGTCTTCGCTTTTTCAGCGAGGCTTTCGAAGGCGATTGCCTTGCCTTCTTGGAAGCCTTCCATCGCAGGCAGCATCAGCTCCGGCTCGTTGTCCGTTCCAGCGACACCGGCTTGACTGGCGGTAGCGATGAGTTGCAGTTCCGTGGGCGAGGCTTCACGGATGTTTTGGGCAACGGCGGCCAGATCTTCCAGCGCATCGGAGAGTTCGAGCTGCTTGTTGACTTCTTGGAGACCGGACGTGCACGACGTCATGTCCCGGTGTGCTTGGTCGAGGACCAGGGCTTCCTCTTCCAGCGACAAACGACGGACTGGCGGGGCTGCTTTGGGCACCTGAACCACACGCACAGTCGCGGCCATTGTTTTACGCATGTTCTCTGTATCCTTGTCTTAGCAGCAATAACCCCCTCCCAGGCCCCTGAGGACCCAGGAGGGGGCAATCACACGCAAGCTACGTGTTAGGCTTTCGCCGGAGCTGCGCCCGCAGCCGGTGCTGCTGCAGCCGGTGCAGCTTTACCGTGTGCGGCGATCGACTTCTCGACGTACATCAGTGCTGCGTTGCCGGTCTTGATCGCGTAGACGTTGAAAGACTTGAACGGCTCTTCCAGTGCCTTCTTGATCGCCAGCATTCCGGTGCGCTTCGCTTCGTAGCTGCTACGCTGCTCGTCGGTTTCCGACAGGTTTGCGCCTTGAGCCATGACGCGAGCGATTTTCGCGGCTTCCTTCGCGGCTTGCAGAGCGACACCGTACGATTGCTTGGCGTTCTTCACCATGCCTGCCAGTTGTGCAACCTGCTGGGTCATGGCGACCATTTGTTGCGGAGCCAGGATCGCAAGCTTCTTCGCCGGGGAGGCGTTTTCGTTGCTGTCCATGCCGCAGTCGCATGCGCCGAGGTCTTGGCTGATGTCGAAGAACATGTAGACACCACCCGGCAACACTTCGCTCACCACGCCGCCGTTTTGACCGCCCGACTTCGTGAAGCTCGAAACCAGCTGAGCTTGCCACGGGAATGCCACGGTCGGATTGCCTTCCGGTGCACCCAGTTGCGCGAGACCTTGGTCGGCGAGCTTCACCATCTGCGGATACGCTGCGTACAGACCTTGTGCCACCTTGCTCACCGCAGCGAGACCTTGCAACGGCGTAGCGCCGCCCGATTGCAGTGCATTGACCAGGTTCTCGTCGGCGATTTCACGCACCGTCGGCTGGCCCTGAACTGCCTTGGCTTTCTGCTCGACTTGCTTGGCCTTGGCTTCGAGCTGAGCTGCACCGTCGGTGATGCGCTCGTAGAGCTCACTTGCCATTTGGATGCCGACCACGAAGGCCTGGTAGATCTTTTCCCAGATCTTCTTGATCTGTTCGCCGAGCGATTCGAGCGACAGTTGCGACGCGCTGATTTGCTTCGATGCACCACCGAACGATTCGAGCGAGATCGGACGCGGCATTTCCATGTCGAGGCGCTGATAAAGCGCTTCCAGACCGATATGCATCATGCGCGCGCCGTGACGGTTCAGACCACCCGACTCGACAGCCGTCGACAGGGCTTCGCGATAGGCTTCCATCGATTCGACGACTTCGAAACCATCTTCGACACGACGGTTGACTTCGTCGACTTCGCCTTCCGATTCCGCGATGTCCAGCAGTTCCGTTTCCAGACCCGAGGCGCTGTCTTCGACTTGCTCAGCTTCAGCTTCGACTTGCGTCGGCAGGGCGCCCAGTTCTGCGCCTTCGCCACCGGCGAGCTCAGCACCAGCGTCCAGACCAGCGGTTTCAGCACTAGCATCAGCAGCCGGAACTTCACGGCCTTCTGCACGACCGGCTTGTTCGTCAGCGCGCGCCACCAGACGGCGTGCGTTTTCGAGTTCGACCGGATCGATCACTTCGTCGACCACCACAGCTGCGACTTCACCGCCTTCTTCACCTGCCGGGGGAATCGCACCGACGTCGGCTGCACCAGCTTCGCCACCGAGATCGGCACCGAGTTCAGCGCCAGCTTCCGTGCCAGCGGCCGGAACTTCAGCAACAGCACCTGCCGGATCTTGACCGGGGACTTCACCTGCGGCGGCTTCTGCGCCTGCAGCAGCTTCAGCGGGGTCACCCGTCAATTCAGCAGCGGGTTGTTCACCGCCCAGCTCTGCACCGGCTTCGCCGACAGCCGGGACTTCCGGCACTTCATCTGCGGTGCGACCTTCGTCGCCTGCGGGCGGAACTTCAGCAGCGGGGACTTCAGCGGCGCGCGCCGGAGCTTCCAGCTCGCCTTCTTCTTGACGGCGGATTTCAGCTTCGGCTTCTTCCGAGGTCAGGCCGTCGTCTTCGAGCGCGACCTTGATACGCGCGCGTTGGATCGGGCTGAACTTCACCTTCTTCGGTGCCTTGACGGGCTTGCTTTCCAGCGCGCCTGCCGTGCCGACGAGTTCCTTGACCTTGCCTTCGCCACCGGTGGCGACCGAGACCGTCGGGTCTTCGCCGTTCGAGAGTTGCGGATCGACTTCGCCGTCCTTCTTCACCGCCGAGCTGCCGATGTCGCTCTTTTCCTTGGGCTCGTCTTTGCCCTTGGTGCCGTCCATGTCGCCTGCGACCGGATCTTTGTCGTTGGACAGTTGGGGCGGGACTTCGCCTTCCTTCTTGGGAGCCGGGATGCTCTTGTCGCCAGCACCGATCGCTGCTGCGGCTTCGGGCGACAGTTCTGCTTGTTCCAGCGCCTTACGGAAACGGGCGCCAAAGCCAGTACGAATGCTACGCATGGTTCTTTCTTCCTATCGATAGGGTTTAAATCGGAGTGCACTTTACAGCAGAGTACCCGCGCGGTACGTCCTTAATAACCCTGGGTTAGAGTTACTATAGTATTTACGGCTTACTTACTCGTTTACGAGCGTGAACCGAACAGGACGTGCAGCGACAGGAGCAGGTCTTCCAGACCGTTGGGTTGTGCACACCAATCTTGCAGGACATCCACGAGCATCGTATTGCGACGTTGACGAACGTAGCCGTTGGTGGTGATGCCGAAGAACTCAGCCGTGTACTCGCTTACCGGTCCGCGCATTTCGCCGGAGTCCGAATAATCGATCAAGCTGTCCCAGGTTTCCAGCGACATCTCCCGACGACCAGTCAGGATGAAGCGCAGACAATCCTCGAGAAAGCGACGATGCATGTCGCCCACTGAGGCACTTTCGAACTGCTTGAGGTACCAGAAATCGAACGCATCGGTACCAAACGCATTCAACGCCGTAATCAGCACCAGCTTACGGAATTCAAACGCTTCCGCTTTGTAGGTGTTACGGATGTACTTCGAGTACAGCGACTCGACGTTCTCGTTGACTGCGATGGTCGATGAGCTCGGCTGGAAGAGGCTCAGATTGTTCTGGAGCTTCCGGTACTCGTCCTGAAACGGTGCCGGAGACTTCTCAATCCGCGGAGCGAGGATCGCGCCCAGGAAACCCCGCGGATAAATCGTGAACCCCGCATTGGAGACGAGGCCAGCCATTACTTGCCCTCCATCTTCGTGATCTTGTACTGCAGATCCTTGGCCCGTTGTTCCAGATATTCGATTTCCTTCTGGACCTTCGGGTTCGGCTTGCCTTGGCTGACTTGCTCGAGGTTCAGCTTGCGCAGCTGCACCATCTTGAGCGTTTCCTTGGCTTGCTTGTAGCGCGCCGCTTGCCACTCGGCCCACAGCAGGCCCACGCCGTACCACAGGCTCCAGGTGCCGGTGCCGATGATGAGGTTCTGCTTGAGCGGGTCGAGCTTGGCCGCGCCCATCGTTTGCGGCAGCGTGTCGATGTTGTCGTCGGTAACGACGATGTCGGGCACTTCGGCGAGCTTCTTCTTCACTTCGCCGGGGCTTTCCGTCACGACTTCAAAGGCCGTGCAAAAGCTGATGAAGTTGTCTTCGATGAAGGCCTTCTCCGCCGGAGCCAGCGCGTCACGTACCGACGTGATGCCGCTATTTTCCACCTTGGCGGTTTCGCACACGTAGACGTAGTTCAGGAACTGCACCAGGAAGCGCGAGACGAACTGCACGTTGGTCACGAACTGGATGAGCTGCGCCTTCTTGTAGGTCAGGCCTGCGGTCACCACTTCGTCGCCGATCGAAGCCTTGATCAGCTCTTCGACGTCGTTCAGGTTCTGCACCATCAAGGGCAGGCCACGATCGATCGTGACGATGATGTTGCCGCCATTGCTCTTCACGAGGCCCTTCCACGTCTCGATGCGGTCTTGCATCTCGTCGGACTTGAACGACCAGTTCTTCAAGAACACAGCCGCTTGCCCGTACATGGGTTTCAGGGTTTCTTCGATTTCCGCCCGAGTCAGACGGCAATCCTCGATGATGCGATCGCGACCGAACGTCGGCAGCAGATTACGCAAGAAATCACGAATGGAACTCATTTTTGTACCTTGAGGAATGCCGGGTCCCCACTGAAGAGGACCCCAGCCGACAAAGGGGAATCAGAACGACGGGGCGTTACCGAGCTGGTACGCTTTCAGGATCTCGCCGATGTCCGGACCGTCGCCCTTGGTAGCTTGCTTGAGCGCCTTAAAGGGCAGGCTCGTCACTTCCGGGAGCGAACGGTGGTAGAACGTCACGCGATCCCACTGCGGATCGAGCACGGCCACGATCATCAGCGAGGTTTCCTTGAACAGCTTCTCACGCACGGCGAAGTTGCTGAACTTGGCGCTGATTTCGAGCTCAAGCTGGGCGATCGTATTGGTCGAGGTGACCACCATGTTGGAGGCAGTCGCCACCGACGGGTTGCCCGACAGAATCGCCGAGAGCTGGTTGCTACGCTGACGCTTGATGATGCTTGCGTAGGTGCCATCGTCGCTCATCAGGTGCTTCTTGTGCGCGTCGATCAGGTCCAGACACAGCAGGAAATCGCGGAAGAATTCGATGCGACCGGCGCGCCACGCATGGTAACGCTCCTTCATACTCGTCGACTGCTTGTTGCCAAGGCTAAGAATATGAACCAGGGCTTCTGTGGGCGTATCGATTGCGATCAGTCGCAACGCCACCGGAATGATCCCCTTTTGACCGTTGTCGCTGATTTCCACGGACAGCATCTTGCCTACGGAGAGGCTCGCCACTTCCTTGGCTTCCTTGATCGCATCCTTACCGACGCCGACGCTGTCTTCCAGCGCGACTTGCTTGCCGAAGGCGGGCAGCGCATCTTTGTAGCTTTCTTGCGAGAGCATCGAGATGGCACCCGCAGCGTTTCCGGCGATGTTGCCCCACAGGTTACCTGCGGTGCCGCTCGTGATCGGATCACGGCTGGGGTTAAACTTGTCCAACGTGGCCATCACGTTGACATTGCCGATGTGGGCCGAGAGGGCGATCGCTTGCAGGTAGTAACCCGCAAACATCGACTGCAAGGCTTGCATGGCATCGTACGTAGCGTCATGGTACAGCACGTCGGCGTCGACCAGGCAAAGCGGTTCCACGCGAGCGGGTTTGCTGTATTCGACAAGCGAATCCGCACGCATGGCAGCGACTGCGCCGATGGCGTCACGGATAGCGTTGATACCGATGCTTGCACCGGCGACTGCGGCGAGTCCGGTCATGATTTTCCTTCTTTCAGATTAAGGTTTTCAAATGGCTGATCCATACAACATAACTGTAGACGACATCCTGACGGCGGCCGCAACTGGTCAATCCGTTTCCGATATGGTCGATCGAGTTTTCCAACTTGGACCGGCAGGCTCGTTTGATACAGCCATTGGTAACACCGTGTTCGGGCTGAACCATCGGCAACAACCTCCGGCGATCCTCAGCAATCGTGACCATTACGGGTATACGTTCTTTACGCGTCCCCGCATGAACATGACTGATGAGAACCTTCGGACACAGCGTCGCTTTGGTCCGCTGCTCTCGCAGCAGGATTACAGCTGGCAACGCGCCGTGCGCTGCACGCTTGATCCCGAGCTCGCCTGGGCAGACACGCCTGTGACGTGTTCGCTGGTGGACCGACAACAAGCGTTCATACCAATTCTCTCGAACACCCTCCTGTCCATGTCCGGGTGGCCGGACCTGGAAGCCCAGACATTCACCGCGCATGAAGGCATATACAAGGAGTCCTTCAGCATCGTGGATAGCGTGGTCGACAGGTATGAGACATACGATATAACCGCCAATTTCCGGAACCTACCGGGCGATCCGGTCACGCTGATGATGTTGTCGTGGCTCTTTTACGAGTCCTACGTCTACCTCGGTGAGATCGTGCCGTACCCGGACATGCTGATCAATAACGAGATCGATTACCAGACTCGGATTTACCGCCTGGTGATGGACCCGGATAAGCGGCGGGTGCAAGCCATCGCGGCGTGCGGAGCAGGCTTTCCGGTGACCTGTCCGATTGGGGCGAAGTTTAACTTCGAGTCGGATCAACCGTTGAATAAGAACATGGATCAAATCAGCGTGACCTTCCGCTGTGCTGGGGCCATGTACAACGACGACATCCTGATTGACGAATTCAACCGGACGCAGGCGCTGCACAACAACAACATGCACCCGAATAACTTCTCGGGCTACGGTCAGAATACGACCAATCCGAATTATCGGCTGCTGCAGCTTAACGAGGTGGAGCTCTTTAACCACACCGGCTATCCGCGCATCGACCCGGTCACCTACGAGCTGCAATGGTGGGTCGATAAGACCACTTACGGGCGCATGCTGCCGACACTGAATTACCAGCAGGGGTTGATTCAACGCCTCGCTTCCCCGACGAGCTAAAGGAATAGAACATGGCTGCAACCATCAGCGCATTGCTCTCGAACATGCAGAACTACCAGAATAACCCTGCGTTGATTCAGCAGGACATTCTGGACCATCTGGACGTAGTCACCAGTGGTGGGGTCAACATCGTCGATCCGTCCAACCCGTTTGTGTTCGGGCTGGAGTCAGCGACCGTGTGCACCGCGGGCATGATGAGCAAGAGCGATACCAATACGCGGCGCCAGTATCCGCAATTGGCGCAAACCCCGGAAGACCTGTATTACCACATGTCGGACTGGGACTACATCAACCGCTTTGCCGCCCCCTCGGTGGCAATGTTTTCCTTCATCTTCGATAAGGATGAGTTGATCTCCAAACTGGTGACCGATCCGACCACCGGGGTGTCGCAGATCGTGATCCCGCGCAACACCGTGGTGATGATTTCGGGCGTGCAGTTTAGTCTGCAGTACCCGATCGTGATTCGCCAGATGCAACACGGTGGTCTGAATGTGACGTACGATGGCAGCCAGGCGTCGCCGTTGCAGGAACTGACCTCCAATGTGATCGACTGGGAAATCCGTACGGTCAATGGTACGAACTGGCTCTTCTTTGATGTGCCGCTGTACCAGTTCAATATCCTCTCCACGCAGCAAGGGGTGTCGCTTGCCACCAAGTGGCAGACCACGATCAGCTTTAGCGATCAGTTTTACTACGCGCGTGTGTGGGCGGAAAATAGCGACGGCACCTGGACCGAGATGGTCACGACGCATTCGATCGAGGTCTACGATCCGACCACGCCGACCGCAGTCCTGCAAGTGGTGAACCAGACGCTCACGGTCACGATCCCGCAGATCTATATCACCAGCGGTCAGGTGAAGACGTCGGTGCGGGTGGACCTGTATCAGACCAAGGGCGACATCAACATGGATCTGTCGTCGTATCCGCAAAGCGCCTATTCGGCGAACTGGCTGGCGATCGATGCGAACGACAATCTGCCGACGAACTTCTCGGCACCGCTGAAGGGCTTTAACCAGCTGGCGATCTGGTCCAATGATCGGACCGTGGATGGCAATAACGGCTTGACGTTCAGTCAGTTGCGCCAGCGCGTGATGACGAATTCGACCGGTGCGCAAAACCTGCCGATCACCAACGTGCAGGTACAAGCCGCCTTGCAGAACATCGGCTACGATGTGGTCGAGAACGTGGACAACATCACCAACCGGGTGTTCTTGGCTACGCGCGCCATGCCGGACCCGACCAACCCGGCTTTGATTACGTCGGCAGCGGCTTCGATCGAGACGCTCTCGACGACGCTCACAGCGCTGACCACGCTCGAGTCGGTGATCAATAACGGCAACTCGCTCACGATCACACCGGACACCATCTACCAGAGCACCAGTGGCGTGGTGAGTGCGGTGCCTACTGCTGCCGTGAAGGCCTTGCTGGCGCTGCCGCCCGATCAACGGGCACTGGCAGTCACCAAAGGCCAGTACTTCTATTCGCCCTGGCATTACGTGCTGGATAATACGGGGCCGGAGTTTGAAGTGCGTCCGTACTATCTGGATGCGCCGGTGGCGGACACGACCTTCTTCGTTTCGGAGAATGACACGACGCTCTTGCAGGTGAGCACCAAGAGCTACCAGATCACCAAGAACGCGGATGGTTCGGGCTATACGCTGACGATCAGCACGTCGTCCAATGATGGCTGGAAGGCCCTGGCGGATGACAAGGTGTATGTGCAGCTGGCTTACATCCCGGAAGGCGAGAGCGGCTATGCTTACCTGATGGGTACCCTGGTGGGCACCAACACCAGCACCAACGAGCGGACCTTCTCGTTTGATCTGTCGTCGAACTTCAATGTCGACTCCAACGACATGTTGCAGTTGAAGAAGTTCCTGATGTACACGACCGATCCGATGCTCACCGCCTGTAGTCTCACGCAAACGTTCGACATTCTGTACGCGGCGGACGCGGTGATGGATACGCAGTGGAAGCCAGGTGAGATTGATGCGATGCTCGGCATGTTCCTCTTGCCTGCGACGGCAGTGGGCGTGACGCACGAGCAAGTCCGGGTGAAGTTCGGCTCGTCGCTGACCACGCTCTGGGCTTCGACACGCACGGTAAATGATGCAGTCACCTATCGGACCTGGCCGATGGATGTGCTCTCCTACTACACGAACGACGTGTATGGCGACCCGGCAGTGACGATCGTCAATGGTCAGGTGGTGCAGAACATCCTCCACCATGCAGGCGACCCGGTGATTAATCCGGCCACGGGCCAGCAAGTCTTGCTGCATGCGGCAGGTGATGTGATGCGAGACGTGGATGGCAAGCCGATTCCAATCGGTACGCAAGACACCCTGCGTCAGATTGACCTGATGTTGCTTGAAGGTGTGTACTGGTTCGCGACTGATGCGATTGCCACGGGCTACCGCACTGAGCTGGTGGATACGGTGCTCGCCTGGCTGACGGAAGACTTGGTGAGCTTCCAGGCGAAGTTGCTGGAACAGACCCGCATCTACTTCTATCCGAAAGCGACCACGGGTAACATCAACGTGATGATCAACGGGGGCTTGAAAACCACCGTCGCGGCCGGTCAGTCGTTTAAGGTCACGCTCTACGTTCCGGCTTCGGTCTACAGCAACAGCGATCTGCAGAATCAACTGGTCAAGACCACGATCAGTACGATCTCGGCGCAGCTGGAGAATGCGACCGTTGCTGATTCGGCGCTGAAGGTAGCGCTGATGAAGATCTACGGCGAGGATGTGATTGACTGTGAAGTCTCGGGTCTGGGTGGCTCGGCTTCGATCTCGGTGATGACCGTGATTGATGCGTCGAATAAGTTGAGCATCCGTAAGCGTCTCTTTGCCCAGTCGGATAACAGTCTGATTGTACAGGAAGACTGCACCGTCGTGTTTATTCAGCACGCGCTCTCTTAAACCAAAAAAAAAGACGGTCATAACACCCTCCCCGCAAGGGGAGGGCTTATGTCGCCTAGAGCCAGTTCCAGTCTTTGAACTTTGGGTTATCACTTTTTAGACGATGTATTACCGTGTTCTTGTGAACACCTAAAGCAAGCCCGGCTGCTGTCGCTGAAGGGTATTGAACCCCATCAATTACGGCAGGCTTAGAGAACTGCTCCCTTGCCTTCTGAGAGTACTGGGGAGAGTCTGTCCAGGCACGTCTGTTACTTAGTCCAGATTCTGTCTTCTGTCCTCGCTGCATGGCCGCAATCTGCTCAGGCGAGAGCTTACGGCCCAGCCCTGGTCTCTTTACATCAATACTCTCGTTAAGTAGAAGAGGATCATGTCGATTCATGTCAAGAAGTAGTTGTTCGAACTCATAAGCTTCTTCTCGTGATTCTGTGAAGATGACCATGAACTCGAAGTCTTTGTCTCGATTGAATGACGTCTGCAACTTGACACTGTGGCTTAGGTTTCCTTGAAGATACGAAGCATGTGCTTTAATTCGCGTAGTTGCTTTACCGGTACTTCCAATGTAGTATTCGCCAGTTGTCCTCTGTTTGAGTACGTAAACGCACGGATAAAGATCAGTTAGACCGCGGGTGGTATAGGGGACACGTATCCGAGAAACTGGATCGTATTCAATCAGGGGACGCCATTCTGTTGCATTCTTCAAAAGTGCTTCAGGGATTTTCATTGCTACCTCAGAATTTATTCTCACTCCTACATTGGTGATATATGTTTGATTTAATCTTTGCCTTCATCCAACACCAACTGAGCTAACATGGATACGGAACTCAAACCAGTATTCGTGACACAGATGCCCCCTGAGCTGGAGCAGGGGGTGCTGTATGTGTCAGAGGAGTACGAGCTGGCGATCCATCTGTGTGCGTGCGGATGGTGCAAGCAAAAGACCGTGACGCCGTTCAAAGACTTCCCGAACGATCGCGGTTGGACCTACACACGAGACGCAGAAAATCGCGTGACGTTGCATCCGTCCATTGGTAACTTCCAGATGCCTTGCAAGTCGCACTACTGGGTGTGGGAGAACAAGATCGTCTGGTGTTAACGGCATAGAGCCCAGGGGTTTCCCCCTGGGCTCTATGACGCGTTTACGAGGCTTTGAAGAGGTTCTTCACCGTACTGGCAGCATGGCGTTGCCGCATGCGATCAGCCTGCTTAGCGAGCGCCTGGATGGCTTCTGGAGCCTTGCTGTCATGCGAGGACACTTCGAGGTCACGATAGATCGCCACCGCGAGCCGATAAGCAAAACCGGTCACGCGTGCCGCCATGGTTTCCACGATGGAACGGTACGCATTCATGCGGTTGGCAATCATCGAAAGATCCCGCACATCCTGCCGCACCGAGTCCAGTGCTTCGCGCATTTCCGAGGCCATTGAATGCTCGGGCATGTCTTCTGCGCCATCGGTCAAGATATTGCCAATGCCGACTTCGAGCAGATCCAGCCACTTTTCGATGGTGAGCAACCGGAAGGCTACATCCCGGCCGGTTTCAATCAGCTTCTTGGTCGGCCCGGTGGAGAGGGCCTGAGCCATCGAAGCAAACACCATCTCAAAGGAGAGCGCCAAGTGCGGCTCACCCTCGCTGGCTTGCAGGTAGATGTGGTTATAGTTCGAGGCCACATCCTGCAAGCTCATCTGGCGACCCTGAAAGCTCACTTGCACACGTTGGTTCAATACATCCAGCGTGCGACCGGCGACGAGCTGATCAGCAAAGGAGGTCGAACCCTTATTGGCCAACACGCCCGAGAGTGCAGTGGCTTTCTGGTTCATCACCGAGAGCGCTTGCTCCATGGTGTCAACCAGCGCTTCGGTGGCTTGGGACCACGGGCCGCTATCGACGATGTCGTGAAAGATCGGATTGCGACCTTCCATGAACTGACGCACTTCGTCACTGGCTTCGGTGTCGTACAGATAGTGCGCCACCAGCTTATCGAAGTCACTGACGTGCTGGGTCTGGCCGTGCTGGTCTTTCAGGTCGACGCCGCGCTTGATTTCCTTTACCGCAGCCGTGGCGAGGTTCTTGAGCTCTTCCAGATCCTTGACGATCTCGTCAGTGCGGTACTCCTGGTTCTTCGCGGACTGGCTGACTTCCGCCATGATCTGCTCATTGGACTTACTCATGAGCTTTTCATTCGGGTCCCGCGAACCTACGATCCAGAGCACAAAGCGACGGATCATTTCGCGAATCCGTCGAATGAGATCGGCGAAGGTGCTCTTAAGCTTATCCCACAGCGACTCCATCGCGGGCTTGTAGCGCGTGAGGGTAGTCGACTTGCTGTAATAGTTCAGATGCTTATTGCCGTCGAACTCGGGGTAAAGACGCTTGGCTTCCTGCGCCAAAGACTGGTTCATACCGCCGACCTTTTTCAGGTCGGCGAGTACGTACTGGAGATCTTCAAGGCAGGCGGAGTCCGCTGCGATGATCCTCAGGTCGTCTTTGAGCTCGGGCACTTCGCCCGGCACGACTTCCTTAAAGATGTCATGTGCGGTGAGCTCATCCATGACACTCACCTCAGGCAAAGACTTCACCTCGATGGTGTCATCGCCAAGCGTTGCTTCTTCGTCGAGTTCGACCCCGTGATTGAGGCCGAATTCCGACAGGTCCATTACGCGTGCTCCGTCACCGAGATGATGGTCATCGCTTCGCGCACGAGATTGAAGATCTCGTCCTTGTGGTCGTTGACGAACTGGTGCATGTCGTCCGCCAGCCAGAGCGTGGCACCTACCCAGCAATCGACGAAGCCGAGCTTGGCTTCCACGTTGTACTGCAGGCCCGGATAGGCCGCCGAGTAACGCAGCAACCAGAAAGCGCGCATGGCTTCACGGCAGTAGCGCGTGTCGAACACCACTTCTTCGTTGAAGTCGGCGATGTAGTTCGACGCACCCAGTGCCACTTGGGTGAGGAAGTAGTTGCTCGGTTCGACTTCGAGCGCGAGCGACGGCAGGCTCAGCTTGTTGGCAATCGCGATACCGACGGCGGCGCCGATAATCTTGCCACGCTCGCTCGGGTCCTTGATGTAGGTGTCGGCGTAGCGGGAGAAGCCCAGAAACTTGATGTCCATGTTATTCAGTCCAATGACAGAGGGTTAAAACAGTGCCTTGAGTTCCGCTGACTTGACAAACAAGTCATTGGCAGCGAGGGTTTCCAGTTCTTGCTGGAGCTTCTCTTGCTTCAGACGATTGCGCTTCTCGCCCGAGAGGAAGTTGCCGAGGATGTCAAAGAGCTGGAAGCGATCCTTCACCGTAGCGAGGAGCTTGTCCACCGCGACGATGTCTTCCTTGATGCGCACAGCCAGTTCCTTGGCGAGGTCGCGGTCTTTGAGTTGTTCGACGAGCTGATCGCGAATGCGCTTCAGACGCACACCCGGTCGATCGTAGATGGGGTCACCCGGACCATCGGCACAGATCCAAGCCCAGAGGAAGAAGACCGGCACCAGGATAGCACCGACCAGCGGCGTCACCGCCATCCAGAGCGTACCCAGCAGCATCAGCACCTTGATGGATTCCAGCATCACGTACATGCCAGTGGAGCGCACCGATATGTCACCCACCAAGTGATGGACCTTGTCCAGCGACGTGATGAGGTCACGCTGAGCGCCGTGGCGTGCGGCGAACTGGTCAGCGAGCTGTTCCCAGTTGTTGAAGTCGTAGAGCTCCGAGCCGATTTCCGAACGGGCGTTCTTGGTGATTTCCTGGATGATCACCACCGTGGCTGTTTTGCCACCTGCGGTTTGCGCCAGCTCCTTCATGGCGGTCTCGTCCAGGTTCAGTGCGCGAGCTGCCGAGATGAGAACGAGTTCACGATCACCCACGTCGGTACTTTCGTCCAGACCCTTGGCTACTCCGGCGAGCACCTGGTTGGTGGTGACCGAGTGCCACAGGTATTCGAAGCCCGTGAAGAGATGGCCGAGCTCATGCAGGGTAATCGCCGAGAGTTCAGCAGCGGTAAAGCCGCCGCCCGCGAACTTGCCCGAGACCCACCAGTCCGACATATTGACGAGACACTCCATCTCGCTGAATACGCCTGAGACCGTGCTCTTGGCCAGGTTCACCGATCCGCGGATCGCCCCACCTGCTTTTTCGATCATCTTGAGCGAGGGGGCGTTGGTGTACCATTCGCGATACACGTTGTGAATCAGCGGATTGTTCTTGTCGACCGTAGGCGGCAGGCAGTAAGCGCCACCGTCGTCCATCGTGAACTTGACCTTGATGCCGGTGCGCTTGAAGAGCAAGTCTTCGATCGCAATGGCTTCTTTGGAGGCCGCCATGGCCTTGGTGTCGAGCTTTTTCATTGCCTCGTAGATGGCAGTGAGCTCCTTGTGCAGGCTGTCGTCCTGGAACTCGATCATCTCGAGCGCGGCCTGATTTTTGACCGTCAAAAGTTGAGATTGACTCTTCATGATTTCCCTAGGGTGATTTCATCAATAATCAGAAAATACCGAAGGCGGCCATCTTCTGACGTGAATGTCATAGAAATGAAGCCGCCGGAGCGAACATGCTACAAATGTTGTTGGAATGGCTGCGTAGTCTGCCACTGGATCAGTGCAATGCCTGTCTGGAACTCGCGGGGGCGGGGCTTCGGACGCTGGACTGTTACCGGCTCTACCAGGCCAAGCGATTCGTAGGAGGATCGATTTTTACAGCCCTATTCTTTTTTGGCTGGGGCATGTTCAATGTGGTGTATTACCCGTCGTTGCACCAGGTCTACAGCTTTGCGGCAGCCATTGCGCTGACGGCTGTGAACGGCCTGTGGATTGTGATGGCGGTGTTTTATAATTGGCGTTACAACAAACATCAGGGTCTATCAGCATGAGCGAAGCAACGAACCTTCAGGCAGCGGAAAAGCCAATCGGCTACGAGTGCCGGTTCGCCGTGTATTGCCCGCCGCAAAATGGCAGTGAAGATGACTGGCATTTGGTAAAAGAAATCGCCCACTATGCTCCGAGCCCGTCGCATCCCGAAGGGCGTCGCGAGCCCCGCACGCGGCTCGTGAAGAATTACACGTACCCGTTCTGGGTCACGAAGAAGGGGGGTCGCAACCACGAGCAGAAAAAAGAGTGGGAAGAGCTCACGATGCTCGATCGCTTTGAATCGACGCGCAGTAAGCGCGATCGTGCGATTGCCAAAGCGCTCGGCATGAGCTGGTTCCAGGGCGACCCGCGTCAGTTAGCGCGCAGCCCTTACCTGTACGGCTCGGACATTTTGTCGACTGCGGTACTTAAGAAGACGTACCAGCAGAAGTGGCCTAACCTGATGTCGGGCTATTCGGTGGCCTGCTTCGATACGGAAAAGGACGTCGTCTACGGTACCGAAGAAATCAACATGGCAACGCTCTCCTTCGGCAAGAAGGTATTCACTGCTGTGCAGAAGTCATTCGTCGAAGGACTGTCGAATGTGCAAGAGCGTGCGCACGACACCTTCAAGAAGTACCTGTCGGCGATTGACATGAAGGACAAGAAGGGCGAGCCGATCACAGTGGATGTGATTGAAAAGCGCGGCCTCGAGTGGGAGCTCGTTATCGTTGATCGTGAGATCGACGTGATTGTCGAGTGCATGAAGAAAGCGCATGAATGGAAGCCCGACTTCGTGGCGATCTGGAACATCGACTTCGACATGCAGATGATGATCAAGGCCTGTGAGCGTGCGGGTTACGATCCTGCTCACATCTTCAGTGATCCGTCGGTTCCGCCTGCGTTTCGGCACTTTAAGTACAAGCAAGGTCAAAAGCAAAAGAAGACCGCGTCGGGCAAGATCACGCCGATTAAGCCAGCGGATCAGTGGCACAGTGTCTTTACGCCGTCCTCGTTTTACTTTATCGACGCGATGTGCGTGTACCGCAAGATCCGGATTGCCAAAGGGGAAGAGCCGTCTTATGCCCTGGATGCGATTCTCGATAAGATCCTGGGCGCACGCAAGCTAAAGTTCAAGGAAGCCGAGCAGTACACGAAGCTTGAGTGGCACCAGTTCATGCAGCTGAACTTCAAGCTCGAGTATATCGTCTACAACGTGTTTGACTGCGTGTCGATGGAAATGCTCGATGAGACCACCCTGGACTTACAGGTGGCCTTGCCAGGGGGTTCGGGTTGTTCGGACTTCAGCAACTTCAAGAGCCAGCCGCGTCGGACGGTAGATGACTTGCATTACTTTGCGCTGGACTTAGGTAAAGTGATTGGGTCGACCTCCGATGAGATGCAGGTGGACCTTGATAAGCTCACGCTCGGGCTGGAAAACTGGATCGTCACCTTGCCTGCGCATCTGGTGGCAGACAACGGCCTGAAGCTGATTGAGGAGTATCCGGAACTGCGTACCAATATCCGGGTGCACGTGGCGGACTTGGACGTGTCAGCATCGTACCCGAATGGCGAGGTGGTGTTTAACATCGGCAAGTGTACGACCAAGAAGGAACTGTGTCGGATCGAAGGGGTACCCGAGCAATTGCAGCGTGCCCAGGGTATTAACCTCTCGGGTGGCCACACCAATGCCGTAGAGTTCTGTGTGGACCTGTATGGCTTGCCCCACATGGAACAGTGGTTGACTGCCTTCCGTCAGAGTCGCGGCATTCCGGTGGTGCGTGATGCGCTGGAAGATGCCGATCTCGCGAAGATCCAAGCCTGGATTGCCCGTGGTGAAACGCTGAACCCGGTGGAGCACCTGCCGAATCAGCAGCCTCTGGCAATGACCTTGCCTGGTGCACACCGCGAGCTGGATGCCGATGGCAACTGGATCGACATGACGGACGTTGAAGACGAGCAGATGGTCGTATAAAGTTCAGAGAGGACAACATGTTGCATGAAACATACTTCAATCAGGACCCGCACCAGCTCACTCAGACTCAAGCAGATGACCGCCGCAAAATCAACTACGATCTGTGCACGGCACTGGATTTAACCAAGATGGGGATTGTGTTGGACAAGATGGTCAAAGCAGGTATGCATCCGAACCTGGCGAAGCTCTACAAGGTCCAGGCTGATGCCCTGTTACAGCAGTTGCGCTCGGAGAATAACCGTATCCACGGTCTCTAAAGCCAAAAAAAAAAGAGGACAGCATAATCGCCCTCCCCGTAATGGGGAGGGCTTATGCCGTTGTTAGCCGATGACACTCACCCAGCTTCTACCTTCGCGAGTGATGACGTGGTTGTTCACGTCAGTGTGGTCGATTGCACCATCAATGAGGCAAAGCACTTCGTCTCGCCCCAGGATCGTGATCTCGCCCGCATGACCGCTTTCCATGCTCGTGCCTGCGATGATGATGCCGTGCTTCTTGCACACTTCAGCAATTTCAAGAATCGCCGTTTGGAGTTCTGCTTGCGTCTTTGCCATCTTACTTCTCCTCATCAATAATGAAATACGCTTTCCACTTCTCTGCCTGACTTTTAACCCGGTACTGAATCGTAGAAAGCGTAACGTCTAGTGCGCGGGCGGCCTCATTCATGCTGCTATAACGAATCCCGTTTGCCCATACTGCTTTTCTATTAGGGTTCGATAACATCATTTTCTTGAGATCCTCTTTGGAATGTTTTCTGCCCAAAGAATTCGCCCGTAGCTTCTCTCGAGTCTCCTCACCCACGGCGCGATTTCGTCCTGCCAGCCCTATTTTCTTTTTGGTCGCCTCTGAGTGAGCATGACCTTTTTTGGCTTTCGAAATATTCTCCGAGTGGGTCTGAGTTCTAACTTTGTTCTTCAGCGCTTGGGCAATCTTTTGCTTACTTTCTTCGGAGTGAGTGCGCCCACGCTTGGTGAAGCCTCCTAGGCTACCTCGAGTTTTGTCGAGAATTTGTTTATCTATCTCAGGCGTCCAGTTCTCCGAGATCTCTGCCAACATCGCATTGAGTTCATCGATGTTCTTTGGTCTGAACTTGGCCATAATTCGTCCTTAGTAAAAAAGAGCGATCTGATAAACCCCCTCAGCATAGAGGAGATTTATCAAACGCTCTAGGCTAGGCGGCGCGCAGATGCGAGAGCCAGTGATCCGGATAGTTAGCCGGATAATTTACCATCTCGGCAGCGAGTTCCTTGATGGCGCGCATGCTAGTCGACGGCAGACGCTCCCAGCTCGTATCCAGAAACTCTACCAGCTCACGTTTCTGGGTCTTAGTGAGGCCGAAGATGTTATTCTTCATCGTAACCGAGGCTGTCCAGCCCCAGCTCAGATCACGATCAAAGCTATATTCAGCATACGCGACGCGATCACGAATCGCAGCTTCGTCGATCAGACGAGGTTTCTTCGGGGCCGGATTAGATGCAGCCAGCGGGTGGTTGGATGTGACGATGAAGTTGATGTTATCCGTTGGGATCATCAAACCCACGCCGTCCTTCGTCTGATAGTGACGCAGCGCTTCAGCGTGGAACTGCTCTTTCTCGTTCTCGCTGTTCTCGTAGGTCTGGATCTGATGCGTCATGTTCTTATTCCAGGCGAACACGTTGCGATCTTCATCCAAGGCCCCCTTCATCACGGAGAGCGAAACGCGGTCCATGAAGACGGAGTCGCAGTCATCAATCCAGACAAAGACGTCCTCACCCTGTGCCGTGTAAGCAGCCGAAGCAAGCTGAATTGCCATGGCGTTCATGCTGGCCACACCGATGATCTCGACCAGCTGAATGCGGTGCTTCTTGGCGGTATTGCGCACCGTGACGGATTTACCAATCCCGGCCGGTCCCACAATGTAATGATGGCGCTTGGCACGGAACTTCACCTCCGTTTTCTTCAGCGCATCCGTCACTTTTAGCTCCAGCTGCTGCGTCATGATTTCGCCGCGCTCGATGCTTTGACGTTGTTTGGTGGTAAAGGGCTTCATTGTAATTTCCTTTTCTACTCTAGATTTTGATCAATTCATTCCAAAACAGCAGGAGGCCGAAGCCTCCGATTCTGTGACTTCTTATTTCGTCGTGAAGAGGTCGCCGCACCAGTTCAGGTTATCAACCGTGAGCGAGAACGTGTCGTTTGAGATGTCGATCTTCGTCGAATCACGATCGATGAGGAAGGTAACTTCCATATAGCCGACATCCGGACCCTTGGCCTTTTCGCGTTCGTAGGCACGACAGAGATAGCGCAGGTCATCCTTACTGTGCTCGACGCTAACATCCGTAGAACCGTCACCGAACGGCTCCACGCTATCGAGGAAGCACGCGAGGAGCACGTCGAGGTATTCGAACGCATCAGTGCTCACGATCAGCGCTGTGCGGCTGCCATCCTCGTCTTTATCACGCTCGACAGTGCTCATCAAAAACTTCTCTTCGTTGTCGAAGCCTGCACTGTACTCCATGTGTACGCCCGCACACTTGGCAGCACGAATGATAAAACCGTCTTCCGCACGGATGAGTTTGTTCAGCGCATTCAACGCAGCTTGGTTACTCATGATACTCTCCTGAATTATTGATCAACTCTAAAGGTCATAGGCGGGAGGCCGCAGCCTCCCGTTACGTCATTACAACCACGGCATCCTGGACGGACTATCCGTGTCTTTACGCTCAGCTTCGCGACGCGCTGCCACTGCGTACTGCCCTGCCAACACCCTGGTGCGATCAGCACTCAACCCAAGCACGGCCGAGATCGTCAGGTACGTAAAACCGCGGGTATGCAGATTGTGAATCACCTTACTGAGCAACATGGCTGCGCAATGAACCAAGTGATTAGACCGCTGAACATCGCGACTGAGGTAGATGGTGTTGTCCGCCTCGGTCACCCAGGCCCACTGTTCGACTGTCAGCACTTGATCGAGTTTGTGCAACGCACGAATTCGATTCACATGCCCTTTAAAACGCTGGTGGTAAGTGCGACGAGCTTTCTCGGTTTTGTCTTTCGCCATGGCGGCTTCAGCCCGCGCAACTAATTCACGGTACTTCTTCATGGTGAAGCCGCGCACACTCTCGATGTAATCACGATCGGGATCATGCGGGCTGTGTTCCCAGTCTCGATCAAACTCCGCGGTCCAGCTCACGGCCAAGTCAAACAGTCCCCGCGAACCATTCAACAAATCCATCAGTGCACCGTTAAGTTCGCGGTCCGCTTTAGACCACACCATGCCGAGCTCCATCGAGATGTCAAAGAGGATCTCTTGTTGACGGGCATAATCCACTGCTGTTTTACTCACCTCATTTCCCCTTGTGGCCGATTTAGTCCAGCAGTTCGAAACGGAAATCTTTCACCATGACCCGGCCTTCGTAGCAGAAATTGCCATCCATGAGTGCTTGTTCCTCATCCGTGAGGACCAGCTCAGGATGCTGACGCAACAGCATCGGCAAGCGATTGCAATCGCAGCTCGTGTTATTCTCTTCCCAGTCGAAGATCGCCACATGCAGCGGATAACCGTAACCATATCCCTTCTTGATGACGTATTCCTGGCCACGGTAAGTCACCGTCACCACCGCAATGACGCGCTTGCGGTTATGCGTCTCGTCATTGGGGCTATACACCAGGGTCGACTGATCGGGATGGAGCAGCTTGCAGAATTCTTGTAGCTCCGACTTAAACGCATCCCGTTCTTCACTGGTATTGAACCAGCGCGCGTGGACCTCAGCAGTGCCGTCAAAGTCAAGCTCATTGGGTGCACCATAGCGAGCGATAAAAAGCGGCGAGCTTTGGGCACTCCCCCAGACCCGCAGCAGATAAGCTTGCGGCGTAGCCTTGGCGGCCAGCGTCATTTCGCTGAGCAGCTCATCTTCCTGAGCGCGCGCGTTCTCAAATGCTTGGGCTTCGATTTTTTGGGCTTCATTCATTTCGTTTCTCCTGTGATCAACTCATCCCAAACTATATTTAAGCGGTGTACTTGCCGGGGTTGTTCGCCTTGTGACGACGCACCATGTGATCCCACGGACAAAAACGCCCGTCGGTGAAGGCCTGGTTGTAACGTGCCTTGAATGCCTCGATGAATTCCTCTCCGCCCGCGAGGGCTTCGGCGATCAAGAGGTCTTCATTGGCAGCCGCAGCATTCCATGATTTGTTGTCATCGCTGTACTCGTAAGTCCAGTCGTGGCGATCGAGCTTTTCCTTAAAGTGATCGATCGGGCGCATGAATTTCTCCCGCATCTCGGCAATGCGTTGCTTGTACATGTCGGCGGTGTTCTGTTGCGCCTGACGCACGGCTGCGTGCACGATGCCCATGATCATCTCTTCACGGGCCTGATGAAACGCATCCACGCCGCGAGGACCTAACTGCATCGCACGGGCAAAGAGACGGTCTTCCTCCTTGTAGCGGGTGCAGAAGTCGTAGTACGTGTTGGTGAAGTTGGACCACTGGTGCTTTTCCAGGGCCTCGACGAACTGCTCGAGGGTCTCGGACGGGCGACGCACATCGCGCTTGAGCGCAGGACGCTCCGTGCGCAGCGTCGGTTCGGTACGCTCGGTGCGACGGGGGTCACGTTGTTGCAGCAATTGGGGGGCACGAATCATGATGGTTAGTTCCCTTGTAGTCAACTCTATTCAAACGGTTATAATTGGTTCCCATCTACTGGATGGGTCTCCCGCGTAACAATTGTGTAATATAGATCCGAAAACTTCTAGAATCGACGGCATAGAGGCGAGCCCGTAGGCCCGCCCAGGTATTATGCCCCGTAAAGTGACGTGCAGGCGCTGTAGTTATTCGCCATCTTGATGTCGTACTGATTGGCAGCGTAGTTCGGACCGTTGTAGACCTTCGCGAAGAGCGCCCAGTTACGTGCCTTCAGGGCCGTCTGCAATTGACCGCTCGCGTACTTCTGGCAGAACGAGACGAACGCCATCAGGTGTGCGTCTTCGGACTTACGCATGGCCGTCACAAAGGAACCCACGTCGGCGTAACCACAGAACGAGAAGTTCTCGCCCATGATCTGGAACAGTCCCCAGGAAGCGGACATCATCGCACATTCCTGGTCAATCGCAAACGCCCGGTTAAAGCGCGGATACTCACCGGCGCCACCCGAGTAGCCACCTGACTGCGGATTGCAGATGTCGCTGTTGCCCGCAGCCATCAGTTTATTCACTTGCGCCTGGCCGTACTTCTTCACCAGATAGCCGTAGAACTTGTGACGCTCAAACAGGATGATGCAGCGACCATCGGGCAAGAAGCCCGCGCCACTGGTTTCGGTCATACACACAGCCCGCACGGCTGACTGACCAATACCGAGCAACTGTGCGGCATCCACGTAGTCCGGGGTTTGCAAATACTTGCCCGTGATAAACGCATCCAGCAGATTCTGGGTCGAGGCGTCGTAAAGACCTGTAGCCGGAATACCCTGCTTGGTCTGGTATTGGGTAAGCGCCGCAATTGAGAGCGGACCGAAGTTACCGTCCGGTTTCAAGGGAGGCGTGATGCCCTGTTTTTCATTCAGTGCTTTCTGAATGCCCTTGGTGTAATCGATGTCAAACTGGTTCGGTACCGCAGCACCCAGCTTCACTGGTGTGATCAGAGTCATCCCTACTCCCTTAACGTAATAGAACCCCCGAGGCATGGAACCCCGCTATAGGATTCCATGACCTCGAGGGCGCTATGCCGCTAAAACAGCCGTACTACTTACTTGTCCAGCGACTGCAAGTGATCGATCACAGCGTGACGGTGCTTCGGCTCGAGCTTCTCGAGAAAGCCGATGACCGAGTGAATCACACGGTGTTCGAACTCTTCTGCTTCTTGCACGATCTTGTCGATCAGACCGAGACCGGCTTCCGTCACCTGATGTTCCGGTTCAGCCGGGGTTTCCGGCTCGGGCGGCAGTTCGGGGGTCGGGTCGACCGGCACTTCCGGCGTGACCGGTTGGGCCGGGTCCGTCGGTTGCGTCGAATCAGCGGGCGTATCACCAGCAGCCGGTTGCGCAGCGCCAGTAGCATCGCCACCAGTCGAAGCATCGGTTGCCGGAGCCGAAGGGTCCGTGGCGTCACCTGCCGTCGGATCGGTCGGTTCTTGTGCCGGGGCGTCACCACCTGCGGCGGGCGTATCGGTGCTCGGATCAGCAGCAACCGGATCAGCCGTCGGAGCTTCTGCCGGGGTTTCCGGTTGGGCGTCCGGGGTACCTGCATCTGCTACCGGAGCAGCAGGGTCAACCGCAGGCGTATCGGTCGAAGCAGGGGCTACTGGGTCCGCGGTTTGACCAGCGGCCGCTGCATCGCTGTCTCCAGCCGGAGCTTCGGGAGCGGCAGGAACGTCACCCGTAGCGACGTCTTGATCAGCAGCCGGAGCTGCCGGTTCATCCGTCGTTGCTGCGGGTGCATCGGCCGGAGCTTCAGCCGACGGATCTTGGACGACAGGTGCAGCATCGGTCGAAGCGCTATCTGCCGCGGCCGGTTGTGGATCATTCGAATCCGTCGATGCAGCAGGGGCTTCCGGTTGAACAGCGACCGGGTCCACTGCTACCGGTTCTTCCGACACGACGCCAGCATTGGCTGCCGGATCGACTTCAGCAGGAGCCGGGTCAACTTGGTCGGAGGCGGGAGCTGCAGGCACTTCCGGCTGGACTTCGGCCGGTTGTGGATCATCAGCCGGTGCACCGGGAGATACTTCCGACGGAACCGGTTCGACAACCGGAGCGTCCGGTGCTACGACAGGCGCCGTCGGTTGGGTTTGCTCGATCACTTCTTGGTCCGAGGGTGAAGCCGGGACAGGTTGAACAGCAACCGGCTCATCCGATTGTGCCGGAGCTTGGGCCGGATCGACAGCTACGGGAGCTGCCGGATCTTGAGCCGCTGTATCGCCAGCGTCGGTTCCCGAAACGGGTTGCGTCTCTTGTCCAGCATCGACTGCCGGGGTATCCGTCGCTGCAGGTACGTCAGCGACGAGCGGGTCTGCTCCAGCGGGCGCAACTTCAGGCGCCACGCCCGGTTCGACCGTGCTGCTATCCACATCTGCAGAACCTTCTCCTGCGTCAGCGGCGGGTTGTTCTTGCGTTGCATTGGCTTGTGCATCGTCCGTTGCCGGAGCGACGTCCGTCGTGGCCGGGGTAGCAGCTGCGGCAGCTGCGGCGGCTTGCGCGACGTTGGCAGCAGCTTGTGCAACCGTAATCCCTGCCGGTTGAATCAGCCCGTGACTGTCGAGCTCTTCCCCTTCTTGCAGCGAGTACTGTTGCGCTTGGCCGTTGCTATCGAGGTACGTCACGACGATTTGGCTTGCGGACGAAACAGGCGCAGACTGGTCTTGATCTGCGGCTGGAATGTTGTTGGTTTGACCAGCTTCCGCTTGCTGGTCTTGCGTTTGCGCTTGCACGTCCGACATTACTACTCTCCTGGTTGGGTTATGGAGCATAAGCAGCGCTCCATAGAATTGGAGCGCTGGAAGTTTATTTTGCTTATGCTTGTAACCCGTCTAGGATCAGACGTTGTAGAAGTTGAAGAGCTTCTGTTTGCCTGCTTCGTTCACGCCGAATTCGAGCGTCTTCTTGAAGTCGACTTGGCGCGTGGCAGCCTGACGACCTTGCGGATTGGCCGTGAGTTTGACCAGGTTCAGCAGACGCTGGAAGGCCGCCTGATCTTCCTTCGAGAGCGTGACATGCTCCATCGCACGGAACACGTACGATTCGTGGAACACGCCGTCCTTCTGGCTATGGAAGGCCTTGAGGATCGTGCCCCAGACGAGGAAGAAGTCGTCGTCCAGACGGTTGACCGTGTTGCTCAGCACGCGATAGAGCTGCACTTGCCAGCGCACCGTGTCAGCGGTCGACAGGAGCTTCTTCGGTGCCATGCTGTCGATGTAGCCCTTCAGTTGCTCGAGCACCATCTTGCCGTAGGTGCTGGCTTCTTCTTTGGCCTTCTCGATGAGCGCATCGATTTCGGCGAGCACGGGGGCTGCGGGCTTCACCGGCGTTTCGGTCACGACTGCTGCCGTAGCAGGGGCGGCCGGAGCGACCGGAACCGCCGGAGCGATCTGAGCCGCGCCCGATTGCGACGGACCAGTCTGGGTCACAGTGCCGGACACGCCGGTCGATTGCGGGGCGGCTTGCGGTGCAGGTGTGATGGTTTCGATCTTGAGTACGCCGTTAGCGGCTTGCTCTTCGTTCGGTTGCTGCACTTCGTCCTGGGGTTGATTGTCTTGCGTGCTCACTTCTTCTCCTTCGGAGGGGTTGGTTGCTTGGATGGCGTCACCTTCACTGACACCGGAACTTTGCGGTTCACTACCGCCTGAAACGGACTGGGATTCATCAGCACTCCCGTTATCGGTACCAGCAGCATCCGAGGTCGTCGTGCCAACGTCGACAGATGCACTTGCGTTTCCCGCCGGTTCAGCCGCGTTGACCAAGCCGTTATTCGGCGTAAAGTCCAGGCGCTTGGCGGCGTCGAGAACGGACAGACCAGCAGGCTGAATCAAACCCGTTGCCGGATCGTGCGATTCGCCCGCCTGCAAAACATAGTAGGCCTTCGTGCCGTCTTCCTTCTCATAAAGAACACGTGCAACAGGAATATTACCCATGATTAGCTTCCTTACTGGATGGCTGTCTTGTAGTCCATGTGGGCGAGCGCGAGCTGCGTGCCGTGCATCTTCTTCATGAACAACAGCATGAACTTCGAACCGTATTCCGAGACCGCTGAAGAAAGTGCGGTGGGATTCATGGATAGACGCGGCCCCACGCACACAGCGCAGTAATCGGTCTTCTCCAGGCGACAGAACATTGGTGAGCGAATCATCACCTTCTTGCCGAGGTAGTTGCCAATGGTTTCATCGGTGAGCTTTTCGCTGCCGCCATCGGTCACTACACTAAAGCCCATGTACTTCTTCTTGTTCTCGTCCGAGAGCGCCACCGGATTACCGAGGGTCGACTGACAGTCTTCTTGCGTGACCATCATGTTCGACGAGGCCCGCAGCAGCCACTTCACGGCCTCACCCCCGAGCATCGTCTCGGCACCCCGATTGTACGAACCGGCGCGCAATGAGTCGTTCATGATCGGGAACTTGTTGATGTCCCAGCCTTCTGACAGGGAGTTCTGGATCAAGTCCACATCAATGCCGTCATCCAGCCCGGCTTCAGCACCCGTCATCAGGAAGAGCTTACGACGCACCACCTTACGGGACTTGTTCTCGATCAGGAAACCTTCTGCATCGTCACCCTTCAGGTACTCGGAGTCGAACTTGATCAGCTCGGCGTCGATCTTGGCAATCACCGCTGGATCATGCAGCTTATCCTTGTACTGCTCGAGCAACCGTGCTTTAAGCTCCGCCAAGCCAGGGGGTGCAGTCATCGCTTTGCGGGTTGCGGCCGGGACCCACAACTGCGTGAAGCCTGCCAGGTAGAAAGCGGCGTCCGCCATCACCAGGTACTCTTTCACGTAGATGGGTAGCTTACGCGGGTCACCCATATCCAGCACGGGTGAACCCGTCTGATCCGCAACAGCCGCATTGGCGGCGAGCACCATTTGGGCATTGGGCGTCGGATCATCCTGCAAGCGCGGCAGCACCATCTTCTCGATCGCCCCTGGGCTAATGCGACCCGAGAGGTAAGGGATCTTGTTGCCGAAAGGATAGGCGACGATCACCCAGTTAAAGAAGTACTGGCCGTAGGTCGTGGGGTGCGGGGTCGACTCCGTGTAGTTCGGAATCTGCCCAGCCTGCAGCAGGAACTTGTCCTTGTGATTGAACGGGGCAATCGCGGGATCACAATCTTCCAGCGGCAACAGTTCGTTGGTGTTCTCCGGATTGACGAAGAAGTACCCGGTACGCGTCTGCACGATGCGATACGGGTACATGTCTTTCTGGTAGTCTTCCGGGCCTTCGTTGATGATCGAGAACGCGGAGATGACCCACGCGCGTCGACGAAACATCTGCGCTTGCATCGCCGCGATAAAGTAGTCGTGTTTCTTCATGGTTCACCTCACGCCGTCGTGTCGAGCCGACTCTCGTACGCTTGGAAGCGCACAATCAAGTCACTCACGGCGATGTCGATCTGCGTGATCTTGTTCACATCCGAGACCAGGTTATCCATCTCGGTCTTGATGACGCCTTGCGGATTGCCAAACCCGTCACCCGAGTAGAAGGCCATGCCGAGCATGTTCTGCGCAGCAGTCGTCGCATCGAGCTCCTCGAACTCCCGGCCGATCATGTTGGCATAGACCACGTACGGGTAACCCGCGTCGATGCCCATGTGAGCAATCTTTGAGATCGCCAGTTCCGGGTCCGTGAGAAAGTGCATGAAGCGATTAAAGCGCGTGATGCGAGCTTCACGGAATTCGCGTTCGCTATCTTCCTCATTGTGGGTGCCAAACTCTTGCGAGCGCGCAAGCTCTTCGATCCGGGAGATCAAAGCGTCTGAGACATAGACGAGATCGACCAGATAGTGCTCGGCTTCTTGGCTACCGACGAGTGCTACTAGCTCACTGAAGAGCTCCTCGGGGTCGTGCTTCTGGGCACAGATCTTGAGGATCTCCGGGATGTGATCCGAGGCTTGTTGCAGCTCCACCAAGGCGTCGATGAATTCCGTCAGGATACTCACTGTCGCCTCATCGCTCACGGTGACGCTGTGCTGCTTAAGAATCCCATTGGCGAGACTCTTGGTAAGGTCGATAATCCCGCCGAGCGTATCGCCCTGATCGGACTCATCATTGATCATTAACAGCTGTTCAAATCCGGGGTTGTAATCTTGCAACCCAATTCGGTCGAAGGCTTCATGAGCCTTCTCGATGGCGTCGACGTTCTCGGGGGACGTCGCTTCCACCAGATAGTCGCGAAGAATATCGAGCATGCGGTGCTCCAGAAACCCTGTAAGAAATTACTTGCGGTCGCCATGCTGTAGCTAACATGTTCGCAATCAGGCGATTACGTCATCGGAAGCTACAGTCCTCTGTGAAATCGAACCACACAACGGGGTCGTTCTTTTCGAGGATAGTCAGATGATTGAGCTATCCGATAGCACTTAACATTTAAAACGGTATTTGGGGTTTAGCATGACGAAGAAGAGTCAGGGTCGGCTGATGCGCGACGCGATCAAGAAGGACGCGAAGAACGAGCTCAGCCAGAATCGCAACTGGGACGAGCTGCATGAGCGCTATGCGGAATGCCGCAACCTGCTGCTGATGCATCTGGGTGTGGGGGAAATCCTCGAGCGCCCGGACATCCAGGGGGAAATTTCCAAGCAAGAAGCCCAGACGGTGATCAGCAACGTTCAGCTCCTCACCAAGGACTTGAACGAGCGCGCCCAAGAGCTCACGATGATCTACGGCACGCACTCGGACAAGCGCGGCGGCTGCGACGAGAACGACATCATGCTCTCGTTTGAGATCATGGAGAAGTACACCGCATGGCTCTCGCTCATGCAAGCGAACGTGCAACCGACGCTCGCGCACATCATGGAAATCACAAGCGAAGTCGAAAAGCGCGTGATCGCCAAGGCCGCCGTACTCGATCCGAACGTCATTACGGACGTCGAAGTGACCGAGTCGAGCAAGCACACCGACACGCTCGCCGCCGGGATCGCCGCGGCCGATAAGACCAACCCGAAGGCGGAGTAAACGATGGAAGGTCAAGAAAACAGCAACATTTATACACCGTCAGTGACCACTGCGGCAGACGTGCCGCCCGAACTGCGCACGCCCACGACAGCAGTCGAACCGGCGTCGATCCAGCCGCCTGCACCGGACGCCTCGGAAGGCGTACACGAAGTGCTGGGTGGGTTGCCCGAAGATACGCTGGGCGATGCACCGGTAGCACCGCAGGAAGACAGCGAACTGAAGGTCGAAGAAACCCCCAAGCGCTTGCCGCAAGCGGACACGACGACCGTCAAGCAAGAGCAGGCCGTGTTCATTCCGCTGGGTGTGGCGTTCGATTCGAACGGCATTACGCTGGCTGTGCCGGGTGCACGTGAAGACGAGCTGCAAGAAGCGCTGGCCAAGATGCCCAATACCGATCTGGGTGCGACGGCTGAAGGCCGCGAATGGATTGCCGTGGCCCAAGCAGGCTACCGCAATGCCACGCCGCGCAAGATGCTCACCGACATCGACGTGCGCGAAGGCTCGCTGTGGGAACAAGCGGTCAAGTCCGAGCGCGGCGGCATTCAGGCTTCGCGTCCCAAGCAAGCCGATACGGCAGGCGTCAGTCTGCGCGGTGAAGCCGGTGTGCTGGCTGTGCGTCAAGAAGTGGGGCTGGGTGGCATCATCCGCATTCCGCTGTGGCACTCGGGCTTTCACATTACGCTGAAGACACCGGGTGATGCAGCTATCCTGGAGCTGGAGCGTCGCATTACCGACGAGAAGGTGCTGCTCGGTCGCATGACCAACGGCATGCTCTTTTCCAATACGTCGGTGTTCATTGCCGAGTACCTGGTCGAATTTGCCATCCGTCATCTGTACGACACGTCGCTGCGTAACAAGGAGAACATCTTCTCCAAGATCGTCTCGCACGACATCCAGCATCTGGCGTGGGGCCTGGCCACGGCCATCTGGCCGACGGGTTTCCAGTACGTGCGCTCGGTGCTGGGTGAAACCGACGCGCAGAACAAGGTGGTGAAGGACAAGATCGCCATCGGCAAGCTGCAGTTTACCGATACGTCGCAACTGTCGAAGTGGCAGATCAACCACATGACCTCGGTGACGACCGGCTCGATGACGGACGACTCGATCAAGAAGTACCGCGAGGAGTTCCTGAATCAGACGCCGCGTAAGGTGCAAGTCACCGATAAGGTCGCGATCACGCTGAAGGTACCGACGCTTGCCGAGCATATCGCCTCGGGCCAGAAGTGGGTTAACGGGATCGTCGTGATGACGGACCAGGTGTTTGGCATGGAACAAGACGTCGATGAGCGTAACCGCTTTATCTACGAACAGGGCCAGGCCACCTACATGCGTCAGTACGGGCATTGGATCGAATCGATCGAGCTCTCGAACGGCGCGATTGTCGAAGACCCGGAAACCATCGACCAGACGATCGACGCACTCTCCGCTGACGACACGATTCGCAACAAGTTCGTGGATGCAGTGGTGAAGTACATCGAAGATACGACGGTCTCGATGATCGCCGTGCCGACGGTGGCTGCCAGCGAAGAACAGAAGTATCCGCGCTGGCCGCGCTTGCTGCCGATTGATGCGATGGCAACTTTTTTTACCCTACTCGACCAGAAGGTCTCGCAGATCCGGGCGCGCAGCTAGTTGCAAAACACGTCGGTCACCCATTCTTTGGCGAGCATGTCGATGTGGTCGCGAAGCTGAGCGAACTCATTGCCAGCGCGCCCAAGATGTGCGTGACCGACACGCGACAGTTGTTGCTGCACCGCTACGAGACGGACTTTGGGATTTACAATCACGACATCTCTGATTTCGAGAGGAATCCCTTAGCCCTTATCCGGATGCATTCACGTGAGGATTCATACACGGGTAGTCATCTGGCCGAGCGCATCAGGCAATATCACGATCGACACGTGTGGGATGTGACACACGATCCGCTCCATGTCTTTCTGAACTATCCGCGCCACATGGTGCTGGATATTCTGGAGCTCGCAGACAAGGTGTTGCGGGATAAGACCGCAACACTGGTGAAGGAAGGCAAGGCCCTAGAGGACCGAGTCGCCGGGCTGGCATCTCAGAACGGCGGCATGACTCCACCACCGCACTAACCGGGGCCGTCAATGATCATTTACGATGAACCGCGTAACATCTTTGAAGTAACGGAGCAAACGCTCGTTAATCCCGTTAACACGCAAGGTGTGATGGGTGCTGGCTTAGCACTGGCTTTTCGCAGTACCTTTCCGGGTCTGTTTGAAGAGTACCGCGAGGCGTGCCAGCAAGAGGTGTTTACGCGACGTGGTTTCTTCGTGTACGACGTTGACGCTTCGCGCAAGGTGTTGTGTTTGCCGACTAAGCGAGAATGGCGTCATCCTTCCAGATTGGAATGGATTGAAGAAGGTCTTTGGTATCTATCGAGAGAGTATGAGAACTACGGGATTACCTCACTGGCGATTCCTGAGGTAGGCTGCGGGCGAGGTCAGTTAGGCTGGGCAGATGTGCGCCCGCTGATCTATCAGTACCTGGACCCTATCGCGTTACCAGTGGGGATTTGTTTAAGCCCCTTTGCAGTCTAACTGGCTGGGAACGACGATGATCATCTACGAAGCAGAGCGCGAACAATTACGTGCAGAAGAGCAGGCCCTTCTCACGCCCATCAACATCGACGCCGTCGGAGGCGGGGGTTTGCCTGCGGCGTTTCGCTATGGCTTTCCCGGACTCTTTAAAGCGTATTGCTGGGCCATGAAGAAGGGCATCTTCGAAAACGATAGCGTATTCGTCTACGATGTATCGGACGTACGCAAGATCGTCTGCATGCCGATGAAGCAGCACTCTCGCTACAGTGCTGAAGAGAAGCTCGAGTATCTTGAAGAAAGCCTGATGGTAGTGGCCACCAGCTACCATCAGCATGGCATCTCGTCCATGGCGATCAACGAAATCGGTTACGGTGACGTGGATCTGCCCTGGGACAAGGTAAGGCCGATCATCCAGCGCTGTTTTGGACCGATCGATTTACCGGTGGGGATTTATCGGGGAGTAGTACCTGTGTAACAAATCGCGCCGGGAGACCAAACCATGCGATGGCTGATTAAGCAATACCAGCACTGGCGGTTCGCTCGGGGTGAGCGAGCTAAGCTGGCGCGTGTCGAAGAAGAGTTGCGTATCCGACGTCAGTTGGACTACCTCGAACAACAGCGCAACGCAACTCGTCCGGGGAAGATCTTGACGCTCACCGAAAGCGAGCTGATGGGTCAAAGCATCACCGACATCTCGCGTCGGTGCTAGAAGTATAAGAAGCAACAAAAAAAAAGAGGTACGGGGTCATAGGCGCGCTCCCTAGGGAGCGCGCTCTATGCCGTCGTTTAATCACTCACGCCGCGGTAGAACAACTCATGCAGATACGCGCTGGCTTTCGTTTCTACTTCAGTCACGGTTTCTCCCCGATCACAAACGGATCGCTTTCTTCGTCATTGTGGGTGGCGTCCACCGCGGCATTGAGCACCGCGTACAGATCAGCGGAAAGCGCCAGACTGCTCGGGCGCGATTCCGCTACCAGCGGCGAGGTGAGCGCATCGGCATATGAAGCAAAGTGCCGCTTACCCCGATAGCTCGCCCCAAACAGCAGGTTGTACTGGATCGAGGTGTTGCCGAACACTTCCACGTTAAAGAAGAGGCTGCCACCTTCCAAGCCCATGCGCCGCAGTTCCGGGAAGATTTCACGCTCCATAATGCCTTGCACGTGCTGGATGCGTTTTTCCGTATCCATGGTGCCTGCAAAGC